ATCAATCCATACGATTGAGTATCTACCGCAGAATTGTATACAGATAAAGTTTTATCCATATTATCCCATTCTGATAATGGTAGGGTTAAAAATCTAGCTTCTTTATCAATATACGCCCCAGGATAATTGGCTTTCTTTACACCCACGAGTAGCATAAACTCTTGTATTCGAATAATCGTAGCATAATAATGATCTAGATCCACATTTTAAATCGTTGTTATATTGTCCACCGGTAACGTTTCGTCTTAATCTACCATTGGTTAATCCATATGATATAGGATCTGTTCCATCACGGTATAGTGATACATCATTCCATTCTCCAGGGTATATTAAACAATGAACACCATCATTAGTTGTTGCCCCAGGATAATAGATAATTTACAAAAAATAAATAGGTATGGATTTCTCCATACCTATTTTTCTATTTTGATTATTTAATCATATATTCTCCTCCACAATATAGGGTATGACCTATATTCGGGAAACAATTATATTTAAATTCGTTCTCAAATACCTTTTCTTATCTCCTACTCAAGATTCGTCATCTTTTTCGTTCTCGCGACGTTTTAGCTCTCTATTGAAGAATCCTCCCTTTTCTCTACGTCTTCTAGTCAATTCTGGGCTCTCAACGTATTTGAATTGCTCTATTCCATTTAATTCTTGATTTAGACTGATATCTTTCATATTCAGTCCCATAGGAGGTCTATTGAAGTATGCTAACATACTAGCTGCATAATTATGTATTTGAATTGTTCTGATTAGATACATGAACTCACATGCTTGAGCTATAGTCATACTAGTCATGGTAGTTGTATTGTTTAGGTATACATCTATTACCGGTTGTAATTCATCATTATACATTTTTCTTACACCTGGTTTAAATACCATAAACTTACCATAATTGAGATCGACTTGTATACTATGTTTCTCAGCATCGTTGATATATATCTTACCATCTCTAGCTTCAAATACTTCAGTGAAGTGAGTAACTATGTATTCTAGTTTGGGAATAACGAAGAGTCTTAAGAATTCTATATCTTTCCCTCTTAATACAAAATACTCTCTATTGCCTGCAGCATCTAACTTCATACTTTCTATAGAAAGATAAGGATCAATACGTCTAGTCATTCTTCTACTGAGATAACCATTCTTATCCACGTATTGTGTTTCAGAATAGAAGTACTCCCTTTCGTTATGATCCTTCAATCTATATAGAGCTATATTCATTCTTACTACTGCATTATTCCCTAAGAACATCAAATCATCTTGAAGTCTATTATATAGCAGCAATTCTGATACTAAACCGTTATCCAATTTGTTTCCTCCTCTCAACTTATATTCTAGTCATGAGGAGCTTAATCAGTAACTATGTTCTCAAAACTGAATCCATATAATTCTGTTTTTTGAGGAAGTACTTGTCTTGGCATAGGAGACGGAAGTTGAGGAGGAGTATTGATTGGGATTGGATTGTTATTTACATTGAGCGCTCTCTTTTCCATCTCAAATATATCATAGCTAGGAATGCTAGGAGACTGAACACTCTCTACTCCCATTTCATTACTATCTAACCACACCTTTCTTCCTAATTTGAATTCATAATAATCTATTGCTTCTTGAGGAGTAGCTACCAGAGTATATAGATTATCTGTGGTAATATAGAAGCAGTGTTTCTTTGGATTATAAAGAGCCCACTTATCTGGATCTATATAGAATTCATTTAGAAATATCATTTCAGATCCCTTTGACTTCTTTATCTCTCCTAGAGTACCAGGATAGAATTCATCTATCACATTGAGAGTATAATATATTTTCTTATATAATAATTCTCTCTCTAGACTATCCTCACCCCACTCATCCACATCTCTTAACGTACCTTTCTTTATATACGTATAGATATATTTAAAGTGTAACTCATCTAGTGGACCAGTAGCTATCTTATATGCTATCATCTTAACTAGATCTTCATCCGTAATAGTGGTCTTCAGATATTTCTTTTTTGTCTTAGTAATGTCATCACTTATATCATACGGACAAATCACCTTCTCTATTTCTCTATATCTCCCAAAGAACTTATCCTCTCTAGTTCCTGTCAGCAATCCAGTAGCTCCTACCGTTTTGTATATATTACTTACTGCATTAGCTCTAGCCTGGATTTGAATATTGAAATAAGGAAAGATTTGATTAAGACTCATCAATGCTACTGGAATACGCTTTCCATTTGCTATAAATATTTGTTTAGTTGATGCTATTTCGCTAGTTCTAATGATATCGAAGAATAGATCTATATCCACTATTCCTAATACGAATAAACTATATGGATCTTCTAGTTTTATCATTTTACTAGCTTCAATTATATCACTCCCTAAACAATAATCAAAATAGTTACCATCAATCGCTGGAGATGCATGATAGTATCTACGTAGGAATGTATTACTCTTCTCCCATATATCTGCACTTTCTCTCATGGTAGAAATTCTTTTTATCTTAATTCTATTCTGTAAACAATGTTGTATCTCAGCAGTATCTGGTAGATAAAAAGAATCGGCAGGATCCATAATGCAGCCTCTTTCGAGGCCAGCCTTACACCAGTACCATACGGTGAGTATTACATCATATAAGCTATCATTATCGAACAGCATCAACTTACTTCTAGTTATAGGATAATCCATTACCTCCGTTTTCTCTACGTTAGTGATATCAATTCCATGATCCATCCATAGAAAATCCTTTGGATATTTATCATATCCTAAATTCTTAAACAGTATCGCTAAATATTGTTCTGGTGTTACTCCCCCTTCCCCATCATAGTCTTTAGGTTCTAGCATCATCATACCATAATAAGATAATATACTACACTCAACTCCATCTATCTTTATGATACACTTATGCTCATCAGAGATCATTTTCATCATCCTCCTCTTTATCTACTATCTTCTTATCCTTTCTCAGAATCAATACTTTTAATACCATATAGGTATTCATAACCATGTGAGCAGTTAACAGAAATAAGAAGCTAGGAGCATATAACACATATACCATATAACTCTCTTTGACTGTTCTACCACTCTCAATACAGTTCCCAAAGAAGAACGTCTCCGCAGCTATAAAAACTACATTTGCTAACAAAAATAAAATATCCATTTTATTTCCACCTTCCTTTCACTTCTATAGTATATAACCAAGTACAATAATAGAGTAGAGGAATTACCCTCTACTCCACCATTAGTCTCCATACTCACTACTAAATCCAGTAGGATTGTGACTTTCAGCTATGGACTCTAATGCCTTAGCTTTTCTGATCTCAATCTCATTTCTTTCTTGAAGAGCCTTGCTAATCTCTCCAAGTAATACTATTATCATATCTTTTTCTTCTGTTGTCATTTCCATAATATCTTATACACCTCCTATCACAGATATAGTATATAACCCAGAGGGATATTACTCCCTCTGGGATACACATTTTAATCACCAATTAATTCTTTATTACTTATCATATAACTATTCAGAGAATCAGTGAATGGGCTAACCTTTTCATCATTTTTTAGACTATATTCATAGTCTATTTTGATCATGGCTAGCATTTCCACCTCAGCATTCACTACTCCATTCTCGAATCGTATCTTTGCTTTTTCCAACTCCTCTCTATATTGTTTTGGGTTGCTTTTTCTCCAGAACATTAATGTCTTACCATAATAATCTAGATATACGTCTAACCTCAATTTCAGATTAGACGTACCAGTACTTACTAGATATAATATCTTCTGGAGATCCTCATCACTATTTATCATTAAAACACCATTCCCATTCTAGCCATAGCATAGTTACGTACTACACCATAACACATATTACCAAACCCAGGATATATGGAATTGGCAATTCTAACACAGTTGCTAACGAAACCTACTACACCACTGATGACTCTGCTGATGAAATTAAACATAATTTTATTATTCCCCTTTTTGTTTTATAATTTTAATATGTTGGTATGGGTTACATCCGTTGTTTCCATCTTAGACAAACCAATCTCCTCCATTGGGAAATTTCTAAGATTATCATGAATTATTTCCGTATAATTTATGAACGGTACAACCCAATCTGGGATTTCGATATTCATAGGAATAGCAACTGCATCAATCTTCCCGCGAAACTCTGGATTCTCTAACAGCTTCTGCATCCTTAGATAATGCTCAGGATGTCTTTCCATAATCTTATCTACATTTCTCAGATTAATGTGAGTCTTAATAATGAGGACAGTATTTCTTTCATCTAGATTGATACTCTCTTCATCATGACTCTTAATTGCATTATAAGCCACAGATGCCTTTATTCCCTGAATTCTCATAGGCATCTCATAATTACTTAGTGACTTAATGCGTGCAGGTTTGTGGAATTCTTTATTCTTAGCGGATATACTATTATATATCCTCTTTTCCAAAGTGGCAAACTTCTTAATTATGTCCACTTGATCTACTATTGATTTTCTAAGAACATCGAACTCCAACATCCCCTTTAGAGCTTTAGCAGTCTCTTCAGCTACACCCACTTTATTAATGGGCATACCTTTTACATCAAACTGCTTATTCTCTGGTATCAGATTCCCTTCTTGTAAAATCTGTATAGTAGCATAATTCTTCCGACCCTTGGTCAATAACAGATTTCGGAATAGGAATTCATTCTTCATAATGAGTAGACACTCTCTATCTTTAGCAGACGTATTATACTGGTCTGCAAATAATCTCATATAATCTAATATAAGGTCCGTGAGAACATAACTCATTATATTTACTATAGAGTATCTTAAGCTATCTTCCTCGATAACCACAGCAGGATATTCCAACCTCTTCTTCTCCACCAATTTCTGATTATAGAAATCATACTCTTCTTCCATCTCAGTCTGTCTAAACTCCCATACAACATGATCTGCAGCCTCTTGTCTCTGGGCTTGAGTATACTTTATCTTCATAGGTATACCAACTGTTCTCTCTAATACAAACCGATAGAAGGAATCTAGCGAAATAATGCACGAATCGGTGTCTGTGATTAGTACGGTTGAGCGATTTGCCTCATAGACCTTTCTTAACTTGTCTATTTGAATATGACGATAATATACATACTCATATATTAAGTTGGTGAAGACCTCAAGGTCATCCTTTATTTCTTTAGGGGGCTTATTAGGATTAAGGAACGGTGTCTCTAATTCTACTAGTATCTTTATTATGAGATTCATTACTTTAGTATTCTCAAGAAACTTATATAAGTTATTCTTGTAATATACTATATTAAGCTCTCTCTGATTAAGATTACTAATAGTCTTCCATATAATATCCACATCTCTATCATTTGGAACATAACTATCACATCCGCAGTTCTTAATTAGTCTAAGAATACACTCTTCTCTAGTAACATTACGATCTAAGATGTCCCAGTCATTGAATCTCTGAGGACGATTACGTTGATCTTCACAGCAGAATTCTATAAACGTAAGTACGTCATTTAAACTACCAAACTTAACACAATCAGATTCACCATCTAGTATTCCTTCAAACATCAGTATTGAAGCAGATATCGCCCCTCTACCACTTCCTGTAACTGCGGTACACAGATATAGGTTATAAAAGATACTACTAAATTGTCCCGCAGCTCCATAAACTGCATTCACTGATATTTTATACCCCTTCTGCAAAAGATCGAAAGCTTTATAAGGTTCACTACCTTTAGGGTGCTTTTTCATCTCTTCCTTAGCAGCATTTCGTTTATCCAATAGATATTGGATAAAGTTGTAGAATGGATTCTTTACATGAGCATGCTTCTGGAATAGTACACCTGTCGGAGTGATAATAGCCTGATCCTTCAACAATTCACTAGCTAATCCAACTACATCCATCTCGGCCGTGCGATGTAAGTAGTTGTTGTCTATCGTTAAAGGGACCTGTTTATACCTCTTAGATATACTATACTTAATGCCTTCCATGATCTCAAATGGTTCTAACCATTCTCCAGCACATTTATCTATGATATGATACATAGTATTAGCATACCTATCGATAAGCTCACCATGAGGAGTATTAGCGGCTATGAATGCTTCATGATTACTCATCGCTAATTTTAGACTAGGTTCTTTATTCATTATATCTTCTCCTTTCGTTGTACTAAGTAGTCAAAATGAACCTACCTTTTGACTACCTGCTTATTTGTATTTAGTACCCATATGGCTAAAATCAAATAAAAAGAAATTAGTTCACTAATGAAAACGGTATAATAAGTCTAGACCCACAATGGTCTAGACTTTTATTAATCTAAATATTATTTCCTATTCATAATTATAGTATATAATTATAGTTGAGGTTATCTATAATTATCAATAATACAGTAAAATAAAAGTGGATAGGATCAGTGGCCAGAATAACAGGTATATCAGTTATAGCAGTTTATCAGTTTAACATCACTAATCAGTTATTCATACTAACTGATTAGCTAATGAGAAAAGTTCATTTCTTCTAAAAGAGAGCAGACGATTCATCTGTACATCATTCTTACAAACTCCGTACTCAGGAAAGTCTACTCCATTAACCTTCCGATGTTTGAATGCTTGTACCTGTTTGAACAGATAGTCGAATTCTTTCATCTTAGAGTTAATTAAGTTTTGTATTGTGTTTTTATCCATGACTCTCACCTCCTTTCTTTACAGATTGGAGGCTACTGATCCCACTCCATATTTATAGTATATTATTATAATAAGATTTACGCAAAAGTGAGGTAGACCATTTTGGTCTACCTCTATATAATTTGTTTTGTATTAGCGGATAGCACGAAGAGTGTTGAATACCTGAGGGTTGATCTGTTTCATACGGCGCTGAGCCATTTGTACATCACGCTTAACCTGCGTGCTGTATTTCTTGTAGATCTTATCGAGCAAGGCCTTTTCTTGTTTTCTATTTTTCCTTAATGCGATTTCTAATGCATCGTTGTTAGCATGTGCTTTTGCAATCGCGGCTACTTTGACACGACGCGTGAAATCGTCCTCCTGGTTGAGCCTCATGATGCTCCGAGCTTCAAGTAATCCAGCCTCACACATCTGTTTGAAAGAGTCAGATTCCATGAAGGCCTTACGATTATCATCATCCATACGAGCAACAGTATCTACTACGAAGGTCTCAATCAGAGATTCCATATTCAATGGCTCACCGTCATCTACACCTTCTTCGAGAGGGATATCATCTACATGAGTATCCTCTTGTACCGGCTGGTTAAAGCTATTTTCGTTCCAATACATTATTGATTCCTCCTTAAATCGTACGATAAGAGTATTAGGGATTAATAGCAGTAGGTACCCTTCTACTACCCTAATTACATCTATGTTTCTCAATTCCATTATCAAAGGAGGATAAAAAATAAAGAGGTAGGGAATCAACCCTACCTCCTATAATATTACCAAGTAATCTTATACCACGCAAACATTTTGTTGGGTACCTGGACTAGTTCTATTCCGAATCCATTGCTTCTTAATTCGTCTAGTAACCATTCCCTTTCTTTTTTATTAGGATAATCGGTAGGGAGTAGTTCTAAAGAGTTAAACCTTCTTACATATGCATTCTTCAATTTCTCTTCCATTTCTTTGGCTAGTTCTTTTTTACGTTCATCAGTAAGAATGAGTGGTTTCCTCATATCCTCTGCTGTTATCTTGATAAACTGTCCCATAGTTTATCACTTCCATTCAGGTCTACTGAGAATAATGGTTTCGGTCAATGGGTCATCATTAACTTCGTATCCATTATCCTCTAACGCCATTATTATCCATGACTTCATTAGCATGTCTTCTTCTAAATCATCATTGTAATCTACATTTACTACGTTCTCTCCATTTTCTGGATTGGTTTTCATAATGAGTTCTAATATATCACGTTTACCTTGGATACTTACTTTTTGTAGATGATCACCAACAGATCCTTCTGGATAAGAGATAGATTCGCTAACATTAACTTGTTTCTTTCTAGGAGCATAGTTAATTAGCAACCCTAGATGTTGTACATCTACTAGTGATACCCCCTCATCCATAGGAAGTAATACTCTACCTCTTTTTGCATGTGCTTCTAATAATTCTTTTGCGTCTGCCATTACTTATTCCTCCTAATATTACCAAGTTATAGAATAGTGGTTAGAATCTATAAGAGTGGGTTTGAATCCCGCTCTTTCCAACTCTGGTGATAACCATTCAACAAAGTATTTTACTCTGCTTTTATTTTGATATGGTGTATCATACATCTCAGGGGTGATCATTACCTTGCTTTCATTATTAACCATTGCTTCTTTTATCGTTTTCATCACTATATCTGCTGTCTCTTTTCTAAGAGTCTTAATGTGAGATATACACGGTTCAGCCTCAGAACCTTTCTCCGCTTCGTCTGCATCTACGTGGTATTTACCATTTTCATCCTTATGGAGAATAAACCCTAATTTCTCCATATACTTTGCATCCTCTTCCGTATTAGGTGATGGGATGATCAATGATTCATTAACAGATGTAGCTATTACCATTTTAAAATTATGGAGTTTATTTAATTCCCTATCCTTTTCGACTTCTCTCAACATCTCATCTTTAGTTTGATTGATGTATTTAAGATTCATCAAAGTAACATAATCCTTGAATGCTTTTTTTGTTCTTGTCATAATAATCCTCCTATCATTTCATTACCATACTAACTGACCAACCGAATGCATAGCCACTTATTAAGCCTAAGAACCAGCCAATCAGCCACCCTACTAGAATCTTTTTCATATTATACTGCTCACCTCAGTATTATAGTATATAAACAAAATTGATTTAAGAGGAGAGTTAATCTCCTCTTATTCCTCACTAAAGTTGTCAAATAAAATCTAAAGTTCAATTATATACTATAATAGTGTAATAAGGAAATGGGACACAACTCAAGGATTTTTGTGGACCATCTAATAAAAGCCATTGGGAAGTGTGATACTCTCAATCTAAAGGGTATGTGCCCGTCCTATGCTAGCAGGCCCAATCATCCTCTACCTCCTATAATCAGGGTGATGCGAGTTGGCTACTCGAAGGATAGCTAGCCTGAAAAGAAAGGTGACACCACTCATCTTTCTTTTTTGGTCGTGCGAACTTCTTTTGCTGTTCACTTGAGTCATTGTTTCTTTGTCATGAGAAATGTAAACTACTCTACCTCTTTAATGGGGTAGAGAGTTACATTTGCATTGACACTTTATTACATGTAGTATATTAGGGGTATCTAAGCTTAAAAGCATATAGAAAGGGGTTTAATGGATATGCTTGAGAATTTACAGAACTATGGATACTATGTTGACCTAGTCAAAACTGGCAGAACTAGGGTCAACGCCAACCAAATAAGTATTCATAACTGGAGGGATCATTATCAATCCATTCTTAATATATTAAAGGATGGTATTGAGACAGACTGGGTGCAAAACATGTGCATTACAGTAGATTATGGGAATGGAGAGGATATTGATCTGTATATTACGGATTATTATATCAATCTCTTGTTTTGGTATTTACCACTATCTCTAGAGGATACAGCCTTAACTCCTAAGTATCTCTTCTTCGAGGAGAAGATGACTGGTAAGGCAATAAAGGAATATGTTGATAAGTTGTTTATTATTCCTCATCGTGGAATAGTAGACAATAAGATATTGAATAACGTAATTTCAGATTTTTTGTATAATTTCATTGATATTGATCAGTTCTCAATGTTCTTAGCAAATACTCTCAATCTTGAGGATACGATTGAGTTGATGAATGCATCTCCTGAATATGATGCAATCATCCATGCAGATTTGTCTACTGAACCTTTGGAGAATGTAAAGAATAAAGGAATGGAGTATGTTGCTCAGGCTCAGAAACTCATTTATGACGCAGAGAATATAATGGGCCATGAACACTGCCTTCGTAATCCATTCGTATCTGGTGAAGGTATCAATAAGAAACAGTATAAAGAGAACTCTATTAATATAGGGACTAAATCTGATGGTCAGGGTTCTATCTATCATACTATAATCAACCAGTCTTATATTACTGGTGGTCTTAATAAGCTGGAATATCAGTTTATTGATTCTGCTTCTGCCCGTGTAGCCCAGATTATCTCTAAGAAGAATGTTGGTGATAGTGGTGGGTTTGCTCGTATTTTAGGCCTTAATAATGTGGATACATTCTTACATAGTGATCCTCATTTTGATTGTGGTACTAATAACTATCTAATTCAATTCATTCCTAATAAGAATGTATTTGAAATGCTTATTGGAAGATTCTATAAGCTTAATGAACAAGGACAACTGTTGTGCATTCATGCTGAAGATACTCATCTTATAGGAAAGACTATATTGTTGAGATCTCCAGTATTTTGTGCTAGTCACGCTGCTGGTAAGGGTATATGTTATCACTGCTATGGTGAACTGGCACATACGAACCATGATATCTCTGTAGGAAGAATCGCTACTGAGATAATCACTGCTCAGTATACTCAGATGAGACTTTCTGCTAAGCATCTGTTAGAGACTAAGATCAAACCAATCCATTGGGTTGATGAGTTCTATGATTGGTTTACTTTGGATATAAATGGTATTCAAGTAAGACATGATATAGATGCAGCTAGTATTAATGGTTGGAAGTTATCTATCTCTCTTGATTCTATTCAACTTGAGAATGATGATGACTTCTATAAACATGAGTATTATATGGATGGTGCTAATAGCACTATAGATGATGGTCCATTCTATAATGAGTACGTTACTGAATTTAGTGTAGTATCTCCTGATGGTAATACCATTATTCCTATCACATCTCATATCGAAGAAGAGGATGACGAGGAAGAAAAGGTACCATCTAAGTTATATATAACTGATCAGTTCGGTGCTCTCATCCGTAAGAACATATCCATTGATGATGAAAGTAATGATATTGAAATTAATCTGAATGAGCTGATTGATACCAATATATTTATAATAAAGATGGAGAATAATGAACTCGGTTCTGCTCTTGACACATTCGTTGATCTCATCAATAAGAGAGATGTAACTAAGAAGCTGAATGCATCTGAACTTGTACAGTCTCTCCAGCTTAATGTATTGAAAGGTAACATTCATTGTACTAGTATTCACTTAGAGGTCATTGTAGCTAATCAGATTAGATCTATTAATGATAGACTCTTAATGCCGAATTGGTATAATAAGAATGAGCCATATGAGGTACTCACTCTTAATGAAGCACTCAAAGATAGTAGGTCTCCTATCATCAGTCTCACTTACTCTAAGTTAGCAGATACTCTTAAGTATCCGCTTACATTCAAGAAGTGTGGAGCATCTATCTTTGACCTCTTCTATATACGGAAGCCACTCAAGTTTATCCACGCAGATCATGATATCTTAGATATCAATGATAAACACGCTCTTAAACCAGGAGATTCCCCAGTAGTATTCGCACATGATCATTCTGGAGAATATCCAAAGAATAGGCTTAATTATGTAGAACCCTTCCGTGTAAGACCCAAAGACAGATTAGATGACTGAGGTATAATAGGGGGTAGAGGGTACTTATCCCTCTACCCTACTAATTTATATATAAGGAGGAAACAGTATAATGGGATTATATTCAGCCCCATATGGGCCTATAGATATTCTTGCCTCGTCCGTTGTTATTCATAATTATAATCCAGGAGATAATCAAAGGCTGGAGCATTTGTTTTCTGTATGGTCTAAAATAAAGCATAGATATGAGTCGATGGGTATATTTTATGATTATGAGCATAAAGATTTATACCTTCCTGGTGGTATTAATCTCGCTCACGTAATTAATTCCTTTAGCTCAGATCTTATTAAAAGGATACCACCCGATCCGTACAAGCATATAGGAGACGTAAAGTGCCGAATCAAGCCTAGAGACGATCGACAATGGGAAGCAATGAGATTCTGCTTAGGTTTAGAGGAATATTCCGAGAATAGAAATAGATCTCAGATAGGTCTTAATCTTAATACTGGTGTTGGTAAGACTGCTATAGCCGTATTAACATTCGCTTTTTATGGATTGCGCACAATAATGATAACTGCATCTTCATCTTGGCTGGACCAGTGGAGGGATAGGTTATTAGAGTATACTGATCTTAAACCAAGCGAGATATATACTATATCTGGAACTCCAGGAATAGTGAAACTATTCAATGGAATGAAGAATACTGAAAATATTAAATTTCTGCTTTGTACCCATAGTACTCTTCAAACGTATGCTAAAAAACATGGATGGGGATCTATTCGGAAACTGTTTATGGATCTCCAAATAGGGATTAAACTAGTAGATGAAGCACATCTTTATTTTTCGAATATAAATATGATAGACGCGTTCAGTAATTGTCTAAAGACCTATTATCTAACAGCTACTCCTATGAAGTCTGATAGATATGAGGATAAGATATATCAGAGATCTTTTGAGACTGTTCCTAAGATTACTCTCTTTGACGAAGAGAATGATCCTCATGCTAATGTGCTTATAGTGAAAATTAATTCCCACCCAAGTCCTTATGATAAAGAGGCTATAAATAGTGGTAATTACGGATTCAATGTATTAAAATATGTGGATTACTTTATGCAGAATACTATATATTATCCATTACTTCATATCACTCTTTATCACTGTTTATCTGAAATGAAATCAGAAGATAGGGTATTAATCTATCACGCTACTAATAGTGCAGTAATGCAATCTTATCGATGGATTAAGTACCATTATGGCCAGTATTCTATAGGTATATATACCTCCCTAGTTCCAAAGGAGATTAAGCCTGATCAGCTTAATTGCAAGATCATATTATCAACTACTAAGTCAGCTCAGGCATTGCTCGATATAGCTCATCTTAAGAAGATTATTGTATTTGTAGAACCATACAATTCTGCTCCTATCACTAGACAGGTACTTGGACGTCTTCGTGATTCAGATACAGAACTGATTGAGATAGTGGACTATGGCTTTTCCAGACTTCATACCTGGTCTGTACATAGAAAAAAGATATATCAGACGTATGCAAAGGAAATTAATGAGGTCCAGTTCAATGAGCAAGAATTAAACGATGCTGTGCTTCAGATTAATAGAGCAGAAAAACAAGAACTGGAGAATCGTATGATAGGAAGACCTCTACCAGTTGAGTATGTGAATAAATGATTATATACTATATTGGTGAGAGGTGATTAATATGAAATATGAGATTAATTGGAAACCAGTAGATGAAAAGGACACTAGTGTGACATCTTATGGTACAATGATACGTGAAGTAGATATAGGGCGTAAACTTACATTCAAAGATGTATCAGAGGTACATAAGAGGGATGGTCATTATGTTCAGCTGTTAGAGGAATCTGATGATCTTATAAGATTCATCGATGCCAGTTTTGGTAAAATAATGACATATAAGCTTATTGAAGAATAAGATAGAGTAGACCGGTATGGTCTACTCTTCTTTTTTGTAAATTGCGTATTTTTTAAACATATATTATTGAAGTGAGAAAGTGCATAATAGATGTATGCGCTAAAGGTTACCTAAGGGAGGTAATTAAAATGAAAGTTTGGTTCATTGAAGCTCGTTCGAAGTATTCTTCCAGTTGGGTTACTCTCAATTATACTTTTAACGAGAAAGAAGCTTTTGGTTGCATTGACGACATCGAAAAGGCTAATCCAGACTCTAAGGCCCGGTATTACGTAGTTAATATCAAAAAGGATGTCCATGGTTACGATAATGGTGTTGGAGATCACTTCGTATGTCTTGTACGAGTATGCCGCTATGATAATGAAGAAACTGGCAGAGCTGGAGTATTCGATTCTATCGAAGAAGCAAAAGAATTCGCAAGACATGCTGAGGACGAGACCCATTATTGCACAATTGATTACATCCAGCTTGCATCAGAGAGAAAGAGCTGGAAAGCCGGAAAGTATGACAACTGGGCATAATCCCAAACACTATTTAAAGGGTAGGCATGGAAGCCTACCCTTATTTTTTTGAGAAGAGGATGTTATGAGATTCTAATCGAAAGGAAGCCAACATGATTAGCTCTATACTTTTTCGTACTGAGCCGTATGGTAAACACAAAGGAGTGATAGTCATCCTCTTCCCATATTGAAAATGGCCTGCCATTATTAGATTGTCAATCACATGCCGCCTTGTACTAAAATATGATATAAGAATATACTATAATAATGAGAGTAGAATCTCTATTCAAATATATCAATGAAATGAGGAATAAAAATGAACTACGAAAATGATGAATTCTATTGGATTAACTTTGCTCCTACCCGAGTCCATGTAAAGGGAACCCCTAGACGTGAACATGTGTTTCTACAAACAGTCGGGTATTATTATAAAGGAGAAATATTTAGATCAACACCACTATTTCCCGGAATAATGGTGGGTAACTACGGTACAATATATGATTTTAGAGGGTTTAAGATAGAACCTAATATGGATACAGAGGGGTATTTGGTTGTTACCGTTTTTTCAGCAAAAGATGGTAAGTGCATCCTTACTGGTGTCCATAGATTAGTAATGATAGCTCACGACTTTATTGAGAACTATGAAGAAAAGCAGGTGAATCATAAAAATGGCGACAAGACCTTTAATTATTTTAACCCATTTGATAGAGAAGGTTGTAACTTAGAATGGTGTACTGCGAAAGAAAACCGGAATCATGCAGATAGAACCGGATTGAGAAAACATAAATTTTCTGATGAAACGGTTAGAACCTTATTAAAATTATTACGAGCCGGATATACCAAAAGACAAGCTTCTGAAAAATTAGGATACGATTATTATAAAGATGGGGTAGATAATCTGCTTAATAAAATACTACATAACGGTTATTTTAGTTGGATTTCCAAAGATTTTCCTGATATATTAGCAACTGCTAAACCTGCCTTTAGGTATAACTTCCCTGATGAAATAATACATGGCATCTGTCAAATGATTCTAGCGCGAAGGACTGTGGATGAAATTCAAGCATATGCTGGGATGACTGATAAGGATAGGAATACATTTCACCACTTTATTATATCTCTTAAAAACAATAATCATCCTAGATATCTCCATATAACTAGCCAGTATTTCAAACCTGGAGAAAGAGTTCCAAGAATGCAAAAAGCAGTAAAACAAGGTGATGTGTACATAAGACCCCAAGTAATTTACACAGATGAGTTCTTAAGAGGAGTAATGGAAGGGCTCAGAAAAGGACTTAGTATGAAGCAAGCTGTCGAATCATTAGGATATGAATTTACCACACAAGTAAATAAAACGATAACCAACATGCTGACCGAAAATTCATACACTCATATATCCAAAGACTACCCCGATGTATTGGCAAATAGAAGGCGACGTGATAAGTTTGTCTTCTCTGATGAATATATTCATACAATGTGTCAGATGATGATACAGGGATGTACTGTAGATGATATAATGGCTAAGGTTGGATTGAATGATAATAGGGCTGGGTTTATGCTTTTCTTAGAAAGACTAAGAAAAAATAAAGTTGCAGCCTACAAACATATCACTACTCAATATTTTAAGCCAGGAATGAACATCAAAATGATACCTGTGCGTAAACGTAAGGATACTAAATAAAATAAGAAGAGGTAGGAACATATCCTACCTCTTTTTTTGTTTGTTTGATTACATTGCACCTTGCTGTTGGGCATTAAGCTGGTCACGCTTCACCGCGAGTTCCACCTTTGCCTCATCTAGGAGTTCATTTATCTTCTCTACTGGCAAGAAGGACTTGAAGTAGTGATTCATGAGTTTGCTAATAAACTCATTCTTAAGGTTCTCGTCAGTCTGAAGGCTGCCAAGTTTCATAATCACTATATTCTGAATCAATTCATTAGCTACTGCCAGTATCTGGCTAGTATTGGTAAAATTGAGCATAACCGGCGCAGGAAGAGTTACTTCTAGTTCATCTTCTACTCCATATTCGCACTGGTATACCTTGGTGAATATTTCGCTTAAAAAATCTGAGTATCGGCTCTGTCGGTCATATACGCGAATCAAGAATCTAGAGTTACTCATAGTGATATGAGTAGCAGTCTGTTCCTGATAACGGCTATTAACCATCTCTAATGATACACCAGTCAGATTAACTGCCATCTCCTCTAGCATATTCATGAAATCAGATTTGATATCAATGTTCTGCCCTGGCATTACTTCGAAGTTTACAGGAGATTCTCCCTGTCTGTTTTGAGGAATGACTAGGTCATTGAATCTACCAGTTATATTGAGGATATTGTTCATATTCTCTACTTGGCGTAGATTGAAGTTAGATTGCTTGATCTGGTTAATTACGTTAAGCAGTACTGCTTGGATGTTTGTATCTACAGTCTGACGTACTTGATAGATACGTTTATCATATCCTCTAGTTAATAGTGCTAAACTATTACTAATGTACAAGCAAGATAATAGTTTAGCAGGGAATAATGATTTAGCAATATCACTAATACCTCTATGAGTTTTATCATTCATATCAAAATATACATGAACCATATCACTAGGAGGAATGAAGCTAACCCTAATTCTGCTAACCTTACCATTACCATTATCAGCATTATATTTGAGAATGGTATAGATCTCTCTAGCCAAGTCTTGGTTTGCATTAACGAATTGAGCGTCAATACGTCTACTAATACTCATAGCTATCTTAGTCAATACCTGATCATCTATGGTGGGACGATTCATATCTTCTCTAGCTCTAGTAGCACGACGTGGACGAAGACCACCCATAGTACTAGTGAATGTAGTTTGATCAAACTGCATCTTATTATTGCATTCAATATAGTAATAGCCTAGGCAAGTTTCATCTATATAAAGAGGTTTAACCATAGTATGGTCTAGTAAGCGTAAGATACAGCCAGGAACATTAATCTCTTGTTCCAATGACTGCTTTTTATTTTTTGTAATAAAACCATCTGTAGCTAGGCTAGTAGGAGATTCCATTGTACCTCCTTTAGCAAACTTCTCAAACTCTTTATGCATATTTCTTAGATAGTTATTATTACTGAGCATAGTAGTAGCAGTAGTTAATTTTTCTACAGCTTCTGATATTGCATTATCCTCTGCTAGCATCCTAGCATTTTCTACCATTATTCTACGTTTATTCTGAGCTTCCATAAACAAGCTAGGAATAACTCCAGTTTTGTTTATCTCTATTTCTATTCCATCTTCTACGGAAGTAGAACCCATAGTACTAGTATCATCGCTAAAACGTACTGATTCTTGTAATACTCCATTGTTATTATCTACTCCATAAAAGGCAGTGAATCTAGTACATGATGGAGATATAGCCTCATTCATAACCTCTTCAGTTAATGCAGTATCTTCCGTAATGAAGGCATCACTTTTCGTTTTCTGCAATAGTCTCCCTAGAGCTTTATTATAGCTTACTATATATACAAACTGCTCACCATATTTAGCAGTCTTTCTATAGCACTTATCAGCAAACTCTCTTAGCAAATATTTCTTTTTGAATGATTCTATATCAGCATGAGCAGTATCGGAGCTACCCATACCACTACCATCCACCTGATCTACTTCTTTACCAGTAGCGTTAGTTAAACGGGTTATCTCCATATTATCCTGGTTGAAGTGATCAGCACACATAACATGATCTGCTTTGATGTCTAATGCTTCATCCAGTTTAGGGACATATTTGCAGACAGTATCTATTTCTCTATCTAAATCTCTAGCTACAGCATTCTGGCTGTACATATCCATCATATCAGCCAAAGCAGATTCATCGCTTAGAGCCATTCTAAACTCTTTAATCATATCATCATCATTGTTAGCCAATGTACGACTATACAAATCAGATATATTCCTACCATTATAACGCAATCTAGTCCTATCAATAAGACCATTAAGATCCTTATCTATAGTACGTCTAATAGAGTCTATAAACTTAGCATCCTTATTATCACTATAATAGGTGTTCTTGTAAGCGGCATCCAAGTCATTCTGTATCTTGGTGGCAATATTCTTATTAAGGGTAGTATCTAAATAAGAAAGATCTACTTTATCATTTCTAGCCATCTTATACGACCTCCTTTTTAATTACCACCTTGTTCGCTTTATAAGATAATAACTCCCCTAACCCAATTAAGGGCTAGGGGAGAGGGAACTTATTAGTCTATCTTAAGCATTGGCATTCTGCTGGTTAAGCGTATCTACAGTCGGACTGGAGATATTGTTGCCACCAGCATTCTTAGCCTCGATAGCGTCAACGTAGCTACCATCATTAGCACCGTTACCGGTAATACCGAGAGCGTCATTGCTAAGGATATTGTAGCCGAATTCCATTTCATCAAAGCACGTATGTGCGTTGATGTATTTCAGGAAGTCAACTGCACGCTGGCTAACGATACGACCAGGAATGGGCAGGCCTTGGAACTGAATACCCATTTCCTGGAACTGAATTTCACCACGGGTTACATTGTAAATCGTGGTATTAGCTATAGTCGGCTGGCAGCTTGCCAGGATATAAGCCTTTTCAACGTTCAGGCAGGTATTATCAGTTATGATCAGCAAGAAGTGGAATACTTCATACTGATAGCCCTTGTCATTCATGCTTGCTACTTTATTACCAGTTGTATTATCCGTATTGGTGCCATCAGCAACCTTATTGCTACGGTTAGTCAACGGTTCATTCAGCAAGCCACAATAACGTTTAACCTGCGTCTTGGGGTCTTTCACACCACGTAAGAATAACTCGTGCGTCTTAGTCAGGATGGAGCCAGAACGTTCGAAGTAGTTCATAGTGAACTGAGAGCCACCCTGTTCAGTAACACGAGTGATGATATTCAGGTCGGTGATACCGTTGGTTAACGGAGTCGTCTCACCAGTGATATCATCAAGACCCTGTGCACCACGGAATTCATACTCTACAATGTGGCGATAGTTCTCAATAAGGCTTGCATAACCACCCTTTTCAGCGCTGATAGAAGCAAGCCTATCAAGGAATACAGGAATCTGCAGCAGTACCAAGAAACTGTAACCAGTTTCATAGAGGTCGAACTGTGCAAGGTTCGTGTAATCCGTAACACCCCTAAAGAGAGTATAGGAGGTGACTGGATTCGGTGCCAAAGTGTTATCAAAGATATTCGTAACAGCCATTTCTCTTCACCCCCTTATCAATTCAATGCAATAATCTTGAACATTTCCGTCTGAACGAAGTTGCGGAATTTGATCTTGATTACGGCATAGATAACCTTATTCAAATCATACACCTCGTCTTCAACATATTCAATCTCACAGCTCTTAAAGCGATCACGATACTTGTCGATAACCACAGTCTGAACGTCTTTACGATACTGCACAAGATCGTCACCATCAATGAAGGAATAACGAATCTTCGGGCAGAGAGCACGGATTGCTTTAATGATTTCCTGAACACCCAGTACGTTATTAACCCAGCTCAACTGAGTATAACGAGTCTGGCTAGTATATTCGGAATTCATCGTCAGAATGTCACCATCATAGAAGGAGAGATAGTTGATACGCAGGGTATCGAAGATCTTCCTCTGATCTTGACTCGGAGTACGTTTCGGGCAGAAGTTAAGAGAGTTCTTAATGAAGCTCCGACCCGGGATAACGATACCATATTTCTGACCGCAGAAAGGACGAATACGACCATTAATGAAATGGTCTACGAAGAGGATTGCCAAGTCATATGTTACCGTTACATGAATCTTACGACGAGTATACGGATCGTAAATCTTGTAGTTGTTCATGTAAGAGCAACAGAAGCGGCTATGTGCTTGGTATTGATTCATGATTTCCATCTGATTAATGCTATTGCAATTCAGACCAAAGTCACGCATAAATACCAAGTCTTCACGGAAGATTACGAGCTGTTCAATAGCACGTTTAACTTCCTGGTGATAATCAGCATCGAAGATAATATCAACACGGTTATTATCCAGGTCGTAGATATCATCACCATCTTCAGTGTTGCCACTGAATGCTGCTTTGAGAGCAATATCAACAATGTTCATCTGAGTTGCACTAAGCTGATTGTGTGTAATCTGAGCAGGAGCATCACCAAACGAACCATTGGAACCGCCTACGAGCGGATTGCCATAAACCGTATCAAGTACCGGAGAACCGTTGGTAGTGAAGTGAGGAATAGGATTATTCATCGTATCATTACCAAACAGCAAGTCACAGCTGCTAGCATCGCTTATTCCAGAAATATATTCGATATTCTCTATGAAATCATCATAGATATCATCGAAGAACTGGCAACGCATCTGCTTAGATCTGCGATCTACAGCGGTTTCAATACTGGTGTTATACTCGCCTTCAGCGATATACGGATTCAGCGTAAACGGAATACGCTCAAGTTCCACATCACCTTCACTAATCAAGAGATAATACTTGAAGTAGTTTACAGGATAGGAAACCTTATCATCTACTACGATACGGAAGCGTTTATTGGAAATACCACGACCCATATCAGCGAAGACAATAAGCGGATAACTCCCGTTAGTACCTACAGGCGGCGGACCACCAGCGTCATAGGAATTACGAGCAGCTTTAGCAAGAGTAGCCATCTTATTGCCTACAATGCTATAGCTTTCAAGAGTAAAGTTAATCTTGGTGCTATCTACCATTACCGGAGTAATAGTTACTCCAGAGGGGATAGAACCAGTACCAGGACTCGGCATAGTGCTAGAGCTAATCTGCACAATAGAACCGCTGGACGGATCAGTATACTGCCACAAGAAGATACCATTTTCATCCGTATCTTGTTCGGATTCTTTAGACAAGTTAGCAACAAGAACCAAGTTAGCAAGTGTGGAGTCAGATGCAACTACACGCTTTACAGTTACGAGGCCACCAGCTTGAACCACTTTTGCAGTCTGAATAGATACCTGACCATGGCGCATAAAGCTAGGAGCTCCATACAGATCGAAGTAGTCTGTACCGCGTACTTTGTGCTGCCATTCTTCAGGACCCTTATCTGCTGTCATTGCTACCATGTAAATAGGACGGTCAATGTTGTCATCGCCAGGCACTGTAATAGGTGGAATGTCAGATTGGTCGTCCCATTCGATAGTTAAACCAGGAATTGGCATAATAAGTTCCTCCTTTTCTGTCTTAATCTATAAAATTACTAATAGATTTTAGACGATCGTTATACCGGTGGCAACAACCTACTTGGGCTCACAGCCACCTGATTACCAGTATGTTGCTATTACGCCTGTAGATTTGGAGGAACCGAACATATAGTTTATTCGCCAACAAGGATTTTTTCTAGAGGTGTATCTTTCGGAGTGTCATTCAGCATAGCATAGAGAACTGATTCATCGAAGTCTTCACTGATTAGAGCAGTATATGGGCTGATTAGTTTACTTACTTGCTTAACCGATACACTCTTATATGCATGCATATCTTTAGACTTACTTAGTCTGAAAGGAATATTAGGATCATCCTTAGATCTACACAGCTCACTGAATGGTACACCAAACATTTGAGCGTTCAATCCATATGAGGAACCATTGAGAGCTAGGTTGTCTACCATGTATTCGTATAACTTGTCATACGGGATACTGTTGATAATATACCCTAAGATAAACCACAGATTCATAAACTTTTCTGCATTACCAATATATTGCACTACTGTAGTAGATACTGCAACTTGATCTCCATCTTGATATCTTAAAATACGATAATCTGCAGGTTCCATGTAATCTGCAAACTTAAAGTCCTTAACCTTATCTACTCTATATGGTTTAGTAGTAAATACAGTAGGGAATCTGAAAGGATATATTCCGATATTCTTGCCAGTCTCATTATCCTGTACTGTATAATCGAATATTCCTAGTATTTCTATATACTCACCTATAACTTCAGCTATCTTACGCTCAAAATACTTCTCAGGAACGTAAGCTAGAAGCTCCTTATTCTTACCACCTTGGAATATCAGTTTATCTTGTTCTTCTCTAATGAAGCTAGGAAGTCCATTATTATCAGCCATTTATATCTCCTCCTTTACTATTACTCATAAAGTCAGGCTAGGAGAATCTAATCTCCTAGCCCTATGGTTTATTGCTTTTCTTTAATAAATTTCTCAATAATAATCAACCTATATTCGTTTTCTTCTTTAGATAGTGGTACGTTATTGGAATCGTTTCTTTCTATCATTCTAAGTGCTAAGTCATTTTTAGTGTGTATATTAACTCCCTTATCTATCATCATATTAGCTACCCTATACTTAGCCTTCTTACAAGCCTTAGCAAAAGCCATAGAATCATTCTTGCTAGGATCAGCTCCTAGATCTAATAGTTTAACTGCTAATCTGGTATCCTCACCATCTATAGCATATAATAGAGCATCTCCATTTCCAGCATTACCCCAATTATCCCATTTAGGTTTAACGTCATTACTATTAATGAAGATAAGAGTCTCTAATAAAATACTATACCTATTAGACTCAGCTATAGCAGTAATGACCTGATCTACTGCTTCTTCTAGATTCTCTGGTTCGTGTTCCTTGACCCAAGAGAGATAAGCTGCTGTCATATTAGATGGATAAGTATTATTTTTAGCAGAGCATCCTAAGCATGCTCTTACTATCATCAGATCTGGCACAAACTCTGGGTGACTCATGATACTAAATGCTATTTGATTGTATCTGCTTTCTAATATCCTACCCCATAGATAGGGGTTTTGGTAGAATCGTCTACCATACATTATGAATGGATGTTCACCATTCATCATATAAGTCTCATTAGTCTTACTATTGTAATCATAATCCTTTACATTAATCCCTTTAGCTTTCAGCATGAATAATATTTGGCTCCATGTGTTAATTTTCTCTCCCATGAGAATTCCCTCCTATAGATAAACTAGAGGGCTGGTATTGCCCTCTAGATATCCACTTATATTATTCCTTCTTATCTTCTTTGGGTTTTACTACCTCTACGTAACCAGAAGTGTATTCCCCAGTTACTGGTAGAGATTTCATAGTTGTTTCGGATCTACGACGTCTGCCCTTTATTTTCCTATTGGCTCTAAAGTCCTCTTCATCACAAAACTCTATAGTTACACCAGGAATCATAATAGTCAACTCCCTATTTCCGTCTTCTACCCGGATAATTTAGATGCTCCATAGTACACGTACCAAAGTTCGTATACAACTCACCAATGTCTTTCTTATCAGTAGCCAAGATAAGATCTTCATAGTTTCTAAGAACTCTTTGCACATTATCCAAGTTCGGATTAACGTCATTCCAATGCGGGTTATTATAAATAATACGACCGTACGGATTTTCTATAGAAGCAGCGTCACTAGCAGGAATAATTTTATCTTTGCTAAAGTCATAAGTGGTTGTTCCACCACTAGTGGTCCCACCGTGGAGAACACCACCTGTAACTACAGCATTATATACGACATTACCAATTCTAGTGCCTCCAGAAATGATACCGCCTACAACAGTACCACCAGTAGTGATAATATCTCCAGTAGTAGTGCCTCCAACAAACCCAACTCTGGCATTGCCTTCAGTAGTATATATTGCTGTTCCACCAGTAGCTGTTCCTCCAGTAGTAGTACCGCCAGTAGTGATATCTCCTACGGTGATCCCTCCAGTAGTGACCATATTTTCACCAGTAACCTCAGTACCGATAACAGTAAGATCAGTATACTTATTCTCAAGAATTTCAGCATTCTGGTTTTTATTGGAATCAACATCAGCTTCTGTTATAGTTGTATCTATCAGCATAGCATTTCTGATAGTACCATTAGTGACTGTAGCATGGGTGATATATCCAGTGTCTGGATCTACATCACCATCTACATCACCAGCACATACAATACCATTCAAGAAGTACCCATCAGCAAAGCTACCACCCGTAGATTGAGCATGAGTCATGCCGATAATGATATTATCTTTGTTCTCGCCTTCAACGATACCATCCATAGTACAGCCAGTTAGCTTACCAGATTCAATATGACCCTTAACAATATTCTTGTTTTTATCCAACTCAGCATCAGTGATGACACATTCTTCGATCTTAGCAGCTATTGTAGTACCAGCCATATGGATAGCAGCTTTAAGAGAACGATCGACACCAGCATAGTCACTATACTTAGCAAGACCTCTAATCTGGTCAGTCTTAATAACTACTACTAGGTTAGAATAATTAGCAGAGCAATCGATTCTAATCTTATAGATATCCATACTCTCCTCAACTTGTTCTACCTTATAGATATCAGTTACCAAACCAGTACAGTGTTTCATTACTCCTTTTTCCAGGTAGTCGAATGTATACACATTCCCAGGTTCTACAATAATAGTCTTATCAAGAGAACTATTAACGTACGTCATCTTTATTTCTAGTACCAATCTGGCTTTAGTCTCCACTCCTGTCAGGTTATAAATACTAGCCTGAGTACATGAGCAATGAAGAGGTCCACCACATTTATACAATCCTGCGCTTATACCAGGATTTACAACGGTACTAGATTTTCCACATCCACATCCAGGCTTCCATGTACCATAGAATGCAGGAGGGTTTGGATCGAAGACATGATTTACATGATTGCAATCATGCCCTGGCCCAAATATCTGAGCCGATTTATTCTGTCCGCAATTGCAAGCCATTATAGACTCCTCCTTTCTTTATTACCCAGATGTGGAGTGATGATTAGCCCTCTGTCCCAGTTTTCTCTTCTGTTGGTTTAATAATACCAGCACGAACTAATTCCAATCTCTGAACGATATAGATAGTTTTTAGGATATTGATGATACTATCTTTGAGTTCAGGATTCTCATACATAACTTCTGTAGGCATGTAAGTTAGCTGAGATATACGCTGGAAGAACATCATGATGTAGAATTTAGTTGCATAATCAGTAATACCAATATTACGACTTAAACGGCTGAAAGCAACCATAATCATGATCTGGAACGGCATCTCTTCACTGAAACCACCATTCAACAACTCACGATGTTTCTCATTGGTGTATTGGAACTCAAACTGTTGTAACAGTTTAGGAAAGTATATCACCTCGTACTCAAACCCATTTCTATAGAATAACTCATACAAGTCCTCTACAGTACGTTTGAATCTCTTATCCTTCATAAACTTACTGAGGTTGGGTCTCTGTTCTTTAACATACCCAATTACTGGTACGCTGATATTCTTCTCGCATACAGCAGTATAGTATGCCACAACACATGCATCTAGTTTACGTTTCTGAATATCCGTCAGCTTCTTATCTTGCTTAATCTCCTCAGCCAGTTTATCAACTAATGCCGTTTGTTTGGAGATAGGAGAGTAAAATATTTTATGGAACATTTTCGCATATTTATCTCCGAAAGGGACGGTAAACATGTTTTTCGTATAGGGACGAAAATCCTCTTTAGTTTCAATAGCCAGTTCTTCATTGCTGTTACCCATTATTAGGTTCCTCCTATTATTTTTTATTTAGGTTCTCTTTCTGTTGTTTTGCTATCTCAGCAGCTGCCATAATTTCAGCTCTATGAGTTTGCTGAATAGCCATACGGATATGAGTTATTACTGTAGGATACATATCCTCATTAAAGAGAATCCTATTAAACAGATTGAATACACTTGTATGACTAGATATATTCTGAGTCAATAGTTGTACTATATGCTCATTATTAGCACCATATATAGATCTATAGATATACTCGTCAGTTACTGGCATATTTCTCAATGCCGAGATTACTTTCTGCAGATTAGCAACTATCAGAGAAATGGCGTCTCCTTCCCCGAATGCCATTCTGCTGTATACTGTGCCCATATCCTTATTCTTACGCATATCTTCCAAGTGAAAGTTTACGTAAATATTATCCTTCTCAGAGCTAATATATCTCTCGTAGAAGGTAACGATGTAGTTGTTTAGTCTAGATACGAAGAAATCATACATACACCTAGCCAAAGTATACAGGTCTACTCCATTACTCTCATTAAACTGCAAATCCATATGCTTACAGATAGTTTGGATAATAGTAAGATATACCTCAGCTCTACTTTCGTTAATCCGCTCAGCTTCATCAGGATATGTGACTAGCATTTCATTAAACACGTTTTCATAGCTTTCTACTGCATTGGGAGGACCAAATAGGTCAAACGAGTTTAAGCTTCTAGTAAGAGTATCTTCAATGATATCCATTACGTAATCTGAATCAAACTGACTCAGTATTACACTCAATTGATTATTACTTCGAATGAAGTACTCCTTGTCATTAATTAGAAAATCCAGCATGTTTAATCTCTCCAATCATCGTAGATTGATATAGTAATCTATATTGGCATCTTTATCGGTCTCGTAAGCTTCATAAAGATTTATAGCATGGTTTATAACTCTATTGCAATAGTTAGCCATGTCCTCTTTTTTATATGGCTCTAGTATGAACTCTATAATAGTATAACCGTTCCTCTTCTCTATTACGTATCCATGGGATGATCGAAATATCCACTTCCTTGTGGTACTATCGTCACCAAACGTAATTAGAGGTTTATTATGCTCATGAACAAAGGTTATTCTAGTATACTTATTCTCTTCAATCTGCATTAGAAACCCTCCTAATTATGTACTTGTATTCAAATTACTAAAATTTAATAGGCTAGAGGTATATACCCCTAGCCTATACCTACTGTTTAGAGAGAAGTTACGTAATGATAGAATTGTTTACCAAGCAACTCTATCTCACCACTATTCCTAACCACATGGGAATTAACAGAGAAGTGGTTGATAAAGTAATCATTTAATTGCTCCAAATCATTTTTGTCTACTTCTTCAGGAATACCCTTAACGAAGTAAACTACTTTTTCTGTATCAGGAGCACACCAGAGACCGGCATAGATTATACAATCTGGGTTGGTAAGATGATCATGATGAGTCAATCTAGATACATAGCGATCAGTATCCTCTTTTAGATACTTATCCTGAATGAGATGACTCTCATCTGACTGTAATAGGCAGATCAGGTCATTCAGTTGATCATCGCTACTAAGAGCATAATAACTGGTATCCATATATTTATGGCCGTTACCAATATCATTTAAGATACGATCAGCTGTCTCTCCTACCCAGCAACCTATTCCTATTACTGGGAAACCATTTTGTTCACTGCTTCTAACAGTGTTATATGATCCCCATAATCCTGATGAAATCCCGTTTGCGATTTTTTCTGCCATTTCTTTCTTAGAAATATCTTTTATCATTCTAATACCTTCTTTCTAATAAAAAGAGAAAGAAACGAATAGTAACCCCCATTACTATTCGTTTTACGTGATGTCTCACTTGGTATTATTTTTAGCATCACGTTCCTCACCCTTAGATTCAGCAGGTATTACATCAGGGGAGGTTACATCTCTTTCTTCATATTCTACTTCTTGAGTAGGATGTGCTACTTTAGTAGTAGTTTCATTTGTAAGAGCACCCCTACCAAGAAAACCAGTCAGACCAGACACAATAGCCATAGGAACTTCACTACCAGTAGCAGTACCAGAAATAATCTGATGAGCGATAGTTCCAGTAACTGCAATTATACCCATTGCTACTAGCCCACAAGCTACGATCTTATCTGTAGACCAAAAACTTAGCTTACGTTTAATCATCATCATGCTTCCCTCCTTCATTGTTGAGACTCATCTTCTATATTCGAAAAGTCATCTCCATTACCGTACTGTCCCATGAAGGAAGGCATTGATCTATATATCGATCCATTTTCAATCTCTTCAGGATCTTTATTAAAGTCAGTGAAAAGTGATGATGGCATATTCCCTTCTACTTCACTATAACTAGAACGACCTAGATCAGGATCTACACTATCTGGATGAATACCATAGAATCTAGCATATGCATCTTTAGTTCGTTCATCTTGGAGCATCATTCTAAGATGATCATCCTCACTCTTTCTCTGCTGAGCTACGAACTCCGAAAATAAAAGTCCTTTAGACTTGTTCATCTGAGCTAGATCTAGATTAACTTGAGCAGCTAATGTATTCATATTAGTAGTGGCATTAAATCGCTCGAGATGTTTAGCCATATCAGCTTCATCTTTAGCACCACTAGCCATATCAATTTCATCATCTATATAATCATCAGTTTTAATAGCCGATTTCTCTATACCGAAGTTTTCTCTGAGATTAACTCCATTATACCATACGTACAAACTAAGCAACATACTGAAGATGCAGTCGTCGTGGGTCAGATCGCTGTGTTCTACACGTCCGTTCTTTTTTGTCTCCATCCCCCTCATCTCTTCGAGGATGGTTTTACAGATGAACTTATCTTTATGATAGTTTACTCTTTCTCTAAGTAACTCGATTAGTTGGTTTCTAACTTCGTGCGTACTCTGTAATCCATATACCTTTGTAAGTTTAGTAGCTCTATACATCTGACCGTGGACAGTACTCTCTTCGACTATTTTATCTTTCATCTCGTAGTAGAGATTAGGTTTAACTCGTGTTTCTTTCAATTTCCCAATTACTGCTGAACCAAAACCTCCATTCCTTTCGATATTGATGATACAATTGGGCATCATGTTCAGGGTGATATATTCAATTACACGAGCTAAGTCAATAAGGCTAATGGTATTGCTATGCATATGAGCGAATACTCTAGTGGTCTTACTATCTATAATAGTTATAGCAGATGAATCTCGGCTCATACCACCTGCAGGATCAACTCCCATGATAGGAGGATACTTAGGAACCAAGTTGGCCTTAAGAGGAATCTCCTCATAGATTTCCAATGGGTACTTGCCGAAAATAAGCACTGTTTTCTTAGGATCTTTAGTGAACTTCTCTATAGTATCCAGTTCCTCTTTAGTGAATGGGCAGTTCTCAGATTCATTAGACCATTCCAGCAAGTATTCTCTTCGTATAGAAATCCAGTCCCAGTTAGATTCTCTTACACGTTCAGCAAACCATTCCTCACTATAACCTAATTGTTGATAGGAGAATTGTACCAGGACGAATGTGCTCATTCTATTACTATCTACTATATTACGTATCTGCATATAGGTCAGGTCATACCACATCTCATTGAATCTAGTAGAGTTACACATTACTTGATAACTCCACTTACCCTCTTCTGTGGTTAGGAACCCAGGAGTAGTTGTAAACATAATACCATACGGAACATTGTTCGCTTTAGCAATAGCAGTAGCCTTACTCATGGCTGGCACCATGTTTTGGTAGATATCTTTCATGAATGCTATAAACGCAGTTTCGTCAGCCCATAATATATTGAAGGTTTCACCACGCAGGAGATTGGCAGCAGATATCTGATTTCTTGCCTTACCATACGTTTTCAATTTATTATGAGTAATAGCATTCTCTAAGAACGTGGTTGTATTAGAGACTTTAACCTTCTTACCATTCATCTCGCTATAAATAGCATCGAATCTCAGATATGGAGGTAATAAATCTCTTATACCTCTTATACGAGCTAAGTTCAACTTGCTATCTCTTTGCTCTTTATTGAGTAGAGATATTTGACTGTTAGTGGTAGCAAAATTAAACACATAAGTTACCCAACAAGCAGCACCTATAGATTTACCAGTCTGACGAGACAAGATTGTCATGGTATTAAAATTCATCATAGTAAGATATAGGAATGCCATATTCCCTCGGTTTAAGATGAATTTAGATGGTTCACCAGATGCTGGTATTCTTACTACCTCTCTGAAGAAATACCAAGGATTCCTTCTACACTCTAATAGTACTTTTTGTTTCATTAGAAATGATAGATTAGGATCATGAGGATCAATAGATGCTAGATCTGGATCTAGTAATACTAGCATGAATCTATAGTTTTTAATTCCTCTAGACTTCAAATATTCACTCATTTCTATAAATGATTTATTTGTAGTACTTCGATGATAGTAAACTGTTATTGGCTGCTCTACCATATTAATGGCTGGACTTGAATTAAATGAGAAATTATCATTGTTTGTAGCCATAGCTTACTCCTCCTTTCTAGTTAATTTAAAGTCAAAGAAATCAACAACCATATACTATAATAATGGAATAAGAAAAATAGGAGGTAAATAAGTATGGTTTTAGATCAACCGTATCAATTTTATTGGCCATGGGTACCAGAGGAGTTACATACCTATGGAGAAGCAGTACGATTCGCAGAGGATATGTTTAAATACTTCAATGGGAAGGTTAATCCTCATTTCCCAGCTAAAGGAATCACTTTTGGTAATAATAACTCTCCTGGAGTATTGGGGAAGAATGTAGTAGATATAGTTGTCATATATCCTCATAATATAATGAGATATGTTCATGAGAATATAGAAATGATGGGAACTGCTAGAAAAGTGAGCTGTCTGCTTAAGGGAACAATAATCTATGTAGTCATTCATGAGTTGCTTCATATGGAACAAGACTTTGATGCTTATTATAAGAAGTATAAAAATCCAATTCCAAGAATAGAATTGGCCTGTCACGTTATGACTAAAAAATATATTGATTATTTATATGATCATGGATCTTACATAGCGGATATACCATTAGACTACTTTGAATCATTTACTCCAGGAGTAGCTAACTTCTTTGATATAAGTGCAGAAAAGATTGCTAAGTATGAGGAGAAGGGAGAATCCCTATTCTATTATGCTGATCCAATAAATAAGGCATTATATTTTTGGGATCTACTATTAAAGAACCATTTTGATGATTATAGCCCCACAGGATCTATTAGAAATATGGTGAACGTAGATGATGAGAATAAGACTCCTATAGGGACGATTATAGTTACATTCTACATAGACAGAGAAGTTATTGCTAAAGATATGTATATCAAATTTGCTGGCAAATGGTTATCTCCAGATATTATACTGAACATACCTAGAACTATAGTATTATTGGAAGATACTAGTAATGGTGATGAACATGGAGTAGATATATCATCTAGAGTAGGATTCTGTAATGATGCTCCTAGCTGTGCTAGAATAGATATATCTATGGCAACCCGTCCAGATAATAGCATGTTTGATGTAGTATATAGATTACGGAAAGACCAACATCCAATATTCAGAGTATAAGACACAGAAATGTAGAGGAGATTTACTCTCCTCTACATATTTTTTTATATTACGTAAGAATCATCATCTGTTAGAGGACCAGTCAGACTATAATCTACTACACTATTATACCAGCTACTCAGTATCCTTTTTACTAGATCTACTATATATCTATCGTTATAATAGGATACGAAATAGCTCTTAGTATACAGCTCTTTGAGTACCTTATCTAGTATATCTACTAGAACAGTATCATATGGAGTGTATTCTTCATATAGAGTAGGCTTAAAGAATAATTTGGAATAGAACTCTTCAAAATTCTTATCACTGTACAATGCAGCCATCTCTTCTGTATCTATCAAATAGGGCTCACTGTTCTTCATCTTGTCATCCATGACCTTGAAATACATTCTAAAGATATTAAAGAAAATAGTAGATACTACAGTAAGATCATAGTACTGATTTGATGATCTATATTTCCCGTTATTATTCTCTTCTATAAATAGCTTGTATTCTCTTATTATATTTGAGTAACAGTGTCTCATGAAGTACCATAGTCTTTTAGTATAGCTAGCCTCATATGATATTCTTGATAAACTAACGTTGCTATGTGTATAAATAAGATATAGTATTCCTAGAATAGCTACACTCATATACGTCATAACATATTCAAAGAAATCACCAGTCTGATTATACCATTTAGATGCGACTGCTGGAAGGATTACTCCTAGCACTATCATCATAAATATACTAGTTAGACCAGCCATTTCTATTCTCCATTTTTTCTTTAAATGGGCAATCAATATAAATACTATAGATAACTGATTCTTTATCTCCAATAATTTAATCATATACTAATCGCCCCTATCTGATTAATTATTTTAATATTTTCTTTAAGAGATCGTCTCTGTAGGCTTTATGATTTTCTTGGTCATTGAGAAGGTCATTCCACTTATCATATCTAATAGATTTCTTTGCTACAGAAGAGCTAGGTCTAACCATTGTATCTGGACCTTCTATAGAATCCATAATACTTCTATTCAATCTACCACTAATAAACGTATAGAAATCATTATAAGCTTGATACATTCGCTGTACATAAGCTGATGAGTCAAACTCTTCTCCACTCTTACGTTTAACAGCTCTATCTAGAACTACATTGATTGGAGGTTGAATGAAAACATAATAATCTACTGCTTTCTTCAAATGGCAGTATTTATTTAGAATTATGTCCAGGTCAAGTCTCGAATCGTCCTCGCTAATAGCAATATCTCCAGCTAGTCTATTTCTCTTGAGATAGGTACGGATGCTATGATAGATAGTACCACCATTCATAGCATTATATAATATAGTAGAAATAGGTCCTCTGTCAATAAGCATAACAGCATCTTTAGGATTCTTCTCAAAGAATGGATTTATAGTCTTTTCGAATGTTTCAATCATGTTGAGAACATACAGCCCTTGGAATAGATCTGGAGGATAATCCATAGCCTTCTTATCTGCTAGAATACTGCGTATCTTCAATCCACCAAATGCCTTCACATTTGGAAACGCAATGGTCTGTACTTTGATCTTAGGATTCTTTTCCTTGATCTCTTCTTTGAGATCATTAATCATAGTACTCTTACCACTACCATCTACACCCTCAAACATAACCAACTTGCTGTTCATAATCAATTCCTCCTATTAGATGCTCATATATAGAGCTAATATAATTAAACAATGTAACAAAGCATCGCAGTAGAATAGTAGATGATCATTACGACATAATACATCATCACCACTCATACACATAAAATCAATATCTACTTCAACTTCTTTTCCATTATATAACTTATTTCGAAATTTGCATTTTATCAAGTCTATGATAAAATGACTATAGAACAACACTCCAAAGATCCAATCCCAATCTATATTAGACACTATTCCTTTGTTCAATCCTACTATAAGGAATCCAAACGCAACGACCACTGTATAGATAGCACAGTGGGCTAATAAGATATAAATATCTTTGCTTTTCCATTTAGTAAGAAAATCAGACTGAAAGGCAAAGTCTCCAAAACAGTGGGAAGCAAATAGAATAAGTATATTTATCATAATACAACCACTCCCATTCTTTAATTATCTGACTGTTGGCTAGAGATATATTAATAATGATATCCTCCAAAACGTATCTATAAACATCATCAACTAATTATACTTTAGGAGGAGATATAAATGATGCTTAAAAGAAAACTATTCTTCTTTGGTACTGATAATCCTACTCTCACTATCCACGTTCCAAACTCATGTGGTAATGACTGTTCTTTCTGTGTAAATAAGAATATGTATGTACAGGAGAGAGGAGGTACTCTAAAACGTGGAGTACAAGAGGCATTCTTACAAGTCTTAGAAGAAATGCCAGAAGCTGCAGAAACTGTAGTAATCTCTGGAGGAGAACCACTCTACTCATTTAGTTGGCTAGAGAAGATTGTACTTCCTACTATAGAAAAATACAAGAATAATGGTGTTATTAAACATGCTTATCTCAATACGTTCTTGCCATCATCTAGACTTCATGACTTTGTATCATTGATAGTAAAGTACGGTACTAGATATAAGAGTACCAATAAGTTCCCTTATCTAGATGGTATATCCATCTCTCGCCCCAATCTGAGCACTGATTCATTTAGAGTTGCTACTCTTAGCGATGATAAATTAGCCAAGTTCATGGAAACACTAGACAAGCATATTCAAAAACCAAATCGTTTAGATTTAAGAATCAATGCGTTGATAGATGATAATATGAGTGCAAAAAAGATAGATGAGGGAATCACGCTTTATAGTGATATGGGATTCACTGTGAGTTTAAGAGAAGACTTCACTAAAGAAACTCCAACCACTCTCCGTAAACTCACTGATATAGAGAAGTTTAAATATGATTTCTTAGATCCAGTATACTCTGTAGGTTGTAATGCGTGTGCTTCATTTATTACTAATAGAAGTGATGTTACTATTCATAAGGGATTAGAACACACCTCTAATGTTAATATCTTCCCTGGAGGAAATGCTCTAATAGAAGTAGTAGATGTAATTATAGATCCATGTGGAGGGGTCTTCTATGACTGGGCTATTTCTGATGAGGAAAGGGATAAATATGAATTATCCTATTTCAAGAAGTCAATGCATCTACCTCATATTTACTCTAGAAAAGCAATAGAAATCCTTATAAATAAACTACCATCTTGGAAATCTATAAATAACGAAGAGAAAGGAGAGACAGATAAAGATGCAATAATAGATGATATAATTGGTTCACTAAAATCGACACCAATATATACTCCAAAGGAAACAGTTGGTGGCTTCACTCTAAGAAGGAGTCCAATTATATCTACATGCGAATTACCTGACAGTATATGTTGAATATAAATATATAAGTTAACGGGATAGAGGAGATAATCCTCTATCCTGTAAAAATGGCTTTCTTCAATTGTATATTATCATTGTGAATAGAGGTTGTATGATTAGCGAATCATACGTAAAATAGCTATGTTCCTTTATCGCTACCTTTAGAAAGGAAGGTAATAATCATGAGAACCGCAGTAGTTATTAATTTGGAACAGTATCAGAAGATCAAAGACAGTGGCATTAAAACTGTTAAAATCGTAGGCATTGAGTGGGAAAAGGCAGAATCTTCTCCGGTCTATTATAAAAATTATAAGACCTGGGGATGGCAGAGCACGTCAACGAAACTCAATGTATTCCTGGAAAAAGAAGACGGTACCATTATTAAGAGAGACGTATATGAATACGTTCTCGGTAAACTGGGATGGAAGAAATTGAGTGATAAAAGATACACTCAATTCCATAACATGTTTATTGGTAAAACTGTAAAAATGAACTGCTTCATGAATGCTTAAGGAGGAATTAACCATGGAAGCAATCGTTTATCTCGTATCCACTATTTCCGTAGTACTTGAAAGAGAGTACTATACCAATGACGACCTCAAGAAATTGAGAGAAGAGCTCATTAACAGTATAGAAGACCTTATGTCTGAGAAGGGCATTAAGTTCTTCGATATCGAAGAAATCACTCCCGAGCAGCTGGCACACATCGAAACTTCTAATAACACATTTATCTTCTTATATGAGGGAAACACCAAAAAGAGGAAAAATGTGTATGTTCCGGAAAATCTTATGTGGCTAGATTACGACAAGGGGGAAGTTGTAATTGGTGAGCCAAAAGATCATCCGGAATATCCAGTAGGCGTGTCTGGTTGGGTTGAGAAGAAGTAAAAATGACTGGGAGGCATCGTAAGTGCCTCCCTATTAAAGAAAGGAAGATTAATCATGAAAAACATTATTATCAATGTAGTATTAGCTGTATTGCCGTATTTGCTCAGAATCGATTTCGTATTCAAGTTCGTCTCTTGGTCTTTGTGGCAGGGGTATCTGCAGGGTGAAGGTAAATGTGTAGATCTCCTCGTGATGATCATGCATGCCAGATATAAATTGGTTGATTCCAAACTCAATATTATGAGTGAGGAAGAAGCCGTGGAATACTACAAAACCATTTCTGCAGCAGGGGCTAAAACCAATTACGATAATAACACTGCAGTAGATGGTTCAGTTAAGATCGTAGATGGTTTGATTATCCCTCCTGCATCCAGTGCTCCAACACAGGATGGTGAGATTCATATTAATGCAGTCCCATCGTTAATGGCATCTCAGTCTGTACAGGTATGCAAGACTTATCATCAGGATGTGGCTAAGGGATGGAGATTCATCCGCTTCATGATGATGCATGAAATTTGGCATACCAATCAGTTCAGATTCGTGCTCGATAACGGTGGATTATCCCTTCTGAAGAGGGTGGCTGCTATGGAAGTAAATTCCCAATACTCGGAAGGTCCACTTGAAGTTGGGGCCAACCGGTATGCCGCTTCCAAAGGAAAGGATAAACAGGATCTGAGTATTCTGTTAGCCGCTTGATATGGATAAGCTGTATTATTATGGAGCCAGTGAATAATTCCTGGCTCCATTTATTTTGTTTGATAGGAGGAGAGTACATATGTACATCGTAAACATCATAGAGAGACAGCCGGACCCGGCTGACTACAGTTCGTTTGTCGTGTTGTTCCCTCTTAACTCGATTCAGTTCGAGTCGAAGAGGGATGCTCAGCGGTGGCTCAATAAGCAGAACTTCGTTCTTCGTCCATACCATTCTGTATATGAAAAAGACAATGATATTGCCTATATTACTGAAGTGGTAGCAGGGTACCCCAGCTATGCCGGAGTCAAGTGGAATGAAGGTCATGCTGAGTGAGTTTGTTAAAGGGCTGGTAAATGCCAGCCCTATTTTTTGAGGAGGTAATAATCATGGGTGCAAGAAAAGTACAAGAGCAAAAAGTCAAGGTTCTTGGTCATGAATATGAGTTAGAGTATATAGACCATGGGTTTAATCTGGAACTCCCAGGTGTAGAAACTCATTTGAAAACAAATGACGAAATCTATACAAGGGATACCAGAAGAATCGGTATCTATGATCTCGTTCTGCGCAACAATGAAAACGAGGCAAATTTCCAGGCCGGAATGACGTATATCAAAACGTTATTCCCTGGCAAAGAAACTAGATCTAGATTAGATGGGGAGCTATCGACAATAGGAACCTCTTCTGGTCTATCAACAGATGGGTATATTCTCATAGATACCTATACCGATGTGATGATTGGTATGCCGACCTTCTTTCAGAGATGGTACAATATATGGCTATATTCAGTAGCGGCAGAGATGGCAGCAGAAAAAGGGATTAATTTTACAGTATCTATCGGAGAATCAGAACCTCGTTTCAATAAGGAGCTCAACCGTATAGAAATTAACGATCCGTATCTCTCTGCCAATAATAACACTAAAGAGTTCCTCAAATCAATTGAGGATATTCTTAATAGTATCTAACTCCCAATACTCATTTCCTTACATCTTATTTAGAAGGCTGCTTAATTGCAGTCTTCATTTTTTTTTATTCACACGGTTGGGTAGAGGATCATTTCCTCTACCCACTACTATCATTCATTCATATACATTATATATTAGAAGTATCTAGATATACCATCTAGTACTTCCCTTTTAACAGCATCTTCCAAACAGATATGGAAAGTATCTCCCATACGTGTTTTCATAGTAACTGTATTAAGAGAGGTATCTAATTGAATAGACTCATATAACACATCGAAGGTGGAGATAATTGATTTGATATTATTACTTTCTGCTACCATGAATCTAGCCATCTCATCTTGAGTTAATGGGAATACCAATGGGGTAGCATCTAAACAGTTACCTTCTTCTTTAATAGCTTCAGCAATTTTAGGGTTGCTAAGGAAAGCACTCTCATTAAGCAATGCATTCTCATCTACTTTAACTGCTTCTGATGATACGATATTAGTCATATAAGCTTTAACATGAGAAGGATATATGACTTTATCATAAGTGATCATTACCATGTTTTTGACCTTATTGATACCATTTTCATTTACTAATGAACCTATGGCTCGTAATGAGAAAGACGGTCTACGTCCACGACGCAAATCTTCATTAAATGCTTTACCAAGCTCATTGCTTGTTCCAGTAAACCAAGATTTAACCAAATTACCATCCATCCATAATTTTTTATGAAAGCAGCATCCATTCTTTTCTACAATGGTAGACTGCCTGTGGACTGATTGGTCCAAAGGGTGACCTAGTTCCGAAACTAGATTACCCGTACGTACTAATTCACGAATTCTAGGAGCCTGAATAGCTCTATTAAGCTCCTCAGTTCCGTAGAATCTCTTGTTTCTATTCACAACCCCTCCGTCCTGGAGAATACCTTCAGCTACTATATAACCATCTTTACCTTCGTGAACTGGTTTGAATTCTATTTCACTCCTAGTTTCTTCGGAGATAACACAACCGATCATTTGATTTTTATCCATGTTAAACTCACTCCTATCTATATATTATTGCAATATATCATTATCAAGTTACCGTGATGTCTTGCTTATATAAACGGGGTAGACCTAAAATGGTCTACCCCTTATTTTTTATTTGTGATTCTTATCTTTTTTATCCCACTTGCTGTCTTTATTCTGCTGCTGATTGGAGTTGTCTTTCTTTTCTTCCTTCTTGTCAACAGTAGCCGTTACTGATACTTCTTTAGTAACTTCTACAGCTGGAGTCTCTTTCTTCTCTTCTTTAACAGTGCTGATCGTGAAGGATTCTACTTTCTTTTCGTCATTTTTCTTTTTATTCTTTTCTTCACGAGCATATACCTCTTTCAGAGCTTCTGCGCGTTTCTTTTCTTCATATTCTTTACGTTTAGCAGCTTCCTCTGCTTCTTTAGCAGCAGCTTCTTCTTTAGCTTTCTTAAGAGCCTCTTTAGCGGCGGCTTCCTTTTCAGCCTTTTCTTTAGCGATCTTTTCTGCTTCCAGATTGATACGTTTAATAGGCGGAGCTACTACAACACGATTGTTGATTACAGTTTTATTACCATCGAGATCGGTTACAGTAATAGCTTGGTCAACCGGATTTACGATGAACTCGCTAGCACCTTCAGGAACTGCCGATGGACCATTATCGGTATTATAGTTAGCGAAATCCAAAGGTACCTGTTTACCATTAGCCAAGTTTTCTGTAACAAGTGCCTTTTCCTGTAAGCAATATGCGATAGATTCGCAAGAAAGGATAATGTTGCGTACTAAGCTAGTGAAGTTAGCAGCTTTAAGACGGAACGGGCGTGCGGGACGTACTGTTACGAGCTTGAGATCTTTGTTTGAGAGATACATAATTTATTTCCTCCTCTTTGAATACAGATTAGTGATCTGTTATTCTTTTATTATTATAAATCCAATATGTGATCTATAGTATCATAAAGAGCAGATTCAGCCATCAAGCTATACTCTGCCTCTTCATCATCTTCAATAAGAGTATCTACGAAACTCATTGTAGAATCCTCTAGTAGTGTATCATCGATACCACCAATATTCATATTATCTATAATGGATTGATCCAACATTGTTATCATCTCCTATCTATGTGTTAAAACAACGGTTCACTAGATGGATCTATCTCTCCATCATCATCAATTCCTAATATATAATCTATGGTTTCCCTAAGGGAATCATATTCTTGGCCTAATTCAATAGCTTCATCTTCTTCACGCATCGATTCTGCCAATATATTCTCCATCTCAGTAGTCATATATACCACCTCCTATTCAATTACCATGATGTAACTAAAACAGAAAATTAGGATACCAATTACGGTCGACATTTATATAAAATAACAGGAGGTCTGAATTGAGGTGATGGACTATGGTAGTTCAGATATTTGATCCGGATAGAGAATATGCTCGTCTCCTGCATGATCCTGATAAAAGTAAGGCTGTCAGGTTTCTTAGTCAAGAAGCAGCTTATTTCATCAGTATCAAATGTATGATTGATAATTGTAATAGTGATGCTGATTATGAGAGGTTGTTTCCTTCTATGGTAGAAGTTTCGAGTCATATTCGCCGTAATATCTTCAAGTCACTGAAAGATCAATACAGTATTCTAGAATGGAAAAAGAGGAAGTACTTAAATAGACTATTTAAGTCCCTCGAATTCTAGACGGTAATAGTGTATACAGTTATATACTATAGTAGTGAAGAAGACCATTATAGGTCTTCTTCATAACGTGTCTCTGCATCTGTTTTTTAGAAAGGGAGTATTAAAATGAACAGAAGAGATTTAGGTTTCTTAGTCAGTGGTTTTATTGTTGGTGCTATTACTGGTTTAGCATTCAGAGAAAAGAGGGAGATGAAAGAGATAAGCCCCAAAGAGTTCTTTGATATGGCAAAGAAAAATGGAGGGGCAGCGTCAGTAACTATGAAGTTCAAGCCAGCAGAATCTGAACAGGTTCCGCAGCATCAAGTTCCAGTAGTACCTCCTCATATGGCGTATCAGATGGCTGCTCAGATGCCGCCTCAATTTAATCAGGGTGAATTGAGCGAAGAAGATAAGGCCAGAATAGCTAGAGATGTCGCAAAAGCATTATCCGATATTAAGAAGAAACGCGATAATGGTGAAGAATTATCCCAAGGCGAGTCAACGATTCTTGATGCAGCTGACAAGAAAGATGTTATGGTGAAAATGATGATTCCTAATCTAGAATCTAGGTTAAGGACTAACAATGTATTCTTGTCTCAAGATGAGACGTTCCTGTATAGACAGTTAAAGGAACAAAAGGGATACGGTGTTGAATTATCCGATGCTGATGAGAAAGCATTTGAATTGTTGAGTAAATTTGTTCAGTTAGAACCAGGAAACGCATAAGACGATAGCAAAGAGTGGTACACATTGGTACCACTCTCATTTTAAGGAGGAATAACAATGAATAGTAAAGAATTTGCGTATTTACTTGGCGGATTTTCTGTAGGTGTAGTGACGGGGCTTATGCTTGAAAGAAAAGAAGAATCAACCAAGGATAGATTGGTGAAGGAGCTCAATGATGATTGCAACTTTGATGTTGAGGGCAACTATACTGCTCCTCAGGCAAACCCAGTTAAGCAGGCTAAGTGGGATGTTTATGTTACCAATGTAATGAACAAGTTCAGTGAGAAACAGGCAAAGATTAAAGAGCCTTATTCTAAAGATAATCCCCCGAAACCACTTACTGCAGAGGAGATGCAGCTCTATACTAAGTTGAAAAACAAACTTTATGAGAGTAAATATCAGATGAGCCATACAGAAGGTAGTGCATTGGCCATGCTAGCTGAATATATGCATGTCGTAAATCTGTATAACAAGGAATAAGGAGGAATATCAATGAATAGCAGAGAATTTACATATTTACTCGGTGGTATGACTATTGGCGCTGTAATAAGTCATGTGCTTAGTAACAAACAAGTATCCGTCAGTAATGATGATATCGATATTGATAATACTGTACGGAAAGTCAGGGAAGTTATTAATAGTAAAGAGGCTCATGATGTAGCCAAGTCCACAAAGGACTTGTGGCAAAACATGAACCATTTCTCTAAAGTCTATAATGAGTTCTTTGGAGAAGATAGCCGTAGGAGTGATGTTAATGAGCAGCCAAAAGCGAAATCAGTGTATGGACCAGTGCACCTTAAAGCGCCTGGACCGTATGAACCTCAAGGACCCGGACCCAGAGACTTTAAGGGAGGCAAAAACAGCGATTCTAAAGGCAATAAATGATAACGATTCTAGTCAGTGGTTTAAAATGATGGGAACCACTGAAGAAGAGGTAGATGAATTTGCTAAAGAATTGCAAAAGATTAAAGAAGAAGAATGGAATAAATGAATAATAAATGAATTATTCAAATTTAAACCAATTTAACAAACAAATGTATTATCCTTAACTAGTCCAATCATATGAAAAAATGTACGAATGTGGGACAAATCAATATTCGAGACTAAATGCATTCCGTGCTCTAGATCAATAATGTATATGACTGAACTAAAACTTAGCAAGATCAATCACAGGTGTAACTGAATATCCTAGAAAAGACCAATTACAAGAGGCACTGAACTACCACTATATAAATACCAATATGATATACAAGTGATAAAGACTACCCGCATTTGGGTAGTCTTTTTTTTTTGTCTTATTTCACGCATAGGATTGTCCTAGGGTCAAGGGGAACCCTAGGACATTGAGCTTAGTGAGAAAAACAGAACATCATCGTCAAGAACTCAAGGGGTATTCTAAAACGACATTTCAACGGCAGGTTGAGGAGTACCGTTGATGGAACATTGGATTCCCATTCAAATGGCAGAAAATGGAAATCTCTAGGCTCAATTACTCTATAGTTATTACTTTCCTGTATTATAACATTTCTCTAGATAAGTAGTATTATCTCCAACAGTACTATTATTAGTAGCCTTCTGCATTCCAGACAGATAACTCTTTAGAACATACATTAGTAGTGGGATATGATAGAAGAGATCTTTGCTATACATATACTCTAAATTAGCCAAGCTATTCAGTTGAGCTTCAGTAATGGAATAGTCTTCGTTATTAATCCAATTGATCAATATGTTCCAGTATAGTAGTGGATTACTGGTATCATTCTCATCAAATGGATCATTTCTTTGAATCCTATCAAATAAATGCATATTGATTTGATTGATAGGTTGTAGTCTACTATGATGGATATTTACACTGAGTTCAAAATACTGTTCCAATCTATCAGTCAGCATACTATTAGGATCATGAACTGGTAAAGGATATGCACTATTAGTAACTAATTTAGGATTTCTATAATCGAAATTACTGAATATAGTATTAGCATACTCGATTGAGAATGTTCGTGGTTTATGAGTAGCATAATCTACAAATATCCATTCTCCATCCTTACCATTGTTATAGAATAAATCATGTTGGATGATAAAGAAAGTGATATATGGATCGTAGCAGAAGAAGTGCCCATCTATCGGACAAATGAATGCTTGTACGTTATTCTGCCAGAACAATTCTTTATAATTAGTCATCATTGTATCTAGCAGCTGGTTGATCATATCAATACCATTCTTCTCTTCAGCAGTGAGTAATGGAGTCATATTGGTTCCTACTCTGGCCATATCGAAATAAAATATTTTTGCCAGTAATCTACCATTAAGTGACTCTAACCAATCCGGTCTAGTATTATCCAGCTCAAATGATATCTTGTAGAACTGTATACCACTGCTGTTCTCCAGCATATCAGGGGTCTGTTTAGTAATTCTGAAAACATAGGGTCCTTGGACGTAGTCGATAGTGAAGTAGTCGTCTACTGAAGGGATGATTGTATTAGGGAGTATAATAGCCTCGCCCTCTATTGGAGATGATTGAACTCCGTCTTCCTCTAGATTAAGATCCACATTGAATCTAGGCAACCCATATAATACAAACCCATTTATCTTATTATATCTGAGAGAACTCTTATTTCCTAACTGATCGTACGTTTGGAGATTTCCTTGCCCTAACGTAGTTTTCTTAGTATTCAGATTCCAGTACGTAACTACAGTGGGCTTACTCTGGCTCCACCGCCAGTAGGGGTTATCCAAACGACTCACGTTAGCATTTGTTAGATTTTGTACTGTTTTATTATATTCCATGGATGAAAATCCCATTTTAATTCACACTCCTATTTTATTAAAAAATAAATAACCATACACATTTCTATAAAAAATAGTAAAGGATGATATTTATGTATTCTAATCCGTTTAATGGACCAACCCTCTGTATGAGGCTTGGCGAAATTTATCGAAGGGACTATCAGAACCTTATGATTATTGCTAGATATAACAATGAAATGTTTGCTCATTCTCCATTATTTCCAGAACTGATGATAGGAAATAAAGGTACTATATATAATATGGCTAGAGAGATGGTGATGAATCATAATTTAGATAGTCACGGATATCACCACGTTACTGTATTAACATTCGATGAAAATGGAGTTCCATTTAGAAGATGTTTTTCAGTGGCTAGACTAGTAATGATAGCTCATGCATTTAGACCAGATTATCTTGGGCTTCAGGTTAATCATAAAAATAAAAATATAGATTGTAATTATTACCATCCAACCGATCCAAATTCTAATTTAGAATGGACTACTAGCCTAGAAAATAATCATCATAAGTTTAAATATGGCCATAGTGATGATGAATACCATATAAATACATATGATGATATGAATAGTATGGCTAAGCTTTTATCCGAAGGAAAAGATAATAACGAAATAGCAAAAATAATGAATCGACCAGTTGAAGAAATAAGAAGAGCTACCTTCCTAATTAGGAATAGAAACACATGGGGAGGTGTTGTATTTGGTGATATGTATCCAAATATCCCATATCCGATTAGACGCAAAGAATATACAGAAGAACATATTATAACAATATGTGACTTGCTAGAAAGGGGAAAATATGTACATGAGATTCAAGCCGTTATGATGGATAGATATGGACTAGAGGTAACTAAAAGTGACATAATGCGACTAAAAAGAAAAGTATTTATTAAATGGAGTTATATAACAGATAGATATAAATTTCATTTAAGATCCGATGGAAAAATATCTGAAAAAGACGTAATACAGTTATGTGAGTATATCAAAAAGGGATATACGGCAAACCAGATATATAAGATGGATATTTTGTCAATAAATATGACATTTGAGGGTCTTAGTTCCTTGATTACTGCTCTAAGACATAATAGAAGAGAAAAATGGAGATATATAACCACGCAGTACTTTCCAGAAGGATGAAAATCCCATTACGTTCTCCTCCTTTATACTAGATTACTACGATGTGAAAACTAACCAAAATGACAACTTAGTAGTTAATAACTATTCTACTCTATAGGAGGAATATAAATATGTGCGTATTAAAGGAACAACCCGCTTTTGTAATTCTGTCTAACAGTAAGAATCCAAAGTATACTGTAGTAGAAGCAGTATGCCATAATGAAGATGAAGCACTCAATGCTCTCAAGAGATACAATATGGAGTCAGGAGCCAATGCAGTATCCACTCTGCATAAAGTACCCTTCTTCAATGTAAAAGAATGTCATCGATTCAGAGATAGCTTCTCTAAGATCGATGATGGTGAAGATCTGTGCTATGTAGTAAGTGAAATGGTAGGAGATGAGAAACTACCGGTATGTGTAGTTCCTACTGTAGAAGAAGCAGAAGAGAAGGGTAAAGAATTCAATTCTGTATATGACTGCGTTCATATTAAAGTATCCTGATATAAAAGAGGTAGACCATAACGGTCTACCTCTTATCTACTGTTCTATTATCCCATATCTGTCCACGTAATAATTTCACCTATATCGGAATTATAACCACCGTTGCGAATATCAATATGAATGAAGCCATCCCCCTTAGTATCGCCAGAGGGGTCATAGCTATATTCGCCGAGGGCATCTATATGATAACCATCAATCTCTGCGTTTTCGCAATACCAACGGAACTCATTCGTTGTCAACCAGCTAGGGGTGGCTAAGTCTGCAGCATTTCCGAGTACGTGTTGACTATTAGGAACTGCACCTGGTGTGCTAGCATTATGAGCTGGGCATCTATAAATACAATTAATAGTGATCGGACCGCCTATATTCTCTCTAATCTTGTCGATGAAATCCAGCAGTCTCTGATTTACTATATCGTCTCCTCCACCGCATCCGCAGCGACAGCGCCACTCTCCTGGACTTACGTATCTCGCGCTAGGCATAATAATACACTCTCCTTCCTATTCCCTATATAATAGTTATGCTAATGTCGAAATTAGTTATATACTATAACTGTGAATAAGGAAGGAGGGAATACTTATGTGGACTCTTATTAAGATGGGTCTTGGGTTGGTAGTGGCTAGCCATATTGCTGATGCTTCTAGTGAATATACTAGAATGCTTAGGTTCCAGCATCGTAAGGCAGTAGTTGAAACCAAACTCAAAGAACTCGAGGCTGCTAAAGAAGTACTGACGGCTTATGGATATGATAAGCCAAGAGGATAAGGGCGTTAGCCCAACAGAAAGGAGGTTTGGAATATGTTTTTTCCTATGGTGAAAGTCGGAATAAACTGTGCTTTGATGGATATCTTCCTGTGTTCGGTAGATAGGGCTAGAGCTACTACGTACATCAATGAAGCATCTCATAATATTCTTAGATATAAGATGATGGCTGCTCAGATGAAGGCTGGCCAGAAAGTGGAACAAATGCCTACATACCAGCAAGCTACTAAGGATATTCAGGATGCAGAATTTATCCCTGTGCCTAATCCAATGGATGGATGGAGAGATAGAGTAGCTCCTAAACTGTGAAAGAGAGAGGATAGGGAGAAATCCCTATCCTCTTTTTTATTTGTAATTAGAATAAAAGGAGGTAGAAGAAAATGAAGAAGTTGTTTGCTATGTTGTTTGCCGCCGTGGTATTGATGGTATCGGCTCCTCAAGCCGATGCTACTCATCACTATCTGATGACAGATAACAGAGGGGTAGAGTATTATGTGGACGATGATACCATGAGTGGAGTTGGTACTAATGTGGTTAGTACTAATATCCATGGTAAATGGCCGGATGGTAGCAGAGGGCATATATTTATCAAGTTCTATCACATCGGTAGTGATTGGTTGTACAAGACACCAAATGGCCAGTACTATGTCACCTACAACAACTTCTCTGCATATTGCAGAGATTGGCTAGTAGAGAATGGTTATATTCGTTAAGGAGGTAGAAGAAAATGAAGAAGTTGTTTGCTATGTTGTTTGCCGCAGTGGTATTGATGGCATCATCACCACAAACCGATGCTGCCTACCATTACATGGGAGAAGACGGCTATCATGGACAAAAGGTTCTGCTCGATGATAGCGTCATCCAGCAACTGAGTTATTACAAAATTATTGTATATATCTGCTTCGCTAAGGGTGGAGATAGTCGCACTAGCGAAGTATACTTCCACAGAACAAATGGTACATGGTATTTCACATATAAAGGGGATACCGTCGACTGGCCTGTAAGTGGTTGTGGTTGGGCTAGAAATGTAAAGAACTGGCTCATCAATAATGGATATGCAGCAAATTAACTGCGATCCAAAAAAAAGAAGGGTGGAATGGAATCCACCTTTCTTTTTTGATAAACATTATGAAAATTGATCGGTATATTATTTTTTAATCCATTATCTTATTCGAATAGGATATGTTGCTCTAGTCCATTTTGATCTTCTTATTGGTTTATTGTAACCTAGTTATTCATTATCTTTTCTTATTGGTAATACCTGATGGGATTCCATTTGGATCTTTAATTGGTTTAAGCTAAGATAGTTACATTCTCATCGTTGATTGGTACTATTCCCGCTAAGTACAATTGTCAATTAGATTGATTTAACTATCAACAGTGCACTACAATTAGGCTCATGGCCTATAATTAGAAGTATTGATTTTCTCAAATTCGCGTTTAAAGGGGTTTAGTGTGTTCCAACACACATTTCCTATTAAAATAGCTTGTAGACGTATTCTTGTATTTTTTGCATAGGAACCCCAAAATCTTTCTCTCCAGGATACGAATTAGCATGAATATATACTTCTATATCCAGTGGTTTGATTTTTCGTTCTATCTCTGGAAGTACGTGTGGTTTAATATCATTATCTACATAGATATGAAATGTAGGATCTATTATTCCCAGATCACTTAAGAAGTATTCCATCATATTTAGATAACTATTACCACCTATACTCCCATAGATATTATCTACTCTATTGGCCCCTCTTAAATTGTAGAAGACACTTAGTATATCAAAAGTACCTTCAGCTAGATGAATATCTATATGATTATATAAATTACAACTAGTTGGAATTATGTAGTATCCACTAGGAGCACCTTTCTTAATCATATACTTGATATATCTATCAGCTATACTTTCGGGAAGTGGTATCTTTCCAGCTACCATGTTTCTCAATATAATACACCCATTTGTATTCGTAAGAAACCCCACGTAATACTTATCGAGTAATTCCATTATCTGAGGAGCTCTAGTAGTTTCTCTGATATAATTTCTATATAGTAGGTCCTTGATACTAAAGATAATCTTATTCTTGGCTAACTCTTCTAGAGGTAAGTCTAATCCTAACCTTTTGCAAATATAGATCCGCTTTACTTCATTGATCTCTGTGTTGTCTACCCTTACCAAACCAATATTATATCTACCTTTAGAATCTAATCTATAGCGATTCATCTTACCACTACGACGATTATATTCATCTAGTAGTTCTAGAAATCCAGCATCTGGTATTGTAGTAGAAGCGCTTGCTAGTTTTTCTAAATTCTCTGAGTTCAGTATCCCTCTATGTAAATTGTTTCTCCAACAGTTGAAGAATAATGGTTTACCATCATCTCCTAGGCATATACTCATATGCCTATCATTGTCTCTCTTTCCTTCCATATTACATAGAGGACAGTTTATGAGTGTATTAGCATCAGCTCCATCTTCTTTAGCTTCTGGAAATAATTTGTGCAGCTGTTCTTTTAATAACTCTTTAAATCCGTTATTGGTTGTACCCACTTAATCATCTCCTCCTTTCTTATCTTCTTCAATTATGAATGCCGCTGTTATGGAAAATAACCCTATTAAGAATAATACCCAGTACATTGTTAGCATCATCATTACATTAGTTGACATTTAACTCTAATCACCTCCTATACATTTAAAAAAGAAGAGGGAATTTAATTCCCTCCTCCATTATTCTTAATTATCCTTAGTAAATGATCCAAATTGGAATAACTCTTCTTCTACTAATTTAGTACTTTCAATAATTGTGTCTAATCGTTTTTGAGTCTCTTCGATATCTTCTAGTAACTGTACAGCTTGTTCCTTGATGATATCCCCCATTTGATAATCCCCTTTCATTAGTTGGAGTAGGCAAAAGCCTACTCCTCCCTTTGTTGTGTATGTGTATTATTTTTTGATAAATCCCTTATATTTATTGAGTACATCTTTAGCTTTATTGATAGTATCATCGATCTTCTCATTCACGGCTTCACTTCTGTCTTTTATAGTATCTTCTACTTTAGAGGTACTCTCTTTGACAGTCTCTTCTAATTTCTCTCCGCTGGCTTTGACCTGATCTACCACTTTCTCCCCACTCTCTTTTATCTGATTAGATAGACTGGCTACCTTGTCTTGCAATACTTTGATTTCCTCCTTGGCATGTGCTAACGTCTTATTAGCTTCCTCTAACTGTCCAGATAAGGAGTTTGCTAATGCTTGTAGATTTTTATTGGATTCTCTTAGTTTGGTTAATTCTAAAATATCACTTAAACTTATTTTCCCCTTAGCGATAAATACAATAAGAATACCAATCAAAAGAATCCATCCACTATACTCAACCATAGTAAATCCCTCCAATCATTTATAGTATTAATGTACTAAAATGTCGAGGGATAATAACGGATCTATCATATTTATAGTATACAATCGAAAAAGAAATTGGAGTGGAGTCCATTTTTCTAGATGTACTAATAGTGTATCATATCTTCCCAATCATATCTCCAAGAGGTTGGAAAGAAGTCACCATTATTAACAACCCATATAGGCATACTATGATGCATGTCTATAATAGTATCTATAAACTTAGGAGTTATAGTAGTATCAGTATTAGAGAATCTAGTCCAAGTCAGCTCATATACTAGTTTCCCATTAGTATCCTTAGTGAATACATACCACGTACCATTCAATCCAGTCAACCATTTCTTCAAGCAACCATCACCAAAGGCTGTATTGCATTTAGGGATCATTATCATAATTAGTCTCCCCTATATTTAAAAATCCGATCCAGAATAGCTGCTAGAATCATAACTGGAGGAACTATAATCAGAATAAGAGCTACTACTCCCAGAACTATAAGAGGAGTCATCACTACTATAGCCCCAACTGCTGCTACTATTAGAATCGCTACTAGAATCGGAAGAATAGGAGCTGCTAGTGCTATTATAATAGCTGTTACTACTCCAACTATCGTTTGTAGTAGAGTTACTATCGTCGTTAGTAGACTCTTTATAGGGTTCGGTTTCTTCGGTGGTAGAAGAATTGGTGTATTCATATGACTCATCCTTCTTTTGTGTTTCATTATTATCAATGAAACTATTCATCAGATACAGATACCAATAGTAGTCTAATATACTATCTGTAGACTGATTATTCATTTGAGTAGGAGTGAAGTTAGAGTGTTGAGTGATATACCGAACTGCTTTAGATCTAGATATGTGTTCAGATCCCTTTAATCTAGATACTTCTTCTTTAATCGAATTAGTTTTATCGATACTAGTATTTGTCCCATTGCGTTTCTTTTCTTGTTTAAGCTCTATTTCTAAACATTTTATTTTTTTCTCTAGCTGAGTTATCTTGGTTGATAATGCATTGTTTAGATTACGTTGAGTATTAAGCTGTTTATATGCATCATCGTACCTGTCTAATAACGAATGATATCTATTTTTCCAATCTTTTGATTTAACCATCCCTAAATAAGATATCATAGCAACTAAAATAACAGCAACTATCATTACAGTAGCAAACAATTCAGCACTCATTTAAACCATCCTCTCTTATGCTCCAACTTACTTATTTTCTGCTATGCTATAATACATGTCTTGGTATTTTTCTTTGAGATGACGTTCCTTGTTATATAGATCATTAGTGATCTTATTTGATTCTTTTAGGTGATCTAGCTGTTCCTGTAGATGATACACCTCATGAATAGAAGCTTTGTACTTATGAGCCCTACCTAAGCAGAATCCAATAAAAAACGATAATAAGACAGTGGATACAGTTGGGATATATTCCATGACTATCTTCACCTCATTCTTTTAGTACCTAATCGGAAATCGTTTGTCTCCGAACCTGAGACAGGAGTTCATCGTATTCTTTATCTCTATCTTCTCTGCTATCATATAACAGATTGATTTCCTTTCCTCCTTGTCTCTCTATCTTTATTCCATAAATACCTTCAAAGTTATCAGGATATCCTGGATCATTTGGATCTCCCATTTCCAGATATTTGTGGAATTCTACTGCATCTATTACTACACCTTCTTTGGCTATTGAATAATTTAAAACCATTGTTCTTCCTCCTAACTTCTTATATATTCTATTTCTTTAGTATAGGTGGTAGTAATGATACTATTGGGTTAAACCCACTTTCAAATACTTCCTCTCCTAGTTTAGTGAGTTCTCTAGTTTTTCTCCTTTTCTCTTCCCTTTCTAACTTATGTATCAATCTATGTCTGTTGTTCATATTAATTATTCCTCACTATATATGATAAATAAAAAATATATGAGAGAGTATCGTTATGATACTCTCTCATCCCATAGCTATTCTGTTCTGTTAATCGTCCTGCTTAATACGAGCACGGAGCTTTTCACGAATCACAGACAGATCATCCTTCTCCCAATCAATCAGGTTATAGCCTTTCGTAGCATCCCAATCGAAAGAATCTGCGTATTCTTTCAGCTCCTCATAAGTCATTTCGTCCAAATGTTCCAACATGGCGACTTCCTCCTTTATTATATCATTACTTACGTTTAGAAATTAGTCTAAACGCTTTTATCATATTAATAATCCTAGGATATTTAGATTTTCTCTTAAACCTGTATTGGGGTTTCCCGAATGTTCTAATCATGTCCTCAAAAGAAGATATACGTACTATCTCCATTCTATCACCCTTATATTAATATAACAAACCGGCATACCTCTTCAGCCACGATATCGGGAATAACGTTGATAGGAATACCATTCCATTGTCTATTGTAGTAATCAATGGTCTGGAATTCACTGCTCAGTATCTGAGCTATCAGACCGAGAATGATTTCTTTCTCAATCTTTTCGTTATTGTATTTTTCGTGGATCATCGGGTACCATTCAGAAGATTCAATCTTCAGCAACTCTTTCTTATTGATACTCTTTCTAGTTACTACTCGATTAACTCTTCCACCAATCATATACGGTAACAGCATCATTTTATAAGACTCTAACAGCCTCTTAGCTGCTATCACTAATATGATATAGTTACGAATGTCTACGATCTTAGTAGATTGCGGATCGTTGAATTCCTTGGCAAAGAGATAGGTTACTAATGTCTTCTGCAAGCTGTTTACAATAAACTTGCCGTCTCTGCTCATTTCTTTTTTATAGAATTCGATCTCGCTTTCGTCGAATGGGCCATATTTGAGTTCAATCCTCTTCATAGTAGTCTTACAGTTAGTGATGGTTTGCATCATAATCGCTTCATTGATTTTTGCAGCATGAGCTTCGAATTTATCACACTCACTGTTATTATCTTCATCACGATTACTACTACTAAGAACTACAAATCCAAATTCATAAGGAACTTCAGTTACACGGAATTTAATGTCTCTATTTATTGCATTGTAGTTGAAGTGGATTATGTTCTTGTTATAGGTATACTTAGGAATGATTTGCATGATAATGTTCTCTACCGTTTCAACTGAGTGAGTAGTAGAGTTCCTTCCACGGATTATCTGCATATCCCACAATACACCATTATTATTCATATTCTTATTAACGTTGCTGGTAGTAGTCTCATAGATCTTACTCCCCAAGTCTACGTTATAGATCTTATTACAGATCTGGAATAGCAGGTCAAAGGCTTTTAGCAGTACATTCTTAATCTCTGCTTGAGGAATCTTCTTCTTAGTAATGAAGTGAGTTAGCAGAGGAATCATCATATTCTGCATTACTGATATCTTCAGCATAATCTTAGCATGGAAGTCATTGTATTCCAATACCGGACTCTTATTATTCTTATAATTAAGTTCCAGATTATACTGTTCTATATTCATCTTATCTAAACAGCAATTTAGATACTGACTAGTATAAGATGCATTCGGATTGATGAAGTTCTTCCAAAGGTCATGCAAGAACATATCCAAGTTATATCTTGGTTCACAATCAATAAAGTATTTGAGCTGGGCATATAGCCCTAATAACTGCTTCTGAGTATCATAGTACTTCTCGAAGTAGTTCATGTAGTTTGTGCAATGGTCTCTAAAACCTAAACTTACTTCCCCATCTTTAATCTTCGTATCGCTATTATAGCATCTCTTAGAAGTGACGTAGAAGTAGTCAATCATGTTGTTGGCTGCATCCTCATCACTCATATTATAGAACTTGTGAACTGGAGCTATTACGGCACCTCTTATATGAGAGAATATCCTATCTCCCGGCTCAGTAGGTTGCCACTGATCTATAGGAGGTTGAATAGTAGCAGGAATCCCCACCTGCTGTAGGCATTGTCCCTGGTTGTGGGTCGCAATCTGTTTACCGTTTTGATATATACCAGTACTTACTCTATATACTATAGGTATCAATTCGTTCTCTGGGTATAAAGAACGATTAAATACCATTCTAGGGCTATAGAAGCACTGATCGTTATAAGTCATTCTGTTCTCAGTTCCATTTGGCATTTATATTCCCTCTCTCTTTTGGCGTCTGCTCGCCAAGAAAATCCTTTGTGTTTATTCACTTACTTCTATCTCTTGAACATAGAAGCCCCCTAAAGGAGGAAACACTGCTGGAGATCCATATACAGGACCCTTGCTATCCTGCATATATGATTTCACATATTGTCGTTTCTCTTCTGCCCCCTTATACTTCTCGTTCAATTCAGCTACTACCCTTTCTGCCGTATCCTTGTTGGCATAGATCTTAATAATAGCTTGACTAGTAAGCCTTTTATATTTCATCTCCTCGAATACATAAGTCATAGTAGAAGATGAATAGAACAATAATGCTACCCCGTAAACTTTCATTTATAAATCACCTCTAATATACTATGATGCATCACAGTTCTTCACTGCGATTTAATCTCATTATTTACCTCTTCTTTCCAATGATTTTGGTAGTTTTAATAGTAGAGGCTAGTGAACGAGTTCTATTGATTTTTTTCACTTCATTAGTTCTTTTAATATAACTGGTTTGGTGATCAACGTAATGAGCTGCCTTATTCAGACCAGATAAGTTGTTCTCCTGTTTGGATACTCGTACATTACCTTTCTGATTCTTCAGCTTTTTAAAATTCTGAGCGTATAAATACTTCTTATCAGAATCCATTACGTATTGATTAACCCATTGCTTCATTTGGCTAATTGGGTGTGCTTCTAACCAATTCAGTTTATTAAACAATCCCTTATTTCTCATAAAAATATATGCGAAATAAATACTCTTAACATAACCTGCCAGTATATTTGGGTTGGTTTTAGTTGGAGGTTCTTTAAGAGCTTTAGGACTAATCTTATTCTTCAATTCAGGAATAATCATGCCTTTCTTATTGAAGGCATGTGCAAAAGTGAATGTGAAATTTGGATCATTAGAGAAGAATCTAACCTTATAGTTATCCAGCTTCGCAATGCTGTAATCTAGATTGTCTTCTCCAGTGAATTCAATCATCACGTCATAATATAATTTTGGTGTAGTCTCACTTGGCATCTGTATGTATATTACGTATCTTTTTGGCTCAGATTTCCACATTAAGTAGTTAATCTGTCCACCACACATCAGAATCATTTTATTGTATTTATCATTATAAACCGACTGAGCTACTTCCTTTTCGCCAACCATATGACTTCTAGACCCAGACGGATTATCGATATACTGTTTGAAAGTATACTTCTCGGCCATTGTTGTGACCTCCTCTTATAAAAGAGAGTAAACCCCCTAGGGTGACTAGTCCTAGGGGGTAGAAAATGTTGGACAACTCTATATAAATATGTTAGGTAGGTTTTTAAGATTGATTAATGTAGAACTCTCTTACAAACTGTTCTTGGTTTTCTCTAAACCATTCATCAGCTTCTAAATGAGAGAGATCTATTTTATAGAGTGGTTTGTGATAGCATCTTAATGCCTTCCTATACTTCTGAGGAAATACATCCCAATTGTAGCCATGAATAGCCACATTAGAGATCTGTTTAATTAAGTAGAGTCTAGCGTTCATCATTAACTGCCTTTCTAAGACCAGGGAACACGAACCGTTTTATAGTAACGATTTCTTCAATCTTGTGCTTAATCGATTGAATAAAGGTAATCAGTCTAGGATCGCATTTCAATGCCTTTCTTTTCTTTACTGAGAAGGAATCTAATATCTTCCTTCTATCAGAGATACGGCGTTTTCTTCTGTGTATCATGATTAGCTACCTCTACCAGATCTCTTGTTAGCCTGATGAGTAGCAGACTTGTCGATACTCTTTAGACTAGCGTTTCTAACTGATTTGTTTACTGCCTCTTTAACCAGTCCATTCATCATCATAGTATCAACATCAGAACCATGCTGTTTCCGATTTAGATTGTCAAACACGGCTTTCATATTGTACTTCTTTTTTATTCCGCCCATAATTCTCTTACCTCCTCTATAGAGATGAGATCTAATTTAGGAATCTCTTCCTCTTCATCTACCACTTCTTCTGTAGTGCCATCGGGACGGATTACAGTCTTGGCCTCCATATCCTTATAGATATTAAACTGAGGAGTAGGAAGCAGGAACTGATTGGTATTGAAGAGTACTGTGATGATACGGGAGATGCTATCAAGAATAGCAGGCTCACTCTTAATAGAGGTTAATACTGTACCATCATATTTTTCAGTGATGATATTGAGAGGGCCACAGTCCTCTTTCAGCATTTTATGAATAGCCTCTTTGGTTAACTCCTCATCCTCAAAGTAGGGTTCATACAGACGTTTGGTGATAGTCATATAAGCTGTAGCAACAAGGTTGTAGGTCAAGTTCAATACCTTGCAGTATTCAGCATCTTCATCAATTAATCTTCCCTTCTCGCATGAGTTGTAGAACGCATCCATGCTGGCACGTAAGCCTTCATAACTAGCACCATATCCAACACCGTCTTGAGCAGCAGATCTGCAGTTTAATACAGCGTCTTCTACAGCATCAGTCAAGCTACGTTTGTCACTGGTACCAATACCACCAACGTAGAGGTCAACCATATTGCCCTTAATGATATGGATACGTCTCTTCAGATTACCAATCTCTACTACTTCTTGATTAGTTTCCTGCAGCTTCTCCAACTGATCTTCCAAGTTGGATACATAGTTCTTGAAGTAATCAGTATACTCATAGTTTTCATCACGCATTTTAGACGGATTGAGAATCTTGGTCTGGAGTTTATCTACAATGATCTTCTCTGCAGAACCTGCAAAGGTACGGATATTCATTTCATTAGGAGCCAAACCCAATGCCTGATCTTTCTTGAAAGATTCAGGATCAATGTACTTCTTGATGAATTTACCACCACTCAGCTTACAGATATCAATCAGCTTATTAGGATCAGCAGCACCAGTCTGTACGATACAGAGACCATACCTCTGTTCTGGTTTTACGTTGTTATAACTAGCAATGATCTGATCCAGATAAGAGTTTGCATCACGGCTAAAGTGAGGAGCGAAGATGATAGTTGGGTAAGGCATAGTAACCTCACCTTTAGCAATCTTATCCTTGAGAGTACCATTCCGCTGAGCAGTTTGGAGTTTGATATTGGGCTCTTCAATCTCAGTATGAATAATGAGATGGAATATATCAATCATAGTAGGAGTATCTACAGGGCAATCAAATACGTAGATATGAGGTTGCTCAAGAGTACAAGTATGATCAGAACGGTTGATGAAGCATGGATCCAGATAACCATTATCATAGATCATGCCATCGAATCCTTTGATTACAGTCTCTTTAGCAGAGTTACCCTGTACATCAATGAATACACCCATACCATACTGCTTATAGATATCATAGATGACTTTGGCCATCTCTTCATTACCATCAAGAGAAGTGAGAGCAATGTCATAGATATCATCCAGAGTAGTCTTTCTGCCATTCTTTTCTACGGCTTCAGAGATTTCAGCAACTACATTCTTAAAGGCTTTGATAATCTTACGTTTCTTATAACCCATCTTTTGAAGAGTAACCAATCCTTCAAAGATGATATAAGAGAGCATAACTGCACTACTAGTACCGTCTCCCACCACTTTGAGAACCTGAGTGCAGATATCACGAATCTCTTCTTTGAGAATTGATTCGATAGGCATATCGCATTCAATATTCTTGTGGATAGTAAATCCATCCTTAGAATAGTTGCTTACTGCCATCGTTTTCCCATCACTACTCATTTTAGAATAAGCAGTATAGCCTCCAAGAGGGCCATACGTCATACCCACAGTATCTGAGAACAATTTCAGTGCTCTCAGCTGTGCTTCTCTTAATGGCTTTTCGGGGACTACGTTGTCGACGAGCTTCTTCATATACTAATACCTCCTATATTATCCCACTGGTTGTTGGTCGCTATACGGACTAATAAAGTTGAATATAGCCTTATTCATCCATCGAATAGCCAATGGGTTGATACCTGCTTTGGCATCCATCTTGAATCCTACATGATTCTTTGCCCAATCATATAAATAAACAACCTTTTTGTCGATATTCCATTTTCTACGTATTATATCTTCAATATCATAGATATATAGAACATCGTACTTAGATACATCCTCTACATTGATCTTAGTATTCCAAAGATTAGTAAAATCTTTGCTACGTTTAACTTCTAAATCATTTTCACAGTTTATAGTAATCCTATACTTACCATCTTTGGCTCCTAGATACATCACGTTAGCAATTTCAGTGGGAGGAGAGTACTCTAGTACCTTATTCCACTTATCTGCCTTAAGTTCTCCATAGATTGTATCAGCATGACCAGCATATTCATCTTTAAATAAATACGCTATAGGATTTTCCTCACTTCTATTTAGAGCCATATATCTAAAGTAATCGAAACTACTTTTACTGAGGAAATCATGATAGTAAGTTTGGTTTTTAGAACACAATCTCAAGTATAGGGCTGATCCTAATGCAGTATCATATATACAGTTGAAATCAACCAATATATTCTGATTATTATGCACTGCCATACTCTATCACCTTCTAAAAAAGAGATCCCCGTTAAGGGATCTCTTGTTTTATTAAGGGGCTGATTAATCAGCTCCCTCTACTAACTTTTTCAAAGCAGATGCATCATATGTTTGCTGAGACGGACCAGTAATAATACTCTGGTTAGTAGAACCAATAGCAGGACCGCTACCAAATGTAGTATCACCTACACCCATACCAGCATTACCACCAGCAAAGAATCCATTGCTTCTCTGCTGACGATGCAGATTACCGCTCAGGTCTACAGACATCTTAGCTGCGATCTTATCAAGATACGGATACACCTGACCGATTACACTGAATGCAGTTGCATTGGTCATTGCCAGATAGTATTGTTCCAACTGGGTAATGATGCTATCGAGCTCGATGTTCTGGAAATGGCTAGTGTCTTGTTTAAATGCCTTCGGGTTGTTGACATTGAATCCTACAATAGCACTAGTACCATCAATATTACATTCATAAGAATAGGAGAGTTCTACGTTACCCTCTTCACTTACACGACGAATGCTGATGACAGGACCACGTCCAGGATACCCAAACGTATCAGGTTTATCTACGGTGATAATAGCTTGGCTGGTTGCTACACCATAGTTATCATACTGATCAGGATCTTCTTTATAACCTTTAAGAATCTGAGCAAACTGATTTGCTTTCTGCGGAGTCAGCCAGATATTGACACCATTCTTATAGCCATAACGAGGAGCTTCATCAGTACCTGATTCAATAGCGGGAATGATACTAATACGAATAGTAGTCTTCCACATACTAAAAGTGATGCAAGTCTTATCAATCTTGCTCGTCGGGTTGTACAGTGCGATACCACTCACTGTAGGGGACCATGGTTCTTGTGCACCATAAAATGCCATAATGTTTACCTCCTAAACACTAAATAAAATAAAAAATATTCATGTACCTAGGTGTTAATTGATTATTCAAGTCTGATGACCAATCAGACTTGCAATACACACTAGAGTACATTTACGGCTATAGTGGTTTCTCCCACTACATTTATATAGTATATAGTTGAGAGTTATATTAGGATAAATTGAGGTAGACCGAAGTCTACCTCTTTTATTATTGATCTTTCTGGGCTTTGTATTTATTTAGCAGTGATTTGGATTTGGTATAAGACGTACCGCCCTTGGAGAGTTCTTTACGTCTCTTATCCATTTCCTTAAAGATACCAGTCCATTGTTTAAATACCTCTTTCTCATCAGGAGAGATATTCTCATCCATGTAGTCTTTCACATACATCATTGAAGTATTGATGCTATGGAGCAAATCAGGAAGAGCATCAGGCTCTGATTTATCCAGATTCTCTTGTTTCAGCATAAATCCTACCAAATCATTCTTTGAGATATCCAAGCAGTCTACTACATTAGTCTGAATAGGATATTTAGCATTACGCATCATATCCAACATATCGTCTTCATTGATAGTAGTATAGCCATATTCTTCTAATAGCATATCGTCATCAATTCGACTCAAACGTTTAACGAAGTTAGCCAGCTCCTGTTTTTCTATCTTACTGGGGGTAAGCTCTTGTAACCTCTCAAGAGTCTTGATAGCAGAGATACGATAACCAAGAACGTCTTTATATATACGCATAACCCAAGCTAGTGTGATATATTTATTAGTGATTTCCTTCTTGGTATTATAGCCAAGCTTATCAATTTTATCCATAGCAGATTTGATATCCCCTCTATAATCAGTCCAAGTGATGAAGTCAGCAAAGGTATCTTCGGCTTCCTTATATACACCGAGTTCGAAAATGCTAGTGCATTTTCTCAGACTATCCCTAAAAGCATAGGAGAGGATTTTCTGATAGTGAATAACGTCACTCAGTTTCAATACGTCATCATTGTCTATCAGATATTTATCCAAAGCATGTACTACCTCTTCAGCAGGTGCACTATTATTTGTAAGAGCTCCAATATCATGTACAATTAAAGCAGCAATCTGCTTATAGTTTAACCCCAAATAAGAACCAAACAGTTTACCATCTAATTCTAGTACATATTTATCTACCCTATACCGATTATCTTTAGTGATAATCTGTACTACCTTTTCTGGTTCGATCTCAGGCATAGCATATAACCCAAAGAATAACTTATCCTCATTTCTAGTGAAAATAACGTTATCACATTCTGTTTCTGGGAATAATTTATTTAATGCTGATTTGAGATCATCCAGATTGCGTTGTACTGCATTACGCATAATAGCAGATATAGCCAGTTCTACATCTTCATATGCATTCCTAGTTTTATTTTCAGAATTCATTAGTAGTCCTCCTTTATTTCAACAGCTTCGTAAGAAGTTCTTATTATTAAGTCGAGAGGATGTGATTCTAATGGAAAATAAGAACCATTATGTTATTGGCCCTAGGGCTTTGAATGACTACACGGCCAACCTACCAGAAAATGATCCTAGAAAGAAACAGAAGCCATGGTGGGAGAAAGAGAAGAAGGTGGCTAGTGTTGTAGTAGCATCTCCTATGGAGAGTAAAGTAAGACCTGAGAATTTCTAATTCATACACAAGAACGGAGTAGAGGTACCCATCCTCTACTCCAATTCCTTGTTTTAGTGTTTGAGAGAATACTAGTTAGTATCATCTTCTATTGTCGGAAAGGAACAACAGTAGTCGTATGATACATAGCATAGGCTTGCCAAAGCCATCCAAATATTAAGAGATTAATGAATTCGATCAGCGGATTTCCGTTCCAGCCCCAACCATTAGCTGTACCGCCGACTACTATACTGTTAGTACCTATGTAAAAACCTATTTTGATAAATAACTGTGTTCAGTAAAAATGCATATTTTCAATTGTATATTATCGAGGTGAATAAGAGGTTACTTAGATATAGATCTAGGTGTAAAATAGCTATGATCCTCTGTTTACTTATCCTATAGAAAGGGGTATGTGCCATGTCGACTCGTTTATTTAAGATCAGATCATTTATGGATGCAGATATCGTTTCTGATAGCACCCATATTTATGATCGTATGATCGAACGCAAAATGAATATCCGTGATTTCCTGTATCTCCTTGAATCCGCAGTAGATGACGTTCTTGATGAAGTCGATAGTGGCTTCGAAATTATGCTTCGTTCAAAGAGCATGAAAAAGAGCATCGTATTTGTAGCGGTATACAACGAGGAAAAGGACATCATTGATATTCAGATGATCACTTGCATCAATAAGTTTGCGGTAGTATCCGAAAAGGATGCTTATAAAACGCATGCTTATGATGTAGCTTGACAATTTAATATGGAGAAAGATAGGCAGTTAATTCTGCCTATCTTTTTTGCAATAGTTTTGTTATTCCGTTATATATTATTGTAGTGAGAAAGTCAATATTATAGGATATTGATTAGTGCATATACCTAGAAAGGGGTATTAGTATGAACAGTATTACGCTAAAATTAACAAAGGGTCAGATCGAGTTTCTCAAAACACACAAAGATGTTATGGAAGACGTGAGCAAATATCTCACAGTAGAAACCATCATTGACTTGGCATCTCAAATTCGCGATTTGGAAATGGATGATATCTCTGCATATCATAGTGGAGATATTGCGAATGTCGAGTTAGATGTCAAAATGGATACCAATGGGAATTGTTCTATTGGTATTGATAATGTTGATGTAAAGTAAGAGGAGGAAATGACCATGTTAGCAAATAAAGTATTTAGCCAGGACGTAAATACCGTAATCAAATTCATTAGCAATTTATCTCACGATGTTACTGAAAATAAATTATCATTCCAGTTTGAGATCAAAGCATTGAAAAATAGCGGTAAAAACGAGAAAGCCCATATACTTGAAAAACGCTGCGCTATGTTCTTAGAAGAAGCAAAGAAAGTAGAACAGGTATATGAGCATAACCTCGAGCAGGGCACCAAATTACATCGTTTATTAATTTCGAAGTATGGGTACAATGAAGCTACTAGTGAACTTAATAAAGAGCTGGAGCTTGATAACTTTAAAGATTATTTCATCAATAATTATTCTCTGTTCCGCAAAGCTGTAGGACTCACCCGCAAGCAGGTAGGAATCGAATTACATGTAACAGAAACGTATATCTATAGTATAGAACGAAATAATGATGAGAAATTCTTCAGCCTGTATTTCCTTGCAGTTTTGAAAAAGAGTAAATCTCTTGGGAATTTCGATATGCTCATTCTCAGCCATAGGGAAAAGGAGTTGTTCGAAAACATCGTGCTTACAAACAAAAACAAATATAATGTAAGAGAATCTCTCACTCCTCAAAAAGTTGCTATGCTTGAAAAAGAGGAATGTGTAGATTACGATGGTATTAAAATTCCCAAGTTTCTGATGAACGTGTTATTTAATTCTTAAGGAGGAAAATAAAATGAGAGAAAAATTGATTGCAGGGTTGATTAACAGCGCAGATTCTATTCTTGAAGTAGCAAAAACTGGCAATAAGTTGGCAATGCCAGTATACTATTTATTCAGTTTGGTCGGTATGGCAATATCTCTTCCAATAACTATATTGGTCACAATTCCGTTCATTAGTAATGCACATGTTAGATCATTGCTTATTAGATCTATCAATAATACTATAAGAATGGTAGGGATCTCCTTTGTCGGTATGTTTCTATCTCCATTATCGCCTACGTCTTTCATTATAGTAACGATTGAGTCATTAGAAGCTAGCCTAAATGGTTATGGCACTAGCTTAAAAATGTATGATCGTCCATACGATGAGAAGACCGTAAAAGAATATTTGGCAGCATAAGCATAACAAATCCCCCTCACTTGAGGGGGTTATTTTTTGTAAACTGCAATACGATTATATATTATACTAGTGAGTGATAATAAATTGAAATTTAAAGGAGGATAAACCTATGCCTATTTTTGATCAATTTTTAATGAGACTTATCAGTGAGCTTATTGATTACGGAAGAGCAAATAATAAGTTTGCTATTGTCAGAAAACTACTAGGAGTCTTTGTATTTTCAACAGCTCTTACATTGATGAGCACTATACTTCTTCCATTTTCTGTGTTACTGGGTAAAGATAGTTTGAGTAGTTGTTTTAAAAGCATATATGTATATGGTCGTCTACTTGGAGCTTCTCTGATAGGAATTCCAGTTACAATAATTAACCCTAAAGATGTGGTAATATCTGTAGTGACTTTGTTAGCAGATGTAATCAAACTGTTCTCTGGAAAGGACGTCAATTTCGGACCTTCTGATGATAAGGATGCTATGCTTAAAGTTATATTAAATACTGAACCTGGAGCTACTGTAGTATTTAATGTACCAAATCAACCTACGATTTCTATTGAAGATCAGATCAATGATGAATTGAGAAATAATACTTTGTTTAAAAGAAGGTTTGATACTAATGCACAATTATACGATGCGTATTGGCCCATGTATACTAATATGATGGAAGAATTAAAGAAGCTTCTCAAATCAAGCCCAAATGAATTTGATAGTTTAATGCATATTAAAGTAGATATGACTAATGAGTTCAATGCATTATCGGCAGAGATAATCAATTTACAATCTGATACTGATTTTGAGATAATGGATTCCAAGATCAGAAATTTTATGAACAAGTATAAATCATAATATGATTATATACTATAGTAATGTAGGAAGTATGACACTTGTGTTAACACAATGCATTCCTACATGTGTCTACATGGCATCGCTCATAGCGATGACCTCCAAAAAAGAAGAGCCTATATATCGCTGCTGTGGTTGATCGGTTCTTCTTTTTTTTCTAATTGACACAGTGAAATGGAGAGAGTCACTACGACTCTCTCCATCTCTATGGTTAGCCGTTCTATTGAACGGTGGCAATTGGAATCGATATTAGTAACCAGTGGTATCATTGCTCGGTGCCGGGTTAGACGGATCCGATACAGCATAATTAGGCTGGTGAGCCGACTTATTGTTGCCATAGACCGCATCTTTAAACTCGCCCGGAGCATTAGTCATCTGGTTCATTACGCTGACTGGAGTCTTCGGAATAGCATCGGAACCGAACTGAACGAACTGCTTAGTGGTTTCATCGAAGGTAATCTTATTAGCAGTGTAGTCGTTGAGAGCACGCGGACCGATCGGGCTGTCATTCTCAACTTCAGTCTTGAGACCAGTCGGGTTGAGGATCTGGATACGACCCTGAACAGGTTGATAGCTCAGGAACAGGAAGCGTTCGAATGCAGTTACTGCCGGCAGCTGGTAGTTATCCGTATCACGAATTTCGTTACCAACGTACAGCTGATAATCGAAGATCTTGTACATGATACGATTCGAGTTACGCGGATTCAGAATGATAATCAGGTTGTTATCGTTACGCAGCTTGTTGGAGCTGATGAACTGGTAAACACGATTATCGCTAGTCTTAACCGTCTTCTTATAGTCGAGCATTACAGGACCAATGTTGGACGGAGTTACATAGCTGTATTCCTTCGGCGTAATCTTGCGGATCAGTTCCGGACGTCCAAAGATGGAAACGGTTACGTTCTCATCATTGTATACCTGCAGCATGGTCGTTACAGCCGTGTCCAGGTAGTCCATGAACGTCTCATAACGCCAGGTTACATGAGAACCAAGGAAGTTATCCGGCGGTACGAAGTCGAACGTACCGGATACTTTGCTCGTGCGCGGCAGGTTCAGGAAGGAGCTGTCGAGATCTTCCAGAATCTTGTCGTCTTTATAGTTAACTAGCGTCAGTTTGATCATGCTCATCAGCTTGGTCAACTGATTTACGTTATACATAGCCTGAATGTCACGGGTTTCTTCCGGAGAGATCGTAACAGTGATGTGCGGTGCTTCCGGGATTTCGAAGTAATCCGTACGTGCGGACCATTTAACTTTCGGAGTCTCGTATGCAGCGCTGGAAACGTCAAGAGCAGCAGAGAGGATTACATGCGTAACCGTTGCACTCGTGCACTGGAAGGTGAACTTGTTGTTGTGCATGGAACCAGCGAACTGGAATTCTTCAGCACGTACACCACCAACACCATCAGTCGGAACAACCATATCAACACGTTTCTGGAACGTACGGTCATACTGACCAAATGCTGCTACGAAACGAATCGGTTCAATAGCAATAACTTTGCTCTGGAGAGAACCAGTAGCCTGATCATATACTTTGATATCAGTTACGTTACCCTGAGCATCCAGAACAGCATATTCTTCGCCTTTTACAGTCCAAACATTTTTGATGATCAGTTTGGTTACTTTAGAAGCACGAGATACGTTTGCCGTCGTGCGGTTTACAGCACCAAGCAGAGCCAATACGTCAGTAGTCTGATTTTCCGGCAGGGCAATAACAATGTCCTTACGCGGAACAGCACTCTCAACGATGCTCTTAATCTTGTTCTGTTCCAAGAACATATCGATCTGAGTACCGTCCGGAGCTACCAACGTACGGGTTTCCATGGTCAGCGTGAACTGCGGACCAGCTGCTACATCCTTCGGAATGGCACCTTTATCCATGACCGTAGTCATGAGCAGGTTCTTATGCATCGGGAAGGTAATACCAACAACAGGGTTGAAAGAAGACAGCGGAGCAGCTTCGCAAATACCTTGAACGTCATTTGCATACAGAGCTGCCAAGCCATCATAAGCTTCTTTCAAAGCCTGCGGATCACCCTTATACTTCGGATCTTCAACATCGAAACTGTTTTCCACAAAGAAGTTCTTCATCTGATTATTCAGATTGGACTTCATAAAGAATTTACGCGGTTCCTCAAAGAGATCAACGTGCTCGGTGAGACCAGCGCGAGAGATTCCAGTAAATGCCTCCGCGAGATCATGCAGTTCATTGCGTTCATAAGACTGGAGAACGTTCTGCATGGCCTGGTTTTGGCGAGAGCCTACTACTGCCATAATATATTTCCTCCTTTTTCTCCCGCGCTGGAGCAGACTAAAACTTGCAAGTCGTCAACGCGGCTTTTTTAACTTAGATTAATCTATAAAACCTATAGATGTACACACTATAGGGCTTACTAGACCATTACGTTTATGTTGCTCAAGTCAGATGCCAATTGCTAATTACTGCACGTCATAACCCCTATTAAATATAGGGAACTCCTCAGGTTCATGTTCAGGCTTGATCTTACTATTCATCTTGGCAATAGCTTGTTGTCTTTTTATTCGAGACTCGTATATATTGGTTACCAACCTAGTTATATAATTGAACCCATAAGTGAATCTCTGCAGCTCAGTCTTATTCTCCAGATATGTTCTAGCAGGATAAGCATTAACCAAACTATCTGTAATCATAGTCTTCAGATTAGTTAGCTTCTTGATAATGAAATCGATCATTGTGTCATCATAAGAGGTTCTACTAACCTTATTGATCTTAGTAAGAGTTTCAGTAACTGCCTTAAACAATTCCTGATACCTTTGCTTCAGTTCAGTATTCTTTAATAACATCTGTTCAGGCTTAAGATCAGAGAAGATAACTTCCTCGTCTTTCTCTATCTCAGTTTCTGGGGATTGTGTTGCTGGATCTTGCATTTGGTCCATCTGATCCATAGCCTGGTTAGGATCCATCTGTTGATTTGGATCTCCTTGAGCATTAGGATCACCAGCCATTTGTTGGTTGGGATCTACTCCAGGCTGCATTCCTGCATTTGGATCCATTGGTTGCTGGTTAGGATCTGGAGCTCCTCCCAACTCAGGTCCAGGTTGTCCACCAGTAAAATCAGGAGGTGGAGTTCCTGCTCCTAGATCTTGTTGTTGGGGTGGCATAACAGGAGCACCAGCTTGAGGAGGAGCAGCAGGCATAGGCTCCTCAGTCAATGGCTGTCCCAATAGGACTTTCTCAAATAAACTATACACTACTATCACTCCTATTAATCATTATCATTTCTAGCAAAGTTGGAGCTAGGCGTGAATCGTCCATTCGGATCTACATCGGTTTTCCATATAGATGGATTAGTGATTTCTGGAGTACCCTCTTTATCTTTGATCTCACCGATAGTTTTGTCTCTTACATTTTCCCATTCCGTTTCGAGGATATCTATATTTTTATCTAATTCATCTACATACGTTTGGAGGCGTCTTTTCTGATCTGCATCTTTAGTAGTATCTAATCGTCTCTCTACAGACCGTTTATGATCTCTCCATTCAGAGATAGAGGAACGAAGATATTCTTTATTAAGATGCTTACTAGTAAGATAGCTGGTTATAGCTGCTAATACTCCAGGAATTACTCCTAGAGCAAATCCGCCAACTGTAACACAAGCATAGAAAGCAATAGAAAGAGCATTGTGAGTACCATTAGCAATATCTTCTAATCTAGTAGTTACTAGTAGAGAATGTATAGCACTTTTAGCCATGCCAGCTGCATTAGCTGGTGCTAACTTGATTCTAGCTATGGCATCTTTAGCTTGGTCTAATAAACTAGCTTCTAGAAGAGCACTCTCACTTTTCTCAATATGAGAATAGTCGTCAAACTCTTTGATTAGTGTAAGTCTATCATCCTCATCATTAGAAGTAGTTAGTTTATTCTCATTCACTCTCTCTAGATAATCTATATAGTCGTATAAATAGTCTTCTTTAAAGAAGTAACTATTCTCCAATGCACCTTTAATCATATTAAGTGTTTCAGTAACACTATCATCTCCTCTATGTAAGAGAGTATAGTCTACTACGTTTCTCATAATAGATTCACTACTAAAGTTATCACCAAGAGTCTCACCAATACTATACAATGTATTCTCAGTCATAACAATGAATCTAGCTTCCTTAGAACCGAAGTTATATGAGTCAGTCATCTCACATAACCTATATACCATTTCTGTAGATCCCCAGTTGGTATAAGATTCCATGATAGATTTGGTTGTATCGAATCTCTTATCTAGATTACGATAATTCTTCAATACCCTATCAGAATTGGTTAACTCAATATACTTCTCCAAGATAGCTTGTTTACTATCCTCATTAATATTCATCATTTTGAGATATTTGTAGAGGGGCCTTATATTAGTGATCTCTTCTAGAATCTTATTGAATATTTTAGTAGACTCATTGACTTCCAATTCTCTCTCATGGTTCTTATCGATATATTCCAATAGAGTAGCAGCTTTCGTTAGATTGCTTATCTCATCTACTGAATACATGTCCCAATTGATCATAGACTCTTTCAGATTCTGATAGTTATAAATAGTTTGCCAAGACTCAAATAGAGGATAAGCCATCCTTCTATTTCTAGCAATCCTATAATTTTTAAGAGAGGATTCTCTTATCTTAACCTTATTCATTGTTGATCTAGGAGTATATCTCATTCTATACTTTTTCATATACTAAGGCCTCCTAAAATTCTGGTTTGGTGAGTTTATCCTTATCATCAGCTAATACCAGGGTTAGATTGTATAATGATTGGATACACTCCTTAGAGGTAAACATCAAGTTTTGTCCATCCAAACCGATAAAGTATTTCTTAGAGTTGATAGTATTAAATATCTCGTCATTAGCTTCAATAGAATACAGAACCTTAGAAGATACTGTGTCACCATCGAAGTCACCACCGATTGAATCAAGACGCACGTTGTTCGGTAATGCTACATCCATAAAAATATTAGACGTATTCTTATTTACCATCTCTGGATCAATCTTTGGATAATCTGGATAGAAGGTATTATTAACCACCATAGGAACTGTGTTAATAGTAGAGAGAACCTTTATTTTAGCAGGATACTGGTTCCAATAAGTATCTATTGGGAAACGTGTTATCAGCGTACTCTTATCTTTAGCTATTTCTTTAGCAGCCATAAAGATTAGATCACACCAAGTAAGTGGTCTTTCACTGATAGGAAGGTTAACTCCTTCTTCAGGAATACCGCCATTCTTAGTAAGAGTCTCTGCTACTTTCTCATCAGGAACGTTGAAACCCTTAAACATTAAGTAGCTCTTCTTACCTTTAATATCTTCTTCCTCAACTATTGGAGCTTCGATAGCCATGAATCTATTACTAACACCATGCATGAATCTATCTAGTTCTTCTTTGATCCGTTCATCAGAATACTGGTCTCTCCAGTCTCTAATATGAACTCGTCTAGTAGTTTTAGCTTTAGGATCCCAAGCAAGAATTTCTCCTTCATCGCTTAAGTTATTGGCGAACCATTGTCTTATATGGAATATCATATAAGGGAAGAAGTTGGCACATAGAGCAGCTAGAGGTAACCCAATATGGTCTAAGTCAATCTCTAGATCTTCTAACTTTTCTTTTCTTAAGTCTTGTGTACAGATAACCAAACGTGCACCCCAGTCGAATGAACGTCTCATACCAGCACGTCTAATAAGACCTAGCTTTCTAGACAAACCAGATGCTTGACTCTCTATACCAGTTTGAGGGTCTCTACCAAAAACAATGAAGTCATATACCTTAACTAGACTATCTTGAATACGTCCTCTTAATGAGCCATTCAATGATAACCCATAGTCATCGGATTCTTTCAATGCTTTACAATCTCGAATAATAGAATTATAGATCTTATTAATAACACCTACACCTATATTCTTACCAGAAACGTCTGTATCAACGTCTCGATACCCTGCAGGCAATACTACGAAATCATCTATAAATAGCTTATCCCTATATTTGGTTAAGAAGTCTATTCTGATATTGCGTTTACTACTAGCAGTCTTCTTGAAATCAATCGTCTTAATCAACTTCTTAAGAAAAGGTAATCCAGTCTCACCATTAGGATCAGGCTTCAGTTTACCAGTTTCTTTATCTAAAACAAACGTATCCATCTCATAAGCACACAGCTTAACGTTACTATCTAACTTATTCCATATCTTATATGCCAGAGGATGCATAAATGTATTCCCAGCTAGATGAATATATGCGAAAATGGTCGTTCTGTCTTCTTTAGAGACACCAAAGATTTCGTTAGATAATAACCCTTTACTTGTCGGAAGGTTAGTTCTAGCGAAAAACATTGGGTCATTTACCTCTTCTAATTCATTTACTTTAATAAAGTTATTGACGTCAAGAGGCTCTAACTCCAAGTGTTTAGTCATACTCTGACCTCCTTATTAGCCACATTAGTTGAATGTCGCAGCTATGAAATTCCCATGCCTCCAAAGAGACATGGGAATCATATTATACTTCATTCATATGAAAGGTCAACACGTTGCGGTTCCTAGAAACATTCAACTCATAAAGAGGTTTATATGCCCCAGGAACAATCATCTTATCTAGATTCTGTTCAGCACTCTCAGCTATAGCTTCTGTACGTAAAGTAACATTGAATTTAGGATTAGTGTCCTCATCAATGATTTTAACGTTCAGTATATCATCATCAGGGAAGGTACCATTTAGTACGTTATACATAGTTACCTGTTCAGAGAAGTGCTTGGGTGGATACGCAACGTTTTCTTCACGAGATAGCTTCTCATTAAAAAACTGTAAGAGATTCATTGTATCCGCCTCGCTCACTTATAGATCTCCCAATACGTCTAGCAAATTGGGGTTTTTGTTTTCAGCATCCTTTTTCCTCTTGTTCTCTTTCATAGCTCTAACCCATAGATAGTGGAATAATCCATAATCCATGTTTATTAGTTCTTGAATAGAGGTTCTACCCTTATTGTAGTCTGCTATTAGAGCAGCGCGGGAGTAGAGGCTGCTTCGATCGACAAGCGAGCTCGCATAAAAAGCGCACCAATAGGATCAGTAGCATACTGAGGAATATCAGATTTGCAAATCGGGCACTTGGTTGCAGGAATATAGTAGGATACATCGTCCTGATTCATATTCTTCAGTACTTTCAGATATTCGCCATAGATCTTGGATCTCTGGTCGATATTGAACTGAACCATGATCTTCATGATACCTTGTACCTTACGAATAGTGGTCTTTTCAATATCATCCTTAATAGCACCAAAGTCAATCTTGTGAGTAGTATTATTACGACGATCGATTACATGAACACTATCAATCATCGGCAAGAATCCTACTACGCTACTATACTTCTTCTTGAATTCCTTAGTCAGACTAGCCGGTTCGAAGTTCATGCTATAGATAGACGGTACAGCGAAGCTGATAGCAAAGTATTCATTGATAGGTACTGGAGGAGTCTTATACAAACCGCTCAGTACTGACTCGCCCCGTTTAATCTTCTCGAATCTTTCTTTAGTCTTATCATTCGGGAAGGAAATCATATCCATGATATTCTTCTTCTCGAGGAACAGACGGGAGCAACCCTTCTTTGGGCACTGATAAGACAGATAGTTATTAGACTCAAACTGAGCTACATACTGAGAGAAGATTAGGTTATTAAAATCGGCTGAGGAGATGCTCTTCAACCAAGCATAGAACGAGGGACGACCACGACCTACATTATGGCTATATAGAGCACGGAAGATACTCATCAGCTGTTCTATAGTCGGTTCAGGATTCGGGTTATCCTCACTACCTACAAATCCTTCCTGAATATCATCAATGAACTGAGTCAATTCTTGACCAGAGAATGCAGTAGTGATTACAGGAACACCAGTATGCATAAGAGGCCAAGTTATATGCAACGGTTGAGGAGTCTTTTCCTTCTTCTGTTGCATAAACATCTTGAGAGCAGTATTCAGATTAACTGCAGTAGATTGCTGCAAATCATTGAGATCTTCCTCTTCTTCGATATTCAATAACTTGGCAGCATCTTTCAGATAATTAACTCGCATCTTGTCATAAGCATCGCTAGTCATACCATATGCTTCTACAAACGGATCAGTATCTTCTTTGATCTCTTCGTTGATATCATCCATGATCTCGTCAGTCATACTGAGACCCGGATCAAGCATATCATTCATAATCTCAGAGCTGGTTACTTCTACATTTGGAGTTGTATCTTCTTCGAGATCTTCCATATCCTTATTTATTTCATCATAAACAGTTTCTTCAGGATTGGATAATACAGAAGCCTCTTCCTTCTCTTTGCTTATCTCTTCACTAGTAGCTACACGCATGACTGCATCTTCAGACCCAGTTCCTAATACAAACTGCTCTTCACTACCTTCATCACTCTGATTATCAGTCATATTATCTACAGTCTTTGTAGCTTCAGCAGAACTCATACGATTCTTACGAATAGATTCCTGTGCCAAACCGAACGACTTATCGGTAATGCCAATAGAATCATCATTGGCTACTTTATATAGAATATATCCCTTACGCTCATAATCAGAAATACCATCGAAGGTAGGATCTGTTTCCATAGCATCTTCATAGAATTTGATCTTATTAGCAAGCTGCTTGCTTACTTTAGATCTCTTCATAAGAGAAGCATACCGATCTTCTACGTATTTCTGTTTAGCCTCATCAATACGACCACCAGGAGCCATCAGCTCATTCTTCTCTCGTTCAATACCCTTATCAGCCAGAGCATTTAGATCATTCAACATTTTTTGAGGACCAGTTATCTGATTCTTGGAGCTAGTTACAGGATTTTTGGCTATCTTATTGATATCAGTAATTACATTATAACGTTTCTCGTCATCATCATCTTCGACTGGCTTACCCTGTTTAGGACGAGGAACCCTCCTACTCTTCTTCGGTTTATCCTCGACCTCCTCTTTGATATCAACTTTCTTAACGGTAATCTCAGTACCACCATCAGTAATCAATTTATGTTCCTCATTCTTCTTAGCTGCTTCTGCTGGTGTTACTTCGTCTTCAAGACCCAAGTCTGCAAGACTCATAGTAGTTTCTTTTTTGTCATTTTCTTTTGCCATTGCGAACTCTCCTCCCATAAGCACGTTTACTAAACGCTCTGCCTTTACCTAGTTTCTTCTCTCGGAATTCAGCTCTATGCTTAGCTCCTTCGAGACCCTTATCCAATAGATCCCCCATAGCTCCTTCATCTAGCTTATGGTTATGGAACATCGTACCTCGATCACCACTAGTACGAACAGAATTGGTATTAAAACCAGGAGCAGATTTGCTTTTGATCATAGTCTTACTATTCTCTTCTCTTTGTTTAAGAGAATCTACTGATTCATTTAGCATATGGATAGTAGGATTAAAGGTCTTCCTATTTACCATTTGCATTTTAGAATCATTGTCCTTAAGTTTAACCGTGAAGTAGGTTACTCCTCTTTTCTCAAACTCCCTGAACATGAGTACTATATTTTCATACTCATCTTCTGGTAGTTTATATATTACTTTATTTGACCCATCCTCTTCCCACTCTTTAGCCGTGCACTGTCTTACTTGCTTCCTCCAGTCTCCATTCTTTATATAGAAAACTGGGTCATTGTCTTTGAGAGAAAACACTATAAATCCTCCAATCCTACTAATTTATTTTCGTCTACATTATAAAGTATACGATAAGTAATCTGATCAATTTGTATATCTATCACGATGTAATGGACTAGCTGTCTTTCCTCGTGATACGCTATTACACTGACCAGATTAAAATCAGGAAGATATGTATGTATTTGATCGTCTAGCTCTTGGCTTAGCTGGTATAGCTCCTCCTCAAATGAAAACCTGTATCTTCCTTTTATATCAATACCCAGCTCCGGGTGGTCGGCATAAGTTCCCGGAACAATGAGTATTAATCTCGCAATCATAAGAATAGCCGAGTTCCACTCATTAGGTTTGATGATACTCATATCAATCATTCTAGGTTGCTGTAAGTCATCTAATCCTAATAAGTGGTCTCGTATATTCTCACCACTATATAGATTATTATTAGTAGTAGGCATAGTAGTTTCACCTTCTTTCTACTTATGGGTTTGTATTTTAATTCAATTTTTAAAGCATTTTTCACAATTTAATAAATTAATAATATAAGGGAGGAATTTCTATGGCAATGGGTTTAGCTAGTATGAATCCAATTCCTGGAGCTACAAAACAACAACCAATTCATGGTGTGCTGTTAATCAGACCAGAAGATGAAGATAAACCGAAGTATGGGGTTACTGGTGACTTCAATTCTTCTAAATATATAGCCCTCGATTCTCGCAATAAACCACAGATTAGGGATATTAAAGAGTTGGATGAATGTAATGTGGAGGTATTTATAATTAAGGATCCTACTGCTGATTCTATTTTTAACGCTTTGGTAGAACGGGCTCAAGATATAACCTCTGAACCTCTTCCTGGTAATCTATATGAGGTATTTACTAATCATACAGAATACACTGAAGACCAGTATAAGTACGATACTCTTCTAGAAAAGGTCTATATGGATAAGACTGAAAAGACTTTTGAGGGTATTCAGAAAGAGGTAGATTCTATTAAACAGCATGATAGGACTATGACTAGCCATAAGCTTAATCTAGATCCTATAGTTACAGATAAGGGAGATTTAGATGGAGAAGGATTATGCTTCCCTATATTGGCCTCTGCTGATATAGCTCGTCTAGATAAAGAGTATGAATCTATCATAAACGGGGAGGATGATTCCATTGGCTAAAGTAGCTACAGATCATCTTACAGAGATGAATAATAAAGACAAGTATAAAGAGGATGAGATTGAAAGATTCGAATCAATGTATCCTGGTATTAAGATAATAAGAGACTATTATGAGACTGAAAAAGAATTAGAGAGTGACTGGAACGATTTCTGGGAATCTCCATATAGTATCCGAGTATTAGCAAATGATAGATCTATAGTTCTATTCGGTATGAGGAATGAAGAACAATATAAGATTCAAAAGAATAAGTTCTTGCTTAAGGATATAGACAATCATACTTATGCTGAATATGTTCCTGCTAATGAATCTGCTGAACCTGATCGCAGCAATGCAGCTAGAGATTATATGAATAATGGCGGATACCCTCTAGTTACTACTGACTGTGAAGATATGAAAGAGCTTAATAAGCAATGGAGACGTTATCTTGAACAAGGAGAGGATAAAAAGGCTAAGTCTAATTCACAAAGTATTTCCTTCTTTGGTTGTCCTGTAGAAGAGGTATACCAAAAGGCTATTAAGAAGTTCTTGATTCAAGATATCAAAGATAGTGATAACGAGATAGATGATTCTATTATTGGAGAAAGAACTGTGGCATTCTCAGATAAACTGGAGAAATTAGTTATATCTGAAAGGGCTAATGATATTAATGGAGTTGAGTCGTGCTTCCTAGAATACCAAGATAGATATCCAATAGGAAATGGATATGAGAATATGACCCCTTGGGAAGTTCTTGATATATTTGGTAGATCGGTATGTGAGAATAGTGAATTATTCAATAATCTATACGCTAAGTTCTTGGGAATTAAGCCCACCCGCTTACTTGGGGAGCATGTAGTTACTCTATTACTAGATGAGAATTGCGATCCTGATAAACTGTTAGAGTGTGGATTCAATCCTCATATGAATATCAGAGCTGATAGGGTGAATAGTATTATAAAAGAAAACATGAATTATCAGTTCATCAATCTATCTGAAACTGAAGATAGTAGTCTAGATGATCTCAATACCGGTATTGCAGTAATGGTAATCAATGAGTTAGATAAAGACAATAGAGAAGCTACTAGGGATCTCCCTAAGGTGCTAGTAACTACATCTTTTGATTCTCCAATATGGCATGGATTAAATTATGGTAACTTATACTATACCCTCAATGTAGTAGATCACATAGCTAAATTCAATAAACCATCAGTATCAGTATTCTTTTTACCAGTATCTATAGATAACCTTCCTCCCAAACTCACAATGTTTTCAGATAATGAAATAGAGAGGGTAACTTCGGCTCTTAATAGAGGATGCCCAGATATAGCGAATAAACATCTATTCGTAGCCAACCTTTTGAACTCTATTCTTTACTCACCAGAGAATGATAATGACATAACTCTTACTCTCAATAGACATTTTGATGGTTCTAAAGATACAGTGGTTCAAGTATTAGATCATGTAGGAAATAAAATATCCTATAAGAGAATACGTCAAGCACTTAATAAGATTAATCTTGTTAAGGAATGTGTAGACAAGACACCTTCTATAAGTCAGTATTTTGTTGAGGGTATGAGCTATCCTACTTATCCTTCTGAGATTCTCAGTATTAGTGAGTCTGAGGATAAGACTACATGGAGACAGTTCAGAGAGCTATTTGGGGAAGATTAACAAAAAGCAAATGAATGATATATTATAGTAATGGTGAGTAGACAAAAGTCTACTCACCTAGTTTTATACCAATATGGATTAAAACCATTTTTGTCTATATACTATAGTAATGGAGGTGAGAAAATGGAAGTACCAAGAGTTAAGAGATATGGAAAGAGGTTCTATTTATCTGATACTAGATTAGAGCTACCAAAGAAGATTAGACAATGGTCTAAGCACGAGTTCATTAAATCAAATAGTAGAAGAACTTCTAAAGCCTTGATAAATATCACTGAAGAGGAGTTACAGAACTATATAGCAATAGCTCCAATATTTCAGGCATCTTTAATTACTATGCCAGATACATATATAGATAATGCGTTCAAGATACTATTTGAACCATATAGGACTGGGGTGACTGATAATATCTTATTTGAACATGGAGTAGCTTTGAATGTATATAAAGCAGCGGTTCATGGTATTGATGATTTATGTATCAATACATATAGTTACCCAACGAATGTGGATTCAGAAGAGCTAAATGCGATATATAATCAAAATGGAGAACAATCTAATATATTGTACTTCTATTATGATGATTTGGCCCATGGGGTAATTAGTGCTATAAATATGGATAATGGATTTAGTCTAATAGACCATGTCTATAACACTATGTTTACCGATAATCAGAGAAAGAGGATTTCTATAACAGATGCTATAGATAATACACTTCATTGTGTAGATACAGCTATGAATATGATCATGGGTACACATACAATGGATAAATCAGATATAGATAATCTGATTAGCATAGTAACTCACAAGAGAATAGAAACTAAATCACAAGAGAACTCTTTAGATAATCTACTAAGATTCTCAAATAAGATACCTACTTATGTGATTGATCCGATGGTCATAAATACTCTGTTTGTACTAGAGTATAATGATAAAATAGATCTAGACCAATTAAAAAATGATAATAGGTTGTACACAATAGTGATAGTTAGAGTGAGAGAAAGTTTAGAGGGTAATGCGTATGTCGTTATGTATAGAGAATCACCCATTGAACTTAGACAAGAATCCAATACTGGATTTAGTAAAGAAGAACTATCCAAACTACTTAGGTAGTAACCCAATAGGGTTTACTATATATGCCGTGGGGTATCAAAAGAGCTCAATACCCCTTGTTAATTTCTATCTAGATAGAGGAGGAAATCTCTATGTCATTGATCAATGAAGGACTCAACCGTCCGGCAAACTTCGAAGGTTCTATTGGTGCTAGCCAAGAGGAGCGCCACAAACTGAACCAGAAAGAACGTAAAGATTTCGAGGAAAGTCGTCTTAAGTTCGAAATCGAACCGCAAGAGTTCCCCGATCTTGTTCGTGCTATGCACACTGACACTCAGCAGCTCAGCATCACTATTAACGCACTCATGCGTGCGATCTTCGCTGATTACTATGGTTGCAAAATTGAGATCACGAATAACCGTGCTCTTTTGGCCAGCATATATTTCTCCGAAGAGCCGTCTCACAAGAATACTGGCAAGTATAACGGCATTGAGCGTATTGTCAACAAGTCCACACTGAACAATGCTGAAGGCCGTATTGAAGCTCTCAATCAGTTCAGTGCTTTTGGCCGTCGCAATGTTTATAAGATCACCAAGGAAGCTGATCAGCTCCTCCGTGATGTGATTCCGAATCAGTTCATCAACAAGGAAACTCTGAAAGTTGATTGGTCTAAAGTTACAAACGAAGGGTCTGTACAGAGCAATGGTATTTATCAGTGCCGCATCTATGTGCAGGTAATGATTGATATCAATAAAGTTCTGAAGATCCTCTTCGGTGCTGGTGATGAGAACTATGAAGCTCAGTATGCAGTTCAGGTAGGTGCTCCGATCAATCCGTCCATGACTTCCATGGGTGAATTTAGGTCTGATAAATGGCACCTGCTGTTGTTCCGTAGCAATTCTTCTGCTGTTCGTCAGCTTGCTAGCGATCTCGGCTACAACTTCGGTTCCAGTGCAGATCTTGGTATCGTGACTGAGTGATAGAATAGCATCAGAGATGCTATAGGAGAGACAGGAGGTTTCTATACCTCCTGTCTTTTTTATTATATTGATATATAATTGGAGGAATTTCTCATGGCTTTCAAGAACGATGGTCCTATTTCCTTTGAACTAAAAGAGAACGGAATAAATGAACTCATTGACGAACGAAATAATACTGTAATGATGCTGAGAGAAGTATCTTGGAATGGTCGAGATGCTCATCTAGAACTTCGTAAATGGGTAGTAGCTGAGGATGGTGAACGTCCCAATAAAGGAGCAGTCTTTATGACTGAAGAGGGCCCAAACAATCTGGTCAATATTATGACTAAGCATGGCTTTGGTGATACTAAAACCATTCTTGGTAATATCAAAGATCGGCCTGACTTTGAGACCTCTTTGGTAGAAACTATCGGTATGCAAAAAGTAATCCAGACTAAGAATACTGAGGTAGAAATCTCTGAAGATGACTACTTCGATCCTCGTAGCATCACGACTATGGCATAAATAAATTGATAATCTTGACTGCACTGTAAAAGTGCAGTCAATTATTTTTTCTATAAATGGAGGTATTAGTATGATTACTACTACAACTGATGATGAACTCCAAGGAGACAATCAAAATACACGACTAGAATCGTTTAGTATGTGTAAACATGCTAGCGAGAATGAGAAGAGTAGATATGCATATGTTGAGCATAGATGCAGATTTGCTGATTGTTATAATCGCTGTACTAGAGACACATGTGTATTTGATAAGGACGAATCTCCTGATGTATGTAATAAGCATTGGGTAAAATGTATTTTTTGTCAAGATTTATTTTCTATAGATCCGAAGCAGATGAATGTGCCAATTTGTGATAGATGTATTTCGATCATTGCACAACACCTGCATCTACCAGCAACCTGCGCTAAATGTGGCGCTAGCATAGGAGAATATACTAGTATGCCATTCACTAGATTATGTGAAGATTGTATTTCTAAATATCTCTTTAACGATACGTGTTGGCACTGGGAGCTGCATCATGAAGTAAGTACAACTCCTCTTGATCTTCCATAATAATTATATACTATAATAGTGAGGAGGTGAATGATATGGCAGAATATCAGAAATTACAGCCAGACGATATGATAGAAACGCTAAACTATCATAGAAGTGAAGCCAATGTATATAGTAGATTCATTAAGTATGAGAAGTTGGATACTCTCTTATTTCCAATAATTGCTGGTCACAAAGAGGTTAATATCTATATTGATCTTACTCAGATGCTGGCTATACTCTATAGGTTTGAGGATATAGCAAACCCTTTAGGTGTACTTGCATCTAATCTCAATATGCCTCTGCATTATAGATCATATTGTAATCGTAAGAAAATCAAATCCAATATATTCTTAATATATTCATCCAATAATAGTGTTAATAATTATAGATTCATTGCTTCGTATGATCATAAGCATAAGATGCAAAAGGAGAGTAATTCTAACGTCCATTCTGTTATAGAGAACAATATTAATCTATTATCTACTGTAGTACAGTACATGCCAGGTATATATCTCAGACTAGGAACTGTAGAACCAACAGTAATGATAGCAGATTTGGTTGATAAGTTCACTAGGCAAGGGATGAATGTACCTCATGTAGTTATTACTTCTACCGATTATGCTTTTCAGTTACCATCTATAATGGGAAATGTATTGCTTCTCTACAAAGCATCTGAGATGCTAGATAAGAAGTTAGTAGATGCATCATTCTCGGTAGCTCATTCAAATGCTCTCTATGCATATATACAGAAAACAAAAAATAAACAGCTAGAGGGATTGTATAGAGATACACCATTAAATCAAACATGGGTTTCACCATTTATGGTACTGGCTGGATTAGCTTGTAGAAATGTAAAGGCTTTATGCAGTTATAAAGAGGCTATATCAGTACTAAAATATATCGAAGATAATTATAGTGTAATATCACCAGATTCTTTGTATAATGCTTTAGTAGATACAGCAAAGAAACCAGTAATATTCCAAAGAGAAGAATTACATAGTCGTTTCTGTGCTATAGACCTAGACTATCAACTGAAGTTATATAGAGAAATGCCAGAGAGTTTGGAGTTCTCATTCTTAACAGATTTGAATAATCCTCAAGCTCTCAATGATATTATGAATCAATACTTCCATCGAAGTAATCAGGTAGATATATGGAAATTATAAGGGATTATTTCTATGATCCCTTTTATTTTTTACAATATATAACATAATAGTGAGGATGAAATTTGACTTTCTGCTAGGAGAGGGCGAATACTCATACCTCACTAACCATCATAACGTCAAATATTTCCAACCTGAGTCCCTAGGCCAGCAATGGCCTAGGGCTCTTGGTGCGTGATTTTATTTTTCAATCATCAAGAATACAACCATGGCTATTACTAATAACCAAAAGCTTTTCCCCATCTAAGTTCACCTCTATTTATTTTTTATTTGCAGATTGAGGATCGGGCTTATTAGTAGCAGTTGCTTTCTCTGTTTCATTATTAGCCTCGCTTCCCTGTACTGCTTTAACAAAGGTCAGTTTAGTATCAGCAGAGAAGAGATCGTCTTCTCTAGCAAATATAACTACCTTTTCTTTTAATAAGAAGTCTCCGTCTGTATGATTATAGCCAACGAAGTTATTTATATGATATCTCTTATTGGGAGTGAATGCACTCACGTCTAATCCTTCTTTATGGAATATCAATTCATTCTTATTAATTTCCATCTCGGACTTGATATTCTTTAATTGGTTAGGATTATCATTCCTTACCTTGAGTAGTTTAGTTCCTACTGCTTTCTTATTAGGATCAGTACCAATATTGAGATCAAAAGAGATATTGTTTAGACCTAGTTTAGATATCCCACTCAGATCAAACTTCTCTATATTCTTAGAAAGATTCTTCAGATCAGCTACCTTTACTATACCTCCAACGCAGTTAGAAAGTAGTGTTTTCTGCAAACCAGGAAGACCTCCATTAATAGCATTAGTAACTGCTGTTATCTTAGTTAGATTAGACGATAGAACAGTAGTAGCTTTGCCAACATACTTAGTTAGAGAATCATTAATACCATTACTCATAAAGGTATTAAGACTCTTTGCTCCAAATATTCTAGCAGCCTCTTGAGATATTATTTTACCCTTCAGATTAATATTCTGGGACATGCTAAACATTCCTATCGCCTTTTGGAAACTATCTGAGAATCCTTTTAATAAAGACTGAGAAGCAGATGCTGTTACGTGAGCACCAATTCCTATATTTCCGAACTTAGTAGTTTCAGATTGCATACCACCAAAGCATCCACTTAGTTTAGTAAGTTCTGCTATAGATTCTGAAGCTGAAGAAGATGCTAGGTCTGGATCTGGGCCTTGAGTCTGTCTTAATAATGCGATTATAGGATCTATTGTACTCTTCATTGACCCTAATGTATTAGGAAGAGAAGAGAATGATCCCATGAATGGTGTTACAGTACTTGCCATTGCTTTTATAGCAGCCGCTGTACCAGTATTCATACTTCTAATAGAATTATCCATTAGTTTGGTCACATCTTGAAGATTAATATAGGTTACTGCCCTAATATTATTATCCAGAAAATCAGAGTTATAATATTGATTATTAGTTTGACCTATTACATCACCAAAGCACCCTTGTACCTGATTCTGTAGATTCTTGCTGTCTTGACAACTAATGAACTTATTATTCATATTAGTTTTCAAGATACTCTTAGCCATATCATCCATAAAAGGTATAGTGGTAGTTTTTCCAGTGATAGGATCTCTTTTAGTTATTTCTTTAGGAATATTCTCTATAGCAGTCATTGTATCAGACTTTACTGTAGTATCTAAATCTCTAGTAACCCTCATATTAGATATAACTGAATGGTCCATATGATGCATAGATTCACATAGCTTAGTAGCCATACCAATAGCTTCTTGAGACTTAGACTTCACATTAGTTAGGAACGAATCCATACTCTTCTTAAATGCATCTTTGATATTCTTAAATGTATCTTCTAATAATTTAGAATTATCTAGAGATGGATTCAGTATAGCCGCTATAGAATCGAATATCTTATTGGTAGTATTATCCATTGTGAACGTAGATGATGTACCAATAACGTCAATTATATACGAAGTGGTCCAACCATCTACCTGCATACCTATCTGTACATTCTTAGGATCTGATGTACTATGGACGTTGATGATAACATCATCCCATCTATCTATTTTACAAGGAACCCCTTTGCCATTCTTAGACAGTAGATATGTTATTCTAGGCTCCTCAAAAAACAAAATATATCTAGTATTATAGAAGGTACTCAGATTATTCAAATACTCCATAAGAGAAAAGGTAGTGTCCATTGGAGGTAGAATTAGCTGTTTGAAATACTTATTGTGATGAAATGGTTCTATTAACAAATGCAAACCTTTCTGATCACAATAGTTCAGTACCAGATCTTGCATATAGCTATCTATGATATTAATATTTTCTACTATCTTCATAGCATCCAAACACTCAGATGGAACCAACCCAATATAAGTGCTTCTGAATAAAGATTCATCTGGTTTAGAACTAAACTTATCCTTAACATAGTCTAGTGCATCATTATAGTTAAGGTCACTGGATACTATTACAGACATATCACTATCAATAATAACCTCAGGAGTACCATGTGACTTATCTTCCTTATTACTCATTTCTACAGAAGCTACAGTTATATGTATTCTAAGACTATCAGCATTAGTAATAACGTAGTCAAACAACCGTTTATCTATTTCTAATCTAGCCAGATAAGTAGGGAATAATCTATCAAAATATCTCCATACGCCAATAAAGTTAGTAAAATTTTCAGGATGCAAATATACCGTTTGACCATCCTTTTCAAATTTACCGTTAATTTGATACTTATAGTTCCATGATGGCATTAGGTACCAACTCCTTCCGTATTCAATTATGAAAGTGTTGATGAGAGTATAAAATAAGAAGAGGGGTAGGCCTTAATGACCTACCCCTACTATTATTCTCTATATGCAACAAACGGATTTATTCTCAAAGCATGCCAAAATCCTATTGGGTATCTCTCATATGGGTATTTTGGATTTAACTCTCCATTAGGAAGTACTAGTTTCTCTACTTCTATAGGATGATATACATGATATTTTCTCTCTAATTCTTCTCTATATTTTACTGCTTCTTCCAATTTTTTAAATGTTTTTGAATAAAACTTACCTTTATAGGTTATAGCGGCCAGATAATTTCCATGAGCATTATAATACACTCCTAATGGCAAGTCATTACTTTTAGTTATACGAGTACTGCAATTCATAGGATTTTCTGATTTTGGTATTACTCTAAGATTATTATATCTCGCATCAAAAGTATCTCTGCTTATATGATCTACTACATAGCCAACTGGTGCTGGTAGTATTAATATATGTAATGGTACATCAAATCTTTTATAATTTACTCCAACACTTATACAAGGGTACGTTATACATTTTTTATTTTCTGAAGATCTATGGGAATACCTAAATCCTATGCTAACATATCTAAGATAATTAAACACAATTGTATCCAAAATAATTTTTATGTTTTTATAATATACTATGGTATAATCTCCATGTATTTCGTATTGATTTAATTTTCTAGCTAAACACCCACAACTTAAAAGTGTATTAGTAAATAACTTGCAAGCTGGTATTTGTCTTTCATTCCCGCACTCACATATGCAGTCTGCTACCCATGTAATTTGGCCTGTATTGCGATATTCTTTTCTACTGATATTCAGTATAGTATATCTACCATGTTTGGTTCCGATTAACCCTTTATATTTATCTGGTAATATTCCATGATAATTTCCATAGTATGATGGTATATGAATCTGACTGTTGTTCCAAGGTATAGTATCCATATCCGCTATTGTTTTTGCATTAAGACCATTAACCATTATATTTTTCTTGAATTTCCATTCATCAAACGAATCCAAATTAGCTCACCTCCTTTCAATTACTTGGCTGTTAGGCTGTATTTAAAAAATAAATTAGGCATAAGAAGGAAGAGTAGGCCTTTATGACCTACTCCATATTTTACTTTTACTTCTAGAAACTCCGGACTCTCTAGAGAGAATGCACACTAGGACGAGATCATTCGTTGTCTTCAGAATCTACAATGTCATCACCACTGCCAGTGACCACGGTTGGTTTATCGTCCTCATCATCTAGCACAGGATCTCCTCCGCCTTCAGTTCCCCCTTCATCTTCTTGAGTAGGAACCACTGTCTGCTTCTCATCTTGCTCAGCCTTGATCTCCTGACCAATTTTAGCAAGATGAGCTTCCCATTCAGCAGCATGCTTTGCTATAGTCTCATCCTCAATATCAGGAACTACTACTGCATCTTCAGGAACAGGAATACCACCAAGATCCGTACCTGCAGTCTCTTCGGTAAGAAGGATATCTTCGTAACCAATTACTTTTTTATCAGCATCTTTGATTTCTTTTACTTCAAATACTTGTGCTCCCTGAGAAATGAGTTTCTTAATAATGGAAACAGGGAGAGCAGTCAACTTACGCTGAGTACCATTTGAAGCTGCGTAGTTAGTTACATTCGGTGCCGGAGCAACGAAATGAACGTACTTTTCTTTTATATCAGCCATTTACATTCATCTCCTTCATATAATAGATGATTTGTCTAACCTAACCCATTACATCGATGTCCCCAATCGTCTTATCGACTACCATTATACGCATACCTTCAGTAATATTATTTTCATCGATATACTCACACTCTACCTCAATTCCTGGAAATATATCATGCACTATATCCATAGCCTCATAGAGTGATTTACTGAATAATAATCTACCAGATTGGCTTACGTTGATTGGTTTGAGTGTACAAATCTCATAGGATGACTCATCTATCATACTACCAGTAGTAGTCATCTTTACTGGTAGATACGTGTTGTTCAACTCTTGGATTGCAATGTCTCCCACAGATTTCAAGTAGTTCTCTTCAGACTCATGTATCCTATATATAGGATCCTTAGAACCAGTATCTACTAGCTGTAGTTTCATCTCAGCTAATATAGATAGTAGTTGAGCGAAGTTGTTATCAGTAAGACGGAGATAAGAGTATGTACCCATATTGGTAATCATCTTCTCCTTATAGATTTGCTTCTCTCTGTAGGATTTCATAGGTCTGCCGTTTTTATGAGTGCCCCCGTCTTTTATCTCTATTATAAGATTGAGTGATAGTATCATACAGTCAGTAATCCAATGGAGCTTCTTACCCTTATATTCATACTCCAACACAGGACCCGGCATTAATATATCTTTGGAATCGTACGACATCACATTGTCTAAAAACTCAAGAAATTTCTTCTCATATGATCCAGTATAGGTGAACTTGGTTCCATCATCCCATGTGTAAGTGCCACTAATACGCCTATGAGCTAACATTTTCTCTTGCCGTTCTGGATCATCTAGAAGATGAGTTTTACCATATACACGTATCATATTCTTCTTATACTGCTCTCTTAACTTCTTCTTACAACCATCCGAGCATATACGGAAATACTTTTGAGTCTTGCTATTCCATTTCGTTGGACCTCCACATACAACGCAGGTACCATGATGGTCTGGTTTTGAATTAATTATATCAAAGCCAACCTGTGCAGGGGCCAAGTCTTCAGGAATCTCATCCTCATGCTTCTTAATTATATGATCAACCAACTTATTGCGTGGAAATGATTGGTTGCAGTAAGGACATACGAATGTTTTCATTAGTAACCGCCTCCTATCTATATTAATTAGTTGTCTTCAGCTGCCTAATAATCAAAAAAAAAATAGAGTGGGATGAAACCCACCCTTTTTTTGCTTAGAAAATCTTCTTAATTTTACTGATTGCGAATCCAATTAGAAGATCAAGAGGATCTTCTAAGCTGCTGAAAAAGAACATTATTTATCTCTCCTTTCTTGTATATATCACTACTATAATATATGCTTTAAAGGAGGTTGTTTTACAATTCATTGATATTTTACATTGGTTTAGTCGTCTCTATACAGTCCTTCCTATATTGGGTTTGAATAAGTATTTCATTATTGCTTATAATTGGGTTCATTTTGTGCGATACAGTTATTATGTTTCATTGACTTTATTTCATTTAGTACATTGAAATATTATATTGGTTTACCTATATTGATTCATTAGTATATATAATTGGACTACCTCTGGATAGTTACATTGAGATACTATATTGGGTTCCCTAAAATTAATTATTCATTAATACATTTAATTGGATTAACTTTGTATAGCTACATTAGCACATTTAATCGGATTACCTGTGGATAGTTGCATTATAAATTATATTGGTTTCGATATGTTATTTCATTAGCATATTTAATTGGATTAATTTCGGATGGTTACATTAAGTTCATTGATTGGTTTGGCGTTATACAATGCATTTATACATTTAATTGGATTATCCATGAAAAGATATTCATTCAGTATTTTTATTGTATTTCTCTAATTTAGTAATGAATGGAGTAGCCTTAATAGACTACTCCTCATTATTATAGTATATCATTGTTGTTGTGTTTGCTGAGGAACTTGCTGCTGAGGTTGTACTGGTTGTTGAGCAGGAGCCATTTGCTGTTGTGGTTGTTGTTGACCAACATTGCCACCATATGAAGCTACGTGAGCTTTCATTATCTGCATCATAGAGAAATAGAGAGAAGTCATAGCTGCTAATTTAGCAGATGCTGCTCCTCTTACTATCTCTGCAACTATCTGACGTTTATGTTCTGCCAATCTATTTGCGTCCACGGGCGAGCCCATAGGGGATTTGCTAGCAGCTAGACTATCGGCAGTCTTATTGCTATTGCTAGTAGGAGTTTCTGGTTTAGTATTAGCTACTGGTTTGGGATTAGCAGACTGAGTAGCTGGTTTAGCCTGACTACTAACAGCTTCCTCAAAGTATTCTTCCATAAAATATTCATAGGAAGTATCGGCATTTACTGGACGAACTGGATTAGTAGTACCACTATTAGCTCCAGGAGACGTGGATGCCATTCCTGCGGATCTCTGATTAGCTGCTGCAGCTTGCATCTGCTGCAACTTCTTTTGATCCATATTTAATTGATTAGATATAGATCCAGTAGAACTATCATTAATGAAGTTCACTATCTGATCAAAGTCTTGCTTAATGGTATTGAATCTAGTTTTAGCACTACCAGCAAATTGATAAGCCAGTTTAATAATACCACTCATTTGCTGAGGTTGGTAATTAGTCTTATCTGCTGGTAATTCTCCTTTGAAGTACTGTTTACAGAATTGGGTCCAATCAAATCTAGGATCGTAACTAGGAACTATTGTTTTCTTAAATGATATATTTGCTTTAGGATCATCCTCGATTTTTCCGATATCAAATCCTCTTAATGCTGCAGCAAGAGGAGTAGATAATCTCTGCAAAGCACTAGCAAAGTTGGGACCTCCCTGAATAGGTGGAAGTCTTACAGGATATCTATTAGGGTCTAGTAGTATCCCCTGATTAGAATCCATAAAAGGACTATCTTGAGCTAATTGATTACTAATCCATGTAGCACTACTTTGTATCATTGTGCCTAATGAATTAAGCATAGCATCTTTCCATTTAATCGATGCTTGACTACTAGCTTCATCAAACGCTCTAGTATTATGAAAGAAGTGGTTTTCAGTTAACCAAGAAATCAAATCTTCAGTATCTTTTGTATATGCTTCTCTCAGCATATCTCTATATAGAATATCAAGAGGATCAAAGTATTCATTTATCATTTACTTTCCCTCCATTCTATATTTCTTCATTTCTTCCTTAATCTTCTTTATGTCTCCCTCTTTATAATCATTCATAATCTCTTTTGCATCTTTAGTTGTAATCCTATAAGTATTATATGGAGGAGGAGTTAACTTAGTCTGAATTAAACGTCTATCTGTGCTCCAAGTAAATAGGACTAGAGATGATATTCTGAATCCACTAGGTTTGAAATCTAATCCAATTCCTATAGAGTTCTTACCATCATCTACGCTCATTACTAAATTAGCAACAGTTCCTACATTGAATGGGCAACCAACGAATGCTAATATAATTTTTATTGGAGGTACTATAAGTCTAGAAAAAGGAGACTTCCATAAATGTCTAATAGCAGATCTTATAGCAACATTGAATGTCTTCCAAGCCATCAACTCAGCTATATCCTTCTTAGTCTTATCACGATATTTAGCAGTAATACGTTTCCAATAAGAAGTGCGTGAAAATGATTCTATACTACATGGTTTATATGTAGGGTTCTTAACATATACCTTATCTACCTCTTTCTGGATAGCAGCAATCATCTTCTCGTTCTTTCTATTCTTATCTAGGATATAAGCTCCATACTTATTCATACCCTTTACCATCATCACATATAGGAATTGGGATATCAATACTTTAGCAGCTAATATACTAGCACGTCTTATAGCCTCTTGGTATTTATCATCAAAGACTCTTACTTTAAGACTCCACCACTTACCAGTATCTTTAGGATACTTTAAAAACGGATTATTCTGTACAGCACTATTTGTATTTTGAGCATTTGCTGCTAAATTAGACAGTATACCTCCAGAATTAGGCTTAAGAGCTCCTTCTGTGGCTTGATTTATTACGAATTCGATCAAATCACCCTCTGTCTGTGTACCTATACTTGAATCTATAGTTAAATACCTCATAGAGCGATTTCCTCCTTATAAGTACTTTTTCAGTCGGTTTTTCTCCCCAACAACATCTTTTGGTATACCATACTCTTTCATCTTCTTTTTCACATTTCTAGCTAATTCAGCCTCATGCTCCTCATCAACGTAATTGAATTTTTTGATACATTCCATCACGTGATTTTTATCATGCATAGGAAACTTTCTTAAACTTGGTATACCAAATACATCGTCTGGTAATTGGTTTCTTTCTTTAGCTCTTAGCTTCTCTTCATTCAGATTAGTAAACGTAATATACTTCATTTAATTCAACCCCTATCTAGGTTCAAATCAATCATATAGTTCAATATCGTCTTTGTGAGTTCTGTGCTAGCCTTATCACTATCAGCAATGATGCGTAATGAGGTTTTCATTATAATATAGCAGCTATCTAGAAGATGCTGAGTAGTATCATTGATAGTACTCATGTTGGTCATGCATCTAGTGTAAGCAGCATTAGCAACGCAACCATCTACACCACTGTCTTTAATATGCTTCATCTTTTTATGCCAAGCAGCTACCATAGCTTTGTGTTCTAACTCTATTTTATCATTAGCCCTATTGAAGTCTTTGATATTATCTTTCATTAACTGTACTCTAGTATCATTGATCTTCTTGTATCTATCTACAATTTCTCCAATAGATATATTTTCTTTACGTTTTATTATAGCATTCATATTATCTAATACTTTCTGATCCAGTTTAGATAAGTCTCTATATTCCGAATATATTCTATCGGCAATTTTGTCTTTTGATATATCTCTTCCCTTTAGAATATCTTCTCTAAGTCTAGAGTATATTTCTTCTATATGCTTATCATCAATATATGAAAAGTTGAACTCATATCCTATATTAGCAGTAGGTCTACTGATATATCTGTCTCTAAGACCAGGATGATGATCTAGATATTCGTGGATTACTTTTAGCCTTTTGGTATCATCTGCTAAGTATTGTAGTTGGAATTTAGCAACTTTTTTCATAGCGTTTACTAGTATCTTTCTAGGTTTACTCATATGCATATCATACTTATTGGTTAGTATCTTATACATACTGATATCTGAATCATCATTTTTTAATGAAGAAAATAATTCTTTTTGCTCATTTATCCACTCATGATGACTTTCTTTCATTAGTTCATAATAGTTTTTAGATATGTTTGATATCACATCATGAGAGGATTCTTCGTTCACTATATTAGTATAATCTACTGGTATAATACCACTCATCATTCTTATCATATAGTAACACCTCTTTTTCTCCAATTATTGTGATGTGCTAGATAAAAAAGAAAATGGGAGGTTAGTCCCATTTTCTCTTATTTTGAATTTTAGAAATTGTGCGCCTTTTTAAACTCTTTGTACAACATAGTAGCAATATTAAATGCAGAAGCATATGTACTATGCAGACTCATCTTTCCATTTTGATGACACATAAACATTCCAACCTGACCAGTCAGATGATTTAGTTCTTCGCTACGTTTATTTCTCCATTCTTGGGGATGAGTAATATAAGTAAGTTCACTAGTACAGTTTCTTGGAATACAATTAACTTCATACTTGCCATATTTCATACTAAAGGTAACTGCTACAATGATTTTCTTATTATCTGGAACAGCTTTATTATATTCAAAGATTCTGTTCAGATAGTCATACGTTGGCAATACAACTATCCCATTTCCCTGATAGCGCACAATATCATTTTCAAAATATGATATAATATTTCTAGATGCATTGTATCCTTGATAATATCTATCTAAAATCACAGAATACATTTCCACCGCTTTCTTAAACATACTGTTTTGTAATTCATTATTCTCTTCCTCTACGAAAGTTGGATTCATTAGAGTTATAAAATTATGAGCATTAGGCTTAACAGAATACGATTGTGCATTCTGACCACAGTCAGCTGCAGATAACCCATACACCCACTCCTCTAATAGATAATTATACCAGTTAGTCATAGATTTGCTGGTATTGCTAAACATCCAATCTAGTAACATAGCGCAAGAGCATTTTCTAATTCCATTAGGATATGTTTCCGTTTTCCCATGATGATCAAAAATCAGTTTCCCTTCAAGTTCTGGGAAACCATTACCGACGTCTACAATAATATCGCATTTAGATAACATTTCCGGGTTTCTAGATCTTACTACAGTAACCTTCTTTGCAGGCTCAATGTGAGTCTTAATAAGGGCTACTGATAAAACGTCATCGGCATGCATTCTACCATCATGAGTCCCTACTGTAATAGTATCCTTATCCGTTAATTCCATAAACTTATCTAATTGAATACTTACTGCCATAATTAATATCCTCCCCAGTCGTTATACTTAGATTAAAATTGGACTAATTTGTCTTTTCTTAGCGAATTGATATCTTTTAACCAAGTTCTCCCCACTGACCTGATTAATAAATTCCTCTATAGTCTGATTCCCCTTATTGAGAGGATTATATCTATAAACAGATACAGTGTCTATGAACATACATGGTTTAGATATTTCATTTACATACCAATCTACCATCTCCTTTTCTCCTTTAGAAAATTCAAATTGACGAGGTTGCATATGCAAGTGAGTCTCTAAAGCAAAAGTTCTCATATCAGTTTTATAACTAAGCCAACTATAAGTAGATATGATCTTATCTTGTAATTTGAGACAAACTAGATATGCTGAGTATTCGTTGTTCCTTAACTTAGTTTTGGTATTTAGTTTATACTGAGGAAACATTGAATCAAAGATAAATGATGCTAATATGGTTTTGTCTAAGCTATTACCACACTCCTTCTCCAATGACTCTTCTGGATCTAGAACTGTGTCATATGCTCCTAAGATCCTTGTAGTTCTCTTTTCTTCCCTAGGTTTAATAGTGTACCTGAAGAAAGATACTAGCTTTTTCAATGACGTAATGTCATCTACCTCTAGTTTTTGTTTACTCATAGTCAATCCCCCTAAATAGAATATAATAATGGTAGAGGAGTTAGAACTCCTCTCACCTATATAGTATATAATTCAGAGATTATTTTGAAGTTGCTTTTGGAATATGAATTGATGAGTCGATTGACTCTTTAGTTCAAATCCATATGAGTTTGCTGTAGCTATGCTAGCAGTATTAGTTTTCTCTACTCTATACTGCATAGCACTATATCCTTTTTGAGTTAGATTAGCTTCTGCCTTTTTCAGTAATTCTTTAGTAATCCCTTGATGTCTATGCTGATTTCCTACTGCTAGTATAAGGAAAGCTATTCTGGAAGAATTACCTCGACCAGTCTTAAGATTATAAGCATCTATAAATCCTACTGGAATTCCGTCAACCTTCTTGACGTATCTATATGCTAAATTGGGGCTATCTACATACTGCCCCTTAGGAGACACTAATTTCTTCTCTTCTGGAGTTAATCCATTCCATACCTCTAGTGCGTCTTTATAACCTGCTGATGCCATATTAATCTACTTCCTTTCTAATTCATTGGTGGTATATCCCCAGAATAATCATACCATATATAGAGATTATCATATTCTATTTCTGATTGTTTATTTACTATATCTTTTATCATGTTACTCATATGCTCTATAGAATTACATGATGTCATTATTACTGTTAATAATCTTACCTCATTCTGTAGTTTAATCTTTAATAGTATTGGATAAATGAATTTGTCCTTTTTAGGCAGATTACTTTCTAGTAACTCTTTTAAAACCTCTCTACGTTTCTCATAATCCATATCATAATCTCCTTTCTAATCCATTGATAATTACTTCCCCAAGAAACCACAATATATCTCGAGACTATTAACATCTATATCTGATTGTTTATTAACTATATCTTCTATAATGTTATACATATGCCCTATAGTATTAGATGATGATACTTTTGTTAATAATAATCTTGCCTCATGTCGTAGCCTAATCCTTACTAATACTGGATAAGCAAATTTATCACTCTCAGGAAGATTACTCTTTAGTAACTCTTTCAAGACCTCTCTACTTTTCTCATCACTCATATTTATCTACTTCCTTTCTATTCCATTGACATATGTTTCCACACCAGTCAAACCATATATAAAGACTATCAAAACTTATAGCCGACTGTTTATCTACTATATCTTTTATTATTTTATGCATATGCCACATTGAATTACAGGATGATTCAGCTCTAATTAGCAATGAAACCTCTATCTTCAATCTAATAGATACTATTACTGGGCATGAGAATTTATCTTTATTGGGGAGATTATCCTCTAATAACTTTCTTAAAGTTTCTTTAGATTCACTGAAACTGCTCATCGTATACATACTTCCTTTCTATTAATATACTATAGGAATCATAATATAACCAGTAGTTTCCTCTGGTGTTTCCACTAAATGGAAACGTTCTATTAACTCTGGTTTTTCTTCTAACAGTTTAGTCTTTATTACTAGCAATCGTCTATCATAACTAACCACATATGATTCCTCTAACTCATTGTATGCTGAGTTTTGTAATACTATTTCAGTATTACCAAAAGGAGTATCTACTTTGACTTTATGATTTATTCCTGGAACAGCAAATGCCTCTTCCTCTCCCCAGTATCGTTTATCTACTTTAGTTCCCCAAGTGTCTTTAGATTCTACTACTTCTTTCCCTAGTAGAAGATTTATCACTTCTGTCTTAGTAGATAGAGTAACCAGCTTCTCAGGAGTCAATACGTCTGTATTTTCTATAAGAGTATAGGAATATGTAGCAGTATCTGGATAATAGGATAAGAAGAATTTATCATCATATGCGTTCTTAGCTAGTATCTTATCCCTTAATCTCTTAGTAGCATACTCAAATCCCTTTAAGCATACCCAATCTTCATAATCAGTTAGATAGAAGATATTGGTATCACTATTACTCCAATTAAGAGGGCAATAGATGAACCATTGATCCTTATTCTCAAAGAGTACGAATAGTTGATAGTCGTATCCTTTGGTATACAGTCTCTCCCTCATTCCTAGATCTACTTTGACTAGTAACAGTTTAGTAGGTAGCTTAAGATAATCTAGGAATCTCTTAAAGAGAATAGCCTGATCTACTGTAGTGGTACATCTATCCTTCACCACTTGTCCAGGAAGTCGTAATTCATCTGACCTACTGAAGTCAGTTACTAGTTTGATATTTATTGCCTTTAGTCTGACAGCCAACTCGGCTGGATTAGAGCACTTCATAAATAATTGTTTAATACTCATTTTATTTCCTCCTAAAATAAAATAGAGAGCGCATTATAGCGCTCTCTTACTTAAACGTCGTATTACTTCTTATCTTCTACAAGACAGTTGATATCCATATCCAAGAAGGATCTATCTATTTCAGGAATAAATTCCTCTTTCATGAATTGGATCCGTCTATAATCTTTTAGATACTTCTTGAATAAGGACTTGTGTTCTTTAGATAATATCCCTTCTACCTGCTCATACGTATAGAAATGGCCTTTAGTCATCTCGTCTTGTTGATCCATCTTCTTAACGTATGACTTGTATTCCTGCTTGTATTCTCCAGTACAGATAAAGGTCATTGATCCATCATAATATATCCCTTCTGGATGAAGAATAACCTTATGCCATTCTGGGATCTTATCATAGATATGCTGCACCTCTACTCCAGTATATACTACGTTGGTAGGAATAATACGAGCCTCTTCTTTACATTCTCTAGAAGCAGTCTCTTCTATTCCCTCTTGAGGATCATCAATACCTCCTCCAGGAAGTTTGTAAGTAACTCCATATTGGTTAACCTTATTCTGTTTAACCAGATACAGTTTACCTTCTTTGAATAACAGCATCTCCGCTCTTACTCTCCAGTTCTTACCATCCTTATGGAGTATAAGCTGAGGAGTTGATTTAGCATTCCTCTTAGGTTCACCATTATTATAAGTATAATGGCATTGTTTAATCTCACACTTATACGGTAACTTAGAGGAGGTTATTTCATTAGAAGTAATTGAGGTGGATTCTCTCATAGGTTGAATCTTACAAGGTATAGGAAACTCAGGAGATACTTTCATTAATCTAGAAGTATTGCATTTATAAATATGCTTCATAAACTCTAATGGTTCTAATCCATATCTTCTTACAGGAAGATACTTAATGACTATACCTCCACGTAGTTTATTACCTTTCCTAGATTCGTTCTCTCTTTGGGCCTTATCATAGAATTCTATTATTTCCATTTCAGAATTGAATTCTCTTATACCTTGATACTTGAACCAAGATGATTCGAATAGATATACCTTATCATTCTCCATATAAGCTAGCCAAGTGTGAGTAGGAGACATTCCTTTGGAATCATCATGCTCCATATAGTATAGAGAATAGGTTCCGTTCTTTAAGGATTTATTGGTTATCTTATATTTACCTCTGAATAGCTTATCGAATAGATAAGCCTCAGTTTCAGCAAAGTCCCAGCACACTCCAAGACAAATCCTGATAGTATCACGTGGATCCATAGTGGTATATTCATTGAAATCACTAGGATCTATGTATACTTCTCCTTCTTTTGAGAAGTAACCATATCTAAACCCATTCATGATATTATTAAGATCTTTAGGAGAATGAACGTTGTTCTTCAGATAATACATGTTCTTAGCATAATTATCAATATACAACCCATTAGATAATCGTGATTCTGCTATTAGCATATTCGTTTCCTCTTTAACTACATTTCTATTTACTATTACTTGATACTTATCTTTATAGACGATATCTTTATTATATATCTTGGTTTTAGATACTTTGATATATCTATCGTCTAATATATTACAGAATATCTTTCTAGTCTTATCCCAAAAATGAGAGAATCCATCTTTAGTAAAATACGACTCATATCCTTTAGCGTATTCTGGAGGTTTGGGTAACCAATTAATATTCGGATTAGTTAGTATCTCTTTCCATTCCTCTTTAGATACTGCCTTTTTAACAGCTTGGTATATTCCCTCTCCTTTGTAAGTTATCCGATAGTATACATTACTATCTTTTATATTACAATCTTCGAATATAGAACCTATCTTATCATACAATAATCCAAACTTTTTCTTTATAGTGTTCTTCATCGAATCTATAAACGTATAATTAGTGACTTTATTATCGTATGGTAATTTTAGTGTGTTTAAGAAAGGCTCGTCATCTTGATGAATATCATGTCTTCCATAATACTTGTCATAAGCCTTATACTGTTCTGCACTGGTACAATAATATGCATCGGTCACGTGAGAGAAGAACCCAGTAGAATATTTTTGCTTTATGTTTACCTTGATTCTAAATAAAAACATTTTCTTGTACGATTCCATTACTTCTTTTTCAGATTTAAATGGACCAAATAGTCCCATGTTTGGTCCTTCTCCATAGTCGCACACATACCATCCAGTACCTGATTTACACACATTAACTATATGACCCATGCACCACCATCTAAGACCATCATTATCTGTAGCTGGTTCTGCAAATACAGCTATACGATAAATATTGGCTGGAATGTTTTTCTTTTTGCAGAAATAGTAGAAGAATATGGCATGATCCCAACAATTACCTTCAAATGTTTTCAAGATATCATCAGGCCAACTAAAAGGTCTATCGTTTGTCTTTCCTTCTGGCCACTTAACTCTATGAAACTTATAGTAAGCCATGGCCTCTTCTGGAGTATCGAAATCTTTGCAGAAATCGTCTAGATTCTTATACATCTTTTTGTAATTCTTAGTTTTTGAAGATTCATCTATCGGTTCTTTTGGTATAGTTATTATCATCTATATCACCTCTCTTTATTCCTCATCAAACAAGAGAGATCCATTTCTAAGAACGTACGATCTATATGAGGACCAAAGGTCTCATGCACAGTATCGTACTTCTTACCATCTAATACCTTATCTCTCACTTGGTTATTTAAGTCTCTCATCTCATCATATTTATGGATAAACTTCCACCACCATTTGAGGAATGCAGTATCTACTTTACATTCTGGTCTCTCAAACAGTTGTCTCTTCGTCATCCGGAACATAGACTTTATCATGCTAGTATTCTTAAATACCATCGGATAATCATTATATTCTGGATGCTCTATCAGGAACTCTTCTACTGCTCCCTCGATAACTTTTCTCTCTTTTTGGTTAAGAATCCAAGAGACACAACGATTCCATTCCTTCTTCCTAACATCTTTAGGAAGATCATTGAATCCATTTCTATCTCCTTTATACTGAGTAGTAAACCATTTGTAAATCAGACTATGGGTCTTTTTCATCTCCTCATCAGAGTAATGGGAATTTCCTCTAATCTTATCAGTCTCTACGTATTGAGCATTATACTTCTTAGCCAACTTCTTACCAAGTGTACTCTTACCAGATCCTGATAATCCTAGAACAAAGATGGTTTTACATTCACCTTTATCCCATTTATCGAAGTTATAGTAGATATCATTACCACTTATTAGCAATGGGATATGAAGATCTCCAGTATTAGTTCCTATAATATCCTCATATTCCATCTCTTTGGCCCCAGCCTTTTTCATGTCTTGATAGAACTGTTCCATCTTGGGACCTATCTTTTTAAGATTAGCATGCAATCTATTAGCTCCTTGGGCCATCTTAAATTTGAATTTCCCCAATGGAGTTTTATCCGGACTCCATCTTTCTGCATTCTCATCATCTATCCAAGCTCGTTTCCATGCTCTCATAGAAGAAGTAATAGCTGAAGTTCCTTTAAAGATAACAGCATAATCTTTGAGCGAATCAAATCCAGCTCCGCATAATTGACCCCCTTCAATGATATGCTTGTCTCTATTACCATACCTTTCAATATATTTTCTAACGAAGAACTTTCCTTTATTAGGATTCTCTATTGTACCACCTGGACCTAGTTTGGAAAATTCATCTTTATATGTTTCCTTCATCTCTTGATTTTCCATATCCATTTCACTAAGAGTACAATTATATTTCTTAGCTAATATTTTAGATAAAGTAGATTTACCACTACCAGAGTATCCGCAGATGAACAGAAGATTTATATCTCCTCTTTTCCATTTATCTAGATTCCATACCAGATCCTTATCAGATATTAGTATAGATTCGTTTAATCCAATACTTTTATCTAATCCATTCTCTTTCTTATATAATCTTATAGCCTCTTCGTGAGCTGGGGTTAGATTGACCTCTTCTATCTTAACCCATTTAGCATCTCTAGCCATATCTTCATCTTTATCTTGGTCATCTATCTCTCCGGTATATAGACTATCACATATACCACAGCAGATCTGACTATAATCTCCCCAAGTAGTCCACTCTTGTTCTGTACCATCCGGAGATTGATTAATGTAATAGATGTGAGAATCCCACGAATCTCTTACATTCATTCTCACTTCCTGTTTTACTTCTATGATGGCAGTCTCTAGGAAGCTCTTCCCTTCCATTAATCCACCACCTGGTAATTCAAAGGGTACATTACTATTCTTATAGGAGGGATTATCTCTAACCAGTATCTCTCCAGTCTTGTCGTTGAATACAATCATTTCTGCTCTAGGACGTAATCGTTTCCCATTCCAAACTAGGATTGGTTGTGGACCATGATCCTCATGTCCCTTAATAACTTCGAACTTAATGTCTCTTTCTGGAACTACGTGTCCTACATTGTAATGCGGTCTAGTATCATTCCATAGAGCAGTATCCTTATTGATAGTAGGATCCTTGAATTTATCCTCAGCCATTGACTCATTTATCTTAACTAACATATTTTATTCAACTCCTCTCTCAATTACTTAGAAGTCAATCTAACGGTAAAAAGAAGGGGATAGGGATTGCTCCCTATCCCCATTAATTACTTAGTTTCATGAGCTTCATCTATGAAGTCTCGCATTATACTGCATATTACTTTACTCATCTCAAACCAGTTATCATCTATTTGTTTAAATAACTCTTCTGCTTTATTTATTCTTGGTTCATATTTCTCTAATTTACCCATAGAATGTGCTTTAAACATGAGCAACATAAACAGTGCTCTTGTATCTCTAGACAATTGTCTCATTTCTTCTGATATTCTCATACCAGCTTCTGGACCATCTCCGTATTCATTTTTGAATACTTTTACGTAATCTATTATTTCATCTTCTAATAGTTCTCTTTTCATTTTTCTTCTTTCTTCGAGAACCTTGTATAATTCTATTATCTTATCAGCCATTGTATCTTCCCCCTATATAGCCTTAATAGTATTATATCTACGTATTATTGTATCCATCTCTGGAGTATCAATCTGATATACATAGAATTTAGTATATTTCTGTTTATGATAGTTAACAGTAAATATCTTCAAACCATATTCCTTAGCAATAGCCTCTATATCTTCTGCTATATCATTCGCAATTGCTGGATCGGAACTTACCCAATGGACTACTAACTCAACATATGGCTCTTTACACAATCCAGTACCCATATTAAACATAGCATCATATATACCGCTAATCATCTTATTAGATGGACTATCTGGATCTAATATACCGGTTGCTGCTATTGGACACATTGCGATATAACGTAAGGGTAGATATGGTTTGTATAAATCAGCTCTAGTCTTTCTAAATATATTTATCACAACACCATATAGATTCATATAATCTACGATAGTTACCCTAGGACAGATAAAATCAAATACCAAATCATTTGGCAGAATTTCATTTACTCTATTCATAACCTCCTTTTTAAACTGATTCTTATCGTGAGCATAATCAAACACTATCCCGAAACTAATAGAGTGTATCGGTTTCATATCAGACGTGTTGATAGCTCTTCTTGTAAATGTGAGTATCTCCTCTATTGCTTCCTCGTACGGTCCTTCCATTAATATACCTCCTATTTAACTACATGAAATAGATTTAATCGACGTATTTCTTTTTCAACATCTTTATTCATATCTTTATATATTAGGATATGAGTCTCGTTACCGATAGTCTTAATATAACACTGTAATTCGACTCCAGATTTCTTAATCCACGATAACACACAATTTTCCATCTCCTTTTCTGTATAAGTAATCTTTGGAGATGGGATATTTCTAATTACACAGAATGGCCTATTGTATACCAACAACTGATATCCCGCTCTACCAATAGCTTTAACGAATTCATTAACTGGGGATTCTAGGATATCAAAGATACCAGTAAATAATTGTGGAGCTGCAAACATATGTGCAAAGGTAGTGGCTCCATCATAGTAATCAGGATTATCTGGACTCTTAGCAAATAATATTAATGATGATTTATTTGAGCTGGTATCCTTATATGTAGATAAAAATATTTCGATTTTATCTAGATCTATATTATCTTTTACTATCTTCGCTATTTCTTTACTAAAATCATCTACATCGATTGTTGGACCATTATCAATAGCAGTTATTACTTCTATTGGTACTTTTAGAATATCATCAACATTGATTTTTAATATGTCTTCTTTGATATCCTCCAATATATCCTCATCATATTCCATTATATTCCTCCTAACAAAATAACACACTAAATGGGCTAGGGAGAAGATCCCTAGCCCTCTCACTATAATAGTATATTACTATTTAGATTTTTAACCCCACTTAACAATTATACCAATAGCATTGGTAATATCATTGTCACCATAGAATTCCTTAATCTGATAACCAAGGACTCTCAGCGCATCGATTACGTCAGTCTTATATTCCATATTCCAAGGAATGCTATAAGAGTGATACATAATCTGACACAGATAGAGACCCTTGCCGGCTGATACTTTGGCACGGTTGGTAATTGCACTTACAATAGCTGCTACAGCCTCTTCTTTAGGAACAGTATGAGAATTGTACTCATCAGCAATTACCTTACATTCGCTTGCACTGTATTCGTCTTCAGTATCCGGATCTTCAATCTCCTTTACATCTACGGCAGTTTCTTCAGCTACCGGAGTAAATGGTTTACCAGCTGCAGCTGCTGCTTCAGCAATCTCAGCATGACCATAGATCTTAACAGCCTGAGTACCAGGGTTAGCATTGGTAATATTCTCAGGATGGGCAATACCAATAGTGACTTCATCAGCCTGTTTAGTATCAAGCAAATAAGCACCGATAGCAGGTTTGAAATCACTACTAGTAACTGTAGCATCACCAGTGATAGTAATCTCAGTATTAGTACCTTTAGGATCACTATAAGTACCGCTCAGTACGCAGATGGTATCACCAAGCCAGATACAACCAGAGGTAGTAATATTAGCACCAATTTCGTCACAGGATTCTGCGGTGATCGTAGTAGCGATGATTTTAGCATCACCAGATACAAACAACTGACCCATACGCATCTGAACGCCCTGTACAGTACCACCAGAAATATTGATAATACCCTGAGCAGGGAAATAGATGGCATAAGCACGGTCTGCTAGCAGCTCACCACCAGTTATATTGAAAGTAGCACCACCGGTAGTGTTATTAGTGGACAGAGCAGATCCCTGGCTAACAATAATCTTACCAGAGTTGAAGTTTACTTCGGCACCATTCTTGGCATAAACACCATAGCAATAATTGGCATCATTACCACCATATTTAATAGTGTCAATAGTGATACCATCGATATTGAGTACGGAACCACCATCAGCAGTGTAAACAGCAGCATTTGTATATTTGGTTGTAGTAGCAATAGTACCTTTACCATTAAGAGTAAGTGTACCAATGGTTTGATTAATAATCCCACTTACACCCTTAATTTCTACACCTTCATTAAGTGTAATCGTTACGTCACGAGATACTACAAACTGCTTAATATCACCTGAAGTAATATCAATAGAATTCGTAACTACAATATTAGTAGCTTCTACATTTGCAAGAGCATCTTTGAGCTCCAATGCAGTTGATACATTTACAATAGACATTTTATTTCCTCCTTTATTATAGAGCAGGTTCATTATGGAGATGTCGTTGATATCAATTAATTATATATTTCGCATCTCTGTATCTTTGGTTAATATATGGGATCTAAGACTATTTATATGATCTTCCCAATTATCATAGGCTGGTAATAATTCTATTATATCTTGAACTAGATATTTTACATCATATCCATCTCTTTTGAATCGTCTAAATAATGATTTATATTTAGAAGTGCCAACAAATATAATTGGTTCTTCAAATAGCCCATGGCTCATCATGAAAATAGGTATGTCTACGCCTTCTATTATCTTTCTAGATTTGTGTTTAATACACCATGAAAGGAATTTGTCTATTTTTTTAATAGCTATTGCATTTTGTTTTTTAGAATCAAAATCATAATTTTTAGCCCAATTTTTATCCTCATGGCCTTGGCTAATGTATTCGTATAATAACGGAATATCCTTAGCTAACTTATTTTCATCCATCTTATACATATTAAACAAATCGTCAGTACTTACAATCGTGCATTTATATTTTTTGGCAAGTTTCTTACATAGAGTGGACTTACCAGATCCAGACATTCCTGTCACAAACAATGTACTGGATTTCCCAGATTCAAATTTACTTAAATTACATGCAATATGATCCTCAGAGATAAATTTATTCATTCTAGTAGATATCCAATTATTAGATTCAGACAAGTTATTCCAGTTAATATATTGCATAGTACCACCTCTTATAGTACTCTTAAATAAATCCCTAGACCTAATTGGTCTAGGGACCATTAGTTAGTATTAACCAGCCTTATTCTGCAGATAGCCCATCAGCTTATCGATAACTGAGAGAATCTTAGCTGCTACTCTCTTAAGTTTTGCAGCTATACCAGAATCTTGAGATGCTTGAGCTTTCTTCATAAACTTAGCATAGATGCTGCGTAAAGAAGCAATCTTCTTACCAATCACAGACTTAGGCTTATTTTGATAACTCTTGTATGCAGCCAATGCAGCACCAGCTCCAGCCAATCCAATAGCTCCTGCAGCCAGCTTTCCTTTATTCTCTGAAGCAAAGTCTTTTACTTTTTCAAAAGTACCCTTTTCAGGAGCTGCTTTTGCAGGTTCAACCTTAGCAGGAAGATTGTTTACTTCCCCTTTGCTATCAGGTTTGCTGGTAGGAGCATTATCTGGTTCATCTTTAATCTGCATTTGGGGAGCAGCTTGAGACTGTGTTTCTTTTTCTTCATTAGCCTTCTTTTCTGCTTCTTCCCTCTTAGACTGATTCAGTTTCATTTTATAGAGACGATCAGTAGCTGCATCAATATTCTTCAGCTTCTTCTCTTTCTTAGCATTTGCTGCTTGGATCTCATTATGAGCATCTGCTGCACTCTTATCACCAAAATAGAATGACTTGTTAGCTGCGTATCTTTCATCAGCATTCTTTTGTTCTGCTTTCTCTATATGGCGCTTACGCATCTCTACCATTTTCTTCATCTGATCTGCGGTTACCTCTTCAGATAGGCACAGATCAACGAACTCTTCTTCACTGATATCTTCATTGAAGAAATCAATGCAAGCTTCTTCCATAATGGAGTAGATTAGAGAGTCTTCATTTACAGGACGGATGAGAAGATTAGAGAAATTGATATCATTACCATATACTTCCGATTCATCCATTACTATACTCATTGAAGACGAATCAATGTTATTAGCATTAGCTAACTCAGATACTATCTGCATTACCGGAGTATTGGTCTGCTCTGATAGATTATTAAGATAATAGTAATCTACCAAATAGTTACCATCTTCTTTTGCTACAACTGGAATCTCATTACAGTTAATACTAGCTTCTTCTTGAGTTAGATAAACTGCCTCATCTAGTTTATCAAAGATACTAGGTTTATACAGCTGTGATTCTTTGATTAACATTTATATCACCTACCATTACTTACGGGCAAACTCTCTACTAAAGTTACTACTAGCCTTTTGAGCAAACTTGAGAAGTTTATCAATAGCTTCAGTAACCTTAGTGGCTACTTTTTGAAGAACATTCTTTTCTTTAGGAAGAATACCTCCACCATTGATTTTCTTTTTGAGTTTTGCTAATACTTTTCTAAGAGAGGCAATCTTCTTTGCGATTACACCTACCGGTTTGTTTTCATAATCGTATATCTTCTTTAACCCAGTAGCTGCAGTAAGAGCTGCTGCGGCAGGCATAGACCATTTCATTACTTTTTCTGTAGTAGGATGAGCCCAGAATGCCATTGCTGCCAGTTTCTTTTTCTGAGGTTGATGCACTCCAATAGCTCTAGCACGACTCTCCATATCTCCAGGCATATCCATTATGAATTTTCTTACTTTAAACGGATTACTAGATATATTTTTAGCATCGTCTTTGATCTGTGAATATTGATCCATTCCAAGGCTCATATTGCCCTTATGCTTATATAGAATATCCATATCGTCGTCATCTTTATCTTCACAGAACGAGATAAGATAAGATTCATCCAACGTCTCTATATATTTACCAACAGCTTCTTCGCACAGCTGATAAATAGGATCGTTTTCATTTACAGTAGTTAATAGCATCTCTATTCCTCCTTTCAAGAAGAGAATGAATTAGCAGTAGTCTGCATAGCTCTCATCAGTTTATCTATTACTTGCAAGATCTTAGCCCCTACTTTCTTTAGAGTAGCTACTGCTTTAGAATCCTTTTTCAATATACCAGGTTTCTTCTCCAGTTTATCCTTAATTCCAGAATACATCTTCCTCAGTTTAGCTATTACTTTAGCAACTACGTTTTTCGGTTTGTTCTTATAGTTGTCGTATACTTGCTCAATCTTATCTGCAGCTTTGGATCCTATTTTTAATCCTACGCCTGTAGTAAACATTAGTCTCGATGTATTAGCACTATCCAAATAATCTGCACTCTTGTTTATTGCTTCCGGATCTTTAAACATACCGAGTTTAGCCCCATATTTTTTACCACCCAGTTTATCCAATTTTTCCTTATATTTGTTGGCTGTATATGCGTCTTTTACTGAGTTAGCAATACTACCAGCTATGAGTGCATTACCTAATGAGTTAGCAACTCCCTCTAAGAGCGACTCATCATCCTGTTCTATGGCTTCATTTACCACAGTCTCTACCCATACTCCTACAGGGTCCTTATCAGATATTGGAGATATAACTACTTGATACATCTCATCTACTACTTCTGGATAGAGAATAGCCATATCTTCTTTGAGATCTACTGCCAACAAGCAAGACGGAACATCGTTAGCTTCAGCAATCTTTTCGATGGCTTCATTAAGAGAACATTCGTATTGGTTACTAATTGCTAATACGTCTTCAAACATGACTGTATTGCAATCAATGCTACTATTCTCTCTAACAGTAATTTCTGTAGGGTATATAGTGCTCTCTTCTTGAGTTAGATAAACAGCCTCATTCAATTTTTCTAAGATATTATTCTTAGATTGAAATTGTTCTTCTTTTATCAGCATTTATATCACTCCCTTAACCACCCAGTTTATTCTGAGCATAATTCATCAGTTTGTTTATAGCCCCCGGTGCTTCAGCTGATGCATACTGCCTCAATTGGTCAATAAAGAAGTCTGCGTCAACACCTTTACTCTGAGCTTTATTGCTCAGCCAAGCTGCGAATCTATTTATACCATCTTTGGCTTGATCTGTACCAAAGCCAGCAGCAGCTTGGGCATATTTATTAGTAGGAGTAGCAGGATTTGCCTTTCCATTCCCGAAGTTATTACCCCACCAGTTCTTAATACTTGACCACATACGGGAAAGCCATCCCTGTTGTTGTTGAGTCGGAGGAGCACTTTTTGGAGGTGTCGTATTTCCCTGTTGTTGATTACCAGTAGCTCCTTCCTTTTGCTTTTTCAGTTCCATAAATTTCTGAACTGTAGGATTGTTTTCAGCTGCGGTACCAGTCATTAATTTCTTTTGAGGTTGAGTAGGCTGTGGAGTATTATTAGCCGCTTTTTGTTGTTTCAAAGCCTGCATCTTGGCCAACTCAGTATTATATTCTGGGTCTGTCATGTCAGCTGCAGCACCAGCATTGCCTTCCAGTATACTCATGGCAAACTCTTCATTAAAACAGGCTTCTTCTAATATATCTAGCCAGATCTGGTTTTCTCCAGAACTAATGTAATTCTCAAGAATATGATCACATATTCTATATGGGGCACTATTAGTACTTTCTTTAAATAGAACCACATCAGAAAACTGAGTAAGAATCTCAGGATTGCATAAGGGTCGCCATTCCTCAATAGCTACTACCAATCCTTTTCTAGGAATACAGTTTTCTTTGATAGTCATGTCTAGTGCTTCGTCTATTGAGATACAATTATCCTCAGATAAAGACAAAAGATCTTTATAATAAACCATGTTTCTATGATCTTTGGTCTCTTGAACCGGAACCATACATCCGCATAATCTATCATCAATCATTTCCATATTCTCTAAAAGATATAATGGAGATCTTTCTTTCTCTTGCATATTATTCGCCTCCGTCATCCAGCATTCTTTTGTAATATGGCCAACAGTTTATCAATAACTGTAAGTATCTTATGAGCGGCATTCTTAATAAGACTAGAGTTAGTTTTATCAGAGGTTTTCTCAGCAGCGCTCATCCATTTGGTGTAGATCTTTCTAAGAGAAGCAATCTTTTTACCAATCCATGATTTTGGTCTGTCTTTGGCCATTTGGACTAGCTTCTGAACTCCTTTGTATCCACCATATGCTGCTAACGCAGTACCACCTAGTTTGAGCTCACCTTTTGCATAATTTTTTAATGCATCCTTTTCATGACCACGAAGAATATCAGCATTCATTTTTCTTTCGTCATTTATACTGTTTATTTCATCTTGTGCCATCTTTTTAGCAGCATCAGTAGCATTCTCATCTCTGAGTAAACGATTATTAGAATTAATAGTTCTATTAGTTGATCTAATATAGTCCGCATTATGCTTTGCTCTAGCTACAGCATATCTAGCAGATTGTCCTGCCTTAGCGAAGTCACCAAGATAGAAGTCTTTAATCTTATCTACGAACTCATTTAGATAAGTATCTTCAACAATAGCATCTAGGTATTTATCATCGCTACTAGTAGACCATTTATCAATACACTCAGAAACATATTGATACTCCAAGCTAGACTCTTTGATAGGAGCTACTACTGAGCACTCAAATAACATCAATGGATTAATAATCACATCTTCTTCTTTTACTACATTAAGCATCTTACCCATATCAATGTCATTAGCTTTTGCTATATCCTGAAAAAGACATTCGACTCCACTTTCAGACAATCTCTCTAAGTAATAGTTATCTACTAAGTAAGAGCCATTATTCTCAACTACTGGGACTTCTTCTACTTTTATCTCAGCCTCTTCCTGTGTTAAATAAACTGCTTGATCTAGTTGCTCTAATATATTAAATTGAGGCTGTAGATGTTCTTCCTTTATTAGCATTCTTATCACATCCTTCAAAAATAAATAGGGAGGGAAACTAATCCCTCCCTTATATCTATGTGTGAATTTGAATGAATGAAGAAACTTATGTAATGTGATTAACCGGCTTTCTTTTGGAGGAATTCCATCAGCTTATCAATAACTGATAGAATCTTGGCAGCGACTTTCTTGAGCTTTGCTGCAATACCATTATCTTTTGCAGACTGGGCTTTCTTCATGAACTTAGCGTATACCTTTCTTAGAGCAGCAATACGCTTGCCTATCACTGACTTAGGTTTATCCTTATACTGCTTATATGCATATATACCTGCACCTACAAGAGCTGTTCCTGCTACTGCAGTAGCGATTTTCTTATTTCTTTTCTCATTATGAATTCGACGAATATTTTGCAAACGATTCCAAGCTACGTCAGTTCTATCGAATCCATCACCAAGCCTTTTATGAGCCTCATTATCTCTTTTTGTTCTCTCACTAGCAGCATCTGCCATTTTCTTATAGTACTCTTTATCATTCCTATCTATGTTTTTAATATCGTTATAATATTTGTCATAGGATGACAATAACTCTTTGTTTTTACGAGTCTCTAGTTTGTCTAAGTGTCTGTTGACCATAGCAAGATCTTTTGAATTATCTACCATAATAGCCTCGGTGAATACATCTTCATCTATCTCATCATTGAGATAAGCTTCAGAAACGAAATCGCACCAGAATACTTCATCGCTATCCTCACTAAGAGGTCTGACTACCATATGTTCTGGATCGAATGATTCTTGCATAGCGATGGCATTTCCCTCATCTACTAATAGAGTGAGGTTATCAATACCATTAGATTCTTTTATGGCCTCAATGGATTCGAACAACGAATATCCGTTATCTTCTGACAATTTGACCACATATCCGTAGTCTACCATATTGTTTCCATTTTCTTTTACTACTACCGGAACCTCAGATAGATTTAAACTCGCCTCTTCCTGAGTAATATATACTGCTTCATTAAGCTGATTCAGTATATCAGTTTTCTGAATGAGTTGGGATTCTTTGATTAACATAATATCACCTCAATAAATAAATATAAAGGGGGATGAACTTAATCACCCCCCCCCCACGTCTATTTATCTCTATTTATCAACCTGCTTTATTTTGCAGATAACCAAGCAGTTTATCAATAACCTTGAGCACATGTGCAGCAACCTTCTTTAGTTTAGCTGCAATACCATTATCTTTTGCGGATTGAGCTCTCTTCATGAATTTAGCATAGATCTGACGAAGAGCAGCAATGCGCTTACCGATTACCGACTTAGGTTGGTTCTTATACTTCTTATAAGCATACCAAGCACCACCAGCCAAAGCAGCACCACCAACAGCAGCTGCACCATATTTGAGATACTTACCTTTATCAGATCCCGAACTACCACCACCAAGCAAGCTGTTAGATGGGCGAGCAATCAATGCTCCGCCATTACCAGATGACGTAGATGGTGAACTTACTGTAGCAGAGACATTGCTTTTCTTCTCATCAGGAATATCAGCATTGTTTGTTCCATTTGCCGTGTTATTAACTGTATTGCCATTACTATCCGGCTTAGAGATATTTGCTGCTCGTGAGAGTAATCTCTCATCATCATCTGCGGCTCTATCTTCTTCTGATTTGCGCTCTTTAGCAATCTGACGAAGGCTATCTAATTTATTTTCCGCAGTTTTGCTATTGTCAAATAATCGATTACTCCTATTATCAAATGCTTTCCTATGATTAGCCCTTAATTCACCGAATTTTGGTTCGTATTCATCTATTACATCTTTTACTTTTCCGTTTTTAAACGCTTTGTCTCTATCATCTAAGAGTTTATCCCATTTTTTGTTATATACGTCCCTCTCTCTGTCAAAGTGCTTATCTACTAAGTCTGCATAGTCTTCAGCTTCGGCAAAAGACATCATCATCTCATAGAATGACTCTTCATTTAGTTCTTCGTTATAGAAGCTTTCACAGATAGCCATTGCTCTAGTATATTCATAGCTATTCTCAGATACTGGACGAACTACCATTAGTTCTGGATTGAACTGTTCTCCAATAGTAATAGCATCTCCTTCATCAATAGAGATATTGAGAGAGTCTAATCCATTAGACTGACTGATCGTAGATAATGCTTCGAACAGACCAATTCCATTCTGTTCAGAAATGCTATTAATATATTCATAGTCTACCAAGTTAGTTCCATTTTCTTTTACCACTACTGGAACCTCTGAAGCATGAATCTGAGATTCTTCTTGAGTCAGATATACTGCTTCATTGAGCTGACTCAATATATCATTAGTATTCTTAATCAGCTCTGATTCTTTAATAAGCATATTCATTCATTCCTTTCGTTAAATATTATAAGGGAGGGAAACTAACCCCTCCCTTATATCTATGTGTGAATATTTACTTACTAAGATCATTTGCAGCCTTCTGCATTTTAAACATAAGCTTATCTATTGTGGTAAGAATCTTACCAGCAAACTTCTTAAGCTTATTTTTGATACCTTTATCTCCAGCACTATTCATCTTGTCCATAATCTTAGAATACATCTTACGAAGTTTTGCGATAGCTTTAGCTATTACATTACGAGGCCTATTTTTATACTTCAGATAAAGGCTGTCCAGGGTTGCTGCTGTTTGTCCAACAGCGGCAGATTTGAGTCCTTTGGCCCCAAAACTAAGACCAGCAACTCCCCAGTTACGATATCTATCAGCCTTTTTCTGCTCATCTGGTGATAACGGTACAACATCTGAATTATCGGTAGCTTGTTTATATTTATGACCAGCATATCCAGCTAATGCAGCCCCAGCTCCAGCTTTCATCAAGCCTAATCTTCTTGTATGTTTACCGAATGCCTGAATGTACCCATGTAAGCCACTATCAGCATCATAATCTTTTAGCTCAGTTAATGAGATCAGATTGGATTCCATTAGTTCTACATCATCTTTTTCGTAGGCATCTTCTACAATAGATTCTACTAGAATGCCGATAGGATCATTGCTACTCATTTCAGATACTACTATATTATTCAATCCATATACGATATCAGGATCTTCTACAATAGTATCTTCGCTTACTGCTACAACTAGTTTATCTAGTTCTACATCATTAGCTTCAGCAATAATACTCATTGCCTCTGCATAAGAGATACCATATTCTTCTGATAGAAGATCAACATCTTCGAATCTAACCATAGCAACCCCTTCACCAAGACGGCTCATTTCACGAACCGGAATGGTTACAGGATGAACTTTGGATTCTTCTTCGCTGATATAAATAGCTTCGTCTAGTATTTTCAAACCACTCAGGCTGTTCTTTAATTCACTTTCCTTTATAAGCATTGATATCATCCTTTCAAAAAAAGAGGTGGGGAGGGGACGATTCCCCTCCCCATTTATGTATGTGAATGAATGAATGAAACCCATGAATCAACCGAGTTTGTTAGCTCCACGCTGCATAGCCTGCAACAGTTTATCAATTACAGTCATAAGAGCATGGCCAGCTTTCTTGAAAACAGAAGCAATCTTAGCATCTTTTTCAATCTTGGCTTTTTCCATCCATTTAGAATAAATCTTACGAAGTGATGCGATCTTTTTAGCAATTACATTGCGCGGACGATCTTTGAATTTATTGTATAAACCCTTAATCGTTCTAATGTCAGTTTTCGCATTAGTTTTAAAGTTGTAATACGGGGCTTTGATCCCATGAGTTTGCCAGGATTTTTTCGTAGCCTTAGCACTCCACTTAACATCATCTTTTAGATCCCCGAGAATTCCTTCATCAAGAACTGCTTCGAGAACGCTTTCATCACCAGATTCCAGATAAGCATCAGTAACTGCTTCGCAGAACTGATAAATTACATCATTGTCGCTGATCGGAGCTACAACAACGTTAGCCAATTCATCAAGAACTTCCGGAGATTCGATGATAGTAGCTTCATCAACAGCAATAGTCATTTTAGATGCATCTACTTCACTAGCTTCAGCAATAGCAGCTACTGCATCCATATAAGAAACCTGACTATCTTCAGCCAGACGTTCTACATCTGCAAAGCGAACCATTGTTACACCTTCACCAAGACGACTCATTTCACGAACCGGAATGGTTACAGGCTGAACTTTGGATTCAGATTCGTCTATATATACAGCTTCATTGAGCTGATTGATTACATTGGTCTTATTAATACATGATTCTTTAATAAGCATTTATATCACCTCGTAACAAATATATTGGAGGAGGATGAACCTAATCACCCCCCCCCATGTCTATTTGAATGTAGTTATCAGCCAGCAGCTTTCTGCAGTTTGGCCATCAATTTATCGATGATAGCCATCAATTTACCGGCCGCAGCTTTCAGTCGACCAGCCACAGAAGCATCGGAGTTCTGAGCCTTCTTCATCCATTTAGCATAGATATTGCGAAGAGCAGCGATCTTTTGACCAATCCAAGATTTGGGTTTACCATCAGCAGATTTCAAAATTTTGTAGCCGAGACCAAGTCCAGCAGTAGCAAGAGCTGCACCGCCTAGTGCCTTAGGATTGTCTTTTGCAAACTGAACAGCTTTACCAGCAGCACCTTTTACTGCATCAGCAGCTTTGCCAAAGGTACCTTTTTCTTTGGGTTGATCTACTGCAACCGGAGGATTCTTATCTTCTTTTGGAGCAGGAAGGGCCTTAATCTCTTCTGCTTCAATAAATGCCTCAAGATCAGAATCCTCTACAAGAGCTGCTTCGAGCATAGTATCTACTTCATCTGTGTCATCCATACCGGCCCAAGCATCAATGCATTCTGCCACATACTTATATGCCAGACTGTTTTCGCTCAGCGGAGCTACAACGATGTTGGTCATTTCGTCCAACAGTGACGGATCAACAATCAGATCAGCTTCATCAACAGCGATAGTCATTTTAGATGCATCTACTTCACTAGCTTCAGCAATAGCAGCTACTGCATCCATATAAGAAACCTGGCTGTCTTCAGCCAGACGTTCTACATCTGCAAAACGAACCATCGTTACACCTTCACCAAGACGGCTCATTTCACGAACCGGAATGGTTACAGGCTGAACTTTTGATTCTTCTTCACTAAGAAACGTTGCTTCAGCAAGCATGGACATCGGGTCCAGCCGACTTTGCAACTGTGATTCTTTAATCAACATGATTAGTTCCTCCATTCATTCATTATTTATTAAGCAAACTTGGATTGAATCGTCTTACTAGCCTTCTTCAGCTGTTTAGATAGGAATTCAATAGCCTGTTTGATCTTAGCAATAACTTTATTGAATACCTTTTTATAGGCAGGTTCGCCTTTGATACGACTAGACAGCTTGTCAGCCAAGCTACGAAAAGCACTGATCTTCTTAGAGATCCAGTTAGCAGATTTGCTACCAGCCTGCTTCATTACATTAGCAATCCGGTTACCAATCTCTTCTGCTTTCTTACCAGCTTTGCCAGCTTTTTCTTTTACGACTTTAGTGACTTCAGCTTCGTTAAAGAAAGTATCGAAGTCATCATTTACGAATGCTTCCAACAGTGCATCCGTACCTGCCGTATCCCCAGCAGATTCTCCCATGATCATATAATCAGTCACGGTTTCTGCCATAATGCTAGCCATGTCGTTCTCGCTAACCGGAACTGCATATACAGTAGCACCTGCTTCAATGAGACCACGAACAGTGTCCTCCATATTCACATCTTCTAGTACATGAACCTCATCTACTGAGAAGACTACAGAGCTCGGCTGGATATCACTAGCTTCACAGATCTGTCTCAGAGCGTAGCCACCATCACTAATACCATTAGCCATAGAGTATTCCAGAAGATCTTCCAGACGTACTACATTCTTACCTAGACGAGCATTCTCCCGTACCGGAACCAGTTCAGGATAATAACGGGATTCAGACTCACTCAGATAGCTACTATTTTCCAGCAATTGCAGAGCTTCATCAATTGCGTTAGATTTCATTTGTTCTGCTTTGATCAGCATGACCTACTCCTCCTTCTTTAAAGCATTAACAGCACTTAGCCATTATTTAGATGTATCTCTTAACCCTCATCAGCTACCGGTTTTACTTTGAATACATCGGCATTAGAATCATGCTTGTTAATACCATTGTGGACGGTCTTAGGATCTGGGTCACCACCTGCAGTCTTAGCTGCAAGAATAGAAGGAACATTAACTTTGCTGGTTTCAGGATCTTCACCATCACCTACAAAGTTACTATCACTCTTTTGGAACTGGTTTACCGGAATCTTGTGCAGCAAACCATCTGCTTTTGCTACTCCAGTGGATACACCCTGACCACAATTGCAGTTGTCTTTACCACAAGCACATTCCTCACCCAGCTTGAAGATGGATTTATCAATTGCATCTTCTTTTACTGCTTTCTTTTTATCTTTCTCACCATTGCATTCAGGGCAGCTTTTAGATCCGCAGTTGCATGCTTCATTCAATTTAAAGAAAGGCATCTTTGCTTCCTCCTTTATGTTTTCTTCTTCATTAGAATTGTTATTTCCGCGACTTAATTTTTGACGATAGCTTTCCGGTATTTCACCATTCTTTATGAAGTCTCTAGCTACCCTATCCATATTGGATTTAGGTCCTTGGTCTTCATGCCTCTTATCGTACAGTAAACTGGCTATGGTGAACTTACCGTTAGTAGCGCGGTCAATAACGTCCTCCGATAAAGAGAATAAGTTTGGGTGTCTCATATTATACTACCTCATTTCTTAATTAAAGAACCAGTAGTATTGGTAGGACTATTCGGGATTTGTCTTTTTATAAGAGAAGTTTGCATCTGTTTCTGACCAGCACTAGTGGGATTACCAGCAAACCCTTTAGCTCCTACAGCCTTAGCAAAGTTGTTAACTTTGGTCTGTGCTCTATTAGCTGCATTGGTTACTGATCTACCAGCATCTCGTACTCTATTAACGATTCCGCTTACAGCACTAGATGCATTTCCTAGATTGGTCTGAACACGATTCTTCACATCATCAAGAAATCCCTCTTGAAAGGTAACGTATCTCATGATGGTACCCTCATTACATGTAATCGTATTTACCGGCAATGATATCTTTGATACGCTGTACACCAGCCTGATAAGGATCGAGATTAGCAGATTCTTCTACTGCTTCATCTTCGTCTTCTTCCTCATCATCATCGTCATCCTTTTCTTTGGACTTCTTGGATTTCTTCTCATCTTTATCGTCGTCCTTATCTTCGCATTCCTTGCATTTCTTATCTTTCTTTTCGGGTTCTTCTTCATGGATTACATCCTGATCTGCACCCTTCTTCAGCTCTACATCTTCTTCAGATGCTTGCTTTGCTGCTTCCAGGAACCCTTCCTGCTTGTAGTTCTTCTTTACAAGAGGTAGGCCATATCGACCAGTGATAAGATCCAAGAGTTGTTTGGTGTTAGCTACACGACGAATCTTAGCGAAATCTTTCTGATCATTACCGAAAATAGGTTTACCCAAACCAGGTTCAGGATTAGCAACACTACCATCAGTATTATGACCTAAGTCTTCCATCTCATCTAAGATTGATGCTTCGTCTACTACTATAGCAACGTCATAGAAACGATCAGCAACATCGTTAGCTTCTAGTATATTACTAATAGCCGTCTTTACATTGACGACACCATTAGTCAACATATAACGACTGAGATCTTCCATCTCAATCAAAAGACGACCCAATCGGTCGCTCTGACGAACAACAACCATGTCAGGACTAAAACGCATTTCCTGCTCGTTAAGAGAAGGCATATTCGTCAGCATCTGAGCTACATCTTCCAAGAGAGTACGATCAGCTGTCTCTGGTAGAGTAAGACCAGACTCATTAATAGCCATTTCGGAAAGGGTCTGTATAGCTGATTTAAACAGTGACATTATTACCCCTCCTTAGAGAATTTGCTCTTGATTTTGTCAATACCACTAGTAATACCATTCTTCACTTTAGAAGCCTGGTTGCTAACAGCATCTGCAGCTTTGCCACCCATCTCCTTAGCACTCTTAGCAGCACCAGAGATCTTCTTACCAGCACTATCCTTCAAATCGAACAGTTTGGATTTTAGTGATTTAGCCATAGCTTTCAGCTTATCCATTTGACGAACAATCAGAGCTTTTGCACTAGCCGGAGCTTTCTTGGCTTCAGCCGCCTTAGCAGCAAGTGCCTTACGAACACTAGCCAGTTTCTTTGATACTACAGATACAGCTCCTGACACTTTGTTTTTGGCCACACCATATGCGCCAGATACTTTATCCTTAGCATAGTCATAACCAGAGGATACCTTTCCTTTAGCGGTATTAAATCCACTAGAGAGTTTATCCTTAGCATCAGTGATGATGGACTCGTTCAAATAGTTCAAGCAATTTACACTCTCATCAAGAGTAGCATATTCCTGATCCATTTCAAGAGCTTCCATCAAAGAGCTGTAATACAAACTATCACTAGAAATACGAGCAACGTGACAGGGAAATCCAGCTTCGGCCAATTGAGTAAATGTATCAGCCAATTCATCATCAGCAATGATATTTTCTTCATTAGCTACAAAGCCCAAGTTATCCCGAGGAACACTATTAGCCTCACATACTCTATGGATAGCAAGTCCAGCATCTTCGATGCCATAACACTGAGCAAAACCTAAGAATGATTCCAGCTGAATGAGATCTTGACCAAGACGAGAATTATGGCGTACATTTACCATACTCGGGTCAAAAGCACTCTCACTCAGACTAAGATGGTCTATGCTGTCGAGGAGAGCAGTTGCTTCTCCCAACAGCTGATTCTGCTTAATCAGCATTTTTCATAACTCCTTCCATTATGGTATTAGCTGAACACAGTAGTTCAGCCATTATAGGTTTGTCAAGTAAGTTAATTAATTCCATTAAGATCTAGATTGATTTATTGCCCTTTGCCGTTCATCAACTAGTTTAGCGATATGGGGAGGAACGTCCTTCTCATTCACTTCCGTAGTTGTTTTGTATATATTCATTTTCGGCTTACCAAGAAGCTTGTTAGTGGAATTAGTAACAGTAGATTTCAGTTTATCCATGAATCCCTCATTGAGATTTTGTGGTTTAAAGAACGGCATATCATTCACCACCATTTACTATTATTGGCTACATAATCTACATTCTTATTCATCAACCAAATATAATCTCTCTTGGCTTGAGAAGAACCAGCCTCTCTATCATTCCAAGCGTCGACTACAGTATCTCTCAGGTCTTTGAATTTCTTCACTAACCAAGCAATGGCTTGTTTAATAGTATAAATAACAGTGGCAATGAATCCACCCTCTTCAGCCCTAGCTCTTGCCCTCCTACTTTCCATCTCCTCTAATTTATCTCTTAGAGCACGGAATAATACTTTAGCAGATCTAGGTTCTTTAACGAGTTTCCCAGCAGTATATTTGGTGATACCTAATGCAGCACCAATAGCAGTAATTCCCTCATCATCAGCAGATTCATTCAAGTTATTTAATGGGAACGTGGTGTTCTTAATATCATTAGCAATAATTTGGATATCATCTAGAGTACCACATTCTCCAAGAATAAACTCAGCCATCTTATATTGGAAAATACCACTTTCTACATATGCTTCTAAATTATTGGAAAACTCATTAGCCATTTCATTTTCTTGAGGGGTATTATCATTAATCAGCATGATTATCCCTCCATTATTTCTTGATACCTCTTATCTTATTCATGATGGCATCTTTAAGTCTAATAAGCGCATCTATTCCCTTTTGAACTAAGCTTTTCTTATTCTGATCATATTCACCACTGGCCAGCTTTCTGCTAAAGAAGCTAATCTTCTGAGTAACCTGATCAAACATATCTCTTAGTTTATCTGCAACAGCTCCAGCTCCACCATTAGCCATATCACCAACAGTACTAGCAAGAGATCTCTTCATACCATTAACAAAGTCACCAACTGCTTCCAAACCCTCACCACTAACACCATGTGCTTGAGCAATGTTTTGAATAGCTTGAGTAGGAGCAAAGCTATCCAGTCTACGTCTAGCAGCACCTTCACCAGCAGATTTTACACCACTGCTTACTGCATTTTTAGCAGCATTGAGTCCTACAGATACTGCACCCATAGCAGTATCTTTTGCACCTTGACTGATTCCTCTTTTAACCCCTGAGAAAAAGTCTCCAAGACCTTCATTAACAATAGCATCAATGGCTTCGCTATTATCAGTTTCTACAGCTTCTTGTAGCTTATCTCCAAATGCTTTTGCAAGAGGATTTTGGTTTACTCTAGCGTATACTTCCTTACCCTCTTTAATGAGAGATTTGTATAAATTATTAGCTTCTTCATTCATACAGATAGTGCTAGGACGAATGGAGTAGCAAATATCTGATTCACAAATTCTATTCATCTCAGATACTTTCTCAATCAATTCGTTAAAACCAATATTATTCTCATGACAGAATCGATATCCTTCTTCTACACTGATCATATACTGATCACAATTAGGTCTCTCATAAATCTTAAATAAGCTAAGTTGTTCAGTTTCAGAATCTGCCTCTTCATCAATAGGAAGATAGCTCATCTCTTCTAGAACAGACTTAGTATTCTCTCTAGTATTAAATAGCATATTGATTCAACCTCCTTTATAATTACTCTCATGTCTTCCATCATCTATTTAGCATACTATGTAATTTATCAGTCAACTTTCTTATAGCAGCCTTTATCTTCCATAGTATCTTACCAATTATTCCCTTATTCTCCCAGTGCTCTCTTTCAGCCCGTTCATACTTTGATTCATACTCTGCTTTTTTGCCAGCTAGTACTCTTAGCTTCTTAATTAACTCTGATCTCTGCCATCTTGGTTTTCTAGCATCATTATCAGCAACATGATCAGCTATCTTTTTCCCTACATAAAGAGTTCCTAATAGAGCAGCACCTTGCTTAGCTGTTCTTTTTAGATTATCCTTTGCTTCTCTTTTTGCTTGGTTAATCTGTTTAGGAACCTCACTTCTAATAGCACTGGTTATTCCATGAACAAAACCATTCTTCAAATCTTCTATATCACTTTCGTTTATGAATTGATCAAAGAGAGTAAAGTCTTGGTATTGCTCATAAAATGATATAGCATCCTCTATAAGTTTAGTATGATGCTTAGTATTTAGTGGACGTATAGACACCTTGGTGTTCTTAATATACTTCTTTTTATTTCTTAGATAATGAGGATTATTTATTAGCCTAACCTCATCAACTATAACTCCTAGTTTAGATGGATCTACATGATAATGGCTATATATTAGGCCCTCTTTACCAGACTCTACTAAAGAGATATAATCATCTAAAAAAATATAGACGGTACCATCAAGGGATTCTATTAATCTAGCTTCTTCGATAGTCATATCTCTATATTGTATTCTGGGAAGAGAATCTAATACGCTGGGCTGATCTACAAACTTAATCATTTTACCAACCCCACTTTACGCCCTAGGGCTTGTATAGCCCATTTAATCTTAGCAATAATCTTAGAGATTATGCCCTGCTGCTGAGGAGGAGCTGTCTGCGCTTTACCAGTAAGAATATTTAGCATCTTATTCAGACTATTAATCATTCTAGTAGCTACTCCTGGATTAGCATTATTTATATTATCCTGACTAGTGAGACTATTAAACATAGCACCCATACCACCAAGTACTGCTACTACTCCAGCACCAAATTTAGCTCCTCGAACATATGGTTTCAATTTATCTTTAGTGGTACCAGCAGCTTTGTCTATAGTGTTACCAACTACCTTATTAGCTGTATCAGACATGTTGCTGATAAACTTCTTTTTTCTTTCAGGATCGCTTAGATAATCTTGAGCACCTTTCATCAAACCACTAGTTAGTTTAGAACCTATATAGCCCAAAACATCATTCTTGGCTTGATTATAACTATCCTTAGCATCGTTTCCTAGTTTATTCAATCCCTGAAGTTGGCTACTAGTCCAAGATAATACACCCTCAGTCAACATCTCAGTCATATAGGTATCTTCAGCAGCTAGATCCATTTCTACTACATCTTCTAATACCTTATCCAATTGGAAATCAGTACCAGCATCAACATACTGCATCTTGATATTATTTATAGACTCTAATACAGCATCTCTATATTCTGTATTCTCATAAAACATAGCTTGATGAACTACAGCTATACACTCATTCACTTTATGCTCTTTAGCAATATCCTTCATAGCTTTAGTAAGAGTAATCTCTTTTCTATTAGCCGTCTCAATAATAGAGGAAAAGTTAACAATACATTCTTCTCTATTCTTTGGTCTAGCTATAATCATACTCTCATTAGTGATTCTAGGTAATACCAATGGGATTGGTTTCGTTTGTGACCGTGATATTAACATTACCAATCACCCCTCCTTCTTGCTGTTCTCTTATAGCCAATGCGTTCTCTTGTTGCTCTCTTAGAGCGTTATTATATCTATCGATTCTAGTCTGTAAAGTTTTGATTATATCTTCAGTTTTAGGGAACTCATAACTACCAGTAGGATCTATATAAACAGACGATACATTCAGTATCTTGGTTTCTTTAGCAAACTCATATTGAGCAGAATAGTGCTCATTGGTTGCTAGTATACGTTTCAGTTCAGGGTCGATCCAAGGATCGTACTCTTTGAAGAAAACTTTGTAATACCCGAAAGGTGCAAATGTAGGAACGAATAGGAACCCATTATGAACCAACTCATGCACTGTCTCAGATAATGGTATTAAACCTATAACCATCCTATAGTGGTTCCACATAACCTCTTGAGCTATGTCATTCTCTTCTATAGATTCATGCAAAGCTAATCTCTTTTGGTATACAGTGGCCACTATATCAAATAAAGTCGGAATGGCATGATGAATATGTATGTGAATTGATGGAGTATCTAGATTACTCACATTCTTATAGAAAGCACATTTATTCATATCAGAGTGTTGTCTCAGGAACTGGATCATTCTCTGATAGCACCATGACTGTCTACAAATACGTTCTACAGCAAAAAAGAATTTAGTAAGATTCTTAGACTTAGTAAGATCATAATCCTCAATATCAAATTCGGGAAGATGATCGATTTTAATCACTTCCTTTGGTTCAGGAAGTGGGACTTGACAATATTGCATCATTTTAACTCACCCCTTTCAATTAGGTGTCGTAATTACCTAAATGTTGCGCATGGGGCATTTTAGGCAAAAAAGAAGGGCCCACTAGGGGCCAAGTAGATGTGAGGATATGTGCTGTTAGAGCTGGAGCTCTAACAATTTCCCCAATTGATGGCCATTGGTTAGGTCCATCGATTCAGGAACACATGCATATGCAAAGATATACTGGTCAGGATTATTTACAGGAGAGACCTCTGTGGTGATAGCCACGAGATCCTGTTTGTCTGCAGCATCATTCCAGATCTTTGCAGACGCTACAGTCTTACCCTTGAATTCCAGAATTTGCATTACTTCAGCAATAATATCGCCAGGTTCTCCGTCCTTAGTGGCGATGGTTTTCACATGGATCTGATCATTTTCTAACAATTGGGTCAGTTTAACAACCTTGTACTTCATTTTAATCCCTCCATATATTCTCCAAGTCTTTTAATATCAGACTTGATTCTATCTTTGAATTTCTCATCCATGGGAGTGGTTCTACCAGTCATCAACTGATAAGCGCAATGTTTCTCCCATCCTTGCAGCGTTTCGAAAATTGGTTCTGCTAACTCTTTTAGTTTCTGTAGTTCCTCATCCCTCCCTTGAACTTGTAGATTGTTATACATATTATCCAATTCAATTCTTAATGCCTCTATTATAGTCATTCTACCTCCCTCCTAATAACCTATGAATCAGACTTCCTAGTCTTCTTGCGAGTCTTATTCTTTTCTTCATTGTACTCAGCCTCCTCCTGGTACTTATCCAGCCACTCAAGACGCATTTTGCTCGCCTTTTTAATGTTAAAGGTATACTCACATCTTATTTCCTCTGCTTCTTCTTCCATGCAGAGTAATACATTGTAAAGAGCGATCACCATCCCATAATCAGCCTTGTCTTGGTAAGTGCGGATACGTAATTTCATACGGCTCCGCATCACCTTCACCAGTTCGATAAAATCCTCTTTTGCCATGCTATCAATTTCCATGATATATCCTCCTTCATTAATCTACATATGCGGAATCCATTTCTTCAGGCATTCAATAAAATCGTAATTCCTTTCTACTTCGATTTTGTCTAAATTAAGATCCTTGCATAAATCTAATAATTCTTCATCACTAGCTCCTCCTTTTGTAGCAAATGCTACTACTTCGATTAACTTACACTTCTCCTTATAATCTTCATCCTTATAATTTAAAATGATATAAGAGACTAATGGATCAAAAACTGGAGAGGTATTATGAGTCATTTCTCTCCCGATACGCTCTATTATTCCATAGAATGATAACCATCTTATTCCTCCCTTCTCCCAATTTGACACTGTTTGCGGAGATACGCTGAATACTTCGGCAAATTCCCTAAGAGAATATCTGCCAAGATAGCGGATATTCCTTATATTTGCTGATAGTGCATTGAGCTTCATCAGATCATATTTATCTGCTGGATATTGCATCCCCATGATATATCATCTCCTTTCACTACTATAATATATCATCATATTTGGTTCAATTTACAGACAAACAATGGAGTCTCAATTAAGAGACTCCACTATAGTTGTATTACAATTCTAATAATGCTTCAATCTGATCTATGTATTCAATCTGCATATCACTAGGAATTACTGCATATGTAAGAAGAGGATCTTTAGCCTTATCATCTACCTCTTCAATAGTTCTAGCACAGTAGAGAGTCATAACCCCACCTTGAGACCTATCTTGTACAAACCCAATATGGATTTTCTTATCCTTAAATAGATCTACCATAGTAGCCCAAGCCATAGCCTGTTCTTGGTTAATTCCCTTACGTTCTTCGATATGAGAGATGAAATATCCTCCTTCTTTGTTACTAGAATCCTTCTTAATACCAATCAGTTTGTAGTTCATATTATCAACCTCCTATATATCTATACTTAATGGTTATTGAAAAAATCAAAATAGAAAAGGGTAGGCATGGAAGCCTACCCTAAACTATTTTTTAGAAGTTTTATGATGCCAAGTGACGGAACTACTCAGACTCGCACTGAGATTCTCAGGGAAAAATTGGCAAAACCTGAGCTTCTACTATTGAATTATAGTTCCATGAATCTAGGACTCGAACCTAGATTAGTTTATATCAATGGGAGCTTCCAACCCATTTGATATCGGAGGTGGGAGAGGTAGAAAAACATATAAAAAGCCCTCTCCCATAGCAATAGGATTCTACTGCTACATGTAATATATATTGACTCTCGAAAATGAGGGGAATATCAAAAAAGAAGAAGAATAGGTGATCAGACTATCTTCTTCTCATTCTCGGACGTCCCAAATATGACCATGTATCCCAAGCCTACCCGACACAACAGAGTTATCTCTGTCTGTTGCCGGCTTAATTTATAGACAAAAGAACATCCGAACTAGTTAAGGAATTGTAACCAGGTGACTAATTTGTTTTAATCAATCCCTTCATACTTCCAGTACTACTGTATAGCATGGCCCGCACCATTCGCGGTTCACGGAATCAAACTAGTGCACCAGTCTTGGGTTCCTGGCACTTTGTCTTTTGGACTCATCTCTGCACCTACAAGAAGGTCTCTGGTAATTATAAAATAATACTCGAGGATAGACTACTTGAAACCGCATCCTCATGAACGCATATTCATCTCTCCGTATGAATATATCAAGAATTACATCAATCTCCCCGAGTACTATATTGTCACTAGTATATTTATTTTTTAAATATGGTGCGCCCGGAGGGGGTCGAACCCTCACTCACTTAAGAATACGCTCCTAAGGCGTACGTGTATACCTATTTCACCACGGGCGCAACTACTAGTACTATAGTGTTATATCCGTATTATTTTTTAATATCATCTAAAACGGAGAAGATAGTAGACAAGATATTCTCCATAGAATCTAACAGCATATCTACCTTGAAGCTAGCGCCTTTATCATCCTTGCCGGGGATAAGCTTCATGATATCTTGCCTTAGTTTATCGAAATCATCATTGATTTTCTTATATTTACCATTCATATTTTCACCTCCCATTAACTGCTTCCACAGTAATAATATGCAATCGAAATTAAAATTACCCTACTCGTAATTGAGTAGGGTAATGGATTATTTTAATTTTTGTATTCATTTGGATTAACAGTGCGGAACTGGCGTACTTCTTCTATATCTAATCCTTCACCATTTCCACCTTTGGAGTACTTATTCTTACATACTACCTGAACTCGTTTGATTTCATCAGAGTCAAAAGTGATATATAACAAATAGCCTTTATTATTACCAGCATCTAGTATATAAGAGCAAGTGGCATTAGTTACACTATTAACACCATTACTACTTCTAGCCTTTCTCTGAAGAGTAAGTTCTTTAGTCTGACTAGTCTCATAGTCATAAGAATGAGCATAACCCATTCCATGACCATAATTAGCATATGTATAACCAGTATGCTTCTCAGTATCCATAGCATTAGTCAGCTGATAGATCTCAGTCTTATTCATACACATAGCACCAGGAACCTGGGAACACCAAGTCAACATCTTCTTCTTTAGCTGAGGAGTAATAGTAAATAACTCATTAAAGTATTTACGTTTACTATTCAGATATTTTTGAGAAGCATGTTTATCAGAAGCCCAAGATTCGGTATCAAAAGAATTCTTAATTGAATCCCATAATTGCCTACCCATTGTAGATATAGACTCGTTTACTGTAGTGGATTCATTCAAAGAGTCCCATTTAATCAGTTCCATAATATAGCCTCCTTATCAAATAAAAATATTACTAAAAAGTCATGATGATTTAGGAGGGGTATTATTAGGAACTAGAGTAGGACTAGAAGAAGTTGGTTTAGGAGCACTACTACTAGGAGTAGATGGCTTAGGAGGAGCAATATCGGTAATCTTTGGAGGAGTAGAACCACCTGCTCCTTTAGAAGCCAATTGTGTCTGTACCTCACTCTTAACCATATCATGTACTGGTTGTTTAATCTGATTGAAATCGAATTTTGGAGCATCTGTCCCCAGGAATTGCTTAGTAGTATTGATAGAGTTGTCAGACATTCCTAGTTTGCCACCAACCTTATCAACTACCTTGTTTACACCTTTATCAAATACACCATACGCTTTTGTGAGCAACTTATTATTCTTACTATTAAGATACCCACTTCCGATTGTAGCAGCTGCTACTGGGGCAGCTGCAGCAATATAATTTGCTATATCTGGTAGCATACCCAATTCGAACTCATTCAATGGCTTGAACATACCATCTTCTTTAATCGAGTCAAATTTTATATATTGCGCCATTATTATAACCTCCTTATATATTTCATTACTAAGAGGTCACGATGATTTATTCGAATTTCTTCAGTTTTTCTTTATCGTAATTAATTAATAATTTCCTCTCCTCTTCGGTGAGATCCTTATAATACCTCTTAGGGAATCTATCATGCCACTCACCATTCCATTCATGTAATCCATTATATCCTACTGGTTCTCCATCAATAAACTTAGTAGGGGCGCATTCACTACAAAGAGCCTTTCCTTCGGCCCACTCTGGCCACATGTTTTTCATATCCTTAGACCAATAGAATCCAATAGCGGTATTATCAATACCACCACATTTCTCACAACAAAACATAGACATAGTATACCCTCCAATCAAAAAAGAAACGGTAATCCGTAGATTACCGTTTGTGTTAGTGGATTATTTAGAACAGACGATCGTTAGCCCGTTCTCTTCTAATCTCCAATAAGATATCTTTGATAACACTACCAAGAGCAGCAAGAATTTCAGCATTGATAGGAATTCTAGCCGGTAGTTTACCAAAGTGAACCACACCAGCTCTATTACCAGCAAATAGTAATAGAGACATGGCTAGTACAGTCAGACCGACTGTTTTGAGCTGATCTTTAAATCTCTGATCCTCTTTAATCTGCTCAAACTCTTCTTTAGTTAACGTAAACTCTTTCTCTTCCATTTAGTATCCCTCCTACTAAAAAACAAATAGAAATTCCGATACATCCTTTTAGTATAAATAGACTTTCGTCTATTTCACAGCTATAGTATATTATTGATTTTATATTTGGTTTATTATAAAAAAAAACAATACCCATTTAGGGTATTGTCATTGTATTAATCAATCTTCGTCATCCATATTATTTTGATCGATGATCTGTCTAGCCTCATACTGGTATTCAGGAGGTAGGGAATAAACGTCACTATAATTGGTACTTCCTGATATTCTTAGATAATTTAGTTGAGACGTAGCCTGTACTTGCTTTTGAACGAATTCATCATGTTCCTTTCTCCATCTCTCCCTAGTCTCCTCATCTACCTCTCCACTGTTACTATGAGTAGTGGTTATTATAGTTATGGTAGTTCTAGAATTAGGAATCCCTTGGCTTGATTTAGTAACTACTGGTTTGCTATCAATGTAGTTATCAATAGCCCAACTGATAGTAGAGTCTACTACTGAATGAGGATCTACCATCGTTTGGAATAATACTAACTCCTTTTCTACGATATTATGCTCCATACTATACCTCCTTATACAGATAAATGGATCACCTAGAATTAACTAGGTGATCCACATGTATTACTTAGTTAGCTTATGCATTTCGATATATACCTTATTATGCTCGAAGAGTTCTTGCTCGATACGATCATATATATCAGAGATATTACCGGCAGTGATAGAGCTAAACTTAGCGCCATACGATTTCGTAACACTGATCTGATATTCTTTGAGAGTAGTATTATCTATATAGAGACCTGATTTATCCTCATAGTCATCATATACCCATGGATCATAATCTGTACTACCCTCATCTATCCAGATGCAATCATATTCCTTATCGTAGACAACACGATTAGCTTCGATCAGGTGCCTAGAACCATTGGAAACATGAACACATAACAACATAACTTATTCCTCCTATAGATACAAATTCATATCAATATAGTATAACCTCAAATATGAGTCTTATACTTTACTACCTTTTTAGACTTTGGGACGACCTTTGAGAGTATATTTTTAATTTTATTAATAGTCTCCCTACCATCTTTAGAAATTACCAGTGCTTTGGCTCTATTGATTCCAACCAACCTACGATGACCTCTAGAACTAAGAGACTGTGCCCTTGGTAAACTATCAATCACAACTACACCGATATCTTTTTTACCAACTCCTGTCATGGTTTTATCTCCTCCATATAGATACATAACCATTATTTTGAATTTCATTCTCCATAGCAATGAAGAACTCATTAACACTGCTAAACTTCACAGGAATGGTGCTAAGACCTTTCTTATAGATAACAGCATTGCCGGATACGACATCAGATCCGCTCACCTCTTCAGTATCAGTAGGAATACCATTAGAAAAGTAGATAACCTTTCTTTCATTGTTCCAACCTATCTTTATACATTCCATCATCAGGTTCTTATCTTCGAAGATTACTCGCATATTTACTTACTTCTCCTTATCGTGTTCTACGAATACAATCTTGCCCTCTAATGCTCCTAAGTTAGAGGATTCTCTAAACTCATAGGACTTTGGTTTATATCCAGGCTCTGCATCTTCAGTAAGATACCAGAGATTACTCTCCTTGGGTTCCCACTGTACTGTATAGGGAACTAACTTCTTACCAGCAGGGATATCTATGGTAGTAGTACCGCCAAATCTCTTAGTTACATATTGAGCATTTAGCATATAGAATGTTCCTACTATTACCACTACCAAGAAGACAATGAATCCTAAACATCCTTTTCTTTGGTTCATTCTATACCCTCCTTCTCCTTTTCCTCTTTCTCCAATTTTTCTATTCTTAGTTTCAGACTATTAGACGCTTCTACATAAGCGTTTCTCAACTGTTCTGATGCCTCTAGATTATCCTTATACAACTTTAATGCTTGTGCATAATGATCATCTAGCTCTTTGGTGTTATCTATAACCTCTCTTAATTCCTTAGCCTCTTTAGCTACTATGCACAACTTAATATAGCTTATAGTGTAAAAGGCTAAAACCATGAGGATTAGAAATCTAACTAACTCATAGTTCTCTCCGGCAATATTTTTAAATTCATCTCCAAAGATCACTGTAATAGTGAATGAGACTAGTATGATATACATTAAGTCGTCTTTATCATAGACCTTACGTAATATCTCAATCAGACCCTTAGACTTCTTTTTCTCATTATCCATTGTTTACCTCCAATTTAGAACGATTTATCTTTCTTCTACAATACAGCGGAGCATGCTCAATCATTTTGATAACGATTTTATTCAACTTAGTGTTGGGATCGTTCATAACCTCCTCTAAGAAGAATCGGATTTCAGCATTCATAACTTTATCATATTTGGTCTTAGAGGTATACCCTTTGTTAATATGGCCAGCCAGACCATTTATGATTAGAAGATATTCAGCAAAAGACACTAGGTCCTCACTAAATATATTAGTCAGTTTATTATCGAAACCATCTACCTCCAAAGCAACTTGCTCCATCTCATCCCCAATGAACATATCGATCAGCTCTTTTATGATCTGATCTTTGTACTTATTATCTTTTATATCTAAGCCAGTGAGCTGTCTTTTAGTCTTGCCCATATACTCTGCCAGCTTATCTATATATAGATAAGTTATACCTCTTGTGATCTGATCATCAAACTTCTCATCACACTTTCTGAGATATTCAGATTTAGAGGTCACTTCCTCTAATACAATTTTACGTACTCCAAAGAATACACTTTCATTGATTCCATCTGTTGTCCATTCCATTTCTTTTTCCTCCTAATATATGTATATAGAATATAATATAGGCTAGGGAATTAACCCTAGCCTACAATTACCCACTTAATTACCGACAATAACTTGTTCTATCAAGTCATGATGGTTCAGAGCCATGAACTTCATATCCTCAGCAGAATTGCTCAGATACATAATTAATAGTTCAGAACCAATCAATTCACCAATAGAACACTTATGTGCCTTTGCCAAGATCTTAAGAGCCTCGGCCTGATTTTCGGTCAATGTGATACTAATGCGCTTCTTCTCAGACACAACAGATTTCTTCTTTTCAGCCATTTGTTCCATCAACTCATCCCGATTCTGAAGAGCTGTAGTTAGCTTGTTAGCCGGAGCTCCTTTTGGGACTGGTTTGATATCGACTGGAATATGAGACTTAGTTGATATTTTTGACTCTTTCTTTTTAGTAGATGTAGCTTTGGGTTTTGGTTTGGTATCCTTCGTCTTCTTCGTAGTCGATTTCTTTGCTGTTGCCATGATAGTTACCTCCTAATGATTTGAATTTGTACTCATACCCATCATCTATATCATACTCTTCATGATCACGAGTAATATAGAATCTGGGATACATAGTAGCATAATGAAGTTGACTTGCTGTAATACACATATTGCTTACCTCTACTCTCTGTCTGCCAAGACATAAGCAATCACACTGCCTACAGCTAGTACAACCACGATAATCGTCCCGACATCCATATTTATTTCCCCCTTACACTATCTGGCTCTAGTAAAATCGGCAATAATATTAGCGCCAGAATTTAGTAGTGCTTTATATTGCTCGATATTCTGAAGCCGTGTTATTATCAAGTCACAATTAGAGAGATCTAACTCTACGTTATGAGAGATAATAACTGCCTGATCAAAGTTCAGGATTTGCATAATAGTGTAAACTAAACTAAAGAACCTCAATCTATTGTCATTGTCGAGATTATTATCTACCTCGTCTAATCTGATTATATTGAATTTCTCAGATGCATTATGCAATAAGACGAAGCTAATAATCATGGATAATTGTCCTAGCTGAGAGGCACTCATCATACTTATATCTGGACGTATGCTACCAGTCTCACTATCATAGAAGCTGATCAAGAAATCGTCTGCAGTGATCTCGAACTTCTCTAAAGAGAATCGTCCACCAAACATCATTGCCGATAACTGATTAACCATACTGAGAATCTGATTCATAGTATAATCCATAATCTCAGCTTGAATACCATTGATCCCTACAGATTGTTTTACCATTTCGATTTTGTCGTATAATTGATTATAGTTATTATAATCTTTTCTATATTGCTCGAATAAAACCATTTGATACTTAGCTTGTTCTATCTGTTTTTGTAAGTCTGGTATAGATATCATAGACACATCATTGTATTCTATATTAACGGAATTGAGATCTTCTTCATATTTCTTGTATAGCTCTACATTGTTCAACATAGAATCTATATCTTGAGAGATTTTCTTTATCTCTTCGGAAAACGTCTCATATTCGCGTTTAATAGCCTTTGCTGTGTTCAGATACTCGACCCTTTGTTTCACGCTTAAAATGGAATTTTGGGTATCTCTAAATAAGGCGAGTGCGCTTTGTTTAGAACCCACTAACTCGTTCAATCTAGCACTTTTGTCTTCTACGGAACGTTGTAGCATCCAACTTTCTTTATTTTGATTTGTTAGACTAGATATCTTCTCTTTAAGAGTCATTATATCGGCACTAGTACTACTTATTAGATTAACGTAATTAGTATATTCCTTATAAGCAGATACGTTTATATCTAACTGCTTTAGTCCTACTATACAATCTACGATATGTTTGGTATCCAATACATTTTCTGTATTTGGAAACTTCTTTAGTAGTTTGCTTAGACTAGATATATATTTCACTATATCTCTGACTTGATGAACGCAAGATATTAGCTCATCTTGTTCCTTTAGCATCTTCTTAGCATCATCAAGAGAAGATACTAATTCTTCTCTCATCCTTCTAGCCTGTTCATACTGATCATCTGTCATCATAGAGTTTCTATCTCTTACTAGACTATTGATGAATGGACAGTCATCTAGATGATTACAATCTTTAGGGATTTTAGCATAATCCTCAGTTCTATTTATTAGATCCATTTGTGTAGATATACTACTCTTAACCTCGTCTAGTTTCAGTTCTAGAGATGATATTAGTTTAGAGTAGTCATTCACTTTAGGATCACAGTTAATGTACTGGATACTCTTAGATAACAATCCAGGAGTGAATTGGTTTCCTAATACACTAATAGTATTATTGAATCTCTCTATAGCTCCTACAGCTACAGTATATTCTCCCTCTGTAATATTATTATACTCATGAAATCCTAGCTTCTCAAAGCATTCGATATAAAATTTCATCTTCTTCTCAGCTTGTTGTAATCTATTCTGAGTGTCTTCTAATAAACCAGGATCAAATAGGGATTTCAGCTTAATAGTATCAGCTTCTAGATCACTTCTTAGATCAGATTCCATTTTAGTAATCTTATCTAACTCTTCTTTATAGTGTTCTAGTTTAGTCTCTAGCTGTATTTCTTCTTTCTCTTTTTCTTTTAATTCTAACTCATCAAAGTTCTTAGCCTCATCTGGAATATCATCTATTTTATTTTGCATATCTCTTCTCTTATTCAAGAGATCAGTATATATCTTTATAGGACTACCATCCTTATCTAAGAGATTCATATTAGCTTTAATCTCTGATTGCTTAGCTAATAACTCATCTCTCTTTCTTTCTAGTATCTTTAGTTCATGACCATTCTTATCTAGATTAGCTTTGATTACTTCTATATTTCCTAATTGAGATAATTTAGCATTTAATGCTGTTATCATAGATCTTAGAGTACTATGTTTAGCGGCTAGGGTTTTATACATTTTTGCATATGGAGCTATAGCACTAACTATAAGAGCCATAAACCGTTTCCTTTCTCCTGGCTTCATAGCCCCAATACCTTTACTATTGGCTGATATAGCTGATAGTGCCATATAATCATCATTGATATCTAATAGGTCGCAGATGATATCTTTACCACTAGTCATATTACCATTTGGGTTTAATTCTATTACATTCCCATCTGGATATATTCTTTGGATAAAGCATTTACTACCTTTGCTTCTAGTTGTTCTTCCCTTATATCCATTATAGGTTATAGCTAATATGGTACCATCATTGAGATCAAACTCAATAGTCTTAATGATATCAGTGTCCTCCATGAATACATTTGGATTTGAAAAGAATGGATGCAATTCGTTTATTATGCTTGATTTACCACTACCATTCTCAGATCTGATTACTACTATACGATTCTTACACTTAGTAAAATCGATATTGATCTCAGATCTATTCATTGCATTCATGATATTAGCATATCCTCTTAGATATAACCGTCGTAATCTCATTTAATCACCTCTCAGGATAATTTATGATAGGATATTTCTTACATAACTCTAGGTCAGTTCTTTCTGAATAAGATATTACAGTTTTATTAGTTGAAAGTATACCTGTATCATCAATTAAAATTATGGATACAGTTCCTAATTTTTTAGCTTTCGCTTTCATTCTTTTTCGGGTATTCATAACTAGCTTCGACTCCTTTTAACCAAAGACCTTCTACCTCTTTTATAATACTGCCATTAGGCTCTGTTATCTGTACTCTAATTTTAAATTTTCTTCTCTTCTTCTTTGATTTAAAATATGATTTACGGTTTATAATAGGGCATCTAATACTAAGTAAACTATTTCTCAACCAATTAGTATAATTTTGTGTTTCAGAATTAGTTGCAAATCTGTAGGCAAAATAGTGCTGTCTTTGTTTTATTAATTTATTTACTAATCTTGATCTTGTATTCATATATCATCTACATCCATTTCTTTCTTAAAAATCTATGTGGTTCTCGTTTTTGATGAACTCTTATATTTTTGCATCTAGATATGTTCATGATTTGGATTTTAGGATCATCATAAATAGTGTCTTGACTTTGATGATATATTTTATGATATGCGTTAAATATATTTTTCAATCTATTATTCATAATATCACTTCCTTTATAGTGCTGTTTTTGAGTATATCAAATATGAGGGAGAGTAGGATTTAACCTACTCTCCTCACTATTATAGTATATGATTCAAAATCTAATTTCGTATACCAAGGCTCCTAGACAGTCAGCAGCAAAATCTCCACTATCCCATCTATCATCCACTACCAATTCTTTAGTAGCACCAATGGCTGCTACTGTAAGAAATCTCTCAAAGGCACTCATCTTAGTATGTCTAGCTAACTGATCATTGATCAGGTATGACACAGCAAAATGAGCAGCCTTATCAGCCCCAATATTATCTTGAATATTATGAATTACGTTTGCGTTACACTGGGTAGGAATAATAAGGGTAACTGCAAACAACATAGCAAGAAACCACTTCTTCATAATTCTCCCCCGCTTTAAATTCTCTTATTCGTCCCAAGTTACGGTGAAACCAATAGCAGTATCGCCTTCCATAACTTCTCTTACTACATATCCCAAAACAAATAAGTTGTTAATAACTGCTCCTCTTAGTTTAGGTTTAAAATCCATGGAAGCAGATGCGTATAATACGCTCAGTGAGTATTTGCCTTTAATGGCTTGGGCTTTGATTAGATTAAGAACTCTAGCAGTCAATATATTGATATTCTCTTCATCAGTATAAGTGTCTGCCTTTGCCGATAGTTCTTTCATCTTAGTAGCAGTGAAGTCATCAAAATCAACTACTACCTCTTCTTTGGTATCGTTTTCCGCTCCAGTTCCCTCTTTGGGAACATTGTTTAATTGTTCTTCATCAGCCATAGTATAACTCCTTTCTATATCAATTTACACTGTTGTCTAAGAAAAATAAAACACGAGGAGCATTACGCCCCTCGTGCCTGTGTTATTACTCAAGAATGGTTTCGAACTTAACACTCTTAGTCATTTCATTAGTGGTCAACAGAACTACCTTCTTGCTAGTATCAGGAGCTACCGCCTGAGATTCAACAGCAAATATATAATTCGTGCCTTTAGTGATCTGAGTAGCCAGCAGAGCAAACGGTTTTACATTAGAACCAACGAACCCGGCCAGGCAAACATCATAGGATGCTTTTGCATCAGCCGGAATATCAGTCTTAACGTCGATCTTAACTGCACCACAGCCTTCAGAGCTTTTTACTACCGGAGTGATTGATACGAGAGAGAATCCGTCATCTTGTTCATTCAGAACGATAATGACTACATTCTTAGTATCACGACCAGTAGTCAGCAGTTGTTCAGCGAGAATAGCATGGTTGAGACCATTTACTACCTGATCACCCAGATAAGCAATCGGAGTATATTCTGCCCCAAAGAATCTGGAGAAGACGTCATAGAAAGCAGTAGCTACTTTTTCAGGCATCTTATCAACAGTAACATTTACATTCCAACCACCAAGTACATTCGACATTAGAATTCCTCCTTACAAAAAAGATTGGATACGATTATGACTATGTATTCCTTATAAAAAAGAAAAGAGAGGAGAATAACTCCTCTCAAATCTTATTTATTTCTTTTCGGATTTCTTTTGCTCTATCAGGATATCTCTAACCTTCATAAGAGCTTTACCAAGAGCGTTGTATCCCTTACCAGTATCTTGACGTACTCCAATCCAGTCATCCATATGAGTAACCACATGCACCAGATTCTTAGGATAAGTAGCTATCAACCAGTTTGCTAAAACCTGATTCTTGAACTTCAGTAACAATACCTTTTCTAAGTAGAATTCTTTGTTCTCCTCATAATCCTCATTGTAAGGAAGATTTGCTGCTTTCTGCCTAGCCTTATTAGGACTCAGCCTAGCAATCTTTCTCATTATCTTGGGATTAGTACTCTTTAGAGCATAGAATAGAGTAGCAGCGCATGGGTACGTTTCTCCTTCATACTCAATAGCACTTGGGAACTCCAAGGTCAAATACTTATAACCAGTCTTTACGAAGTCACGAATCTCTCCATTAGTTTTGCTTACAGTTGACATTTACTTTTTCTCTCCAATCTTCTTAATCTGTATTAAAGTAATAGCTGGATCTCTATACTCACTAGCATTCAATATCTCCATAATCTTCAGAATATTCTCTATCTCTCCAGGATTGTTTACAAAGAACTGATCGTCTAGTGCCCAGTTCTCATAATCCATTAATTGATAGAGCATAGGTTTAACTTCCTTCTTTATTCTCTCCTTAACGTTAATTACACAGTAGCTACCCAGCCTCTTGTCTAAGAGACAGCTGTAATAGTTATAGGCTACCAGTATACTGCTTATGCCATATACAGACATAGTATCATATGGATAACACGTACTAAATGCAGTATAATTCTGAGTAACTGTATTGATCATATCCATGAGATCTTCATATACGCTTTCCTGAATCCATGACCAATACTGCTCTCTATAGGTAGGAGTCTTTTTCTCTATACTACCATCTGGCTCAAATATACTACTCATGTGTTTAAAGGATTGTTCTATAGTATCCTCTAGCACAATGAAAGTACCATACTTATAGAACTGATCTGGGATATGAATAATGCACTTACCCATATCCTTAACCACATGCTCTTCTAGAATAGTACTTTCTCCATTATGCAATGATAAATTACCAATGTTAACTCCTCTAACCATATAGAAGCAGAATCTATTAGGATCATTCTCTTTATCTCCATATGCGTCTGTAGAGATAATCCTCATGAACCATCCTTCTCTGAAGAATACGTTATCAGGATACAGACTCTCTAAGATCGTTCTAACCTTTTCTGGTTCGTCCTTCCCCATCCATCTAGTAATAGTGTCGGCATGAATGATATAATCTCTTACGAATGCACCCATCCTAAATGGATTAGGACCAAGATTCTTTGTCATTTAATTATCCCCTTTCATCTACATAACCTATCAGGTTCATACCCTTTTTATTTATTCTCTCCTGATCTTCTGCTAACTTGTAGTATTCAGGAGTTGTGATACCATAAATAGAGCTAGTCAATCTAACCTTATTATTACAAGTTGGGCATACTCCAGTAATATCTTTATCTTCTCCTATAATCCTTTCTAGAGTTCTTCCGCCAGCCGATGGTAATCCTAATTGATATACGCTAGTCAAGTACAGTAACCGAGAACCACATTTTGGGCACAAGCCAAAGTCTCTAGTCACTACTTCTTTCATCTTTTTCACCTTCCTCCGGTTCTGTTATTAATACGCTCTCAAAATATTTAGTATGTGCTTTTAGAGACTCGAATGGATTATCATATTCTTTATTCTCCATTTCTAAAATCTCTTGTCTTGTTTTCTCAAGAACTTCTTTATCAATTCCATATGTATCATGGATCTCATCAATCATCTGCTTATCAGAATGGCTTTGTATTATCATTTGCAGTATTGTAACAGCAGCTATTCTTGCTAGAGTATCTTTATCTAATTCAATCAATTTCTTTTTTAGTGGATGCATTACGATTCCTCCCGTATTATAGTTATGACTGTGTTACCATGATCTTAATAAATTAAAGAGAGATAGCTATTATGCTATCTCTCTCATCTTTTATAATAAATGTCGCGTGTAATGGACTTTCCGAATATCCCCTTCTCGTACTATAACCGAATCTGGATATGCTATCTTACTCTTATCTCTAATGATACTAGTATAAGCTTTAGCAATACCACCTTCGGTTACAACAGTCCCTAGCTTGAAGTCATTACTACTCATTGTTTTAGTGACGCTCTTTAATTGGGTCGCTTCAGTCTTACTGTATATCCAATATCTCTTAAATATGCTATTAACGTCTGCCATAATAATCACCCCTTAAAAAAAGTTGTATTCAAACTTTTACACTTATGTGGGTTATATCAATTCTCCCAGATGCTGAGTGGATCCAAACAAGGATTCAATTATCTTAAATATCTTTCCTCTACGTGGACTTCTAACGATAACATTAATCTTGACTCTATTCGTCATAATTAAGGTTATGACTCGTTGTAAGAAATGAGGATCCATAGCTTCAATGTACTTCTCCTCTTTTTCATTAATCATAATATAGCCACGATCATCTTGTTTCAGTATCCACATCTTGTCTCCTGGTAGGAATGAAAAATAGTTATATTGATACTCTTTGCTAGTTATGAATGATTTCCCTGGTCCTCTATCACAGTAACCAACATTAGTTCCATTAGATTTATAAGTCAAAATGAATATATCACCATATCTAACCCCATGTTCCCTTAATACTTTTTTTAATGGTCTAGCATTTATTGCTGCGTACATAATCTCACACCTTTATCTGTTTTCCTAATTTATCTTTACTGAAGATAGATAAACTGAGTAGCCTTACTAAGAAATTACTTCTATATCCAGTAGTGATAGGAACTACTTTTAGAGTACCACTTAATATACAATCTCTAATCTTATTCAGAAACTGATCTACTCGTTCTCTATCAGCAGGGGTGGAAATCCATGCTGGAGATCTAGTGATATGGATGCAATTTTCGTATTTAGATCCATCTGGATTGTATAGTTGTAACGTATCGTTGTACTCATTAGGAAGTTTAGATCCATAAAAACAGAATAGATCTATCATATACTCTGGATGGCAATTACGCATTCTAGAATAGGAATGGGATATGTATCTACCATCACCATTAGAGTGCGTGACCATAAATGGTTCTCCATACCTTATTCCTAGATTGTGCAAGTATCTACCTAACTTCCTATTGTTGTCTTCAATCAATGTTACCATCCTCCTAATCAAATTGTGTATTTAGTTTAATAAACTCATTAAGTGATCATATTGAGTTCCAGATAGTCTATTGTTATCATATGCTTCTTGGATCTTATACTGAAGATCTTCTTCAGTTATACTCACGTTTTCACCATCCACTACATCTGCTACCAGTCTCAATAATTTATGATAGTCGCAAGGTTCAAAATAATTGTCATACATAATAACACCTACTTTCCCTCTAATACATCAAATATATTAGTACATTGCTCTTTAGTAATTATATCATTAGCATAAGCCTCATATGCTTTAGCTTCTAAATTAAATCTCCGATTCTTGACCTTACTATCATTTTCATCTAATTCGCTTATCTTTTTAGCTCTTCTCAAGTATTGATTATAAATGATATTAGGTCTAGTTTTTGCCACTTCTTATCGCCCCATTTTAGAAAATAAAATAAGGGAGAGGGAATTATATCCCCTCCCCACCATAATTATCTATTTGCTGTTAATAACAGCCTCTTTCTATCTTCGTCACTAATCTTAAAGTCGTTAATGGCCATCTCAGGAACATTGCTATCTTCGAGAACAGGATTCACCCGTTCTACTATCTGTTTCAGCTTAGATCCTTTATTGTATTCATTAACGCTGTTAGCTAATCTATCTCTCCATCCAGAAGGTTCATGATAATTAGGATCTACATATCCACCATGAGACAAGCTAATGAATGGTACTAATACCGAGCTTGTACCTGGATTGGAAGGAGATGATGTGTTCAAGCAAGATACCCCCAAGCTAGTAGGATGTAAATAACGGTAGATTACAGGCATGGCTGCGTTACCATTATTCTCGCTTATAGCACTAGGACCATTCTTGCTATATCGTATAGCATTAAAACTATCACAATCAGTTACAGTATCATTGAAAACTACTATGGATTCTTTCCCCAATTCAGTTAAGAGGTAATCAAATGGGATTATGATTCTCTTCTTGATACTAATAGTATTTACCCGATCACCCATATCTCCAAGAGTACACATGGCTTTAAAGAGTTTAGGAGCAATCAAGAATGCAGCATATTCCCCAACTCTGAATCTCTTCTGATAAATATCCAGATTAGATTTCAGAATCAATGCATTATATTCATACATACACCATCTAAGTACTTGATATACATCTTGCATATCATTGTAATCCATTCTAGATATATCTTTAGTAATCAGATCATATACCATCTCGAAAGAGCTTAGAACACTAATAGCCTTACTTCTAGGAGTTGCCAAACTATAATGTCTACCTAGTGCTTCCAACCAAGTATCATTGCTATTTATCCCCTCGTAAGTCATAAACTTACGAGTAGACTCATTAAGAATAGTATTTACTACGTGCTGTAATACATAGTTGCTATTAAACAACTGTCTAGGAACAGCAACGTAGTAATGGGTTGCATCACTTAATTTAGCAGGCTGGAAGATATAATGATCTTCTGGAAATGGAGGAAGTGTCGGATGAATCCAAATCTGTCCTCCTAATCCAAGGAACTGAAGACCTCTAGCCAAACCCATCTTTGCAAAGATATATTCACAAGCTGGAAGACTCTTGCTAAAAGTATCACAGTCAAAGTGAACACACTCTACATCCTCATTGGTGATAGTATGTAGAGTATAGATATTTCTATAGATCTTTATAGGCTGGAAGTTGGTCTTAAATACTACCATAGGATTCTTGGCATTGCTAGTTTGGTTGTTATATGTAGATGCATCAACCATCTGAAACATCATTTGGCGTTCATTCCCATTAAGATTTACATACTGCCCATTAACAACTCTAGGAACTGCTAATACAGTTTCTACAATCTCATGTGTATCATATGCCTCTAAGTACATCTCGATGATCAGTATCTTCACATCAGACTCTTTGAGATCTATGAAGTTGAATCTGTTCTCAGTATTACCTCTAAGTTTGACACTCTTCTTGATAGCAGCCTCTTGGTATTTAGAGAGAATAGCTCTTACCGAATCATAATCCTCTATGACCGTAAAGTTACGAATATGAATAGTAAAGTAACTATCCAAACCCATAGTTTTCTGAATAGAGAGATACAACAACTTGATATTCTCTATTATCTCATTCTCATCCCTCTTAAACAGTTCAGGATTGATCTGCAATACATGTTTCGGGTTAGAATTAAACTTTTGGATAAATTGTCCTTGATTCAATTTGCTTCCCCCTTAAATAATAGTAGCTCTCAGTTCTTCTCCTATGGGATTGGCACAACCTGGTTTATCTCTCATAATGAGTTCTACTTCGATATCACTAGCTTCTGCGATGGCTTTCATCTTACCAAAAGTAATACTATCAGCAGTAGTGAGAATGCGCATATTGTTAGAATAGTCAGAACCATGACGATGGCGATAACTACTCATATCAATATTCTTTTGGTTTAATGCTTTCTTCAACAAAGCAAACTCTGGAGTATCATCAGGTTTAATCATGAACTGAGTTACGTTATCTTTGCATATCAATACAGTTCTTTCTGCTGCTTCTAATTGGGCAGTCTTTTGAATCATGCCAACTACACCATTAGTATTCTTATTCAGATCAATGATATGGCTTGAAGAATGTGCCTGTTTATCTTCTGCAGTTTCAGGCTTGGTAAACTTCAATGCTCCGCCATAATCTCTCACACCAATAAGAGTAGAGTTTCTTACACCAGCATTTATAATAGGATATACATATCCGTTCTTTTCGATAGCAGTATCACTAGCCATGGCTTGCATGGCCTCTGGATTGATACCAGTACGTCTAATATATTCGTCTACTGTAACAACGTCATACATAGATCTTCCTATGGACATTTTACGCATGGATAATCTCCTTTCTAACATGAGCAATAGTATCTTCTGCTTTTTTCATAGAATCCAAGATTACAATCTGACTATTATAAATAGCCTGTTGTATAATAGCATCAGCAAGAGAACCGTCTTCAGGATCTACAATCAACACCTTGCAGAGTGCGGCTTTATGTAGCATGCTTGTCTTGTGGACCTCCGGATCCTTCATATTGTTCGTATTAGAGACCTTCAATACTTGGTATCCATCCTTCATCAACCCAGACGCAATATCAGTATAATTTTCTTTATCACTTACTACCCCAACTACCATATTATAATTCCCTCTCTCACTAAAAATAAATATATATTCATAGACCTCAATCCCGAGCCCTCTTTCTAGGACTCGGGACGAGTGTCTACGCTATACTGCTTATGCGGCTGCAGTTACGTTAGTATCACCAACAACACCGATTACATCATCTTGCTTGATGATCTGCTTCAGGAGTGCACCAGGAGTTACACCGATATATACCTTGTCACCTGCCAGTTCGCTACGGAATGCAACGAGATCACCAATAGCCATTTCCGGATCAATCGTAGCATTGAGACGCATATAATCAGCCAGGCAATCGAATACGATGCACAGAACCTGAGTGCTAGTACCTTCAGTAATCTGGTCTTTGGTTTCGCCCTGTTTGAAACGCCATACAAGACCACCAACCTGATAGGAAACCTGATCGAAGATAGATTCGGCTTCCTTATTCTCAGCGAAGTTATATACTTCGTAAGTGTTCTTATCGATATCTGCCTCGTCAAACGTGCAGGAGAGAGCCCAGCTACCTTCATCTGCGCCTTCTTCAGATTGAGCCATGAACTGTACTACCATTGCAAAATGGAACCCACCATTATAATCACGGAGTTCCAGAGCCACCGGTTTATCCTTGCTCTTATGGATTGCCAAGAACTTAGCGGATGCCTGGAAGTAGAAGCGCAATGCATCTACAGTCAGTTCGTCTGACCAACCGAACTGATAACCTTCAGTGATGCGTTTCAGAGTCTCATTGAGAAGGGTCGTGCTAGAAATGTCTTTCATAAAAAAATACCTCCTAATAAATAAAACATTTAAAAATTTGATCACTCCACCCGACCAGGATGGAGATGATCATAACACACAATAGTACTGGGACTGAGGATCTTAGCGATAATCATAAATATATCTAAAAACGTAAATGACGCAGTCTGGTTAAGGGGAACCATTATTGTTACCATTTACTTCGAGTCCTCCATCATTGTTATCTTCAGAGCGAATGCGAATCCTCTTAGATCAATGAATGAGAGAATAGTAGCTACAAAATCAATTTGGGAATACACCAATCATAGATTTATTTTGTTTATTATTTTATACATGAACCTCGCCAAGTCCTACTATTACCCACTACCATCTCTATAGTATATGCTTGATATTTTTATTACCAAACATCCACTAACTTAAAATACTCTTAATATAGGCTTATCTACAACTAGTTGGATTTTAATCTTCTACCGTAGTGTCTAGTTATTTTTAGATTTTAATATAAGCTCTTGAGCCATATCTCTAGTCAATACCATAGGAGTCAATCCAGCACATGACTGTAGATTTTCCCAGGTTACATGTAATGGAGCAGTATTATATGCTTTAGCATATGCTTGTCCTAAGAACTTGAATGCTTTGGCTACCTTAGTACTCATGTATCCTACATTGGGAACAATAAGAGCATAACAGTCTTTAGTGAATCCAGCTTTTACATCAGCGTCATAATCCCCTAACTGATTAAACTGATCAGCCAATACTTTATCATGGACACCACTAAATACTATCTTCTTTTTAGGTTGTTTACGTGGATCATACGGTTCTGTTCTAGTCCACATAAAGTTGTTAAATATGAATCTCAGTTCATCTATCAATAATGGACGTTCTTTCACTATAGTCTCCACTGTAGTTTCACCTATACCATCTATAGCAGCTAAATGACGGAAAGTCTCATTTGGTTCATTTAGAACTCGTTCAATTGGGAACTGTTCTAGAATAGCCTTCCAAGTCTTTGCTGCTATATTGGTAAATCCTATAGCCCCTATTAGCCTATAGTCTGGTAAACCAATATTTTTGAGGAAATCTAAGACTCCTCGAAGATTATATGCATTCCCTTTGCCTATTCTTCTTTCCATCTCACACCTATCATACGAATATAGCTGAGATAACTTAGTGACCTCAAGAGTCTTAATAGTTTCATAAGAGAATCCTTTGGCATTTAGTTTCTTCAATGTATTAGACAATCTACCATAAGCTCTCTCAGGACACCAGAAGTTAGTACAGAATACACTACTACCAGAATCGGATACATATAGAGGACCTCCACAGCTAGGACAAGTAGTTGGGAACTGTTCCAACTCTCCTAGCTCTTTTGGTTGTAGATGATCTGGAGCTCTTCTTATATAAACTATAACGTCGTTATTCAGAGTCAGAGTGACTTTATCTCCTTTATGGAGTCCTAGAGTCTTAAATCTCTCATAGGAATGAGCTGTAGTCTTATCATGAATTGCTCCAAAGAACTCTACTGGTAAGAAGTGTGCCATTGGGACTATAACTCCATCTTGTCCTACACTATAGGTATAGTGAGTGAAGGTACTATATCTCATTAGAGGAGGGAACTTAATAGCTATGCTATATCTAGGAACAGCCCCTCTCTTACCAAGATACTGACGGATATTTGGATTCAGTATCTCTACTACGATGCCATCATACATGAACTCTTGATAGTCTCTTAATGCTTGTGCTTCTTCACTGAACTTGTGTACCAAATAAAGTGCAGTATTGAAGTCAGCTTTGATTACGCTATAACGGAAGTCTATTCCCTTAGTATAGTACTGATTCATAAACATGATTTCAGTAAGTCTATCTACATTAAGACTAGTCTCTAATGGTATTGGAGTAAGATAATCTCTATACATTCTAGCATCTAGACTACTAGTCAACCCAATAACTGCATTACGAGCATTGACGTAATTCTTACCAAATCTCTCTTTCAACAGTCTTAGATTCTCTTTAGTAACTATATACTCATTCTTAATACCAATAGGATTACCTTTAGCTAATCCTCTTGCTCTAGCAAATGTCATTCCTCCTAGTATTGGAGTCATATCAGATGCCTCATTATTATCTGTATCCCCTCTAGTGCAAGAAGATATGATAGTATCACCATCTACAGTATTCTCAATAGATACACCATCATATTTAAACGATACTACTAGTTCTATATTGTTAGGATCTAGTATTCCCTCTTGGCAATACTTTGCTAAAAAGTCTCTCTCAAATATGAGTACTGATGGATCTTGGAAAGCTGCATTGTTTATAGCATCAGCATTGGTAACATATTTACACTTATCTAGAGTACCACATAGATCCCATTGATGAGCAGTAGTGCGTGCTTTCTTAGCCACTACTGTATCATCATGATTATAGATGAAATCTTCAGCCATCGGCATAGTCATATTGCTAGTCATTGGTTTAAAGAACACCATCTTATCATAATCCGGAACTCTATCTACTATCTTTAGTAATCCCTCTTGAGTCCTACCATTATCTATAGGACTACTAGCTTCAGTAGCTCCCTTGAAATCTATAGGAGGGGCTCCTATAGGAGTAGGTATCCCTAGATTCTTACAGATTACTATTAATCTATCATAGATATCATCTGGGATGATCGGATTACCACCTATATTATTATAGACTATATTTGCTATCCTTATAATAGCTTGAACAGTCAATTGGTTAGTAATTAGCAGATCCTGATCGCTGATAAGTTTAGTAGCAATCTCAGTTATCTTAACCCTTTCAGAATCTTGAATAGTTGGATCTCCACCCATTAATCTACTAAGAATAGTATTTAAATATATAAGGTCCATAATCTCACCTCCACACTAATATGTTTCTTTAATAAATTGGGTAATGGTATTTACAGCTTCCTTATATGATTCTAGATCTAGTACACTTATTGGATCCATTAGACTAACAGCTACGATATGTCTCAAAGTATCTGGGTCTGGTATTAGTACTGCTATTATTAACAATACTGGTCCAGGAAAGAGACATATTACGGCTAAACCATGCTTACTAAGGTCTTCTATATCCTTCCTAGTACATTCCATTATAAAGAAAAATACAACAATTGATATTAGTCCTCCAATACCGCCTATGATCATCTTCACATACATCATCCTATTTATAATGAAATAGAATAATGCTGAATGAGTATGTATCAGATCTATGTACTGCATCCCTTCCATAAACTCACCTCCTAATAATTTTTATTGATAATTTTGGTTAGAACTTCATGATCCCAATTAAATTGATCTACATTCCCATCATAATCAACAGGATTGATAATAGTATTTACTAAATATTTAGTTGCGGTTTCTGTACTAGGTAGAACTATAGATATTATTATCATGAATAGAGCAATACCAATTAATACCGGTCTAAGTGGTAGATCTAATACATAATATACTCTATCATTTAAATCTTCATTCATGCCCAAGATTACCAACGATATGAATAGAAGAGTAACTCCAGAGAAACCAATCGCTACTTCTACTGCAGTTAGTCTATTAGCAACGAAATACACAATGGTTGGATAGGTCTGCAGTGCATCTAACATAAACTCACCTCCAATCAAATAAAATAAATAGGGTAGGTAATTGTACCTACCCTATCTTCTTAGTGACGCTCTATCTTTGCTACGTATTTGGGATCCACCCCAATGGATTTGAGTTTAGCAATATACTCTTCTCTAGCCTGATTATACTCCTTGATACCAATATCTCTGTGTACAATCTGCTTGAGCTTAGTACTATTACCTTCTCTCTCCAGTTCTATAGTATGTTGTTGAACTCTATATTTCTCAACAGCATCAAGCTGTTCTTGAGTAATAGGTCCACCTTTATATTGCAATTCTTCTGGAAGTTTAAATGCAATCTTCTTATGAACTACAGGAACTCTTTGTGCTACTATTCTTAAGCAAGGTTGATATCTAAACTTCTTAACCTTATGGAAGTTGAGACGTTCTCCCAATACTTTCAAGAATGCCTGAACGATATCAGCTGACTGAGACACACAATCCTCATTCAGTCTAACATCGAATGCAAATGGATCTCCAGTCAACAGTTGTTCATTCAGACGTCTAGCCTCTGGAGAACTACTGTTCAGATTGAATTCTTCTATAAAGATTTCAGCCCCTACGTGAGAAGATATAGTAGAAGACTCCATTTCACCATAGACTCGTACTGGTGTACTAGCATATCTAGCATTGTGAGTCTTAGCCATTCTACTCTTGGAGTTCTCATTACGTATATTAGTAGATGCCAATGATACAGCAGAGAACTTCTCTTCTGCCAGCTGCTTAAGACGGAAGATATACTTATAACCAATTACTACTGGTCTTCTAGTATATACCATTCTAGCCTTACCACTAGAGTCAATCATAGGAACCGCTACATGACAATACTTCTCTAAGAAGGGGAATTCATTATATATCATCCTCAGTTTATCAATGCCCATATTAGAACTGATAGGAGCCATTGATACCATAATATATCCGTCATGGAGTATCTCTTCGATAAAGAGATCTCTATTGAATTGATTATCATCATCTACAGGATTGAGTCTAGCTCTATCATCCATAGGATCTGGCTTACCATAAGTAAACCTATAATGCATAGCCAACTCATCTGCTTGTTCAGGATTTAATAACCAGATATACTTATGAATTAGTTGGAAAGCTACGTCGTAATCCTTTACATTAGTCTTAATGTATTCCAACAATTTCCAACCGATGGAAGTTATGCTGGTCTCGAATAACTGACCATCATTGAGTCGGTTGATACAAGTACACATTGAATACAATACATCCACTGGATGCCAACGACCATCTTTGAGATAATGAGGCATCATACTATCTGGACGAACCTTAGAGATAACACCTTTACCACCATATCTATCAGTGATCTTATCTCCTCGTACCAGTGGTTTATTGTGTTGTATTATGATTTCCATAGAGATATTACTGAATACTTTGTCTTGGATATATTGAGTACCTTGAGAAATCATAACCATATTATGGAAGAGCTTTTGAAGTTCATACGAGACATTGATCTCTTTTCTAGTACCATCCTCATTATATAAGAATGGACTGACCTTTTTGACAAACTCCTTAGCACATCTCATAGATTCATCATAGTATTTCTTTACCTGCTGATAATACATATTATCTTGTAATTTATCAGGATTATTGCAATACACGTTGATATCTATGACTTTACCATCATCACAAAGGAACTTCTTATCATTCATCATAGGTTCTTTTAAACGGTCCCATGACTGAGAGAAGAGTGCTTCTTCATCTTTCATCTCTCTTCTTAATGCACAGATAATAGAATTCTCTACTCTCTCACCAATATCTGGGAAGGTTTTGTATTCCTTATCTTTACCGTATCTATTGAGAAGAATGTCATTATCATTTATCTTGATCTCTATTTTAGAAATCAATGGAGAAGAGAATCTCTTAGCAGCTGATTCTGAAATAACGATTGGGTCTTCCTTTACATCCTCACATGCAATATACATGGTAGTCATATTCAGACCTTCTGCTCTATTCAGATTCTCGTCATAAGAAATGGTCTGTTTAATAACAGTACCTTTTCTAACCACATCGTTCAACAGTAAGCTATCTAAGTAATCATTATTAAACAGATAACCAAAGAACTCAGTAATGTGATGATATGGGGTACGTTCAATCACACTAATGAGATTGTGTTCTCTATTGTATAGTATCAACCAATAGTGATCATTGGGTTTGAATGAAAACTTACTGATCTTGGCCAATACAGTATAATCACAATCAGCAGTCAAGAAGTTAGAGCTAGCGTAACCCAACTGGTTCTCATATCCAGTAGATATGATCGGAGCTTCAGGTTCTAGAATCTGGATAGCTTGTTCCATCTGAATACCCTGCATGATCTTTCTAGATCCTGAATTTGTATTACAAAATGGCTGTTTTAAGCTACGTCCTAAAATACGCTCCAGTTTACCACCCAACCGTTGATTAACTTTCTCGATTTCGTTTATAAGATTTAAACTTCCGGTACTTCCTTTCAAAGATTTTCTCTCCCCTCTTTATAGATATAATTATATTCAGGAATTAATAACTTAAGTACGTCTAAAATAGCTCCTTGTATAGTTTCAGTCACTTCGAAACCATGAAGGAAAACTTCTACTTCTTTGGAAATACCTTCCATACCTTTAATCAAACTTGCCATCTTTACCACGCTTGGATAGATATCATCACTAAGACTAATCTCTTTATCTACAATAAATACTGCATACGTATCAATCACAGGATAGAGATCAACACTACCAATGCATGGGGATCCTTTGGTGATATTTTTAATATCTTCTCTCTCGATATCACTAATATTCAAATCCTGTTTATCAAACCACTCTTTTGAGCAAAAGCTCATTCTCAAAACCATTTCTTCTTCCATTTCTATTCCTCTCCTTAAATAGTATAGACTGGAGGGAGCAGTCCTTTTCTCCCTCCATATCTATAGTATGTGCTTCAGCATATTATGGGGTTAATAGAACCCCTCCAAAATATCGTCGAAGTGCATATTTGCAGATTCAGTTCTATCTATCTCCATTGGAATCTGTCTCAGGATCGGTAACATATGTTGTTTAAAGGCGTTTCTAAACTCGATATCATTATTTATCTTATCCTTGAATGTACCCATAGAGAACTTGAATACTCTTTCAGGATCGAAGGATACACTTGCTCCACCACCATATAAGAGTTTAGCACCTCTTAGGAACTCCAGCATAGAGAGCCAAGGATCAAACCCATTAATGAAGTCATAAACCATATTAATAGGTCTCTTAATACCCGAAGAGCGAGACTTAACTAAGGATACCTTAACAATACTACCCTCTACATGATATAGATCATCCATCTTCAGCTTAGATGCATTATCCATACGATAGATATTGTTGGCTAAGAGTGTAGCCTTCTTACCCTTAGGAATACGCTCACCTTGTTTCAACCAAGGAACATCCGGAGCCTTGGGGAACATAGTCATCTGTACATCGCTACTAAAGTGATTAATACCGAATACAATGATATTAGCAGCCTTCAATAACTGTAAGATAGCCTGCATCATCTGACTCATTACTGCTGCTGTATGAGCACCATATGACTTACCTTGCAATTGATCTTCATCTACCATCTCTTCAGGCATCAATGCTGCAATGGAGTCAATGAGATATAAGGTAGGAAACATCTTTATGATGGGTTTACCATCCAGATCTTTCCTCCCTGAATCATAGATATAATCCTGAGGACGTTCCTTTGTCTTGATATCGCTAAGAGTCTTAATACGCTGATAGATATTCTCTATAGTAATACCAGAATTACGAATGATATATCTATCATCAAAATCATTCTTGCTGAACTTACTGAGATATCTACGACGTACTTCAGTCATACCCGATTCTATGTCATCTACCATGATAGATGCTTTCGGATATGGACGAGCGATATTAGCAATGATCTGATTTGCAAGAGTAGATTTACCGACACTAGTATTTGCTACCAAGCATACATATGATCCATCGGTAATGCCAAGATTGTAGTAGTCTTCCAATTCTCCAGTCTTAGTATTGAGCTGTTGAGCAATATAGCCGTTCAAGTAATCGAGAGTAGGAAATCCAGTAGGATATAAGATATCGGGTACTGCTTCACTACTCATGGCTAATCCCATCTTGGCTACCTTAGACCTAAATACCTCGGTTAATAAGCTAGATGGGCTACCACCTACAATATCATTTGCTGAATCAATAGCCTTTTTGGCAAAGAAAGGCATTTTTCTGTTGTACTCCTCCACCAATGAAATTGGTGTCCATTCTTGGAATACAGGAAATTGTGGGTGGTTGGGTTCTCTGTAATTCAATATAATCTCTCCTCTCAAAATATGATGTATATGAGTGTCAACGTGGTTCTAATTTTTAAGGTAAGTGGATTCTTTTTTCCTTAGCTAGCCTATTAACCACGCTTGCAATATTAGGGAATATATTAGGCTGTATATTACTGAATGAGATACGAACCTCATCTATATCTATCTTCTTTTCTGCTATCTCATATAAATAATAGGCTTCTAGTATACTGGATAGATCTTCAGGTTTTAGACTCTCCAATATACTTAATATAGCACTATTCATTCTATTAGCTATAGTAATATGAGACTCTCCAATCCAATCAGCATCATTATTCTTATCATATACGAAAGAATCCTTAGCTGTATAGATGAATAGCATATATACATCCTCTATACTACTACAACTAGCACAATAGATATCAGTGATTCTTTTAGTAGTCATTAGGTCTTTACTAGTACACAAGATTACGAAATTCATTCTAGATATGCAATCCTTCTTGGAGAATGAACTCTTTCTTGCTACTGCTAAGAATGCACTCATTGTTCTATCTAGTCCACAATCAATAAAGGCTTGTACCATCTTTCTATTGGCTACGATTCCTAGATTAATCAATATAACCTTTAGTGTATCATTAGCCTCATTGATCTCCTTATAAATCATAGCATTACAATAAACTCTTTCCTCATAAGTTAATTGTACGGCTAGTATTACTTGACTCAATAAAGATAGAAATCTAGCAGACTTCTTAAACACATTGAAACAAGGATCGTCATTGATATTAGATAGGAATTCTTTATACTGACTAGCTAGAATGAGATATGCCTCCTCTTCTGGTAGGGTCAGTACTGGTTTTAGTTTCTTTGCGATTTGCTCTGGACCTGTAGGCATAAAATCGCCTCCTTAAAAAAGAAAAAATAGGGAGTCTTAAAGACTCCCCTTATTTGTGTAGATAGGATTGCTCCTACCTACATTTTCACAACTCGTCTCTTACTTTGGGGTAACCTACGGTAATGACTTTCTTTTCAGTTTCGAATTGAGAGAAAAAGCTCTTCTTGTTCTTCTGTACTTTAGCCTTGTCCTTACTTTGGTTGGTACCAATAGGACCAGTGCCAAATCCGAGATTGGTATCCATGTTGCTAACCATATTGAAGAAGTTATCTTTTGCCAAGTCAGTCTTTTTCATAGCTCTTTCGAACTTATGATATACTTCCTTTATCTCATCAATAGGTAACTTCATACCGCTAGCAATTACGGCTACACTATCAGTACCATCCCCATCCTGCTTATGACGGAAGATCTCAGTAGGGAATCCATATTTCTTGATGAGTTGATCATACCCTTCATCAATCAATCCCTGAATACGATTAGAAGCAGATACAATAACCCCTAATCTCTTAGCAGATGGTTCAGTTGGAAGGGATACGGACTTATCAATCATAGCCTGAATAGAATCATTGAACTGTTCAGGTTCGCTGATCTTTTCCAGTTCTATAGATTCTACAGTCATGTATCCAGGAGCTGTATTGAGCTTGTAGAGGTCCATATTATCTACATTGGAATCAGACGGATTCAAATCCTTACCAATCAGAATACGAACTCTTTGGCTGAATACCTTATTGGCATATTCTTCAGCAGCTCTACGGTTATTATCTACCATAGGGAGACAGCTCTTATTGCTGATGGATTGAATCACCATGTTTTCATCGAGATCTTTGAACCATTCAACAGTATTTTTTAATCCACGAGCATCATCCTCAAATCCAGTAAATGATACCATGTTTACAGGAATACCATTAGGGAGTTCATCGTTCTTAGTAATGGCCTGGATGTATTTACCCAGAATAACAGATGCGCCAGAACCGGTGCCGCCTTCTGAGCTGGTTACAATATGAATTATCTTTTCATCACCATCAATGAGAGCATCAATCGGATTCTCATCAACACTCTGCAGATATTCGATCATCATCTTCTTAGCAAGATCACGATCTTTCCCGCAACCGCCAGTACCTCCTATAATCAAAATATTATCTCGATCAAAATCTTCTGGAAGATCTCTATCGGTGGAATTGATCAAGAGACATTCGGTGATATCAGCTACCCCGTCTTTGATTAGTTGGATTATAGCTTTATTACCTGCTGCTCCAACCCCAATGTACTTGCACTTCAAACTCAAATTAAACACAACCTTTCTTATATGATACTATATTTGACGCATATAAACCATGCGGCTTATATCAAACTTAAATAAAAAGTAAGAGGAGGTTCATTTAGTAACCTCCTCTACTTATATTATAGAGCTTCAATAGCACTATTTGCTACACTAACAATGTCCGAGCTCCAATCAGGATCGCTGGCATATCCTGCTTCCTGCATAGATGCAAGGGTAGTATACCCATTAGAGTAGTAATGTTTCTTAATCCACATGGCCCCGGCCATAATACCTTCATCTACACTAGAACCCATTACATCGGCTTTGCCTGGATCACTATCCACAGCATTAATACCGAAATAATTATGTCTGGTTCTAGCTAAATAAGAAGTCCCATATCCACTTTCTACTGACGCATGAGCGTATATATAGATTGGATTGAGACCAGTTGCTTCAGCAGCTTTTATGAACGCGGAACCATGACCAGAGAATCCTGTTTTTCCAATGGTTGATTCATAATAATCAATTATCCTATTCATATCCTCTACTGAGATCGAAGAGTTGGCGCCGATATCTGTATACTCAGAGTATCCAGACATCTTTAATTGTAATACATTATGTTTTTGGATTCTTTTCTTGTGCGTTATATTCATCGCACTATTGAGTTTATTTGACTGATTTTCTTGTTCATCTCTAATTTGTTTGAGCATCGCCAGTACTTCTTTTGAAGCTTCGCGGGATTCCTTTAACTCAACCTGTACCTCATTATACTGGTTAGTCAGGTCGTTAACCTTATATAGCAAAAATCCATTTACTACAATAAGGCCTCCAATTAAAACCTGCATCCAACGAACCCTCTTCATTAAGTTCTGCTTAGTCTCTAAATTCATCAAATCATCCTTTCAGGTAGTTGTTCTCCAGACCAGTCTACTTACCTAATAACCTGTCATTCAGACCAGCTGGCGTGGCAAACACCCAGCATGTTACTGCTGGGTGAGGAACTTACTTGCGATCTGCTTTCTGATTCTGCTGCTGCATCTCTTCGAGCTTACGTCGCAACGCTTCTCGTTCCTGTTCATTATTGGCATGTGTTACTCCGAGGCCTAAATCTCCTACTTCAGTTAAGGCCACCATCTCGCCTTCATTATCAGCTTTATACATAATATATTCACCTCCTTATCGTAATTATTAAGCTGTTAAAAGGTTCATTAATATCCACACACCATATCTATAGTATATAGTTGAGAGTTAGTTTATAAAAAATAAAGATGGACAATTTGTCCATCTTTATTACCTAATTATCTATAACTAAACATAATGGAGTCACTAGGGATTCCCAACATATTCCTTAGCTCTTCAATACTATACTTATCTTCCTCAGACACATCTTCTTCCTCTTCGACAACTGCCTTCTCTACGTTCTCTTCCATTATACTCTCCTTATTATCTTTCTTCTGGTAACTGAACAGATTGATCAGACTCTAGCTCATCAGTATCATAATCAAATGGCTCTAGTTCATCTTCTACCTTCTTTTTAAGCTCTTCAGTATTCACCTCTTCTGGTTGTTTTGGGGTAACTTTGAATCCATTTGCTTGCTGTTTGGGTTGTTCTTCTTCATGGTGATGATGTTCCTCAGTATGAGTTTCATCATTAACCAGATCAGCCATTGGCCCTACAGCAGCCATGATATAAATCTGGATATAATTCTTAATAATCTTATCTTCCATCTCTACAAGATTACCAGGGAGATATGCAGTAATATCTGCTCTTTGAAGCATATCATTCTGAGGGCTAATACTATACACAGATACTTTGGTCATACCATACATCTCGCATAGATAATCGATTTTCAATAGCTTGGTATGTACCATATTCACGCCAGTCTCATTATCTACTACATAGAAACGTATAGTAGCACTGCTGTTAGTCGGATGCATCACCTCCTGTAGATATACAGCTCCAGGAACTATCGTCTCATCCTTAAACTTTACTACATTCTCACTCCCTCTCGGAGTATTCTGAATCCAGTAATCTGTACCCAGTACTCCATTGTTCTCGATGTTATTCATAACATCATTTGCTTCAGCAACTGTTTTAAACCAAGCTACCTGCAGCTCCCCAGTAATATTGTTTTTAATTGTCATTTTCACTGGGGTAATAATTTCTGGTTCTAAGAATCTCATTTTAAATACCTTCCTTTCAAAAAACGATCCTAACAACTGTCGCGATAGATGATTAATTAATCATCTATCACTACTATAATATGTGGTTGATTATCGTTTTATCTCTCGTTTCTTTATTAACCATTCTAAGGTATATCTCAGGGTCTATTATTGTTCTACATCTACTATCATCATCGAGATCAATAATACAATCGAATATCGTATTTCTGTGGTTCCTCTTAGCAGTTCTAAGCATATATGGTAATTCATTCTCATCCATATTCCATTTCTTAATAAGAACATTTCCAAAGAATAAATAAGAGAATAATCTATCTATCCTTTCTTCTCTATTTGCACACTTGTTAACGTATGATGATAATAATGGTACTATTAGAACGATCTTATTTCCTATAGACAAATGCATTATTTTATCTTCAGTAGACCAGAGGTAGTTCTTCTTATAAAAGGTATCACTATTCTTTTCATATCTAAATAATATTTCATCTATACTAGATAATCTATTGTATTTATTAGCCTCATATAAAAAGTTCTTGGCCATTTTCCAAATAATACTACTATTTTCGCACCTTAAGATATTCTTTAAATCATTCTCTATTAATCTGGTATCCATATTATATCCCTCCATTTACACACTAAAACACCACTAGAGGATTATCCTCTAGTGGCATTGATCCTCTTATTAGATACGTCTTCGATATTGTAGAATCCTACTACTGGCGCTTTACGCCACTCTGACCGGCTGATTTTTTGGCTAAAGTACGTGGCAACATACCAGCAACGTTCACCAGGTTAGAATTAAGATGAGCACCTAATAGATATGCAGAGATAAGATTACGAGCAATAGAATCTGCATTATCAGTAGGAACATCTTTCTGACTAACCATTCCTGATGCTGATATCTGATTGTAAAACTTTTGTTTTGCGCTCATTGCATCACCGCGATAAGTAATTAGCTCATGCATTGATTTATCTAGTCCTAATACAGCCATTGATTCTAATTCACGGTCTGAGCTGTTTGAGTTCTTATCTACGTCTATTAGCAAACCAGTTCTATAATCTCGTTTACTAATATTAGTACTATATCCGGACTTTTTTTGTGCAAACTGCTTAAGCCTTTTCAATGGTAGATACACTACTAGGACTGGATTGGTAGATACTGCTTCACCATTCTTATTCTTATATAAGAATGGCATACTTACTCTTTCTATTATAGGTACTCCTAAGAACGTTAAGAAGTCAGCGATATCTTCCATTTTAGGGTCTACTTCAAATACTTTAGTTTGGAACTTAAGAGGAAAATCTTGTTTAAAGAACTCTAGAAACTGAGCATCACTCATAGCTGCAAATTTCTTCTTATAATATTCGGTATTTTGACCAGTCTTGTCTAGTACCTTAAATGCTTTATATATTTTCTCTTCACATTTCTTTCTAGCTGCTTTAAGAGCAGGACCAGAAAGTGCTGCTTCTTGAACTACTTCTTCACTCATAAGAACCAACCTTTCTTATGCTGATACTTTTTAATTTTTTCATTAAGCTTAGCAGGATGACTTACTTTATCAGCTTCTTCATTACCTTTTCTCTCCCAATACTCATTTGGCTGATTGCGGAGATGTGCTTTAAACATTCTAGTTCCTATATTATCTCCTTCTTTAGAATCAAAGCTATCCTTTACATGTTGTTTTAGATTAGCCAATTGCTTCTCCAAATCAGCTTTGGCTTCAGGAGTCATAGGCGTATCTTTTAGGTCTTGCTCCATTTGTGATATTAGTGCATTTATTCTACTCAGTAAATGAGGATGTACAAAATCACTACCGCTATTCTTACGTATTTGATTTAATCCATAAAAGAAGTTTAGGATAGGAATGTCTTTTAGTTTCTTATCAAAACTACTTTCTCTATCCATATTCATTTTAGTAAGAGCAGTAGCTAATTCAGTACCATAGCCATACATGACGCATAGTTGATCAGCGAACTTCTCATTAGCCCTCTCATCATAAGATCTAGTGACTACATAGAAGAATTGATGGCCAATTTCATGTAAGAGAACTGCTACTAGTTCTTGTACAGATATATTCGGCATAGCAAAGCAACCATATGTTATTACTACTGTAAATACAACTGGGCATTTCTTAGTAATGAATCTAAATCCATTATTAGTTACTTTTACTACACTATCCATATCTTCTTTTCTCAGTATCTTATCCTCTAATGGGAACATATTACCATTATCATCTATTACATGAGTAATAGTACGAGCATTGATAAACAGTTCTGGAGATATGGTTAAGATAGATTCCTTAAACCCAAATAGTGAGGTCAATTGTTCTGCTATCTTTTTGAATATAGGGTCTCTCAATATCTGTTTGTATTTACTCATATTGAGATTGCCTACTGTACTATACTTAGTCTTTACTTCAGTAAAGAGATCCTCTATTCTAGTGAGCTGTATTGGTTTCCCGAAATACATCTCATTTAGTGGTATCATATCCATAGTGTAATATCCTCCTTTATGCATTCGGATTTGCACGTATTACGTTAATAGCCATATACATATTAAAGGCATATAAATAACTCTGTTTAGTAGCTACCCTATGCTTTCTTTTTCTAAACCCTACAGAGTAATCATCTAATAGATCCTCTATAATCCCTTTCATTCTGTTAATCATAGGATCTTTAGAATTGGGTTTAGGCTTAGTAACGTACTTAATGAATTTAGTACTATTAATAGTTTTGATCTCTTCGTTCACTAAGAAGGAAGATATAACCAGTTCTAAGTATTCTCGTATCTTAGGCATATTATTGCTATCTTCAAAGATAGATTCCATAATTCCTCTAATCTCATCAGGTTTGATATTACTATCAGCACATGCTTTGCAAAGTGTATAATCTACATGAGAAGTGGTTAATCTAGTCATTGTATTCTCAATGCACTGTTGCATCTTGAACGAGTCATTAGTAGTTAGGTGATAGTCTCCTCCACCACTTTCACTGTCAGTGATATTATCAGAGTCGTAAGATATATAACTCTTCTGCTCATATGCTTCATAGTACAGAGATGCAATGTTTTTCATAAACGATTTAATTCGATTATGCAACTGCTGTATTACGTATACTATATCTTCGTCATCAAAGTCAGTAATCTGTTTCTTATAAGCAGTGATCCATGTATTATTAATGCTCTTAACTGCACCTATTACACTACCTTTAGATTTTATATCAAACTTATTAGATAGCTTATGATTAATTACATATTCCATTATATGACGATACTTAGATGGTGCTACTGTTTTGAAGAAACCATAATGGATAGAAGGATAATACTTACCAGAAAAGGATTGGTATATCATAGCCAAGTCTAGTTCCTTCTCTTTCTTCTTTAGGAAGAAATATCGTACTATACATAATACCACTATAGTAGTAGGATCCTTTGCTTGACTAGGATTAAATGCACTAATACCATAATAGTATGCTCCTTTAAGAGCATTCCTAACCTCATTTTGGCTTATATTAAGAGCAGAAAATAAATCATCACGATCGTTATCTGTATAATAGATTCTATCACATGGTGCTATATCAAATAAGCTACTAGATCTCTTCTCAATGAATCTACTAATCATACCTCTCCATTGATTTAATCTAGTAGAGAGAGCGCTCTCTACTAGAGGATATATTTTATCTAAAGTAGCTTCAGTGCCAAAGTTACTACGTTTAGGCATCTCATTACCTCCCTTATAAAATCTTACGCTTATGTCACGCAAGATAAAAAAGGAAGGCTAGATGCCTTCCTTTTCTCAGAGGTTATACAGTCTCAATTTAGTCTCAATAGAATCCAAATCCTTCTCTGACTTAGCTTTTGTAGCTTTCTTAGATAAGGACTTGAGGATTCCTATTCTTTGTTTCAATATCTGTGATTGGAAATCCATAGCGTTAATCATACGATTTCTACGTTCAATAAACTCTTCTTGCTCTATATCTGTCATAGTTCCTCCTACTTATATTACAGGCCAACTAATATAGAATGATACATCTACAATATTAGTACCTTCATCTTCGGTCATTGTCTGGAACCTAGCTCCATAACCAGCCTTCTTCAACTCATTAAGTATATTAGATGCATTATATTTACTCATCTTCATCTCTGGGGTAGTTACGCTTATTCCCTTACCTCCTATCTTAGTCACATAAACTAGATAATTTATTAAGCTAATAGCATCAGCTATAGGGACTACCTTTAACCCACATTTGATATTAGCAGATTGGAGCATAGGAACTCTAATAATCTTTTCCATTAGACTCACCTTCTTAAAATTTAGTATTTTCTATCTCTTTGCATTTCTTTGATAGTTCTCTAATCTCGTCTAAATTCTTTGCTGATTTGATTTGAGGTTCCAATTCCTTCATCATTTTAATACGATGCCTATACTTTATTAACCCATATTTCACTTCATCTAATAGACACTCTTTAGCATCATTCAGGTTTATAACCTCTCTTTTCAATGGAATCATAGATTTTATTTTATAGCTCATTTATCCTCCTGTGATAAAAGATAGAAGGGAATGGAAGATTCCATTCCCATCATACCTTAGTATACTATCATGACCTTATTTACGTCAGCAAACATTTTCTTACCAGTATCAACAGTAGATCCTATCTTGAATCCACTAACTGGGAATTCTTTCTGACTTCTTCCTTCTCTTACTACCAATTTAGCATCAGGAGTACAAGTCCAGATTGTATGGATAGTATCTCCTTTAGTTAACTTGATAACAGATATACCAGCTCTTCCTCTATTAACTCTACCAATATGGTCTAATGGTAATCTATTAACATAACCATTCTTGGTTACTACTACCATATCAGTCATCTTAGGTAAGATGAAATTCATACCACTAATAATAGTGGAAGCAGTAGATACTCTATTACCTTTGGTAGCTCTTCTCAGATAAGGAACTTCTTTTGGATTCAAACGGATAACTTTGTTGGATGTATACAACATGATATCCATTTTGCTTGGTCCAAATAATACAGAGTTAACATGATCTCCTTCATCTACTCTTGCATATATAATGCCAGAGGTTGGGGCATTGATCACATCATCTATATCTATCTTCTTAATATAACCTTGATTAGTTACTGTGAAGATGAAGTTCTTACTCTTACCCTTAGAAGTATCTGCTAAGTTCTTAAGAGTAGTTTCTCTAGCAGCCCCAATGATATTAGTAGTACAATATTTATTCAATACTCGTACATCAGTACCATCACTGCTAGGTTCAGATAACGGTATTTTATGAACTGGTACTTTGAATGCTTTTCCTAGAGCACTGAAGAGAACAATATCTTCAGCATTATCTGCTACTAAGACTAGATTCACTTTACCCATCTGAGATGGTGGAACCATATCATTCACATTCATTTTCTTAATATAGTTATTAGTCATAATAACCATTTTAAACATACCAGGAGCTATACCCTTAATCTGATTCGGAGATACTAAGACACATTTCTTGGAATCATTATACTTAGCCTTGATATCCAGCATCTCTTTAATAATAACCTCGTCAATCTGCTTGGGATCTAACAGAATCTTCATAATCTGTTTAATCTCTTCATTATAGGCTTTCATCCTTTCCTGACACTGTTTCAGATATCCAGCAGATAATTCAGGCAAGGTTACTCTACTCATGAAACGTGCTTGTACTGGAGACATATTGAATTTCTTCATGAAGAATTCTATAATCTCCGATTTATCATGTGACTTAGATTTTCTGATTAGCTTAATTAATTGATCAATCTTACCAGACGTCAATAGCATGATATATAATTCAGTTTCATGAATCTTGGTCTTAAGAGTCTGTAGTTTGGCATTGAGCTTACGGAAGATACTCATTCTTCTAAAGTCAATAAACCCTAACAGATATTCTCTATAGCCCATAGTAGCCAAGTTATTATTCTTGATAACGATCAAGTTAACCTGTCTAGTCTGACGTATATTAGTATTAGTATAGAGGAACTCTCTAACGAAGTTGGGATCAGTACCCTTCTTGAGCACAATAATCTCTTCAAAGTTGTATAGTCTAGGAATCCTCTTATCTACACCAGATCTAGATATTACGTCGACTATAAATGGCATTTTACCATTCTTAGCCAGTTCCTTAATACGTTCATCAATCTTATAATAGAAGGTGAAGTCTGGAAGTGATCTTACAATAAGACACGGTTTCCCATCATATTCTCCTATATCTATTATACCTTGAGCTACATAAGTACCATAGCCGGTTTCGTTTATCTTATTCCAATCAGTATCCATGATTTCACATGGCATACATTCATCAGGAATGAGAGTAAACTTGGCTTTAGGATTACGCATCAGTTTAATGGTAACATCAATTACATCTCCTAGATTATGACTAGGAATAGTAGTTTTGATACCAACACCAATACCCATCTGACCTAGGATTAGTAGTACTGGAATTTTAGCAGGTAAGTATACTGGTTCCATGCACTTATTATCATAGTTACTCATCCAGTCAGTAGCACGTTTATCCTCTTTGATATCATTGATGAAAACATCCATAGCGAATTGGGATATTTTACATTCATTATATCGAGGCTGTGCAGCATATGGATCAACCTTAGTACCCCATGAACCACTACCCTCCATGGTAGGATATTTTGTACTAAAGTCATTTATCATATTTCTTATAGCTGAGTTTACACCAGCATCACCATGTGGGTTATACTTACGCATAACCTGACCAACTATGTTAGCAGTCTTGATAAACCCTTGGCCACCAAAGTCATTAGCAGCACACCATAGGATCTTTCTTATTACTGGTTTGCACCCATCTATAAAATCTGGAATAGCTCTGTCTCTAGCTACATAGATAGCATAAGCTTGGCTATCATCTCTTGCTTGGACAGCAAGATTAACATCAACTAGTTTCTCTGCCATTATTCTCCTCCAACGATTTCTTCTACCTGTACTTTATATTGCTGAAAGAGTTCTTCGTCTTTAGCTGCTTTATTTAGTCTGCCTAAGAGATATGCTTTTGCTTTTTTAATAAATTCTTCATCCATACGAAAGATGGAAAATTCTAAATAAACGTCTCCAGCAATATCCTTAACAATGTGCTCAACACGTTTATCTTCCATCTCTGGTTTAATTCTAGTATATACTTTGTTTCCAAGAATCTCCAAAGAGATCGTATGCTCCATAGAAGAATCCTCTTTGTTCATAACCAGCTTAGCTACAGGTGTAATCATAATATTTAATCCTCCCAAAATGAATAACAAGATATTTGTGCATCTTTATCTTTAAAGATCCCATTCTGAAATTTCGGATATAGGGTCTCATAGAGATGTGATTGTACTATCTCTATCTCTTCTATATTATTTAAATTCAACCCTCTAATTTGAATTAGATCATTAGCCTCTTCTATTGTTCCTAATAACACTTTGCTTGTAGTCTTTGGTTCAATGTAGAGACGCTTAGTATCTTGGTCTATCATGATATGATAAGTGTCTCTTAGCAAGTGAGCCTTTGGATACTTCTTCATACTAATACGCATTAACGCTAAATCTTCTTTAGGTGGTGGTGAAGTCTCAATCTTTTCTTTCTTCTTCCCAAACAACCAGTCGAAGATCTTTCTTAGAAAATTCATAAATATCACTCTCCACCTATATAGTATATAACTTAACGTTTACTTACTAGTATGAGTAGTTTTTAAAGATTAGGTAGCTTGGTCCCTAAATCAATATCTGGCCCTAGATGGTTATCATTTGGGCGGAGCCGAGCATATTTAAACATCTTGATGTTTCCTAGAGCATTATGCATAAACTCCTTATCAATGTATACCACGAAATGAATCTCTGTAGAGGTCAAAGGTTCAGTAAAGGTTAACTTCATATTCTCCCAATCAATAGCTACTTGGATATAATCTACCCAGTTAAATGCCATTATATTAATGAATCTAGATGGAGATATGGCATTGGCTTTAGTGGCATCTATAACTTCTCTTAATTCGTTGATGAATATTGGATCTATATCTATAGTTACTGGCTGTTTATTATTGAATGCTTCCATCTCTTCTTTAGTAGATAATTCATACTTAGACCTAAATTCCCAAGGCCATCCATGCTCATCTACTGCAGGAATATTGGCTAAAGTAGTGATACCGAACAAGAACGATTTAGTATCCAATACAGTATAGGATTCCAAATGCTCCCTCTGTATTAGAGAGTAGTATGCAAAGAACTTGAGATATGGGAAGAACACCTCACAAGTGAAATTTACTCCAAAATCATTATATATCATATTTCTCTGCTGACCTTGTTGTTTCTGTATTCTAGAGGTTCTGATATGAATCCTACACCTAGGGATTCTCAAGAAGAATTCCATATTACCAGTAGCTTCATTGAACTTATACATCAATGCTAGTTTACTTCTCATATTGAAGTAATGTAGCATATCATTAACCTCATACATACCGTCTTCATTACATAGACCTGCATCACAAGCTACTTGGCCGATAAGCTCATGAGGTATAGGATAATCTATATCTATATAGTTCTTTTGACTACCTCCTCCTCTAAATGCCATATCACATAGAGCAAATACGTCATCTTGAACTGATTTGGTAGATACATGGATATTGAATCCGAACTCCATTCTAACTTCTCCAAAGGCTAGAGATATATAAGTATTATGTTCTCGATCAATAAAAAAAGCATCTCTATAATTACATCTATTATTGTATAAGGTTAGACCTAGATTATATAGGTCTATATTGCTACGATTGTATTCAGTGTCCTCATCTACTGTAATATGAGCAGATGGTTTATTCGTCTTAATCAGTTCTCTCATAGTATATCTCTGAGTCTGATCATGAATGTGAGATAAATCTAAGTATTTATGCTTAAAGAAGTTCTTTGGGAATCTCTTATAGAACCAGTTATTCATGTATTGTATAGCAAGACTATATGACTGATATAGCTGGGCTACTATGAGATTGGTTTTGAGCTTATGGTTCTGCGTTTTCTTTACTTCTATCGGTAGTCCCTTGGTTACTCCAAATCTCTCGAGAACTTCTCGATTAGATAATACCTTTACGTATCTTCCTGGCTGATGATTTTCCATTTGCATCTTCACACCTTTCTATACAAGACCGAAGATCTTTATTCTGTTTTTCTAGCTTATCTATTCTATCTTTCATCTCTTTTGTAACTAATATAAAATGTTCATACTCAGTTTTCAGATGGTTATAACTACCAATCAACCCATTAACTCTCTTATTTAGAAGATCTATAGTTTGAGCATAGTTAACAAGACTAGGATCATTTACCATATTAATATCCTCCTTTATCTTACAAGAATGTGGTAGAAAGCAAAAAAGAATACCCATCCAATACAGGATGGGTATTTCATTATTTTAACGCTTCATCTCTTCGGCAATATCGATTGTCTTTTCCATACCATCAGCCTTTGCTAAACTGTAGATACGGTTTCCCTTTACGTTGTAGTACCAATTCTTATACTGAGGGATATACTCAAAAGTATAGAAATCTACAGCTACAGAAGAGCCATTAATAAGTGTATGGATTTCTGCAGTAAACCATTCATCTCCTCTCCACTTAATAGTGGAATCATCTACTGCCCATTCCATGGATTCAGTAGATTTTACTTCTCTCAGTGCTGCTTCACTACTACTTACCATAGAGATGAATGCAACCAACATAGCTACGACTAACACTACTTTTTTCATTTTTCTTCTTTCTCCTTTTCAGCTTTTCTTTTCTCTTCTATTAATTCTTCTAAGATAGAAAATACCTTATCTAGCTCACAGATTGCAATTATCATATGATCTGAGATATGAGCTTGCCTAATAACTGTTTCAATGCTATCATCCTTAATGAGATCTTTTTCAGAAACATCGAAACTACTAGTGAGGATATTGATATTTTTACTAATAGATCCAAAAGCATCTTTGATTAATTCTAAAAGATGCTCTCTTGATTTAGCATCTCCTAATTTCTTCTTATTGATGTATTCCTCTAAGTTAAGAATCTTGTTATCCATTTTTTACTCCTTTAAATAACCGTATTTTATTAACCAATCGACGGCATAGGATTGCCACCAATCAAGATAATCATAGATGGGTTTTGGTGTATCTTGTCTATTCATAGATACAAACCAATCATCATGTGCCTTATAGAAGATAACAGGGTCAGGATAGGTAACATATTCATTTGCCTTCATATCCTCCATTATTATCTTTACAGCAGCCCAATTCTTCTCATTATTAGTAACTATATTTTGATCATCTAACCAAAAGGCATAGTTTGTATCAGAATATAGATACCAGTGAGTTGCTTCTGCTCTAGGGATGAATAAACCGAGGGTAACTAGGAAAACCAAAAGTATCTTTTTCATTTTTCTTATACCTCCATTCACCTATATAATATATAGTCGAGAGGTTTATAGATACTAATCGCATCGAGCTTCTATAAATAATTTAATATCCTTCTTTAATGTATTGGTTATTCTACCTACTGAAGATATCCAATCTGTATTGAACCATACTGTAGACTCACAGTCAATAGCATTAAGAGATAATGATACGTCCCATGTTAGTTTATCATCAAAATTAAAACTGTGACCTAATGCAGCTGCATGTCTACTAAAGTGGATACCATCATATCCATTATTCGCCATAGCCTGATAATTGATCTGTGGTTTAAGGAATGCATTTTCGGCTTCTGGTAATTTGATTAACTCATCTGACAGATAATCATCGATATCTTTAATATCATATACATTGGCGCTTGGCTTAGGAATTATCAAATATAGCTCGTCCTGTATCCAATCAGGCATGTTATAGTAACACCATTCTATCCATCCTATATCTGACGGATTGTCTTTGAATGTACTAGTCCATAAGGCATGTTGAGGTTTATTAACTCCATTAGGTAATAGATTAAACCAACACTTATCAATAGAGAACCCATTGATCATTACACATTGTTTATACATATTAATTCCTCCTTCACTAATATAGTATATATTACAAAAAAATATTAGTCGATAGCCAGGGAAGGATTATTAATAACCCTCCCCGTACTATCTTAAAGAGAGATGATGATATTGATTCAACCTCACCATCTCTCTGTTGCTACCAGCTTTGTAACTTAGTGTTTGGTATCGGATACGTACCCGATTAACAACCATCCTAAATAGAATGCTCCTAATACCCCAAAGCCAACCATGATTTCTTCAAATGAACCACCACTAGTATACATAAGTCATTCCTCCTCTATAAGCATAAGTAACAGATTAAAGAATATTTCTATCAGTCTGCAGATGAAATCAATCATGTTGAACACCCCCAGATCAGAAATGAATATGGATATGAATTTCCTGCTTGTTTTCTTCGATAGGAACATCGATATCGTATTTTTTGAAGAATCTGCAGATTTCCTTTGCACTGTCCTCACTGAGACGGTATGGGATCATTCTTGCAATGTTCTTTCCTTCGATCTCCATCATCGTTTTGTTGATCATTACCTTAGAATATAGATTGTAGTTGCGATATAATATCACACTCCTGTCGTTGTATACTTTCTCATACTTCTTTTTGAGAAGTGAGAATGCTACCTCGAATTTCTTAGCCAGGTCTTCCTTTTTCTGAGTTTCCATTGCCATCTTACCAGCCACTTCCATAATGGAACCAAAGATATCTAATGCTGCCATGATAATCCTTCCTTTCTAAATGGGGCTAGCAATTATACTAGCCCCTACACACATATTAACGAGCTGCAGTTTTCTTCATAGCTTCAACACATCCATCTACGGATGCTTTTACTACTGGAGTTACGAATGCTTCTAAGAACAGGCTGGCCATTGGGTTTTCTTTTTCCCATTTGGCTAATTCAGCTTTTCTCTTAGCTTCTGCGATTTTGGCCTTTCTTTTAGCTATTCTTTCTGCCTTTAATCTTGCTTCTCTTTCAGCTTCTTCTGCCTTTTTAGCTTTAGCAGAAAGATATTTGATAAGAGCAACGAATGGGAGAAAGATAGCTGCCAGTGCTGCCAGCATAACGATGATTTTGATAACGAGAGTGGTGAACATGGTTAATACCCCTTTCTTTAGGTAATATAATAGAGGATCATAGCTATTTTACATATGTATCTATATACATATAACCTCTTATTCACCTCGATAATATACAATTGAAATTATGTATTTTTACGAAACACAGTCATTTACCATTCAGACAAAAAACGGTTAGAGGGGCATACAAGCCCCTCTTATCAAATATCACCATAATAATATATTAATATTATTTTGAAAAATTGCAAAATATTAAGGAGTAGGTCATAATGACCTACTCCCTATGAGTATGATTTTATGGGTAAACCTTGTGTATATATAAAAGAGTTATGGATTGCGTTAGCTACCTTATACCGGTTATCCTCTGCTTCAAACTAGAATAGCAGTAACCCTCTTCGAGTAGCACGGAATTGTAATAAGGATTTGGTTTATCAATTTGGCGGGTTATCAGATTGGGCTCGTTAAAAATACTACCAGGTATAAAAATAGTTTTATCAGGTTATCAGTTTAGGTACGTATATCAATTTAACGAGTTATCAGTTTAGCCCATTTAAGCATCTTTGTATTTATGTGCTTAATTTGATTGAGGAAATCAATGTGACTCATTGTCCCCATATGAACGCTCAGAGGGATTCGAACCCTCGTGATCTTTGCGATCGGAAGATTTTCGGTCTTCTGTGTTTAACCACTCCACCACAAGCGTTAACCATTCTGGTTATGTATGAACAGCTTAAAAAGCTGGTGCAATCCTATTAGTCTTTTCTATTACCAAGAGGTAAGAGCATGTGGCCATAAGACATCTCGATTGCATTAGGAAAAGGCCCTAATTTGATTGAGGTTAATTCAGCCTCGTAATCCATAATTACTCTAATATATCATTATAGCGTTTCTCAGATACGTATTGGATTTCATCTCTTCGTCTAGTCTCATTCGCATTGCCTCGATAGCATCATATGCAGTATGTGCACTTATCCATGTGTTTAACATGCTCTGCAATGACTCTGAGAGAATACGTTCCAATTCACCAGCAAGTATAGAATCTTTCAGTTTAGGAACGATTTCAACATATAGAGTATGATTTGCTTCATTTATATCTACATAGATATAGTGAAACTCTTCTCTGTATCTGAATCTGATGCTATTCATGATTAATAATCAATCTCTACTTTAGTAGAAGCATTAGCTTCACTAATAATAGAGTCGATCCGAACAATGTAATCGTTGATTGCATTGTAGTATTTCTGAATAGCGTTGTTGTTGACAAAATCATGAGGATCGATACGAATGATCTCTACAAGAGCTTCTTCTTTAGCACGTTCCTCATTATATTTATCTTGGCTCCAAGACTGTTTGCTGTCAGAGGGGAACTTACGTTCCATCTGATCTGCAACTTCTCTCTTAGCCCGATTCTCGTATTCAGCTCTCTCTTTCAAATCAGCAGTAAGAGTATTGAGAAGAGCATTAGCGAGACTCTTGAGCGGGTAATCCGTGTTATCGTAGCCAGTTTTGTTGGCGCGACCTTTATAGTTGTTCTTACGATTAATAGCCTCAGCGATAGTGATTTCTTCTTCTCCTACCTCTTTACCATTAATCAGATCACGGAAGTTAGGTTCACAAGGAACTGTAACCAATGTGTTGTGATTGGCATGAGTATGTGCCTTCTTGAGAGCACTCAGTCGAGCCATCAGATCAGTGAATTGCTGGAACTGTTCTTTCTGATGATTGGTCTGTTCTTCTAGAGAACGAGGACCAACATACTGGCTGTTTTTCAGGCACCAGGTTACAAATCGAAAATCATTTGATTTAATCAGATTAATGATTTGTACCTTTACTGATTTTTCCTCTGCCAGAACCTGAGTAAGTGTTAGTTCTTCGTGCATGATTCTACCTCCATTACTTATCAGTTTAGTGTATATTAAAATCTAATTTAGCCGTTAATTGGTAGACATAATTGATTTCTTAATCAATTCGACTAAACTAGCCTTAATATCATCAAATGTACTGTCTTTGTCAGTCAGCTCATAAGTGATATCAAACATGTAGTAGGATTTAATCGTACTATCTTGATTTACCTCTACTAAAGGAGTCTTTATATCATCATCAACTACTTCAGTGTCATATATAGAGATAATTGCTTCAGTGGGATCCTCTTCTTTAACATTATAATCACCGACAAATCTAACCTTTTTACCAGTCATCTTTTCTGTAAATTTCTTCCCACTACCGGAAGGATTTACATTTCTCTTGCAAACTGTATAGGAATGACCATCTAAGAGAGCCTTGTAGTTAGCGAAAGCTTCAGCATCTTTTAAAGACTCGAAGATAGCGTTAGGTACAATCTCCCAATAATCTTTATCTCCTACATATACTTCATATATTTCTGTCATGATACATATCCTCCATCCATTATATATTAGTATACTTGGTTTTATTTTTTAATAAATCAATCACCCCTAGTCATTAAGACTAGGGGCAACTGTTTATTTTAGGATAGATTACTCACATTTGCTCCAACCACAATTACTGCAAGTCACACACTTTCCTTCAGGAATAAGTGTTTTCTTCCCGCACTCGGGACATACACGTTTAATCGTATCTTCCTCTTCCATATGAGCCTCCCCAATGTCTTGCTTCTTCATTACCAATTCAATAGCATCAGCAATAGCATTAGAGCAGGAGAGTGATACATCAAGTTCACCATTCCTACGAAGAAGCTGACAAGCAGGACATTGATTATTTCTCAGCTCATCTAGTACTCTAGTCAGTTTAACACCACTACGGAGTGATAAGGAGATCATACGAGTAATAGTGTTGATATTAGCCTGGCAACCACCGCTCGCATTAGTGAACACCTCAAAGATGTTCCCATCTTCCGTTTTATTAACTGTAACATACATAGATCTAGCACAGCTAGTACGTACTCTCACTGTAGCACCTTCTACGTACTTAGTATTCCTACGACTAGGGGCATCGATACTATCATATGCAGGAACATATCCTTTAGGTACAGCTACCAGAGGCTCAGAGGTATCCTCATCATCCTTCTTCTTTTCTACACCAAGGATATTACCACGTTCGCATCCATCGACGAATACAGTGATACCTTTAAGCCCTTGTTTCCATGCTTCCATATAGATCTCATAGATTTGTTCTTTAGTAGCATCATGGGGAAGATTAACAGTAGAACTGATCGCATTATCTACATACTCCTGAACTATGGCTTGTAGACGTACGCGATCCAAGTAAGGTACTTCATGAGACTCTATCAGGAACGGGAATCTCTTCTTAGCTTCTTCTACGCTAATACCTTCACAGTGATGGAATTTAAGAAGATCCTCTACACCACGAGCATATACCAAGAAGGTCTTTCCACTATCCTCCATGGAATGAGATGTACGTTCATAGGCGATCTTAAACATAGGTTCAATACCACCAGTATACTTACCAGCAAACAAGCTGATAGTACCAGTAGGAGCGATAGACAGAAGAGAACCATTACGAATACCATACTTCTTTATATCCCCATGCAGTTCAGGATAGGCTTGTATTTGAATAGACTTAAGAGTCTTATCAGCATCGAACTTCTTGAATGGTCCTTTAAGTTTAGCTAACTCAATACTAGTAATAAGAGCCTGCTTCATGAACTCATCCATTACGTCACTCATTAAGTGACGAGACTCTTCAGAACCATACTTGATTCCTAATGCTACGAAAGCATCAGCCATACCAAATATACCTAAACCAATGGAACGCCAATCATCAATAACCTGTTTGTTGAGTTCCAATGGTTGCATGTCTCTGCCGTAGTCTAATACTTCATCCAACATGCGTACTGCATAATGAACAGTATATTTCAAACGATCATAGTTGATATGAGCATGATCAGTAAACTTATCGTCTACCATTTCATAGAGATTAACCGAACCAAGATTACAAGAATTTCCTCTAGTACCAAAGTATTCGGCACATGGGTTTGATATATCTATTGTGTATTCAGGATATCCGCTCAGTAAATGAAAACTACGCACACGCTCTATAAAAATAAGGCCAGGGTCCCCAAAACGGCGAGAGCACTCGCAGAATTCTTCGAAGAATTCTCTTGCATTGATTACGTTAGAGATCTTTCCTGTCTCAGGAGAGTCAAAATGTAACTCAAAATCTCTATTTTCTTCTACCGCCTTCATAAATTTGTCAGTGAACTTGATACTGATATTCATAAAAGAGAGTTTCTCATTATTCTGCTTTACTCTGAGGTACTCATAGATATCTGGATGTTCGCAAGATAACCCGACCATAATAGCCGCCCTACGCCCGTTCTGTCCAATAACCTGACCTACTGTATCGAAGACATTAAGAAATGATACTGCTCCGCTGCTCTTTAGTGCTGAATTATTTACTCTTGCTCCTTTAGGACGAAGTGTATCTATAGAAATACCAACACCTCCACCATAGGAGAAGATACGTGCCATATCCCTAGCAGTGTCAAATATAGATTCTATATTATCTTTGGGGATATTACCAAGAACATAGCAGTTGCTTGTACTTAGTTTACGTTTCCCCTTGTAGCCCGCCCCAAATAGAGTTCTACCTCCAGGTAAGAACCATGCCTTATCTAGTAGAGTATATGCATCATCCTTGATTTCATCACTAAAGATGCTTGCCAGTCTGGGAATGAACTCTTCTGGTTTCTCTCCTTCATGTAGATATTTACGAGTCATGATTCCCATAGAGATTTCATTGTCATACCATTTCTTTTCACTCATCTTAAAACCACCTTTACTATAAAAAATATTTATCAGGTGCTCATACAGTAGTTTCAGTTACTAATTTATTTATCTTATCCCATAGAGTGGGATTGTTTTCTTTAGTTACAACGGTATTAGATCCATTAGTTAGGTCAACTTCAGTTACCCTATAGCCATGATAGAAATGTTCTTCAAAAGAACTATTGTAGGTCACGTAGAAGATATCCTCTTCATTTGAATCTTTATTCATCCACTTATCCTTTATAGTAGGATCAGTGATATGCATCATAATCAGATCTAATAGATGATCCTCAGATGTAGCATTGTGGCAGAAAATACCAGGGAGGAAGCATGATGAATCTTCCTCTTTATAAGAGTATTTGGTTATAGTATATATCTTATCCACTTCAAAACCTCCTATATAGTGTATTAATCATCTGTTAGTGAGAAAGTATAGTTTTACTACCGCTTTATTAGCCTAATTGTAGGTTATGAGCCTAAAATAAATAAAAAATAAAGCCGACCAGATATACCGGTCGGCCATACTTTATTTTCTCAAGGAGCGATAACGAGGTCTAAACTTACTATCTGACTCTGCATCTTCTTCAGTTATAGCAACTGTAGCGGTATGTTCAATAGTATCACCACTGCTGGTACTTGGTTTATTTTCACACTCAGCAGATTCGAGCTTATCCTGTTCCGAGAATGTATCGATCGGAGTTCCATCTGGCCCAACCATAGTGCGAGTTTCCATATCAAGTGGGAAATGCGGAGGCTCTGCATCACACTTCGGAATATCATTGCTATCAATCGGTGTAATCGGTGTAGAATATCTAACAGGAGTATGTTTAGGCTTCTGCTCCTCTTTATGACAGTCACAGTGATCATTACCACAGTTACATTTCTTCTTGGGGACAGTAGAGAATGCTGATGGGAAAAAGGAATGAGTCAGTGCATAGCTTAGCCTGTATATATACTCTGAGAACTGAGCTTCGCTTACTAAATCTTTTATACGAACTTTTCGATATGCTATAGAACTAATATGTATTTTCTCAAAGATAGAGACTTTATATACACTATGGTCTGACCCTACTATGTAAGCTACTGCATCTGTCTCTCTCTTATAGTAATCTGTAGGAACTAAGAACAAGTCTTTTTTATCAGTAATAGCCGATTTGACTAATGCGGCAAAACGTTGAGTGATATCAACCAATCCATCAAATTCCATAATAACAGGAGCTGATTCTTTGGTTGTATCAATCCTCTGGATACTGATAATAATATCAAGCATACTATCTACCCCACATTCTCTAAGTTATGAGTTAACTACTTTCTTTTTCTTGTTATACTCCACTTTAGGAACACTTTTATTATATTCTCGTCTCACCCATGCAGGAACTCTCTGTCCGTTATAGGTATCTTTACGACTCTCTACTCCGAAAGTGAATGCTTTAAATTCCATTAATCTTATCTTTCCTTTCTCATTATATAATAGGAGTTCTTTCCATTGTCGGTATTCGTTCCATACCAACTATCATATTATCTAGTATCAATCTTAGAATATTCTCATTCTTTTTGATATCTATCGTTAGGGGAGATATTCTATTGCTCATACCCATCGTTATTAGATATAAAGCATGAGACCTATCTTCTAGATTGATATAATAATAGGTCTTGTTAGGATTATCTTTATCTTCTATAGCCCTATTAATAGAAGCTATGAGAAGAATAAGATGATGCTTTAGATTAAATACCATATTACTCGTGAGAGAACATCTCACTTCCTTAGTATCTTCATCTAAAACAGTTATTGTTTTTAAACATTCGTCTTTAGTTATATCTAAGTATTTTTCAATCTGGTAATTCCAGTTGGGGATCATGACACTTTCTCCATTAACACTTGGTACGCATGAACTTCATTCTTTATTGCTAACTTTACCACATCTAGATATGTCTCTAGACCATCAACGTATTCACTAACTTCAGACTTGAGACCATCTAGTCTAGTCATTACATTAGCATTGTGAGGATGCTTCGTATACACATCAGCATACGTCTCCATAATCTTTTTCTTCAGTTCTATATAGGAATTCAGAAGAATAGAGTATCTATCTGCTATCTTCATCAATACATTACGGAATTCTTTATCCATAATAGATTTGTATAGCAGTAGTTCATCTAGCTGAGTACCGATCCTCTCTGTACGTGATATTACATTTTTGATAGAAATATTGAGCCATAATCTACTATGATCACCGAATATAGGATCCACTTTAGTTCCTAATTTTCTTAGATAATAATCATGCTTCTTGTTATAAATAACGGATAGCTCTTCTATCCTAGCAGTTAGTTCATTATTTCTATCTTGTGCCAGTTTGATAATAGCCTCGTTAGGTACCATCTATATCCCTTCTTCTTTATTCTTGGCCACTATATTTGCCGAATCTACCAATAATAGGATCTCGATATATTCCATTCACTTCGTTAGGAATATCATCAAATACTGCTATATACTTATAGGGTGTTCCTATATCATTCTTATCATTATCCTTATCATCATACGATGCCAGATAAGCGAATGCCACTCTAGGAGCCACTTCCTCTAAATGTACTATAGTAGTATAAGTCATATCACTGGTAAGTTCATCTAAAAAACAGAACTCATCTCCAATGTGTAGTTGTAACACATCATCAAATGGCCGGTGTATCATTGGTCACTATCTCCTTTATATTCGTATCCTGTCCTGACAATGGACATTGTTTAAGAAGTAATACATTGATATCTTATGGTCTCTAGAATGAGAGAATACTTCTTTACGTTTTCTAAATCCCAATAGATTATTAATGAACTCATCTACATAGTTCATTATATCAAGCAATGGTTTTCTAATGTAAAATACTAACTTTAATCTAGATTTAGATAATCTCAGATTAATCGTTAATCTTCTACTATTACCATTGTCAATCAAAGCATTCATGATAGTATCTCTAAGATATAGAGCATTAGCTCTTGTCAGATACTCATCTTCTACTTTGATATTTACTTCTTTCATAGATATCACCTCAATGCGTGATTTCTCTCATTATAGTTTGGCATATATTTCTTGATCCCAGACTCAGATGTGATAAATTGTTTCGCCAATACTCTAATAGTAGCACTAATACAATCTAACGATCTATCATCTTTCTGATCAAAATAGATTAACTTCGGTTTCTTTAGCCTCGCATCTACTACTCCCAGATAATGAGTAAACTCACTATCGAATATATCCAAAGCTATAATACTATCAGTAATGAAGTGTGGGTTTATTACACTAGGCTCAATACCCCTACTCTTCTTTACTAAAGCATAGAAGTCAAAAGTCATTAGGAACTGCTTCGCTAATGCCTTTTTCATCTTACGTACATTCGAGCTCAATATCTTGCAAAGCATTTCTTCCCCAAGATGCTCTACATCTGATGGAGACATAGATTGTTCGATAACTAAGTCTCCTAGGGTTGCTTTTCTGAAGTAGCAACCATTGTCTTTATTGTACTCGAACTTGTAGAAAGATAATAACTTCTTTTTATTTTCAGTCATGATGCATAACCCCTTAATTATACCTCAATCTCTATCAATCCCCTGTTACTAATAGACGGTTTTTCGCTAGCACTTAATAGATGAATGTAAGTAATACCATCTACCTTTCTAAATTCCCCAGTGTAGATGATATTCTTAGGATATCCATTACGGCAATCTACCGTCATCAAGTCGATAGTCTTATTGTTTGGATTGTAGTCGTATGATACTACATTACCAATATTAACCACTCTAAACCGATTAGCACCATAATTAGTTCTTTTAATAAGTTTACCAGTATTGATGCAAGACTCTATGATATTCTTCATAGCGATAGAATCATCATTCTCTTTCTTCTTGATATATCTATCAATATTTGGTTTAGGAATCTTATCATAAATAGACGTCTCTTCTAAAGACATAGTGTCTTTATTAATCTTTCTCTTATAGCCCTTCCCGTCAGTCATATGTCTGAACCGAAGGTCAATACCGTCTATTTTGGTAATGGGAGTAACTTTACACATATTGAAAATCCTTTCTCTAATTATACACACACAATCCTTTTAATATTGGTCTTCTTATTCTCTCTTCCTCTTATTTGGCTTAGAATAGAAAACCCAATGAAATATTATACTTAGTATAATCACGCATAAAATGGAACTTACAATATTTCCTATTAGTATCAAGTCATCAAGCGCTATTGTTATTACCTCCTTCTATATAGAATATGTGGCTATCCCCATACCATTATTATAGTATATAATAAAGTATAAGTTTAGCCACATATCCACACTATTATCCTACATTCTTATACTTAGCCTTCAAAGCTTTAATTCTGCCTATCTGATTCTGATTATAACGACGTCTACCCATATGAATAAAGGATTCCAGATTAATTACCGTATCCTTAAACACATTTACGTCATTATTAAACAGACCGTCATTACGAGAGATACAGAATGCATTTCTCGGAGAGTAGACAGCCTCACATGCATTATCAAAGGCCTTATTGAGAAGCAACTTAATATTTAATATGAATAGGTAGAGACCATGATATTATCTCATCTCTTTCCCCTCATTCGAACGCAGCAAGCGACTTTCATCGCACTACGCTTTCCATCGAGTATTATCCCGACTAGAGACCATTCCTCCATTCCCGTTACAGGAACTTCTTAGGTTCGATCTCCGCTTTTCAGCATAGGTTAAGATGCTTATCTCCATATGGTTTCGTCATCAATCTAAATCGACCTATACCTTTCTTTCGTTCAGATAGACCTATCATTACATACATATCCTTAGGTGCCTACTTTATCTATATATACCTAGATAGTACCTGTAATACTATATGGGTGTTCTCAACTGCCACCTTACTAACCCACAATACATATAGATTTTAATAGTAGATTCGTGTCCCTCACCATAGATATCTTATTGACTCCCGGTTTGTTCAACCGACTTTACCGAGCTACTAACCCTGATCTTTACAATCAACGCTAGTCGGAGATTAGAGGAGATACTTCTAGGCGTTACCCTATCATTTTATCTCTCGGTCTACCCACACAAAATCGCACGGCAATCTCCATCATATTTTAGGCTCACGCGCCGCAATTAGGAATTTAATGCGACACGATTTATGAACGTACATTACTAAGACTACAGTATTATTATAAACACATCATAATCTAAGGTTGTTATTACCCTTTTCGGTAAACCCTCTATATAATTCAGGATAGTTCTTGGTTATATTTTTAAAGGTTCTTCCAGTTCTTATAAAGCTCAAACTAGTTATGAACTTCTTATCATATGGAACTCCAAGAGCATTGGCTATCTGCATAGAATCCCTTCCAGCTACCATCATCTGGCATATTCTATCAACCGTAGAACCATCCCAAGTGTATCCCGATATATCATAATCCTTAGATATAGATTTCCATCGTTTTCCTGTTCTAATATCAGAAACCAGAGCAGCAAAATTCATATTATATGGAACTCCAACAATCTTAGCTATATCTGGTGATTCCATACCTTGAGTAAGACATTGACAAATCGTATGAATCATCTTATATTTTTCAGCATTTTTGTTTACTGATACTATATGATAATTCTTTGCAATATCTTTCCAAGCAGTACCATTTCTGATATTGCTAATTAGAACTATCCATCGTCTATCATAAGGTACACCAAATTTTTCTGCTACTTGTTTAGAACTAATATTTGGATCCTCTAGCATTTGACAAATAGCATGCTTCATCTCTAATGGGAAATTAAAGATATGATCTCTATTTACATCATCGCTCAAAGAATACAACACATTATTCTGATAATCGGTCCACATAAGATTATCGAGTTTATTATGATATTTTACCTCATCTTTATGATGAACTAACTGACCATAATATGGATCCGATGTATCAGTAAGAAAAGTAATGGCTACCATTCTATGAACAAGCATCATAGCATCTTCTAATCTGCATCTAAGATATCCTTCCGGTAAAGATACTGGGTATATTTTCATCTGAGTAACCCTATCATATACGTTTCCGTAATTACTAACCAGATATCTCGGATTTAGTGGGAATATCCTAAATTCCTCATTAAGATAATATCCTAAAGTAAGAGCTCCATTAGAATAATCACTGGCTTTGTATTTATCTTGATTTTCTGCACCTGGTATAAATTCTTCCATTATATCACCTCCTTTACTATATGATTATAAATTAACTGTAGTCTTAGTAATGTACGTTCATCAACAATTATCTAACCTTTCGGCTACCATAGACTATATCAGTCCCCCAGCATTACCTGGTAGGGTGCTAGCACTTCGCTACTAGGATCGTCAATCCGTTCGCTACAGGGAGCTGATCCCCTTAGTCGTTGAACCCCTTTCGAGGATGCTGATTGCCGATTTACTTCTATGCCCTTAGCACAGTCTATCTCTCCCTAGAAGTTGGGTATTCTACAATAGATCTGCTTTTATTTCAGCTTAGGCTATCTTTAGGATTTGTTTCTACTTTCGTAGCATGCCTACTATATAGACGATGCACCTAAAGCTTTACGATGTTCCAGCAGTTCACTAGCTCTCACTCACATATTACTATATGAGCGGACCATGATTTAGAAATTGTCTAAATCGCCCTTTTTTGTAATTTAGGCTCGCGCCTTAACAAAATTAGGGGGTCAGCCGCAAGTCCACTGAGGACGAATTGATCCAATGAGAGAACCGCACTGTCTGTATTGACTCCGACTACCCTCTTCCATACTATGGATTCGTAATGGATAGTAGGATTGCGGTTAATCAATACATGGATCTTATCCATCTTAATCAGGTTGTTGAGGATATCTAGTACCCTCTGATCAAGCTGCAGTGTAGCATAATACCATTTCTTATATGCCTCAGCATATGTAATATTATAGCTACTCTGTATGATATTGATCAATACCTGTTCTAAGAGCAATACGAGACCAGTATAGGGTAACATAACTTCGTCAGACCTCAGTTTACTATCCGGCACAATGATAGACCGTTCAGAGAAAGCAGTACGTCCAGATATAGTAGAACGCATTATACCTCTCTTATCTGCTAATATGCGGATAATCTCATCAGAGAGTTCACTTAGCTTAACCTGCATATCCCAGAGAATCTGATTCTGTAGTTTGGGATTTCTATAGATAGAGAGAGTATCATTATTGAGTTGAGCTCCTAATGATGCTAAGATATTAAAGGTAGCATTGGTTTTCTCGAAAGTAAACCGCTTACCTTCTACCTTAGCAATACGAAGCTGGGTGGTATAGATAGGGATAGAATGAGAGAATACACAATCTCTATGCTGCATAATGAGATCGTATACATCCTTCTTATTTTTTCTTTTCTTTAAGAAGTATGCCAGTATCTCATCAAACTTCTCATAAAAACCCATCATACCAAGGCTCTCATATTTAGAGTCTAATTTACTCTTCTTCTTATATCTACGAGCATTCTTTCTCTTAAAGATTTTTCTATCATATGAACTCATGGGTTTACCATCAGCATCGAGTTCGATAGCTGGTTCTAATATAGACTCCAAGTTATCTTTTCCGATGATGGAGATGAGTTCTACATAGATAGCAGGATTGATTATATGATATTGATCCTTTAAATGGATATATCCAAAGTAGGTGAAATCATCACCTACTAATTTAGCGGGAGTTCCACAATAAGGACAGTAGAAGTTAGGATGGTCCATCACAGAATTAAATGCTCCTTGCAGATAGCCACAAGCACATTTGTATCTGTGAGAGAATGCTGCTTCATCTCCAAGCTGTCTACCAAACTTAGTAGAGAAGATAGATGTGTCACTCTTCAAGGATTTTTGAAGAGGTTGCTTTGAATCGATAATGAATGCTTGCCCAACACTCATATCTTTCTCAAACTCATTATCAAGATTGAGTATAGACAGTTTAACGAAATAATCATATTCATTATCTCTAGGATAATGAATATTGAGTTTCACGTCTTTCAGGCTATTCTCATCCATAATTAATCCTCTCTAATAACCCAGTCATTAGCCAACATATCAGCTTGAGAAGCCAACCAACCAAGCTGTACTCCTCTAGTGCCTACGAAAGCTATAGCCTGATTACCGATATCCTTATGATCAGCATTGATAATCTCACCACGAGCATTCATGTAAGAGATATTAGTGGCGAGTTCAATGTACTGATCTTTGCCATTCCATCCCATACGGGATACTCTCTTTCCTTCCTTCATTGCATTGATAGCTTCACCAAAATTCATTTTTCATCCTCCTCTAATTTACTTAACTCTTCTTTAAGATAATACTTACGATTAGACCAACATACGTGATTAATTAGATCAACCAATCCACTACGTGCCATGTCTTTATTATAACGGTAAACACAATTTATGAGATTTCCTAAAGTACACCGCACATCAGCTTTGTTAGTATAATCTATTTCGCTAGCACCCGATAAGTCATTGTCTATAGGGAACTTAACGAACATATCCAAATGATTAGCCATTAATTCTATAAATGAATATGCTATCGCATAATCACTATCTCTAGGTATATCAGTACTAGCATAGATATTATCGTAAGCATCTAGATCCTTAAATAATACCTGTCTTATGTCTTCAACAGTACCCTTCACAATATTCTCCTCTCTTAATTATAATTCTGAGTCTTTGACTGTATAATTCTCCCACTTCTTATACACGTCAACATAAGTCTGTTTGCGATCACCATCATGAGTAATCTCATAATACATACCATCGCTCACTTCAGTAGACACTAATGCTTTCCAGTTCTGAAGAGTTTTGCAGAACCAGACTATGAATACATTATCTTTTGTGATAATGAAATCATCAGTCACATCTCTATGAGCATTGAAGTAGTCTACTACTATCTGCTTAGCAGTATTTATCATCTCATCATTCCTAGTCATAGGACCTTCACCCCCTTTCGTTAGTCATGCATTACGTTATCGGACCAGCAATATCCGTATAACTCTTGCACCTTATCTTCTTCCTCATAATATGTCTGATCGTATACCTTTTCTCCTCTCTCATAGACAGTATGTCCTACGAAGTTAGGCATCTCATCAGCATACTTATGATCTATTCTCATATTGGGATTATCTTTCGCTAGCTTCTCCATTACTGGAGTGGGATCAGACCATGCTGTATTGAAAGCAATGGTATTATCATCTACTTTATACTGAGTATACGCGTCCCATTTAGTACCCCAGTTAGAGATTCTCCAATCATACCAATTTGGGAATCCATATTTCTTTTCATTCTCAAAAGATTGTTTAGCCTTTTCGAGATCAACTGTTCCATCATCAATGAGTTTTTGGGCTGCTTCCTCATGAGTTAATTTATTTTCGTTATCGTCAGCCCATGTATGAATACATTGATAATCATCATCCTTTAAAGTTTCTCCTTTCTTCATCATTCGGTATATGTCTCTAGATAATAGTGTTCTACTACCACTAACAATATTCAATTCTTCCGGCATGGGGATAATCTTATTAAAGGAGATATATTGATTCTCCTTTTCTCCATGGATCTCTTGTAGTAATTCACTTACAGTCTTCCCCTCATCAAGCTGTTCAAACTTGACAACGTTTCTTACATGATTTGGCATATTTTTGTCCTCCTCTTCTAGTTACATATGAAGTTATTGAAAAAATAAAAAATGATGCTTACAGGCTTGAATTAGGAATCTATGGAGAACCCCATTAAAGAGGTTCTCCATTACACCCATCAATTCCCATTAATTATTCTTGATACTAGTTGCTATAGCTCTTTCTAGATTATTTATTTTAGCATCTAGATTATTTGCAGCATCTTCTACTTTCTGACGTCTAACAGACAATGTCTCTTGGAGATTGCACAATGCCTCCTTGAGATATTTAAGTACTATAAGTACTACCTTACCTTTAATATCAACAGGACGTAGACTATTATCAGAGAATACATCCTTTATCATCTTATTCAGATCTTCACGATCACCGTTAGAGAGATCGAATAGGTTTGATATAGATAAACTAATACTAGCAGTAGTCATATCTCTATATATTTCCATTAGTGATTTGGTATTATCACACTTTGGTACGTCTAATGCTCTAATTGTGCTAAGAGCATCATCATAGATATCCAGCTGAGTACCTACGATATTAACGATATCATCCTGATCAAGATATTCAATTCTCATCTCTTATACTCCTTCTATATTAGTGGTTCATGCATTGCTGGCCAATCATGATAGCCTTCTTCTCTCGAACAGCCTTAACCCTTTCATCCAGAGCTTCAGATTCCATATTAAGCAAATCAATATACAGATTCTGAATGAATCTGATAAGATCATCTATACCGATCTTCCCAGAGGTGAAGTCAGAGACTTTGACATCAAGATCTTCTCTCATCTCAGAATATTCTCTCTTAGAATTCGTATTTATTCCTAAGATGAGTGTTACCTGATTACAAATATTATCATGAGTCAAACCGAGCAGCATTTCCTTTATTGCAGGTTTGATATCATCTTTGAACCCGTCATCACTCATTAGCTCATCATCTAGTCTCTGCTTAAGACTGAATACAGTCTGTTTTACAAGTCCTATCAACGCATACATATCGATATTTTCTACGTTCATTACTTATTCCTCCTTTAATTTATCAATCACTTCTTGCATGTGTTTGATTCTATATTCATAGTATTTCTTGACTTCTATGATATCATTGATATAAATCGATTTTATTTTCTTTAATCCCTCATCCACTGAGATCTTCTCAGTCAGTATATCAGCTGAGAGTCTACTATATGTACTGCAATCATCTATAGTAAACACCAGATCACTAATAGCACTTGGGCAACTTGCTATAAACTCAAGAGCTTCTTCTGATTTGGGATCTAACTTCTTATATTCTTCTATACCCTTTATCAACTCTTCTCTACTCTTTGCTAAGATCCCTTCTATATCATAATCTTCTATGTTTCTCTCTTCTTCATCACACATACTTGCCTTCCTCCTTAATCATTCCTTGCTTTGCTGCAAAAATCTCCTCCAGGATCATTGTTGTCGTACTCAAACGTATATATTTTCAGATGAACATTCATCTCCGGAAATTTTAATACAAAGGCCTTATGAAGATTATATACAAACTCTAATGTGGATACTCCACCTTTCTCTTTAATACTGAACTGGAATATCCCAGAGTAATATAATCTTTCATTAGCGGTTTTCATACCTCTATAGGTACTTATTCCCAATCTTTTCATAAGAGCTTTAAAGTTTACTTTTCCATTACAACATCCAGTATCTTTATCTTCTGGTATTATTAATGGATATATTTTTGCATCTATTTCCTCGTCCTCATCAGGGATGAACTCGATCTCTACGTCATATTCCTTATACATACTTCTCCTCCCTCTTACTTATCAGAGTATTTAGCATACGTTCAATTTTCGACTTTGAGTCCTCAAGTCGATCTGTACGATTCTTAAGAGGTTTTATTGATGCATCAATCCCATTCATGAGATTGCGCATAATCTCTTCCATACACGAATCTAAGTCATCTACACTCCCCGATACATAATCTTCAATTAACCGAAATATTTCGATCCCAGTATTACTGTAAGGAAAAGAATCAAAGAGATTCTCCAAAGGATCAGTAACTTTTCTAACAATATCCAGAAGATCAGTTTCTGCTACATCTGGATCTGTTTGTACCATTTTTTGATACTCTTTTCTTTGTTCAACCATTCCTATCCTAATATTCTTTAAGATCTCTTTATAGTCGAAATCTTCTGGATTATATTTGTCTTTTATTATTGACATACTCTTCCTCCTCAATCAACCTATCAAAGATATTAGTCAACTCTATAGACTTATTCATAGTCTTAACGAATATATCGTCAGTCTCTTTGTATTTATCCATCTCATCTTTATAAGCAGCTAAGACGACTCTATACTTTACTAAGAGAATCAGATCCACTATATCGATATAACCTGAAGTATATCTAGAAAAGTAATTATCATATCTCTCCTTATACTTACGAGGAATCTTGAAAAAGAACGTTGCTAATGGGGGTATTTGCTCATCAAAATAACCAACTTTTTTGATCTCATCCATTAGCTCTTCATTTGTAGAGCCATCTACATACATTTTGAGTATCTTTGCTACTTTGACGAATCGATCTCTAAAAAACTCCTCGACAGGAATCTCATATAAATACATACTTTCCTCCTCCTATATTATTTCTCTACATACACTGGTTCTGGAGTTCCCTCAGCGAATAGACTATCTACCCAATCATGCATATATACATCATCTACATCCCCAAAGGCATATAACACGAATCTTCTATTGATATCTAGAATCATCTCATATGACTTTGTCGGTCTCTCCAATTCGCTCAGCTCATCAAACACATTGGCAGGAAATTCGCTCTCATTTATATATTGAGCAAAATCATCAAACAATAATACTATTGGAGTTAGCATACTAGAGTCAAAATGATCTACTAGCCAATGCATCTGATAGTTTATTGTTTCATTAGTACTTATATCCTCTCCTTCCTCTAATAATATCTGAATCTTATTCAAATACTCGTTCATATCATCCATCATCTCTGGATACACTTCCAGAGCACAGATTACTATTGGTTTACAAGGTTCATTTGGGTTAAAGATCTGAATTGTACTCTTTCCCCATCTAGTAGTATTACTCAACATATATAAACAACTCCCCTACCACTTCTATAGTATATAACTGAAAGCTAATACGAGCGACATCGACATAAATTGAAAAAGGAGGAATCAATAATGGCTAAAACTGCTGTAGAAAAATACGCCGCGCAAAAGAGATACTCTAAGCGTATAACTAATAAAGAGGATCTAGATTTTCTATTTAATGCATCTATAGATGAATGTAATAGACTATCTTTTATTATGGAATGCTTCGGTGATTTCAATGGTAAACGTAGGTTCCAACCATATGATATAATTACTGTCCCTCCAGGAGTATACGGTAAACCAGATAAAAAGAATAAGAATAGCTTCACTACTACAGTAGGACTATTCGTATTTAATAGAGCATTTATAGAAAAGGATCTGATAGATATATGTGGCTATGTATCAGAACCAGTTACCAAAAAGTTATTCGGTAAATTAAATAAGAAGATATCTTATGCTCTTATGGAAGATGATATTGAACTAGATGCTCTCAAACGGTTTATTCTATTAACTCAGAAGTTCCAAGCATATGTAGATATCCTATCTCCTACCTTTACCCCAGCTATGCTAACCATGAGTAGCAAACTCCAACCTCTTAAAGATGAATTATGGAAGAAATATGAAAAGGAGATAGCAGCTGGCGATACTAAGATAGCTTCTATTATAGATAAGGAGTTAATTAAGAAGTCTAAAGAGTTGCTTGCTGAAGACCCCTCGACCGACATGATAAATAGCGGGGCCAAGCCTAACTGGGACAATAACTACCGTCATCTGTGGGCCAGTATTGGTGCATCTCGTAATTCCGACCCCAATTTAGGCGAATTCTCTATATTAAAGGGCAACTATATGGATGGTGTGTCTAGAGAAGAATATGCTAAGTTCGCTGACTCCATGGTAGGCGGACCTTATGCTCGTGCTAAGAAGACAGAAGTAGGGGGAGCTTGGGAGAAGATGATCGTACGTGCATTCCAGCACTGTGTCATAGATACCTCGGTAGAAGATTGTGGAACAAAGCGTACACTTCCTGTTACCTTTAGTGATAAGAATATAGACGATTGGATGTATTCTTACTATGTAGAGGGTAGTAAATTAATAGAGATAAATAGTAAGAATAAAGATAGCCTAATAGGAAAAACAAAACAAGTTAGATGGACAGGATTCTGTGAACATACTAAAGGATTCTGTAAAACATGCTCTGGCAATCTGTTTACTAAATTAGGAATAGTTAATGTAGGGGTCAGTTCATATTGTATAGCGAGCAAAATTAAGCTATTATCAATGAAGGCGTTTCACGATAGTAGTGTTAAAACTACCACGATGAAGGATTATGGTTATGCTAAGATATTTGGAGGAGCTAAGTAAAATTGCTTTCCATATATACATGAATATAAAAAATAAATGAGGTAGAATAATCCCAAAGGCAATAGCATTTTATGTTATATTAAACAAGCAATTGTTGCAGATCTGAAATTTCATTTCTTCTCTTCAACAAAAGTCTATTTATTTGTACGGGATGGCTCACAATCCAGTATTCTGGAAAGAACATAGACTTTGTCAACTTGTGTTTGACGTCCTGTGACTTCTCGAACAGTTGATTAAATTCCGACGTCTTTTCTTGAATTAATTTCTTTATTTGATCTTTGTTCATCTCTTTCACCTCCCTTCATATTAGAATTATATGAAGGGATATTCTACCTCATTTCTATAATATATCATCAAAAAAAGAAAAGATAGACGGGTAGACCTATTGTGGTCTACCCTATTCTCTGTATCAATCTTCTAATATTAACTCAGTTGTAGTCTTACCTATTCTTCCATGTGAATTTCTTTTCAAATAAATATAGTCATATCTTTTGTATTCTCTATAGAAGTCTTCTATCGGTTTATTTGGATTGGAAAACTGTACCTCTCTTGCATCTTCTTCTATAATTTGATTTTCTGACCCATATAGATACATCATTTTGATATTAGTATACTTATTCCCCTTGGTACAAATATCTACTTTCATTAAATATAATTGTTGTAGTACATGCCTCCATTCATGTCTTATTACTCCTTGAACTTGTTCTTCAAACGATACATCATTTAAAACGGATTCATTAATAAGACCAACTCTAAAAAATCCGATTCTGATTATTAGATCCAAGAGAGTATTATGGAAATATTTATTATATACTTTATTATCGGTAGGATCTTTCATATCAGAATATCTACCTGGTGTTGAAGTTGTAGTAACTCCTCCACAAAAGATGTTATAATTAGATTCTCTATTAGACGTAACAGGATACCATAATATTTTAGGAGGTAAGACTAAGAAATCACTCTTAGTATCCTTGGTCCACTCTGGTAATACACACCATTCATTGTAATAGTCTAATATGATAGAGTCTATATGTTCCTCGCTATATTTAGATAAATCAATCAATATATTCACCTCCAAAAAATATAGGGATGGAATTAACCACCCCTATTATATTAAGCTTCGGCTTCCTTTTTTCTATCGTCTAACATCTCACGGATAGACTTTTCTAATTCCTTTACGCTTATATCTTCACGTATTTCGTTTTTAAACTTTTCTCCCATTTTATCCATATCAAGACCTCCAGAGAGTAATTCAAATACTGCTGCTGTTTGGTTTGCTAATACTTTGGGAGCAGAGATATATATGAATGGGGAGATAAAAATCACAAAAGAGAGATACTTAATGTAATAATATACTACCTTAAGAAAGGATTTAAGTGATTTAAATGATGCTGCAAGTCCTTTCTTATTGTATTTATTATACAAATATGGGCCCATGTCTAATGTAGCAGTTGTTAAAGCCACCAATGTGAAGCTCACTAAAGAATAATTAAGCAGTATTGCTTTAGTCCTATGACCATCTCCTACAAGTGTTATAATTTTTTCGATATATCTCATGTTAATACTAATAGAATCTCTCATTATACTTCTTCAATAGCCTCCTCTAAACCATGGATACGTCTAACCCTATCTTCATTGAATTCTACATCTACTACTTCTCCTAACAAACCATTATGCAAAAGCTGGATTCTCTTTTCAGTGAGTCTCTTCCAATCTTTAAGATGCTTGGCAAGCTCAGTAATATCATAGAAGAAGATATCTCCATTTTCCAATTCAATATCTACACTAATCTGATTAGAACCAGCACAGATGAATGAACCATTAGATCCAGCAACCGCATGATCAGGAATAGCCATGTATTTGATTCCTTGTTCTAACCTACCATTCTCACCATGATCTACCTCTACTGCTATTATTGTACCTTTCATAAGTTCTTTAATACCTCCTTGAGTCCATGAACCTTTCTCTTATGTTCAGACTGTTCTACATCTACAGATGCACCGATAAGAGCTTTCTTAAGTTTCTCTTTTCTTTGAGGTGAAAATCTACTCCAGCCCATGATCTTCTTTACCTTTTTAGCAACGTCTTCATACACTCCTACGCCGCTTTTATCAATAATGATCTTGAGTCTCATCTCAGTATGTTCACCATCATTGGTCATAAATGAACCATTACTACCAAGAGCAATTCCTTTAGGCCGACTACCATTCTTATGCCCCTGAGACAATCCAAATTCCGCATTGATGAAATATACATCAGTAATAGTACCTTTCATGATATCATTCCTCTTCTACTACCTTCTTTACATATTCAGAGTATTTCTTTTTAAACTCATCTTCATTAGGACTGTCAATAGCGATCTTATAAGCCTCAGATTTGGCTAAGAGAAGACATTTCTTATCAAACTTACCAGGTATTCCACTCATTGCCAAAATATCTTTTTCATCGAGACCAATAATGAATGGAAGCATTATTACCGTACTGAGTCTTACTAGCTCATCTTTGCTTAATTTACTCAATTCCCTTTTAAGTGGATGCATATTCATTCCTCCATTTAAAAAGGAATGGGACTATATCCCATTCCCATATTTACCCTAATTAAATATTATTCACAAACTCTTCAACTTCTTCGTCATTCATAGTACGAAGTTTCCATCCATCTGGATGCTCATGGTCAAGTACAGTTGTACCAGAGTCATACACAAACATAACATCAAAACTGATGCGGTTAGGAATGAAACACCTATTCTTTGGGTGCTGAGTGACTGGCAGCGGGCCATATACGAATATGAGTTCGTTTTCTTCAAGTGGATCGAACCCATCATATTCTTCTTCTGTCAGCTCAATCATATCAACCGTTTCTGAATTGATACCTTTGTTTTCTTCCAGGTAGTCTAAAATGCTATTCTGAATCTCGTCATGCAGGAAATCATCCATTTCATGTTCGGGATCGTAATTTTTAGCTACCCAAAATACTTTAGTTTCTTTAGCCATACTATATACTTCCTTTCGGTTGAGGACATTTACTCACCCCTATGGTGATACCTCATACACCTATATAGTATATAGTTGACAGATCATTTAGTATTAATTATCATCAATCGCATGCTTGAACTCATCATATGCAAGATCATCAAGTATTTTCTTGATTTCATGATGATAGACTACTGTACAATAACCATCACGCTCATCGTTCTTATCATTGATCATATCTATCACTTTCATATACACTTTTCCAATATCAAGTAATTTATAAACATTAGATTCGAACTTATCACAGATTCTAAGTTTACCATTAGAGAATGCGAATCCAACTCTATTTTCTGTGATATCAATTCCCTCTAATTCAACTCTTGGTACTAGGGCATTCTCACTGTTAGCATATGCGAATTTCATATTCGATCATCTCCTTTAATTAGATGATAACAAGGATATATATTTTAAATGATGGGTAGACATAATAATAGGTGGAAGACGATGCGTAATCTTGCCAGCGTGTCTGTTGTTTCTCCTATTTCAATTTTCATTTCTTAACCCCATCTATTTAAGAGGTAGAGCGTCGCTGCTCTACCTCCTCTCTTTTCAAAAAAAAAATACAAGCCCCTCAAAGAGAGACTTGTATATAGTAGTGATACCTAGGATATTAGAATTCGATTTCTACGATGCGAAGCTGTACCTTATCTCCATATTTAGGACGGTATACTTCTTCAATGTCTTCCTCTGCCCAATCACGCTCGTCTAACTCGTAGCGAGCGAATGGAACACGATTACCATATTGGTCCTCGATAGCGAGCATGCGTCTCTTAGTCATTTTGGTTTCCTCCTTATGCTTTGTACACTACGTTGCAAACTGCATCATCCCATACAGGAATATATGCCTTAATGGAACCATCTTTGCTTTCGCAGCAGAGTCCATTTTTATCCTTAAAGATGGTATTAAATTGCTGGTTATATTCCTTTTCCAAGTATTCAGCGATGCGATAGATCTGATCCTTCACCCCACCCTCAATAGAATGGCAATTGTAGTAGCCATGCATCAGATTCTGTACACCTTTACGGATAACCTTGAAATCAAATTCTACATTAACAAATTCGGATTTTTCATTGATGTAAGTCGACATAATAATTACCCCTTTCTATAGGTAATATGATAGAGGATCATAGCTATTTTACATATGTATCTATATACATATAACCTCTTATTCACCTCGATAATATACAATTGAAAATAGACACTTTAACGGGAGTAGGCTTATTATAGCCTACTCCCTTTATATTAGAAATATAAATCGTATTTAATTGTCCAAGAAGCTCCTTGTTCTGATAGTTCTCTATCAGGGAAATTGAGTCTAGTCAATGGGCGAACGTCCTGATAGTATGTGTATCCATCAACCTCACTGGCCCAACCAATCAAAAGAGATATAGTATTGAATACAGCATCATTGATACCACTAGTATTATCAAACCAATCTCTTCCATCTTCTTCATCTACTGTAGCAGTGAGACCTACCTTAACTCTGGCCCCAAGAGTAGTATGGTCATCATATACACTAGAAGTCCAAGGAGTACCATCATCATATACCTTACTAACAATGGGATCACTATCGAACTTCTTAAAGTAGTATCCGATATATCCTCTATCATTATAGGTCTTTCTACCATTATAGATGCCTCTTAATGTATCATCAAGATCGTCACCAATTGGCTGATAGCGGAAAGGAATAATATCGTTATTAGGAGATATCCATAACTTATTAGATACCTCGTTCTTGATTCTACTACCACGATTACACCCAGACGTACCCATACAGAATCCGAATACTGTATATTTCAATCCAAGATCCTCGTCAGAATGTGACTGGGTATTATCAAGATCCATCTGGCTGTTATAAGTAGGTGTAATGAACTTATCTCCTTCTGCTCTAAATAAATGAAGAGCTATAAACTCACTAGCAGATAGCATAGCTTTATTGAAATCCTCATGTACTATCTTGCCATTCCGTCTATCAATAATCCGTACATGGCCTATGGGAGTAAAGTGCTCCCCTTCAGAAATGACTACCTCGTTATTTATCTTTAGTAGTTCACTAAAGGATATCTTATCAGTAAACTTACTGTACATCAATAATCTCCTCCTTACCATCAGCATGATGAGTGGTAATTTGACAATCCTCTTTTAACCATCTATTCCCTTGAGAATTCTCTTCTTCGAATTCAGATACTTTAGAGGTACAATTAGTATGGACTACCTCTTCTATCTCTATATAGTCTTTGACTTTATTGACTTCCTTAAATGAAGCCTGGTCATAGAAATTGATAAAACCATCTTCATTCATGGTTCTATTGCCACTCCCTCCTATGTTGACCTGTTCTCCTCTTTCGTTAAAGATAATCTTATAACTCTTAAAGAACTCAATTATCTTAACCATGTATTTCAAGATAGCATCAGTGCTGTAACCTGCAAATCCTGAGAATATACTAGATTCTAATTCTCCACTAATATATTCTTCTAGTACATAGCAAATATCATCTACAGCAGTAGTGATAGCATCTATACGAGTTTCTCTATCAGAGATAGAACGAATCTGAACTAATCTAGAATAGAGTATATCGTCTTTCTCTTTTAAGAAATCCGTATAGGTTTTAGGAATAGTACCATCATTGAGTCTATAGTATTCTAGATTAAAGTTCCAAGTCATCAGATACTTGTAAATATATTCCCAGATTAGATATTCCCTGAAATCATTAGATTTCACTATTCTATTTCTAATGTAGTAATATACATCTAGATTATTCTTTAATATAGCCACAAACTCAGATAGATCTGTAATCTGCTCTGTCGGTACTATAAAGTTCCAGATCTTAAAATACTCTGGATCAAAATGACGTTCTTTAATGAACTCCCTTATCTTGTCTAAATCGGCTCTGAAATTAAATCCAGATGCAATGATAGGAACTGTAGGTTCCTCTATCTCTACGTCGTCCATATCATTATATGTATACGTGAGACATGTCATGAAAAGAATGAGATGAGCTACATTAAAAGAATGCACACTACTAAGAGTAGGGATATTTACATTCAAATTTGATTCTAAGAATACATCGTCAAATAGAGCAGCATAGAAGTATGCTAATTGAGCACTATATTCGGTGATTTGTATATTCTTTGATACTCCATAATACTTTGTTCTAGAGTAGTTGAAATCAGATTTGTATATCTCTTTCTTAATAGTATCATAATGGTTCTCTTTATAGTTTAATCCAGCCCACCATCCATCATTATGAACCTGAATATCATAATCTTTCCACCTAGTATTATCTAATAGGTAATGAGCAGAATAATAATCATGTACTGGTATTTTGCAGAACTTCAGATTAGTGGTATACTCGTAATCTTCTCTATTCTCTTTCCATACATATGGATATCTCAATAGGTATATGAAATGGAAGGTGAGAGAATCACCAAAGTACCCTTCTTCTAATAGTTCTGGAGGATAACTACTAAAGGTAGTATCTATGAGATCTATATTCTTATCTGGGAATAATTGTCTATCTCCATACTCTATGAAGTACGGCCAATTATTTGTAACGTAATTATCAAATGGGAACTTGACCTCATATGCCCTCTTACGATCAGATATATCTAGCTTTCTAGTTGTATGAATCAAATTAAAGCTATTTCCATTCTCCACATACCAGTTGGTGTAGATATATAGAATAGTAATAGTACCATGCTTAGGACTATCAGCAGTATCATCTAATAATCGTAAAGAGAAGTTATCTACTATCTCATACCTAGACTTATCAAGAACAGTACCACCATAGATAACTATAAAGTCATGACCAGTCTCCATGTAAGGGAAGAATGGATACATTAGAGGAATTAACTGATCTGCTCCTGCTCCAGTATCTGGAGATTGCTGAATCGCTACATTAGTTCTATACTCTACATCTCCATTGTACAAGAAGGTTACATTTAGAATATCTCCTATCTTAATATCTCGAGATGTGGTAGTAAGTGTAACAGTCGCATTAACCTCATTATCATCCCAATCAATCCTATACTCTCCAGGAATTAGAGGATTATTATTAATATCCAAGATAACCGCATTCTTCTTATCAACATAATTCTTTACAGGAGCTGTGAACTTAAATGTTCTTTGATGATTCTCTGTAGCAGTATCCTCAGTATAATCCATAGATAGACAATAATTATCAGGAAGAGTTCTATCAGCATTATGATATGCTAATACTACTTTGACAGTATCTGTCTTCTTAATAGCCAATCCAGTGTCCAATATGATTATACTATTATTAGTACAGGTATAGGATTCTGGAGGTAACCAAGTATTGAATACATTGAGATATACCTTATAATCACTTCCAACATAATTACTTACTGGGAAGGTGAATGGAAACTCAATTTGATAGTTCTGAGTCGGTTTGAAGGTATAGATATCGTAGATAATATCCAAGTCTCTAGCACGAGTATTGAGAGAGTAAATGAAGTTAAAGGTTATACTCCTGCCTTTACGTACTGTTGTACCATCAATGAACTTGAGATTAGCAGTCCCATCATCATTATAAGTTACTGTATATCTTAATGGATCAATGAATAAGGTTCCTATATTAACAAAGAAACCATTCCCACTCTTAACGTAGTACTCAAATGGTTCAGGAATTTTAAACTCATCTGCATCATCACTAGGAGACGTAATTACTTTTTTATCAAAAGCAGTTCTCATATAATCCGAATGTAGTAAGATTAGAGTAACGTTCCTATGATTTAATTCTACTTCTGGATCTATGATTACTTTGTCTTCAACTCTATGATATAAGCACTTGGGTAAGAATATACTACCAACTAATACTAGCATATCATCAGTAGATTTGAAGAACTCAGCAGGAACATCTGAATCTAATGATAGATCAATAGTATTGTCTGGATAGTAACTGGTGGTATAGGTATACATATTAATGGCATGGAATGTATCTCCATTAAACACATCATTCCTACTATCACGATCATAATAGAAATCATACCTAATCTTAGTTCCAGAATCTATGATAGATTTCTTGAATCGAATTATATCATACCCAAGCCTTCTATAATCTACTCCCTCAGTAAGTATCCGATTATCTACAGATACTATAGTGATATTGCCTTTCTGAGTATAGTAATGGAATGGATAAGGAATGTATCTATCAACATAGTCATCCCCAAATACTGGATCATTATCTCCAATTTCTTCCGTATAGTCATCTTCTAATTCCTTATTAAATTCTTGAGCAGATAGAATATTACCAGTAGTATCAAATTCTGGATAAGATAATACTCTCAAAATAGTATCTTCATCCATGTCTTCGGTATACCACTTATATTCAGTTGGTAATCCCTTAGAGTGAGATTCACTAGTAGTCAATTCTTCAATACTATTGACTCCAACTACATTGTTGTAGTTACTAGTTAATACCTCATCAGCTTTCCATAAGAAATTGCCATATTCATCTCTCTTACGTTCTTTAAATATGTAATACTTAAAGAACTCAACGTCATCTAATCCAAATATCTTTGCTATTTCTAATAATTCATTAGAACAGCTCTTATACTTAATTAGATTATATAGATTATACACCATTCTCTCTTGGTACTTATATGGAATATCCCTATAATATGGAATACCGTACATAGAAAAGATGTATTCGATGCAGCGTCTATCTAATATATCTCTTTTTACTATATTAGATTGTACTTCTGTCAGCATATCTACCATTACAGATATTAGCAGATATATCTGCATAAATGCATGGTAATGAGGATTCTCCAGTTCCATTGCACTAGTATAAACAGACTTGAGTAAGAAGTCTCGTCTATCCTCATATTTACGTTCCCAAGTCTCCTTGATGAGTTGATCAACATCATTTGGAGTGGTAAGTATCATAAAATCATATGCTTTGCGAGCATCATAGAGTTTTATTCCATGAGTAATATAATCTAAATATCTCACATCACATTTGTCTGCATAGTCGTTCTTCATCATCTCAATAACGCCATAAGAGTCTAATTCTCTAATAGCATTGATACCGATTTCATGAACGAATTCGCCATGGTAAGTAAAACTCTCAGGAAGATACATAGCATAGTCTCTTACTGGAATTCCCCATTCACTACGAGGTGGTTTACCAGTAATGCGTCTATAGTATTCATTCTTTTCATCAAAATTATTTACATACCAAGGAATCAATAAAGCCAATAAATCCTTACGATAATGAGTTCCTGTTTCCTCATTATCAGTTGGAATTACTCTCTGTAAATGATTAAAGTTCTTATATATTGTTATAGTATCTTCGGGTAATCCTACTTGTCTCATAAACTGTTCGGGTATATCTGTAAACATACCCAAAGTAGCCGTTCCTTCGATACAAGCAAAATAGACTTCTGCTTCTCTAAGAGACTCTTCAGTTTCTGCTGCGTTGGCAGCTTGTTCATCCTTAATTACAGTATTATAGGTTAAGATCTTTAAATTCTTAACCAGCTTATCTATAAAAGGATTATCGGTCTGATATGAATCATCTGAATAAGTAGATGCCATTTACCTCACTCCTTTCTTCCAAATTATGTGAATGTCGTGGCTATCATATTATAGCAGACTATAACAGAACTACCTAGAGTTAGGTAGTTCTTTTTAAGGCCTTCGACATTTGATTAATATAGGAGAGGAGGGAGAATTATGTATTTTAGTGCTAATTATCCGGATATATTGATTAGTGATATGGATTCTAATCCTAGGATTAGTAACGCGACTGGTGAATATTCTATTACGATGTGTCTCAGTAAAGAGAATAGATATGATTATGATGAGTATGAGAAGTTCTTAAAAAAGGCTGTTGCCAATTTCCGTTCATCTCCTACTTATAAACACTATAAGAGTTATCTATATAGCTTAGGAATTAATTGTTGTCAATTCCACCCATATATTCAAAATACAGAAGAATATGAGATGGCTTCTTTAGAAATGCATCACTGTATGTTTAATATATTCGATATAGCCATTATGATTACTGAGAATGCTCTCAATACTGTTGGATTCATCACCGAATTCCAGCTTGTAAAATTAATAAAGCAGGAACACATCAATAACCGGGTACCTGTAGTTATGCTATGTAAATCATGCCACCAAAAATATCATCATAAAGGATTATATGTTCATCCTGAACAGATCTTTGGTAAGTGGTGGGAAATGATTGAGAAGTATCAAGCAGGTATGACTGGTGAGATAATGGAGAAAATAATCCGTTATCTAAATCGTGGTCTTGGAGAGAAATTCAAATATAGACTAGAAGATAGAGATCGTCTATTAGCTCTCCGAGATAATATTAATATACTTGCTGGAACGGGAGGGTTATTATTAGATGGGCACTCGAATCCTTACGAAATGGAAGAATACGCTAACGACGTCGATCCGCCAACTACCATCTAACGTAGAAAATCATATTGGATGGTATACTGGAGTGGTATCTCTAATCACTGGTATTGCTCTTAAGATTCCTATGGAAACTGCAGTAGCTGGAGGTATATTATACTCCATGGTGCTAGCAAAAAAATATATAGACCATAGGATTGTGAAAGAAAGGCTAGATACTATAGAGATAGATAGACTCATGTTACCAGACGATAATCCTCTGAGAACACAAAAATCTATATCTGATATTATCGGTAACTATGTAGAAGATTGTTTTGATAGGGACGTTCTCTTCTTCAATGTGTTAAAGGATGATGATTATGTAGATTCTCCTACAGAGAAGAGGTTGTTGAATGAACTCATAGAAAGTGTCTCTTCTAATATGAGCAGAGAGTTGAGAGATAAGTTATCACTATACTATGGTAACAGCCTAGACAAAGTCATAGGAAGAAAGTGTCTAGCTACTGTATCTCTCTATGTTGCCAAGCATAATCATAGATTATATGACGGAAGTAAATAAAAAAAAGAGTGGGGTTATAATGACCCCACTCTTAAATGTGCGTAAATATTACTTCTGTCTAGACGTATACCATGAGTTGATATTCTTCATCAGCCCATCTGCGCTGATAATAACACCGCAGGTCATACCTATGAGGCCTACGACTTGGATTCCCTTATTGTATCCTGAATTGGGATCAATTACCCAATTGGGCATGAGGTTTTTGACCTTTACCTGCTGGGGCTGCTGATTGTTGTTACCAAACATACTAATTACCTTCCTTTCATCATGTCCTGGGTATATTCCCAGAAATCATCTTGCAATGCTTTTTCAGCATCTTGAATTCGCTGAATTAACTGCTCTATTAGCAGCTTTCTCTCATAGTCATATAGATCCGCTCCAGCTTTTCCATCTTGAATAAGTTGGATTCTTTTTTCTATATTGGAGATTAACTCCTTATAGAAATCTCTATTGACCATATTATTACCTCCTTTCACTATTATAATATATTAATAAAAAAGAACCGATTAACAAACAGATACCCTAGGACTTAGGTCCTAGGGTTCTTTATTTGTCTAAAATACTCTTTCATTAAAATCTTATAAAATAACCGTATTATAGAGCTATTGTGATATATATCTACAGTGTTGATATCAGCTCCTATATCACTATAGTATATATAATTTGGTGTAGATGCTACCTTATATCTATTACCACTATTGAACTCTCTATAATACTGTAATGGTAATTCCCTATTAATGTATTTTATATAGGTTTCTTTAATCATATTTAAGCTATCTAATATACCATATCTCTGAATGGAATATGCTATTGCCAACAAGAAGTCTAGAAAATATCCACTATGAGTAGCTTCTATTTTCTCTTGATTGATATTCTTCAATCTATATTTCTCTTGTATCCCATCAGAATAATACAGGAAGTCTATTTCATTTATTCTATATAGGGAAGTATATCTATTTTTTATTCTGAAATTGAGATATGGATTTATCTTCCCACTAATATATCCAGCTCTTCTATCATTCCAAGAATGTACTGTAGTTATAGAGTCATTATCTATATACAATACATTCTCTTTGTCTATACTATTGATATCAAAAAATAGTTGTCTAGCTCTAACAATTCCTTCTTGATATCCAGCTTCTATATTAGGATTGTCTCTTCTCAGACAACCAATAGACACTTCTCTTTCCTGTTTGGGCATAACTAGATATTTTTGATATTGATCTTCTGATATCAGGTTTAGGGATCTTAGTATACTAATATTAGCCTTGGCTAGATCCCATTCCTGAATATTCATATTAATTAACCATTCATAGGGAGCTACGTAACGGGCTTTCTCATATATATTAGTCATAAGAGCCATTACTACTCACCTACCCATATAGATTAGTTTGGAACTTGTTGTGTTACCAATGGAGCTTCATTCTGCATACTCTCATACATACACTCCATATCTTCTTTAATTTCCTCTTGAGTTGCTCCACCAATATTCTGTTTAGTAAGCTTAGCGAATCTTTCTACATCGCTAGCATATGTTAGCTGATGGGCATAACTACCAAACTCGTTATATTTCAGATGAATAGATTCTAAATCTTCTACAGTATTTACTATAAAGGCATTAATTCCATATCTCTGTTGGATTAGTTTCAATAAACTATCTATAATGGGCATAAGAGTAGGAGAGTTATAGTTGGATATAACTATAGTATCCTCTTCATCAATCACTTTACTCATAATACTCATAAAGGCAATGAATGCTTCATCATTCCCTAAGATATACTGAGCATATTTCTGATCAAACTGAATACTATTAGTATCTCCAGTCTCATCTTCTTTCAGATATTCTAAAAAGTCATTCAATGGTGCCAACTTATCCAATCTATATCCATAGTCCAGTATGCTGAACACATTGAATGGTTTCTTATCGTCTGCTACTGCTTTGGTAGTAATCCATTCAACTAATCTAGGATCATTTTGTGGGTCCACAATAATTAATCTCATTTACTTATCCCTCCTAAAAATAAATAACGATAGATAGTAGAGTTCATATTAACAGTTTATTATTTCCTCTCCCTATCATTTCTATAATATATGGTTGAAAGTTATTTAAGAATCTATTAAATATGGATTAGATACTACGACACAATCTCCAGTGACTATATTGGAATACACATCTTCTATTTCTTTAGTTACATCGAATCTAACTCCATAAATATATATCTTATCATTTGTATACGTTCTAATTGGAGTATGTTCGCTTGTTTTAAATAACTCATATGCTTCTTTATTATTGGTGCTTAAGACAATACAAGAGGTCCTATCTACATTATTGACTTCGATAAATTTATTATCTCTATTTAGTTTAATAACAAAGGAAGCATTAGCATTAAAATCTATACAGTATAATTCATCATTCTGTTTTTCATGTAATAGTCTCATTATCTCATCCATCTCTTCACTACGAGTATCTACACTATCTTTAAGATTATCAAAAAATCCAAGTTCTCTAGACTTCTTAAAGCAGTTTATGTAGTTGAAGAAACATTGCATACATGATCCTAGATGGTTCTTACTCTTATTATCTCTAATACCATCCATAGCATTTATGAGAAAAGGGAATTCTTCTCTTATTACTTTACTATTATGAATATATTCATTAAACTGATCAAAGTCTTTAGTTTGGCTATGAAGATTATTATATATCCATATCAATGAAAATGATAAACTGTTATTGATCAGCCTACTTATTATCTCCCTTTCTATTCTAGGATCCATAGAGATAACTTTCTTATTGCTCATATTATCCCCTCCCAACTTAATACTTATTAAGTTGTTTAGGACAAAAAAGAAAGGTAGGCCCATACTAGGACCTACCCCTCCTATATTATTCATCATAAGATATCGGAATAATATCTCCAGTATTAGGATCTCTATATTCTACAACAATACCATTCGGTCCCTTATATGCTCCTACTGGTACCATCCTAGAATCATCTGTCCTATCTTCCATAGCATCTCTGAGTCTGGTAGTTACTTGTCTTGGAGTAATAGAATTAGAATTTGCATTCTTTATCATATTCTCATTATCTGCAAAGTTCCAAGTCTCATCAACGAACCCCCTACCCTCTGTACTATAATATTGGTTAGGATACTCTTCCATTTCATTAATACCATTGATCTGTTCATGTCTAGGAAGTGTATCCTGCATAAATCCTGTATGGTGAATGAGATAATCGTTCCTGAATGGGTTAGCCAGAGCATTAGCTGCTCTCTCTTGATTCACTTTTGAATCACCAATAAGAACTCCAGCATAGTCACGTGGGAATGCTTGAAGAGAAGTCACGTTAGCTCCTGCCCACCTCTGAAGATTACGGTATTCGTTTATACCATAATAACAGATTGCATGCTCTATATCTTTATCAAGAGGCAAACTCTGGAAGAGATTTTTTCTCTCTTCACAAGATTCTTGCAGCAAAGACATCTTGCCAGCAAAATCATAGTATCTATTAAGAATGAAGTTGTCAGGGTATTTATGGGATATGGAGAATACCAATACATGTTCATCAAGTGATACGATACTAGCGATGATGAAATTATTCTCAGGCACATAGCTGGTCGGAGGATAAAGTCTAACATGAGAGATGGCTCTACTAGTATTATTAAGCATTACGTACCCTTCTACTACTGCAAGGATACCAAACACCGGAACAAATACTGGCATTTGAATAGCTTCAACACTACCATCCACATTGATTCTGAAGCATGGACTTGCTACAAACAATCCTCCGTCTTTTTTGATAAGCTCAACAACTCTTTCACTAGCATTTACTAATATCATTTTCTACACTCCTTTATAGCCTTTTCCAATTTAACCTTAACGATTTCAATAGAATCATTCATCCAATCAATCTGACCACTATTAGGAATCTTATCCCAATCTACTTTACGTGCTTGATAACGAAGCTCTTCCAACTTCATATCCTTAATGGGTTTCATTAGAATTTCCTTCTTCCTTATCTACTGTATTTTTCTTAAGAGCTTTATTGAAGTCTGTAGACTTTATCTCAGCTATCTCGTTTCTTACAAGAGTGAGCTGTTTGATCATATCTTGAAGAGAAGTGAAAAGATAACCAGTGTCTTTATGAACTTGCTTATCATAATCCTCTAGGAATATCTTATATGCTTCAACCATCTTAGGACTCTTATTCAATAAGTCTATAACCGAGTTTAGATAGTTTATACAACCAGCATGATCATATACTTCTGCTTTGCAATGAGAGCACCTAGCATAGTAATCATTAATACTATTTCCTCCCTTAGATTTAATCAGACCTAAATGAGGACACTCATGCTGATAGCATGCCTTGATATATACCTTTTCTCTCTTCTTATCTACCAATTCATGTTCTAGTGTCTTCTCTTTAGAACACGCTAGCTCATAATCCTTACGAAGCTTTTTCATCTTGTCAGATTCTGTAAAGCCCATAGTCTTCCATATATTACTCACCTTATTAAAGAAACTCATAACCTCTCCTCCTAACAAGAAAAAAGAGAGACCGGAGTCTCTCTTTATTTATTTTGCTGCAGGTAATTGACCTGCAAACTGTGGAGCTGATATCTCTGCCATGGTCTTCTTACCGAACCTAGCATTACTATCTTCCACTATAGCTCTAACCTGCTTCTGTCGAGCTTCATCCAGCTTAGCTGTCATATTCACTACTGGGCATATTCTGCCTGTCTGAGCTTGGAATCTATAAGTAGCGATAATATTACAAGCAGCTGTAATTGCTGCTTGCATAGTAGGAAATACACAGTTATAGTCAGACAATAGTATGCTTACTGATCTGCTGGATGGTATTGCATTTTCAGGGAGTATAGTTGCATACTCCTCTTTGCTAATATAGGCATTGGTGAACAACATTTCAGCTATTCTCCAAATGAACCTAGGCTCAGGAATAAAGCCAGGTTGTACACTAGGATCATCCATGAAAAGATTGGAATAGTTGGCTACGATAATCCCAAATTCGTTAGCCATTAGTTTAACCAGCACTTCTAGTGGATAGAACTGCTGTTCAACGTCTGATTCAGCAAAGAATAGAATCGGCTTATTAGTCTTATACAAACTAGCCAATATATTCACTACGCTGTCCTCTTTCTCTGGAGATCTTAGATAATCGTAATATACTGCTAGATATTGGTTCTGTATAGCTGGGAAATTAGGATCATTCAGTTCTGTATTGAGGATGGAATAACATAAGCTAACAGGTGGCATTAAACCAGACATGACAACACAGCCCTGGTAGAGCTGTGAGTCACATACGTCTGCTATTACTACTACATTAAACCCTCTCATCATTGCGTCTGGAATTGCATTCGTGTCAGTGGTCCAATACGCATAACTCTTCAGAAATGATCCTTTATTTGGCTGTGCCATTTTGGATCCTCCTCTTACAACTGAGACTCTACCGTCTCTTCCTTACTATCTTCTTTTTCAGTATTCGGATTTATAGTAATATGGTCATTGACATACTCTGTCAATATATTGAACATTAGTGCTACGTTGATCTTGTCCTTATACCGATCCCTCAGTCTACAATATAAGAACGCGTGAACTGAAGAGGATACGTCCTCTACAGTTTTGCACTGAGATGCATCGAAATCCTTAACAGACTCATTCAGATAATCGAGAATCTCTTTTCTGAACTCATCGGTGATCTCTGTAGGAACTTCATTAGATGCTTCCTCTGATTGAATATCCTTCTCAATCATATCATCTACCCCTTTATTATCAGGATAGATAATGGTACTAAATACCGGAGACTGATTATTGGTTACGGATATCTTGAAGCAATCAGCATTCTTGTGGTCAGCGGTTCTCTGAATGCTTACTTCGATACCATCTGTTCCAGTTCCCATGATCTCAGCGACTTCCTCTTGGCACCACTCTTTGACATCTTTCTCCATCTTCTTAATCTGAGATTCTGTATCCTTGATATCGAGACGGAACTTATCAAAGCGAGCAGTAACCATACTTTTGACCTTCGGGATTTCCTGCTTGAAACGAATAGTCTCTACTACAGGAACTCCTGGGAAACCTAATACAGCAGACTCATTATTTTTCTTAGCCTCTTCTGCTTCTATTTCCTCAGGAGTTTTTGGTCTCATAGGAAATAATCCTGTTTTCTGGACCTCTGCCTCCTTTATAGGTACGTCCTCCTTGGTTTCAGTTTCGACACTTCCTTCTATAGGAGTACGGGACATCCACTTCTCTGGAGATACGCTCTTATTAGATGGAGGAGGGATAATAATATCCACAGGATCTTTTCTAGCCATTGTACTAATAGTAGGATTATCCATGTGCTGTTTAATGATATCTTCCTTATGGATAATCTTAGGTTCTACGATTGGTGCTACACTATCTGCTTTCTTAAGAATCTCTTTAGCAGTGGCTTCCCTTTCAGCCTTTTCTTTAGCTTGAGCCTCCATTTTATTTATATGATTGACTTGAGCTACTTCTTTCTTTTTCAACCACTCTTCTCTTGGAAGATATTCTACTTCTATTTTATCTGCCAAAAGAAGGGCAGTAGAAGCACCAAACTTCTCTTCCATTGAAGACAACCACTGCATGATATGATTCTTTATCAGCGATGGATAGCTACAGTACCTTTTACCATTTTTGAAGAAGTGCTCAAACTCCTTAACAGCACCAACAGTCTTGATCGGAGTAGAATCTTTTTTCCCACTCTTTACGATCTCCATAAACTTTTCTTTAGAGATCTGTATCCGCTTTCTACCATTGGCATCTATTTGAAGAGCTGGTTCGTATGGTTCATCTGTTACTACTTCCTTCTTAGGAGGTACTGTATTTATTATAGGTTCCTTTTTAGGAACTTCAGGTCTTTGAATATTATCATACATTTTTACTGCATCATTCTCAATATGAGGCGGAAGAACTATCCCAGTAGCTTTTGCTTCTTCTACGATACGATTATGAGAGGTTACTATGGTCTCCTTCTTTGTTATCGGCTCTTGTACTTTAGTCTCTTCCGCATATAGTCTATCAACTATAGTATTACCTCTCTTGATATTCACCTTGAAATTAGTATTGATCATGCCCATTATTCTACCCCTTTCTGTTTCTATAGGCGTAATTGCGTGTACAGGATCTTTGTCCTCTAGATACTTTGCTGAATATCGTACCCCACATTTAGTACAAATCAGCTCGTTCATTCCCTTATTGTAATTATAGTCTATCTCCCCTCCACAGATCTCATGAGTAATCGGATCTGGATGGCAGCATTTTAGTTTATGATAGTCTACTTTACACACATATGGGAAATCCCAAATTATAGGACCAAATCCCATCCTGACACCGAAGTTCTTATAATAATTGCTACCAGCATCTTCCATAACATATCCTCTTTGGAGAAGGATCATGAATATCTCAAAGATGTCTTTATAATACACCTTCTTATATTCATGCTCAGTCATTGGTTCTCCTCTCTCCATAAGAGATACGACACCATCACCATCTATCCAAAATACTTTTGGACAAAATGGCTTTAGTATATGCTGAGTATATTCAAACTCACTTTTGTTATCTTTGATACCAACGTCATCAGAACCTATTTTTAATACTATATTAGGATCATAATCATAATAGAATGTTCTTCTATTGGTACCACTAGCCAATTCTTTGAATCCAAATGGTTTCAACAATGCATTAGTGAGTTCAAACTTTTTGACTGGATTATTCGCTAATCTTGGAGATCTAGCATAGTCCCACAATCTTTGAATAACCCAGTCTGGGATATAAGATCTTATAGGTGGTCTACTCAATAAATTCCAATACTTAGTAGGATCAGTAGATTGGTTGGCAGCTATTCTACCACTAATCCTGAAGATATCGGATTGTTGGTTTATTACGCCGTTCCTCTCTTTAATATTCACTAGTATTCACCTACTTATTTATAGATTGCTGATAACTGCACATGTCCTTGACTATTCAAACAATGATTTTCAAACTGTTTGAACTGATCAGTCTGTAGCATATTATTCAGATCTATAACTTGGCCATTGGATGGTGTTCTAGGATCTTGAGTACCCATCCAAGTAGGACCACATGGACCATAGTTAGCAAAGTTCTGAAGAGCTGTTTGATACGTCTGTCTATTACTCATAAACATAGCTTGTCTAGCTCCCTCAGCTTGCTGTCTCTCTACTTCCATTACGTGAATTCTATTATTCAGGAAATAGAGATTCTCCATCATTTCCATTGCACTCATATCTCTTCTTACAGATCCTTGAGTGAATTGATTAATCGCATTATACATAACTGCATTTGCCCATTCTCTTTCCTTAATAGGATCGAATGGTACATAATGATCTAAATACTGTATATTTCTAGCTGTCATCTGTTGAATCCATATGTCACGAGAATATGCTTGCCTCTGATCTACCATCTGTGGATTGTTATTCACAGTATGGTTCATAGGAGTTCCAAACCACCAAGCATTAAATTCCTCATCATTCATCTTATGTCTTAAGGCATATTTGAAGAATTCCATATTAGTATTATAGGCTTTCTTCTCTTCCTTCATTTGATGAAGACGAGTAGCCAACGGATCATAGGGATTATACTTCTCTTCAACCTCTTTAGGTTTCTCAGGCTGAGCTAGATCTTTATTAAGTTCAGCTAGATCAATACCCATAAGTCGTTTGGCACCATCCATCATTTCAAAATAAGCTCTATCTACGAAGATATCCCATTCCTCTTGAGTCAATTCTCTACCACGATCATATTCATAATCAGGTTTTCCTCCTAATCCTATTCTTTTAAGGACTATAGGAACTGGCTGACTCATATCTGGTCTTACACCAGATGGGGAAGATGGATCTTCAATTACTGGAGGTAGTGGTCTATTTCTATAAGGAGCACGATAATCTATTTTAGGATTCATCATCTCCTTCTGTCTATATTCTTGTACTATATTTATTAGATAGAGCTTAAAATATTCATAATCCTCTCTGGTACATCCTTTAAACGTAGGAATGTTCCATCCACAATGAGCTAATGCCTTATCATAGATTGCTACATCTTTGCATATCTTTTCTAGCTCTACATCATCCTCTTGTGTCCAATTTAGAGGTGTTTCAGATATCACCTTAATATAAGTTCTATCTGGAACCAACTCATCATCAGTATATGGAGTTCCTGGTTCATGCTTAGGAACTGGAGGTTTATAAATTTTATAATGGATCTTTCTATTCTGAGAGTTCAGAATAGGAGGTTGTTCTTTCTTCTCCTCTTCTTTCTTAGAGGATCCTTTTACTATCCTCACAGTAGTAGTTATACCATGAATGATCTTATCTAAATAAGCTATACCAGTCACCTTAGGAATATCTTCTTTTGGTTTAGGTTCTGGTCTCTTTCTAGAACCTCTAGTGATTTTAACCTTGACCTCAAACCTAGATCCAGGTCCTGGAATCATAAAGCTATCTAGATTATCATCCATGGCATTTACTACCATAGGAGCACCACCATACCAAGTACCACCATATGCAGGTCTGTTAAACATAGATGGATTCATCCATTGGTTCTGCTGAATCAAATTTGGATTGTTATATGGATTGGTATATCCATATGGGTTTAGTATGGTAGTATTAGCCATATTAGGTACCGCACCCATCATCTGAGGAGGAGGTATCTGTGGCTGTTGATAAAACTGTTGTGGTTGTTGCATCTGAGCTACTTGCTCAGGATTGCTGAAGTCTACATATGGTTCTAACATTGTTGGATTATCCTTTCTAGCCTGCTGGTATATTTGGCTGGCTCTATATTGATTTAAGGCTTCTTGCCTATCTCGTTCAGCCAGCGATTCTGGGCTAAACATACTCTCAAACAACTACTCTTTCCTCCCTTCGCAATTATAGTATGCAACCATAGATTAGAATGGATATCCGTCCTTATACCTAGGGAGATTACTATTGTAATTCCATGGGTATGCGGTATAAGAATATGGATTTGGAGTACCGATGTAACCGCCTCCGCCATAGTAGTATGGATTATATCCATAATTGTAACCACCATAGCCATATCCATTATACTGATTCGGACTCATATAGAATCCTCTAGAGTCTTTGTTTGGGTGCCACCCATGAGGATACTGTATATTAATAACCTCTGGTAGCTTATCTAGTTTAAGTTCATACCCATCCTTCTCATCCCAAATTAATCGTTCACCACCAATTGATATATTCCTTACTTCTGGAGTATCCTTTTCTGGAACATATTCGGTAGGTTTCCAACCAAAATACTGCTGATTAGGATCAATAGGTTTGTAATCAGATCTGAATTTATCTTGCCACTTTGCATACATCACATGAAACATATTTGTTATTTTGCCCATATGAGACACACCATCTACAGGAACTAGATTCCCTTCTGGATCTGATTTGAGATTTACATATGGGAATAAGATAACGAGATCTTTCAGCTCATTGCTTCTAATCATAGATTGGAACCATTGTTCATATCCATAATCAGATGGGTTTACAGCTATAAATCTTCTCCCTAACTTATCCACATATTCTTCATATTTTTCCATTTTCTACCTCCTTCTTGATTTATTCCCCTTACATCTTTATAGTATATCATTTAAGACACTTTTGGTCTTTGAATAGATATTGTTCCTGGTTTGACCATTAACATCTCTGCTGCGTTAGGTCTCTGATACATGGGGATACATACCAGACTAAATCCGGGTTGCCATCTGATAGGAAACTGTTTATCAGGACCTAGGATTAGAGTAGAACTAGCATAATTGATATCATCTACTATGCTCTTCTCATAACCATGAATCCAGTTTCTAGTATAGATATCTATAACAGTATTGAAAGTAGAAGCATCAGCTATTACTCTACTAACCTCATCACTATGAATATCTGGATGATAAGACTGGTTGATCTGTACCATAGTATTAGCCTTCTTAGAGAGATGATTCTTATCTCTTAGATTCACATGTCCAGGAGTATAGAATACTCGTATTGGGCAGAAGTTCTTGAAGATCATTAAAGCTACATTATAGCAGATAGATCTCCAGTCACTAGGAATCATAAAAGGCTGATTTGCTATGGCATTAAGTTGATCTGGAGTACGATTTGTAGCCAACCAATCTCTCAGATACTTGTATATATTACAAACTACAGTCTTACTATCAGTGAAGACATTAAAGACTGGGACTTGTTTTGTGTAATTGCAACAAGCCCATTGTACTGCCATATATACTCCCATAGCTTCTCCGAATAATACATCCTCGTCGATATATACTGCTAGATTACTCTCACCAGTCATCGCAGACCTATAAGTCACAACGTAACCAGGGCAAGCGACACGTAGCTTGCCCCTAGTTGTTTCTATATCCATCGTTGATGTATCTGTGAAAATATTGATACATTGATCATAGTGGATTCCCATTAAGTTTCACTCCTTCTATCATTGGTTTATTCTTTATATGAAAGGCAGGTTGTATTACCTCAGGACGGATTCCTAATACAGATGACTTATCTTCTCTATAACAAATAGGAGTTAGAGATTGTATTTCATTAGCATAGAATCGTAATGGGAAATAACGTGATTTTCTATCAGGAATAGATTCCATACTATTTATTACTTCCCTTATCCCCTTGATTTTATTAAATAAAATACAGTTGGATATTCTATCACTCATCTGATTACCAAATGATGGCTGTCTTATAGATTTGCATCCATTATCCATATCAGTAGCAACTAATCCTAGCTTATCATTCTCATGTGCTGCCTTAAGAGATATATCTTTATAGTTATAACTCATCTTTTCTGGATGAGCAGGTTGATATCTAAATCGTAATGGGTAAAAAGAAGTGTATGCCAATAGAGCATTATTGTAACATAAATGTTTGAAACCATTTGCTGGCTTCAAACCTTTTGGTCTTTTTTCTCCAGACATAAACTGACTCAAGATATCAAGAGTTTCTCCTAAAGCATAAGTAGAATCAGAGTAGATTATAGCTCCTCTATTCTCTGGAATGGCTGGATTAGTAAAATCAAAAAGAGCCATATTAATGGCAAATGCTTCTGCAAAATTGATTGCCTCGTCCACTAATATGTATGACTTGGTTCCAAGAAGCTCATTAGTATCATAATCTATTACAGTAACAGATGAGCATGATACCCATATTGCACCATGCTTTGTATTAGGTTGATAACTACTAGCATCAGTGGCTATTATATACATCTTTTCATTCATTTATTGTAATCCTCCCTATAGTCTCATTATCATAAATATAGTATATGATTGACAAAAAAATTACCACTGCTCCATAGAGAAGCAGTGGCTATGGCTTATTTTAAGGTCTTTTTGTATCTCATTTTTTAAATATCTTAGGATCTACCTTTAATGGGAAAGATCTAATCTTCCCATTAATATCATACTGGTTAGCAGAGCAGAGAACTAGTACCTTATATACTTTCTTCTCATCAAACACTATCCAGCAAATATATTTATTATCAAGATATACAGGCAAGAAGTATCTAGTAGTCCAGTCTTTAAAGTATTCTAGATTTACTGCTTTGACCTTCATATATACTAGATAGAACAAGAGTAGATCCTCTCTAGATGATCTCTCATCTTTAGCAAGTTCTTCTTTATATTTCAAAAGAAGATCTCCACCATTAGCAGCCCAGTTACGATCCATGAGTCTCATAGTATCATCAAACCTAGGAAGATCTAATGGTTGGAAGATATGATTACTCTTAATCCTCTCTTCTACTGCATCTCTCATTGCATCTATCTGCTTATCTCCTAGAGTATAGTAGTTCAAGAACTCACTAATAACTCTATGGAACTTGTCTTGATATGCTTCAAAGTCACCCTTCTTATTACTACTAATAAAGTCTTTGAAGTTCTTTATAGTATATCCAAGGGATTCATTCACCGATACAGTATTCGGGTCTGAAAATGAGCTTAGATAACTCATCTCTATACCTCCTATTCTACTACATTGAATGTTATATCCGGATCACCAGTAGTCAGAGTATGCACATTAATAAACTCAGGCACTGTCTGAGTATAAGCGAAGTAATCATTCTTCAATACTGGATTCTGATAAATAGACTGCCAGAGAATATTGGAATAACTGTTAAGACCAATAAACTTAATATACTCAATAGAATCAGTGTATAGATTCTTTACGTACGTAATCAGGTTAGGCATATGGAGAGCCTTATCTGTAGAGTTGAAATCCTCAATGTATGCTTTAATAACCTGAATAATCTCAGGAATGAGCACAACTTCGTTTCTAGTAGCAAACTTGATTTCAAACTTGAGACTAATATTAACCCTATCAATGTTTTCATATTTATCAATATTCCAACTAGAGGAGGGTCCATAAGTATTATATAGTTTGAAATTGATACCAAAAGAATCTTCTAGTAAATACAAAGACTCTTGAATGTATCTACGTCTATAATCTACTAGATAGAAGAATGTTTGTACCTTATCTTCACTATCTAACCAAAGAGTACGAACAACAGGAATGCTGTGGATATTGTATACGAACTTACTCTTGTTTCTATTCAGTTGGATATAAGACGTCATAAGATCAGTATAATCATAGAAGAAATCAATACCAGTAGTAGTTGCTTCATAGATATTAGTCAGAGTATATCCTTCTAATCCAGGAACTAGATCATCTACACTATACTGACTCTTATCTCCATACTTTCTTCCATGTTCAGCATCCTCTTTTACGAGGATAAACAATTTAGCAGGCATATTAGCCATGAGATAGCTAGGAGTCTCATCAGTAGTACCTATATTATATAGACCAGAATTAAACATCATATGAGTTGTACGACCACCCATTACATTGCTAGTAGTAATAACAAAATCAAAGAGATATGTAGATGTATTAGCGTCATACTCTATTAGGTTTCCTACAATATAACGGTATTCGTACATGTCTCTATCTTCATCACTATTATAGAGAACTATGATTGGTTTAATGGCACATTCAATCAATTCACCACTCTCATCGAAAGTCAAGATATCATAATCAGTTTCTATATTTTGAGCCATAGCTATCTGAATATGGAGTTCTCCTTTCTCATTATCAAAGTAGTTTCTATATACTCTCATATTATCTACAACGAACTGTAAGTCAGACTCCTCATTGATATAATCAAAGAATAGAGTGCGAGTATAGTTGACGAAGATATTATAGTATGATAGATAGAATGGATTCTTATTAATCACCATTAGATATGGACAAGTATAGACAAACCCATGCTTGTTCTCCAATCTCTCATAATCCGTTTCCTCATCAGTTATAGGAACTGCATATTCACTGCCAGCCGCTAAATGGAATGGTATACCAGGGCTGATAACATAATTATCTTTGCTAGTAGAAGTAAATATATTACTATCAACTTGAACGTCTATAGTGTTGGTTGGGATTACATTACCATCCATCTTCATCAATAGGTATGAGAAGAAGATATGCTCAATCTGATTGTATACTCGTTCTAATACTGTCATCTTACAATCTTCAGTCTGAATGATATTGAAGAAAGTCATTAGATCTGTATAAGTAGAGTAAGATCCTCTTGCCAATGCTTCTCTAGGAATGAGTTGTTTTAGTTGTTCTAGATTAGCCCTATCTTCACCATACATAGATGATGAATTAGTGATAACCGATACATAAAATCCATTATATGTAAATCTATCACTAGTAAGAATTCTAAGTACCTGAACTGGTGAGGTGAGTTCATAGTTGCAAGTGGTTCCTAGAGTAGTATATACATGAATCTCTATTTCAGAATTATATCTAGGCTGATAGGAAGATTTATTGAACTTAAGTCTTATATTCTTCTCATCAATATATGTGTAATTAATAAACTCATCATCAGATTGGTAATCATATAATCCTTCATAAATAGGCTTTAAAACGTGTTCTACGATATTACCATCATTATCAGTCTCTTTTACTTTCACGTAGAAATATGCTAGTTGATCCTCAAAAGAGAAACTCATAGTCTTAGTTTGAATAATATTATCACTAGCATATGAATCATAAAGGATTGTATGAGAGAGCTGTCTCAATGTAGTTTTAATACTAATAAGACGTTGGTTATTGGATTGAATAGTTCCAAGAGATGGTAAATAAGGATTAGTTTTAGAAGCGTATGGATTAGTATCATCTAATTCATACATAGCCGTATATACTATCTTACCATTAGGAAGTATATTCCTCTTGATAGTAATATCATAATCTAAACGATATGGATATTCATTCCTATCACCGATCAAGAATGTATAATCCTTATCTATCGTAACCTTATCATCTACCATATTTTGAATAAGGTTCTCTTCTGGGAAAGCTAGTATTACATCAAGCTGGGCTGGTGTAGCAGTAATCTTATTTATACCAAGAGCCAATGCATGAGATATTACATTCCTCTCATACTTAGCTTTAGTAGGAATAGCCTCTAGACTGTATTCACTAGCCATTATTGCAGTATTTTGAGTTAGGTTAGATAGTACAGAACTAAGATAACCATATACACCAAGATATAGAGTATCTTCAGATATATCTATATATTTCTGTTTTATTGCCTCTAAAAAATTGGAGACTTGAAATATGTCTTGAGACAAGACATTGGTTGTTTCTGAAGCCATATCAAAACCTCCTAGTTAGTTTTAGTTGTGGTTGCAGACTGAGTATTTGCTGTAGCTGTTGGGATCGGTACCCACAATAATTTGAATTGTCTAAACTGACCATATCTATTGGCTCCTGTTTCATTATTACTATCAGCCTTATCGTAATATATGAATGGATAGTCCATCAGTTCTTGAGATACCATCCCTATTTCATCATCCCATAAAGCAGCAGCATTGTTACCCTTCCATGGTTGAGAACCTATCCAAGCCTCTATAAGAGTATTGAAGTCAGCTACTATATTAGGAGTAGAGTCTTCAAGCCAACCAGATACTTTAAATCCTACAGTTATTTTAAGAGGACCTTTATCTTGAATCTCACTAAATGATGATCTGGATATACTCTTAGGATATACACCTATTGCTTTACTCATATACAAAATAGTGTTACCATCGGTAGATACTAAGAACTTATATACAGAAATGTGGTCATAGAGAATCTTATAATAACAATAGTCAGCATAATGAGCATAAGGGATATTATTAATCTCAGAAATGTTTGATCCTGGACCTAGCATTCCTAGCCATTTGAGTTGTCTATAATAATCCCAAGTTTTGAATAAATGATAGATCTCTAAATATTTAGTATCCTCAAATTCAATAGAAAAATCCACATTCTCATCACTAGACATAGAACTCTTTGGATAAAAAATCTTAGACCCAAACATGTTTACTGCCGTTTCCATCTCTTCTACGTTAATATCAGGCATATCCATATTAGAGGTCTTTCTATTTGAAAGTATTCTCATAAATGGACAGCCATCTATACCAACGGCTGGATTGGCATTACCATAGGCAGAGCATAGATTCCAAAATACACTCTTTCTATATCCAGGAGAATCTGCTAAATTATTGAAATAAGATACTTTTTTAGCATCCGGTAATAAATCACCTTTATCATCTAATAAAGGTAGATCTGGTTTGGTGAAGAATAAATATTCTCTTGCTCCATCTACATAATTAAATGGGTCATTTCTAGGAAATCTATAGAATCCCCTATTAAAGTCCATATCTCTAGGTTCAAATATACCATTAGCTCTTAATGTTCTTCTCAATAATGAATCAGACTTATCTAGATCTTCTATTAGTTTATTCTTATCAGTATCTTTTTTGCCACCATCAGCTCCATCAGTAATAGTAGATGTATATGGAGATTTGAACTCAGCTGGTCCGTCTAAGACTTCTGAGACATTCCCATTTTTATCATACATAAGAGATGCCATTAATTCCATCTCCTTTCTTATTCGATTACCACGATGTCTCGGATTGCATTTTTAAGCCTACCTCCTATAATAAATAGCTGGTAAGACATCCACATAATGTCCCTAAACGGATAGAGCTAAAAAATATAGAGGAGGAATATACTATGCAGCAGGACTTCAGAACTGTTCATGAAGCAGGTCTATTACAAGATATTCTAAGTCTGATGTCTGGGTCTGAAATTCCATATATCTCTGATATCGGGAATAGGATCCTCGGTAGAAAATCCGATAATATAAATATCAGTCGGAATATCGCTAAAAGTGCTTCTGCTCTTACTGCTACTTTCCCAGTTATCGTAACTGAGGCAACTGAATTGGAACATGCAGTAATGGTTAGTAAAGCTATTGAAAGAAAGGCAGTAGAGATGTTGCGTATGCTCTTCGCTGCTAATCAAATTACTAACGTGACTGGAGCGCAGGATTATCTCAATAAATTCCATAATAATATCGACACTGGTATCGATTATAGTAAGATGGATGTAGATGATGTTATTGATGTAATGAATAACTTCACCGAAGCTACTGACTCCGTTCATGATGCTGCTATAGCTGAGGCTATTAAAGCAGTATGTGAGGATACTAAGAATAATATCCATCATGTACTTGAGACCGGTATTAGACAGACTAGCATTCGAGACTTCCGAGTTCGTGGAAGTCTGCAAGAAGCGGATGTTTGGAATGGAGAAGGCAGTGTACTCAACGAGTATGAGGTAGGTTCCAATCAAAGAACAAGTACTAGAATGGAATGGCGTGGCGGTAGAAATCCGAGTATCTTTAATACTAGTCATAGCCGTACTGTAGAAGAGATCGATCCGAATGATCCAGATAGGATGCAGAAGGCATACGAAATCATGAACAAGTCAGTTATTAAGACTGACGTTCAGAAAGCTAATGAAGCTGTTCCTAGTATGGTTATCATCAATTTCGTATCTACTCTTGAGGGTGGACGTACAGTAAGCAGCTCAGCAGTTATTGGAGTAAAGGCAGTTCTTCATTATGTATCTAGTGAAGATATGGTTAATCGTATCATCTTGAAGAATGGTGATAAGAGTGGTTTGTTCAATCTTATTCGTGCCACCACTAGAGAGATTAGCTTCTTCAAAGACTTCTTATTCGCAGTTAAGAGAGCTAAGATTGATGCTATTGCCAAATCTGGTAGAGGTAGTAATAGCAAGATCTGGAAAGTCTTGGAATTGAGAGCTCATAAGAGTGATCTTAACCGTGCTAGTGGTAAGAACAATACTGATTGTGCAGCTATCACTAGTATTATTATCTCTAAGGCAGAGGTAGAATTGATTAAGAAAGAACACCGTATTGATCTGATGAAGGTTGGTACTCTCATTGGTATCATGCGTGGATATAATTTGATGTGTGCGGTTATTGTTGATGACGTAGCTGAACGTGTAGACTTCTTGTATGATGATGGCGAGAAACAGTTCGAAACTCTGTCATTCATGAGTCTTGAGAGAGAAGATTCTAATGGTCAGCTTAAGAAAGTTATCAATGTTCTAGCCGCTCGGGGGAGGTAAATATTATGCCATTTACTAGCATCACAGACCCGAAAGACTTTGTATTGAAAACTAAATTGAATGAGTCTGAAGCATTGGCTAATGATAGTATCAATACTCCAGTTCCTGATTCTAATAAACCTGATACTGATACAAAAGAGAAACCGTTGATCATCAACCAGTATGATCCTAACGCTAAGAAAAACATTCGTATGAATGAAGCTACTAAAAAATTGATCTGGGAATATATGGATATGACTGATATTCCTACAGTCAATACTGTATGTGCTATGAATGAGGCTGAACATAACACTATGCTGGTTAGCCTTACTAATAAGCTATACGAGATGATTGTAGACAAGGTCGATTCAATTGATTTCGGTGAGATTCCTCAGACTAAGGGCGATATTTCTAAGTTGAGTAAATTTGAACAGCTCAATGAATGTCATAGAGTACTGCGGGAAATCTTTGAACAATACCATGAGAATACTAAACCTATCTTGGAACTAGAAAATGCAGTTACCAATATTGAGAGCATGAAAGATATCTTTATTGGGGCTTATCTCTGTAAAGCTAACTTCCCTATAACTGTATATCAGACTATGACTCTTGCTGTTCTTAATGCTACTAGCTTTATGATCGCTAGCTGCATTGAATACATTAAGAATCCTAAGGCTGAAGGGCTTACTATTGTTCTTAATAAAACTGGTGTGGCTAAGGCTAAAGACCATCTTGTATATGAGACATTGGTTGACTTCAATGAAGCTTGCCGTAAGGGTGATGTACAAAACGCATTGAAGCCGTTTGTTCAGCATAAGATTCGTGGCTTTGCTATGACAGCTGCTCTTGGTATCAAAGCAGTACTGGTTATTGGTGCAGTAGTTTTGGCTATTCTTCCGATGATTAAAGACTTGGTATATTTCTACTACAGTGCTCGTGCTAGAGTATCTCAGTACTTTGATATTCAAGCTAAGCTGCTGGAGATGAATGCTCAGGAACTCAAAGATAATCCTGATATTCAGACGGTGGATGATCGTAAATCGGTTATTAGTCGTCAGCTCAGTATTGCTAGAAACTTCCATGACCTTGCTAACTTCATTGGAGTAGACGCTAAGACTAGTGAAGTTAAAGCAACTAAAGAGATCAAGAATGATTCTCGTAAATATAAGATCGATGATGTAGAGACTAATCCATCTACAGATGGTCCCCTATTCTAAGAAGGAGGGTATACAATGATTATGGATTTAAATTCTCCCTCTAATGCAAGTCTAATTTTGGAGAAACTGAAAGAGGAAGAAGCAATTCAGTTATATCCTAAACAGAAACCTCTTACTGAGGCTGAAGAATATATCAAAAATATGCAGGAACTCTATGAAAGCACTCAGAAAGGTATCGATGCTAATAATGAATATAATCGCAATATCGAAGTAGCTAAAGAGGCTACTAAAGCAGAACTGCTAACTGCTGGCCTGTATAATACCTTTGTAGAACCTGTATGTGAGTCTCTTTTGGCTACCAGTCGTGAAAAAGATGTAGCCTATAACATTATTAGAGATATGGTTCAAGAAGAGGGTACTGATAATCTGCTATACAAGATGAGATATACCAATCAGTATCTTGCTGAAGCAGCGCATAGATTGGATCTCATGTATGACTCCTATTGTGAAGGAGTAGAATGTAAGATCAAAGAAGGATTGTCTGAAAAGGACGTTTGTGATATTGAAGATAAAGATATCAAAAAATATATCGACGACTGCAAAGATAACTCTAATAAGGATCTTACTAATATAATCTTCCGCAGAGTTGAAGGAGCTGTATCTGACTTCATTGATGATAAGAAGAAATCACAGTTCCGTATCAAACAGATCTATGATGATGCTAAAAAGAAGATTGAAGATTACAATCAGGCTAGCAATGCTGTAAACGCAGTTAAGCAGACTGATGGTGAAACGATGGACGGTATGGATCCTGATGCAATGGCTGGTGATACTCTGAATGCTAAATTGGATAACCAGCAGAATCAGGAGATTGTAGGTGCTGGCATGACTCCCGCTCAGGAAGCTATGGCTTGGGCTAAGGGTCAAGAGAGTGATATCTTAGATGAGCACTATAATGTGTTCGATGCTATGGTACGTGTGTTGGTAGAATCCACCCATCGTAATGACAAGATCAAATCGCAATACATTAATGAATCAAATAAATTGAACTTCAATAAGATTATCGGAGACGTCCGTGGTATGTATACTGTATTGGAAGCATTCAATACTGTATGTCTCATTGATGCCAACGAGGATTATGTGAAGAATATGATTCATGAAATGTATGAAAATGCAAAATCCTCTATATAAGCTCTAAAAAGGGTTGGCGTGTGTAGGAACACACGCCACTCTATTTTGTATGTAATTTACAAAAAATAAAGGATCTAATTCAAGCTCACTCCCTATAATTAAAAAAGAGATACCCCAATAAGGGGTATCTCTAAAATGCTGGATAAATTCTTATCCACGAAGAGCCTCAACAACTTCGCCGAGAGCTGCTGCATCTTCTTCGTTGAATTCGGGATCTCCGCCAAGAGTTTTCTTCCATACCCATTTACCACCGACAAACAACAGTACGCCAGTTCCTGCTGCTGCTGCCAAGCTCGTTTTCGGATGCTGGAACATCCACAGCTTCATGCTGTCAGTCCAACCAAACTGACCATTCTGATTCGGCTGTATACCCATCATCATAGCTGCCTGATTCGCCAGCTGCTGTCCAGTTACCTGAGCCTGAGGCTGAACTACCTGCTGATTGATCGGCTGCTGCGGAATGGTCTGCTGTTGTGCCTGGGGCTGAGGCTGCTGAACTGCCTGCTGTACCGGCTGCTGATACTGACCCATCATCTGTGCTGCTGCATTGTTATTCATTTCCATGATATATCTCTCCTTTACTTTCTGACCTAAGTCGGTCACCTTCTGAAATAAACTTCTGTTTTGTTCCATTTGAGGAACCTCCCCATTTGCCATTCTTGGTAACAGACGTGCATCATAGGAGGGGAACCTATTCTGCATATCTACTAACTGTTCCCATCTAATGTATCTTTCAATATCTATAGGATGTGCTCCCATAGGTAATGAAGGATCATAGTCAGGAACCATAATTGGTGGTATTTGGATACCTTTTTGCTGTGCTGCTGAAAGTACCCAAGCTACCTTTTGACGAGCTTGCTCTGCAAGTTCTGGTGTCCATTGAGGAAGGCTACCAATAGGTACTCTGGTTACCACATCCATCAATGGACCTTTGTACACACCTTGGTTTTTCAATTCAGCTAATCCCTCCTCAATACTATTTGGTTGAGTTACTGTAGTATAGTACCACGGAACTATTCCCGCATACTTAAATACATTCTCCCAACCATGCATGGATGACTGTCCAGCTGTCGCAGTCATATGTGGGACAGCTTCGTAGTTTTTACTCATCATTATACCTCCTTTCTTCTATGAGTAAAAAATCCAAGGTTAAAATGGTCGAATAGAAGCATTCCTGCTTCTATTCACTTCTATAATATACAATCATATTTTCGTTTACCAAGCAAAAAATTAAGTAGGTAATAACACGGCAATATTATTTCTCTACTTAATTCTTTCGTTGATAAGGTTAGCCTAGATACCAAAATATAATATTTAATTTAATGAGGTTCCCTATTCCTCGTATCCTTATCATTATTATAGTATATAGCTGTAATTTGCTTTACAAAAAAATACCTCCCAAGTGGGAGGCAAATTATTATTATCACAATTAGGCGAGCATGGCATCAAACCATGTCCAATCTTTCTTATAGTATTTCTTATCAGCGAAAACAGCTTCAATCGGTTTGATCTTGCCTTCTGAATAGGCAATCGCATCAGACTCTAATCTGCCCAATCCATAGATCCCCCATTTTTCATCTTTATGATATGCACCCATATCTAATCCATTGTCGATGATATACCGGAATTGCATACAGTGTCGATACTCATGTGCTATAGTTCTATGGATACATTCTCTCAGCTTATCCGCAGAAATTCCAACACCAAGTGTAGTAGCCATCCATATAATGCTATTAGCTACTGTTTTTGGTATATTATTTGATTCTGAAATATCTTTTTGAAAATTGTAAATAATACTTTCTGGATAAAATGAAACACCGCATAACTCATCTGGGATATTTCTTCTATATGTTACTTTCGTATGGGTCATACCCATAGCTTTATAATTTCCAAAACAGAATCCAGATGAACTATGTTTATTATCTGGTAATCCTTCTCTAATCTCCACTTTGCATGGGAAATCAAAGTCTCTCAATTCCTCTGCAAAAATCTTTGCGATGTTTCTCTCATTTAATCTAAACATGATTACTCCTCCTCCATTAAGCTATCAATGACGATTGACATATGTTTGCTATCATTTGGATCATAATTCTTAATGTACTTCCATGGGTCTTCATATGGTGGTAAATAACATTGTTTCTTATTAACCCTCATATGATATGGAATCCATCCCCTCACATTCCATGGACCAACACATATAGATATTTCCCTATGTTGGAAATGATCATCGATCTCATGCTTGAGATCTAAGAATACGGTTGGTCCTCCTAGAATTATTGCTACAATTATTAGGAATATGGTTCTAGGTATGAATTTGCTGTCCATCTTACTCACCTCCTAATATGGACTTATTCACTACTATAATATATTAATAAAAAATAGGCAAGTTACAAAAATAAGGAGAGGCCAATTAAGGCCTCTCCCATTGATATCATTTAGCTTCTCTCTCCATTATTTCTTTAAGTATAACTTCCTGAATATTGTTGTAGTCATTGGTCTCTTCAAATATAGTACCAATAACAGCCTTATGATCTGGTTTAGATACATCAATTAGATTCTCAAATCCATCTAAAATTGGACCTATATCTGCCCATGTTAGTTTGTCATTACATCTCTTATTTATCTCATTTATGATATTAAGTATACGAGCTGCATACTCACTCATAATCTGATGATATTTTAGGCTATGTTTCACATCATTCATTATAGATAACAATTCTTCTTTTGGGGTTGGCACTAGGTCTTCTACATTCAACTCCTTTTTACTAAATAGATCGAACACTTTGGACAATTCTCATTTCCTCCTAATAATATATTTTTGGTATACCACTTCTATAGTATATAACTGACAAAGGATTACCCTAGGGAATCAAATCCCTAGGGTAATATACAACCTCATACACGAATGACATATTCTCCAGGACCATAAGATTCTAGGGATGCGAATATTGGTAGATAACTATAATGGGAGATTCGATTTAGAACAAAGCATTGTTCTTCATCAGTCAACAGATGGCGATACGTATTAAATTGATTTAATACATAATGAGTCCATACTGATGCTAGATCTCTAAACTCACGTACCTTATCACTACTATTAATAGTAGATAAGATATGAATAGCTCGATCTACTCCAATATCTATACCCTTAAGAATATACTGACTTCCTAATGTGAATCTAGATAAACTATCATTACTGAACATACCAGCTCTTAATAGCTTAATCTTAATAGTGCTCAGCATGTTTAAATCATTTCTCATGATATCCGGAGTTTCATTAACGTAAGGTAAGTTTGTATACAACGTACTCATTCCTTCCTGAAATAGGTTACGTTGTCCGCATTTTCTACTCTTTTTACTACTGAATCATACTGTATTCTGTTGTAGAGCATATTGAGGTATCTTAATGATATCTCAACTCTTGGTAGAATAGAATAGTATTTAGCCATACTAGATTCTATAACTAGAGCATCGTCTAGCCATACATTACCATTATACATATCACTATACTTCTTCTCTAAGTTATCAAAATCTGGTTTAGTAATTGGTCTAATCATTCCCAATTCTGCCAAGTAAGTATCAATCGCATTAAATTGACTAGGGGTGTGGATATATGCTTCGTAGTGTACAATACAAGGAGTATTAATCAGGTAGTCGGCCTCTAATAGTTCTTGTTCAGATAATAACCGTTTCATAAAAGTTCTATCAGCATCACCAGTAATAGAATAAATCTGTATAAATCCAGGATTGGCTTTAGCTGCTGCCACGGCATTACTACGCTTTATATATCTTGCTCTTGGTCTTGGTGCTCCTTCTGGTTCTTCGTATAGAATTATTTTTAGCTCCTTAGAGAATCGTAATGCACCCATCATTTCGTTTCTCATTTTAAAAATAGTATCGGCCTTGGCTGGAGTTAGGTGTAGATGCTCATACATCCAATCTAGCCTTTGTTGATAGTCTCTAGGGATCTCGCTATACTTTTTAGCATAGATCTCTTCTTTTTGTTTTCTTGATTTAGATACTGCCATATATAGCTCCCTTTTTTAATATATTGACACGTATATCGAAACGCATCTTTACTATCCAGTATAATAAAAAATAAAAAATAGCAGCCCCAATACGAGGCTGCTACCCTTTTCTCTCTTAACGAGAAGCATAAGAGGAGTTCAACATCATTGCATCCTGCCAGATCTGAGGACTCAGTTCCTCATGATAGATAATCCTAAGACGTGCTTCATACAGCTTCAAGTTCTCGATAAGGGTTCCTTCATGGATCCACTTAATCAGTAACTCCTGTGTCTGCTGCTGAATGTGCTGTTTGGACTGCTCTTGCTGTCTCAGCATCTGAGTAGTAGCCTCGACATTCTCTCTCACCTTATCGCTTCCAAAATACATTGTGGCTGCCCCGGCAGCAAAACCAAACACGAAACCCAACATAAAAAATACCTCCTTTGATTATACGTATAGAGACATCCTAATTGTCTCTATTCACTATTATAGTATATAATCAAAGAGAGGATTGACTTATCACATTTTGTTTCTGCTGAAATTCCAGAAATTCTGAACTAATGAGAATGTATTCTTAACTATATCTACTGGTACACTTACTATAGCATCTTGAAGTCTATTAGCACCTTTAATCATCCACCACAGTTCTAGTGTACGGCTCAAGCTGGCTGGTGCTACGTTTACTCCGCAGAGATTGGCTAAATAATCTAATTGAGCAGGATTGGAGAGAATAGTATTATTACTCTTACCCATAGATTGTGTCATAACAGAATACAAGTCTTTTATAGATAGTTGCACTGTTATCTGAGTAGGTAAACCTTCTTGAGTCCAGCATCCCTGATCACCTTTAACTATTTCACAAGAGGTTACTATACCCATATCTATATGGAACATTGATTTATAGAATGCTCTAACTAGAAATGGGGAAATATATGTATTATCACCTGCACAACGAGGTAGGCAGAATCCCATAATATGAATTAGAGGAACTAGTATATTTAGGTATATTGACAATGGATCGCAATCTGGGGAGTCTAATTTGATAGTAACATTATAACTTCTACCAAATTGAGAATCTGCCCAAATCTCTGGGAAATACATTCTACCACCAGCTAGTAGTGAAGTAATATTACCTACAATTGAATTGAACAACCCTTTACCATTACCTATTTTACTATCTTCTCCTGATAATTTGGAAGTAGCACTAGTAGTATCAGTCTTAGATCCTATTCCAGTGAGATCAGTCATTGATGATTGCAACCCACCCATTATAAACATTGCTTCCATAGCCTTATCAGAAATACCATTGATTTGTCCAGCTATACCTGATTGTCTGGTTTGAGTTCCTAAACTTTCTTGTACTTGAGCTTCTGAGTTTATATAGAATTGTACTGCTCCATGGTAGTACGATGCTATATTAAATCCTGAATTAAATGCCCAGTTGAATGACCCTAGTTTATCACCACTACCAACTTTCATAGCTTCATTATATGCTGAACCAAAAATTTCTCCAGATGAATTATCTCTAGATGCCGCATTAATACTAGGAACGCTTACTTTATCTAGTCCTAAGAATGTAGCCACAGCTCTGCAAGCAGAATTAACGGTATAATAGTATTCTGATGATGCTAATTTGAAGGAGTAGTATTCTCCTCCATTACCATTGATAATTTTTTCTAACTCATCACTACCAGTTATACCAACTATTGCTTCCCCTATCTTTTCTTTTGCACTATTAGTATATCCTCGTAGAAATATAGCCTCACCAGGCTGCATAATCATAATAGGAGCTCTACTAACTATCTTCTCTCTATATTTTCTTCCAAACATCGTTAAATCGCTAGTAGCTTTTCTAACATCGTTTGCTGGGCGAAGATCTGTACTGGGTAAGAATTGATATGGCATACCAAATACATGTCTGATATCACCATCTTTAAGATTCAAAGCTGCTTGCCTATATGCAGCAGTGGATCTATCTCTTAGCATATCCAATTCTTCCATTATAGAATTACTATATTTCTCTCGTTCCTCCATATCTTGTCTTTCAAACTCATTATAGGTTATTCCACTAGCACTACCATTACTAACAGCGTTACCTAATTTGGCATCAGTAGCTTTCATAGTATACGTCTTGCCATCTTTCTCAAATGTGATATTACCATTCTCATCAGGACCGCTGGTTAAAATACTCATATTATTAGAATCAGTTATCCCAATCTCTTCTGCTGTATAAGTAGTTCCATCTTCTGCTACTACCTGAGCATTTTTATTGGTAGATATGATTTCTGAACCATTGATGCTATCTGAGCTATTTGCCTCTTCTTGTTTAGCAGTATCACTGTCTGCAGGAATACCATCTGTGGTTGTGGATGTATCAACAGTAGCTATACCAACCTCTTCTGTATCTGGAATTGATTCGCCATCGTATATTGGATTACCATCATCATCTAATATAGGATCTGAAGTAAATCTCATCATTCTTATTTTAGGAATTGCTTCTCTATAGTTAGCTGGGTCTTTATCTATACTTAGATCATTAGTCTTAAATATATAATTACCAGCAGAGGTTCTCAACCAACCTGCTTCTTCTGCTGCTACATATACTAGCTTATTCTTGCCTATTACATTTATTACTCTAGCATCACCGCTAGGTGTTTGTCTAACAAGTACCGGTGCACCAGTAACCTTATATATTACCATTGGGATCCTCCTCCCTATCTATTTCAATTACAGCAATGTCAGGGGTAGCGGAATTTACCGCTACCCCCAACTAATTTGTGTGTTATTTAGGTTCTGATATCCAGTCTAGTGATTTTGCAATAGGAGTATAGGACTTACCGTTCAGCTCAGCCATATACCCACTATTACCACCAAACACACTCATTCCAGGAACATTGGGAGTGGTTTGTTTAGTAGTTCCTTGTCCATTAGCAACGATAGCCTTAAGGATACCTTCTAATAGACTATTAGTTTTCTTCTGTTCTTCTAGCAACTCAGTAAAGTTAGTAGGAGCTTCTGCTACCTTCTGGGTAGCTGTAGTTCTCACAGGAACTCTGCTTGCTCCAGTAACCTTGTTTACTGTTGTAGAAGTATTAGTAGTGTCTTCTTCACTAGTTCCGCTAGATTCATCTCCTATAATCATCGATGTATTAGACGTTTGACTCTTAGCTGTGTTACCAAGATTTATAGCCTCCTGCATAGATGCTCTAGTAGGATTGAAAATGTTAGCAATATTATTGAAGATTTGAGAGAATGGATCCATAGGTCTACCAGTCTTTGCTGTAACTTTGGCTTTCTCTCTTGGAGTTAGTTTCTTGGTATACCTCTTATCTTTAGATAAAATATCAATAGCTTGCTCTTTGGTATAACCTTGTTTGAGTAGATAATCTACATCGTTCTTCGTATATGGTAAACCATTAGGACCTACTCCATATGGAGCAGTCTTGTCACCATCTTTTGAAGTTTTCTGAGTATACCTCTTATCTTTAGATAGAATATCGATAGCTTGCTCTTTGGTATAACCTTGTTTGAGTAGATAATCTACATCGTTCTTCGTATATGGTAAACCATTAGGACCTACTCCATATGAAGCTTCTGTCTCAGTAACCTTGGCATTCCGATTAGCTCCAGAGAATATATCCCTTACAGTACCAGCAATTCTATTGAACCATCCACCAATTCCTCTTTGCTTTTTGGCATCAGATTTTGAAGTTTTCTGAGTATACCTCTTATCTTTAGATAGAATATCGATAGCTTGCTCTTTGGTATATCCCTGTTTGAGTAGATAATCTACATCATTCTTAGTGTATGGTAAACCATTTGGACCTACTCCATATGGTGCCTGAGTAGTAGATTCTTCCCTCTTACCCCCAGAGAAGAAGTCTCTTACAGTACCCGCAATTCTATTGAACCATCCACCAATTCCTCTTTGCTTTTTGGCATCAGATTTTGGTTTGTCTTTAACAGCTTCTTCCTTCTTCTGTTCTGCATTAGCAGGATTTGGAGTAGGACCAGCCGCTTTCCCTAAGATTGTAGGATCAGAGAACTCTGTTGCCTTCTTCGCTTCTGGTTTGATAACCTGAGAAGGAGGAACAGGTTCTGCTTTTGGTACTGGAGGTACTGCAGCAGCAGTCTTAACTGGTTCTTGTACAGGCGTAGCCTGAGCAGCTGGAGCTTCCTTGATGAAGGCCTGTCTTCTCATCTTAGTAAGAGTAGATTCATATACTCCATTATTGGTCGGATTAGCACTAGGAACTGTAGGTTCTGCTTTGGGAACTTGAGGAACAGCGGCAGGTGTTGCTGATTTATTAATAAATGCCTGTTCTCTCATCTTAGCAAGATTCGACTTATATACTCCGTTATTTGCAGTATCAGATGTTGGAGTATTAGTAGCAGGAGATGCTGTCTGAGCTTGAGCTGCTGTACTAGCTGGTGCAATTGTAGGAGATACAGTAGTTCCAGGAAGGTTGCCAGTAGAGAATTTAGTATCTACGACACTAACTCCGTGCTGAGATAGAACCTGGGCTACTTTGCCAGCCAATTCTTTAGATTCTTGCTCTCCTTTAGGACCATGCTTAAAGAAGCCTTTCCATCTACCACCTTTAACGAAAGAACTATTAGAGAGAGTTACTCCGCATTGAGATTCTACGTCTCTAGTGATAGTTATTTTAGAAGCATCTCTAGGCATACCATCAGCAAAGATAGTGAATCCAAAGTATGCACCTCCACGACCAAACTTACCTCTACCATATTTTCCTTGCGGATATTCATTAGAGCTCGGATCATCGTAAGAATCAGCGTTATAATCATTAACGTGATAATTACCATTCTCAATCTCTTCTTGAACCCGTTCTGCAGAATCTGCCACCATGGAAGCACCATTTACGGCAACACCTAATGGATTAGTCATACCAGCAAGAGTCATTCCTGCGCTGACTAATGGGTCATCTAGAATAGCTTCGGCAGCAGGACCGGCAACAGCCTTGATTCCATTCTTTGCTTGATCCCAAGCTCCTCTACCGTATTTACCACGTCCGTATTTTCCTTGTCCTTGACTTCTTAAATACTGTACAGCTTCTGAAGTTGAGTAACCTTGGTTGACTAGATAATCGATATCATTCTTGCTAAATACAGTTCCGTTAGCATTGTTTTGCTTAACGAAATCATGTTCTTGGCTATAAATATCTGCATTACCATTCTTATCAACTTTTCCTTCATCTCCTCCACTACTAGTAGCTACTGCATCTTCTTTCTTAGATTCTGCAGCCGTATTGGAAGAAGCTGGGGTAGCAGGATTAGTAGTCTGAGGAACTGAAGCATTCTTTACTCCACCACTAGATGCTTTCTTAACGATATCGTCAAGTTTAGAGTATAGATTAGCTCCTGGACAAGAGGTTTCGTTTACCTCTTTATGACCAATAACATGTTTTCTATCTACTGGTATATTGTATTTCTTACAAAGGTCTCTAATCAAATTGATGAGAGAGCCTATTTGAGCCTCTGTAGGTTGATACTCTTCGAAAGCACCACCTACATGAATACCAATAGAATCACTATTAGAACCTTGGGCATGAGAACCAACCATTTCTTCAGGACGTCCACGTTCAATAGAACCGTCTTTCCTTATAACGAAATGGTACCCAATCCCTGACCATCCATTCTTTTGATGCCAACCATGAATAGTTTTGGCATCTGGATCTGTTTTATCATCTCCAGGACCGGTATGGTGTACTATGATTCTATTAGTAGCACTTCTCTTTTCCAATTCACCACTGAATGTGAGTCCAGTTTCTTTTACTCCAGCTAATGATGAACCAGCAGCTGCATTCGCTCCACCACTAGATCCACTATTACCAGAGCTATTAGGCGATCCGTATACGGCTCTCCAGATGGCACCTGCAGGACTGCTGGATATTTGTTTATCCAGTTCAGTTTTGAACCATCCCATCAGCCCAGCATCTTTCTTAGCGGATGATCCAGAAGAACCATTTGTACCTCCAGAGAAGCTACTGTCTGAGCTTACACCTTGACCTTCCTTATCATAGAATTCTCTAGCAAATACTGCTCTTCTTTGTTTCTTCTGAGCATCATCGGCAGAACGTTCGAACTGATCATGGAAGGTTATAGCAGCATCTTCAGGACTCTGGCTATCCATGGTAGCAAACATATCCTTTACGTTACCATCTTTGCCAGACAACATATAGTCTATCTGAGTCTTCCAGTCAGAGTCTTGAGTACCTTGTGATTTTGCAAAGTCTTTCAGTCTCTGCTGTCTATCATCAGAAGTCCACTGTGCTAAGCCATATCCAGTAACGCCATCAACAGGACAATTGTCGGACCCGTTGCTTGGATCATGATTTTGAAGTCTATCTGAGTAGAGTGAGGATTCTGCCATGAAGTTACCAAGAATACCTGCAGTCGTCTGATTAGACAAACCTTTAGATTTCATGTAAGTCCACAGCTTACCACCGTCATTGCCAGTAGACTTTTCTCTACCATATTTTCCTTGACCAAAAGCATATGTTCTTTCGGCTTTAGTTTCTCCGAAATTAGTAGTGGGTTTAAGTTGAGCAGAGATATCCTTGATAGGATCCATAGAATTGGCCATAGCCAAATCTTGCATCATAGTGGAATCTTGAGAACCTCTGCCATACTTTCCTTGACCAACTCCGGCATTGGAGCTACCAGCATCAGCATTCATTTCTGCTTGTGTTCTAGTTGTTGCATCATTAGATACTACACTATTACCACTACCAGTAGCAATGTATCCTTGTACGCTGGAATAGTGACCAGAAATGGAATCACCATGAACAATCTTGTTCTTACTTGAGGAGTTACCCCAATATCCACCTTGACCATCTGCTATTATAACATGGCCATGATCATTACAGATACATACGTCTCCTTCAGCACCGCCTTGAGATGCATCCTTGAAGTATCCCTTATCTTTTGCCCACTGTTCAAGAGTAGGAACCCACATAAGAGTTACAGCTTTGGTATTATCTACACTAGGTGGAATATGGCTTGCTGCAGCCTTTACTTCCTCCTGGATAGGACTGCAGTCTTCCATATAGTCACCCAGTTTATGACCAGCCTTCTTCAGATATCTCTTAACAAATTCGGTGCAGCCATTATTTCCGTAACCAGTAGTGCCTTCCATTGATTTAGCCCATTTACTTGCTTCAGCAATGTTTCCTCCACCAAATGAGCTATAAGGTCCACTAGAGGATGAAGATCCCGTTGAACCACCATTAGAACCGAATGCATCATTACCGAATACATATCCTACCATTGATCCAGGGAGAAGTGCCTTTACAGCATCCCAGAATGCTCCAAGTAATCCACCATTTCCTCCTCCTCTACTGCTTCCACTAGCATTTCCTCCTTTGGAACCTGATCCTCCAGTCATACTAAGAGGTGCAGCATCGCTAGGACGATTTTCTTGTAATCTCTTTACAGCTTCTGGATCTCCTTTAATAATGCCTTCAATATTAGAAGCATATTGCCCTTCATCTGCAGTATAGTATCCACCTCTCTTAAGAGCAGCAGCCCATTCTGCAGGAGATTTTGCCTCAAGTAATCCTTCATCTTTATAACGAGGATAATACCAACTCATGTAGTTTACGAAAGATTGGTCATTATCGAAGAAGCTATGATGTCTATTATCCTCACCAGTTACAGTCCAAGTGTAATTATCTTGGGTTCTTGGATTATTAAATCCTGCATCACCCTCGGCTGATTTAACACCACCATAGTTATGCTCTTTAGCCAGATCAGATTCAAAATGACCTGTCTCTAGGCTCATCTGTGCCCAAATCAATTCTGGAGGTAATTTAGTATTCTTAGAGATCTCGATAGCAATCTCTTCTGGATTCATGAAGTCCTTACCACGGCCAAACCACCATGGATATTTTCCCTTACCCTTCATGAATGCTTTTCTTCTCATCTTAGTAAGATTAGAAGTGAATACACCTCTCTTATCTTTAGTACCTTTACTAAGGGATACAGCATTGGTCATTCCATTAGAGATATCCTTAATTGGGTATTCTCTAACTTGGCTTTCCTCAGAATCGTATACCTTAGCATATCCAGGTTTGGATCCTTTTTCGAACTGTTCATAATGCATGCCAGGACCCCAAGGACCACCAGGCTTGTTAGACTGACCCATACCGATTACTTTCTTACCACTATTAATGGCATTAGCAAATTCGGATTTGTTTACGTCTTTAGCCTCATATCCTCTAGAGGTTGCTGCTTTATGAATGAATCCAGGATCTACACCATCATCCTTGTGTTTAAACCTCAAGGATTCTTTTACAAGAGAACCGATTCGTTTACCAGAAGGATCTTGGCCTTCTAGACCATTGAATGCATTCTCCAAAGAGTATGCAGCGCATGCTGAACTACTTACAGTTTCTTTAGAAGTATCTTGAGATGTATTGAATCTTTTGTTAGCGAGAGGGCCTACGTCCTGTCTAGCTATAGGTCTTTGATCTTTAGCTATAGGAGCAGATTCCTGAGCAGATTTGAACTCAGACTTGATTTTCTCTTGTGCAGCTTGCTTAGCTTTGACTACAGTCAAGGAATCATTCTGTTTATCAATCTTATTATACTCAGGTACCGCTTTGGTCGGCTTAGATACTGGTTCTGCTGTAACAGGTTTGGATTCTGCAATCTTGGCTTCAGCTTTAGCTTTCTCTTGGGCAGCTTGCTTAGCTTTGATTACAGTAATAGAATCATTTTGCGGATCAATCTTATTATAATCCGGAGTTGCTGGAGTAGGCTTAGATACTGGTTCTGGAGTAGTCGGCTTAGATGTTTGCTCTGCTACAATAGGCTTAGATACTGGTTCTGCTGTAACAGGTTTGGATTCTGCAATCTTGGCTTCAGCTTTAGCTTTCTCTTGGGCAGCTTGCTTAGCTTTGATTACAGTAATAGAATCATTTTGCGGATCAATCTTATTATAATCCGGAACTTCTTCTCCTCTACCAAACTTACCATTACCGAACTTGCCACCGTGGGTATCTTTATTCTTATCATTACCCCAGAAACTATCCCATTTCTCGCTAGCCCAGTCTAATCCACGTCTTACAAGAGACTTACCTTGAGGCTTGTCGTTTCCTTGCATCTTATTGACTGCATCTTCGCCAGCCTTCTTAGTAATAGCTACCTGTTCAGAAATGGATTTCTTATGCATTTCCTCATACTTCTTTTTATCGAAGTTAGGATCATCCTTGTGTTTCTCTGCGGTAGTCTTGACTCTCTGGTCAATATCTTTTCTTACACTGTCAGAGATATTCTTATCCCAGTCTCCATCTTTACGATGAGCAGTCTGTTGCTGTTGTAGATAATCATTCTGCTTGGCTACGAGTTTATCGTCAGCCATATCTTTGGTGAGCTTATCATCCTTCTCTTTCTGCTTTCTGAGTTTGCGAAGATCTTCTGCACCAAAGTCGAATGCATCACATACCTTCATAGCAATATCTACCCACGTTTTAGCAGGAACTAATCCAAATATAGGAGCTGCTGTAATTACGCCAAGGATTGCGGCAAATGCCTTCATTCCTAAAGTAGCAGTACCAGGAGGAATACTGAGTATCTCTTCAGTATGAACCAAACCTTCATATACACCAGAAGCTACGAAAGCAGCTGTAAGTACCCAACCAATAACTGGGATGAATCTCGAAGCTTGTTGAGCAACCTTCTTCTTGACAGTTTCAAAGGTTTGTTTAGAAAGAATATGTTTCTCGAATGCATCGCATAATACATTAATACCTTTCTTCCACTTATCACCACCAGGAATATATTTAGCTGCTCCATCTCTAATATATCCTATTACTTCCTTGATCTTAGTTATAAGACCTTTATTCTCCGCCACTTCTTCAGCAGCCTTTGCTGCATCTTTAATGCCGGTTTTAGCAGTAGTTGCAATATTAGATGCTTTAGACGTTATTACATCTTTAGCGTCTTTGAAAGTCTTAGATGTTTTCTCCATGAAAGAAGTACTACTCTTTGCTGCATCTGCTGCAGCCTTCTCGCCAGCTTGTACTGCTTTTGTAGCATCCTTTGCTGTTTCAGCAGCTTTAGTAGCTGTCTTTCCAGCCGCTTTTTCTGCAGCACCAATAATACTCTTAGACTTATTGGTCAATTTAGAGATATCATTATTTAAGGTCTTCATCTCTGCATTTAGCTTCCTGGCCTTAGATTTAGATGTAGCAGGATCCTTGAGCTCTTTCTCTATTTCTGCTTTTCTAACTTCTTTTGCCTTTATCTGCTCGGTAGCTTTATCTAGTTTATCAAGTTGCTCTGGAGAAATCTTGGCTCTAACGTCATCTGGTATTGATGAAGGAGCGGCTCCTTTCTTTCTCCAATCCATGTAAGTAGATACACCAGCAATACCAGTGTCAATAACCATGTCGGATACTGAGAAGTCTCCTCCCATGGCCATACCACCAGCTTGACCACCGATAACTGCACCTAGGATTCTGCTCTTCCAACCTCCTCCTAATCTAGCACCTAGCATTTCGCCTGCTTTAGCACCAACGATGTTACCACCGAGTTGCTTAATAGAATTCTTAGCTTCGTCCTCAGCACCCTCATCAGTGTTCATAATATAACTTCCACCGATGACACCAGTTCCTACAGCTGCTGCTTTGCCCCAAGTACCAAGGTGGCTAGCAGCCTCTCCTACTTTACGAATACCTTTAGCTATACCTTGCTTGGAGAATACTTTAATGCCTTCTTTTTCAGCAAAGTCTTGAGCTAGTTTACGTTGAGCAGCTTCAGGAGTCATACCTTTCTTAACTAGGTCCTTCACTCCCTTTTGGAATTCAGGTTTGGAATTATATTTATTTACTAAGTCTTGAACTGCATTATCTGCATATCTATTTGCTTTGTCTATACCCCAGTTAAAGGCTTTATTAGAAGCATACGTCAAACCTACGTTCTTGGCAAACCCAAGACCAGCATCTGCTGCTCCTTCATAGTCTCCATCAGCGAATTTATATGCTGTAGCTAAACCGCCAGATACCAATGAATGTTTAAATGAACCCTCTGGAGCTTTTGTCCACAATCTAGCAGCCTTATCAGAAGCTACGCTGATAGCTAATGATCTTCCACCAGACTTGAGAGTATCCCCAGCTGACGACAGAGTTTCGTCATTCTTAGTCCTAGCATTACTATTACCCTTTTCGTCTTCTCCAAGACGTTTGCCATGATTGAGTCGACGTACTCGTTCCAACCAATTGAGAATTTCTTCAGGTTTCTTACCAGCTGCCATATAGGCATCACACTGTGCTTGTTCCTTATATGATAACTCACCGAACTTATCATATGCTTCAGGATATGCTCTAATATTAAATAGAGTATCTCCTTTAATATGCTGAGCTCTCTCGCTATTATCATATACTGCCTTGGCAGCAGAACCGATACCTAATGCACCAGCTCCGATTGCTAAAGCTTTACCTAACTTACCAAACTTTGGTAATCCTTTAACAATGGCATTACCTACACCAGTAGTACTACCTTTTCTCCAGCCATTAAGTCCAGCCAAAGCTGCACCACCAGCAGTAACACCAAGGGTGGAGAGAATGGGATGATCTTTGAATGTCTCCCAAGCTTTTCCAAATGGAGTTAAGAAGTTATCTACTGTTTTACCGATAAAGCCTTTATTTTCGTAGTCTTTACCAGTAATATCGTCATAAATACCAGATGCAGATACAGAATCATCTTTTCTCTTACCTGGTTTGGCTTTTTGAGCTTCCTTCTTATCCTCATTATCTTTGTCTGAGCTAGAAGATGCGCTTGCCTCTGCTTTAGCATCATCATAGAGATTATACCCTAAGAATGCAGCTGCTAATGCGAGTACCTTACCAACTTTAGAACCAAATATGGTTTTGATCACGCCCTTAACAAGACCACCAGATTTGGCTCCAGCCTTAGCACCTGCTTTTGCACCAGCTTTAGCAGTATCTTCAGCCGCTTCTGCTCCAAGCTTTCCAGCTAACTTACCAAATGTATTTTTAATCGGACCTAGAACTGCTAAGAACAATGGACCAATAAATGGAAGAGCTCCTAACGAATCTACAAGTCCTCCTAACACTTTAAAAGGCAATCCGGCTAATCCAAGTAGGCTGTCTAATAAACCGCCTCCAGCAGCTTTTGCTGCTCCTTTAACCTTCTTACCTGCATTACCCAACTTATTGGAGATCTTTTCTAGAGCGGTTAGAGATCTTTCTTTTCTATCTATATCCGCCTGCTCCTTGGCATCTACCTCAGAGTTGTCTTTGGTATGTGCCGCCATCATCCCACCATCTGTAGAGGATGTTGTGAAAGTCTTCGGTCCATATGCTGTTGGGATAATCATGGTTTCACCACGTTTGAGTGGTGCACTCATAGCCGAACCCATGACAGTATTGCCACTATGTATAGCTCCTATGGCAGCTCCTGCAGCCGTCGCTGCGTCTGAGGAAATACCACCAGCGGTGTCCTGTTCAGCATCTGCGCTGTTGGACTCGTCTTTCTTTTCTTTCTCTTTTTCTTCTTCGTCGTCATCTCCACCAAAGAGAGACCCTAATAATGTGCCACCAAATAGACCTTTGGCTACACCTTTCCAACCACCTTTTTCAAATGCTTTTGCACCTGTAGATATAGCTTTACCCCAAGCATGTTGAGGCATACCCTTAGCTTTTCTAAGCTCTTTACGTAGACTCCTCTTTTCTTTCTTAGAAAGATTAGGATCCTTTAATTTCTCTTCTAGCTCTGATATCTTTCCAGATACATCGTTTTCTTCTAGTTCCTTGGCTCGTTTTTGAGCACTTGTCATCGAGTCTTCAGCAAGCATTTCTCTGCTGCTGCCTATCAGTTCTTTGAATTTGCTTAATCCATCTTCTACATTTAATTCTTTATTATAGATAGCCTCAGCAATTTCATATGTTTCTTCAGGGTGATACATAGCTGCTATAATCATAGACTCTACATTATCACCGAGCATAGTTGATACTTTCTCGATTATTTTATCACCGACGGTAGCATTCCATGCTTTTCTACCGTACAATGCACCAAGATCTTGGCTAAATTGAGGAGATGTAGCAATAGCATAACCAGTTCTACCAGCTGCTGCTAGATTAGAACCTAGTTTCATTCTACCAGTAGCTTTATCTGCTCCCCAGATACCTATATCAAGAGCCTTATTAGCAGCCCACTTAGATAATCCAAGAGCTTTCTTTCCTACGGTTTGAGCAGCACCAACAACTCCATTATATTTACCAGTAAGAGCACCAATCTCAGCATTAGTAGTACCATTAGTAATAGCATCGAATTCTAAACCACTCATACCACCTTGTTTATACTGGTTCTTAATAGAATTACGATCTTCAGTACTCTTAGTAATACTATTCTGGAATACATGGTAGTTTGGATTTTTAGGATTGCTATATTCATCAACCCAACTGAAAGAGCTATCCAATCCTGCCTTATAAGCAAGACCTTCTCTATGCTCTCCTTCAGTCCACAGTTTCTGAATCTCATCAGCTATCATCTGCTGACCAATAGTGGTTACACTACCATCTTCAAGAGTAACTTGAGCAGCAGCGAACTTGATCATGTTCTGAGCAACAGCAGGTTCTAGATCTTTAAAGATGGAGAAATCTTTTACTGGAATTTGCATCTTGACAAATTCAACAGCAGTCTTGAATCCATCATCATTCAGCTCAGCGATATCCTTATACTGATCTGGATCTATCTGCAAACCAAGAATAGTAAGATCAGCTATTCTGCTGAATGCCTGACCTGTCGGGTCTAACTTAAATAGTTTATCGAAGTCTTCAACAATAGCAGTATTTCCTCTCTCCAAGGCTTTATTGAGCTGAATAAATGATTCACCGAATTTATTACGATGCTTACTATTAAGCACATAATCTCCAGCTTCTTCTGTAAGTCCTTGGACTGTTTGGAAGGCATTTACTCCATGTAACTTGTCAATATTGGCATTATATTCTGCATTGGTTGATTCCTGACCTCTTCTTAGACCTTCATTCAAATATGCTGAACTCTTCTGTTTAGCATAAGAAATGCCTCTCATATCTTTTACTAAATCTAGAGACTTAGCAAACTTAGTAGGATTCTCTCCTCTAAGAGTAGCAGTAAGATAATTAAGAGCATCAGTGTTCTCGGCAGTAGCCTGCATTTCCTTAACCTTCAATTCCAAATCTTTTTCAGGATCGAACATTGAAGCATCCATTACTCCGCCAGCCTTGGCTATATCTTCGGCATATCTACCTTTTACTTTGTCTCTATTAGCATTCTCATTCTCTAATAGTTCAGCAAGGTTTGGAAGCATCTTGATGAGATCATCTTCATCAATACTATTATTGAAGTATTTCTCTCTTATTCTTTTAAGAGATTTTTTAACTACTTCAGAGTCGCCGTCTTCTCTCCATTTTCTTCCTTCTCTGATTCCAGCAAAGGATTCATTCGAAGATTTGAAAAGCTCCTCTAATTCTTTTCTATCCTGAATACTAAAGTTGGAATTCCTCATGATACGTTCGAGTTCATCACCAACATTTATTTTCTCACTGTCATCTCCACTTCTCAGTTTCTCAGCGAGATCCATAAGGTCAGAATGAACTAGAGTAGCATTTTCAGTATATTCAGGATTTTCCGTTATCTTACTAATAGTGCTTTGGAGATTAGAGAAGATCTCTCCCTCTTTTCTCTTACTAGCATTACCAGTTCCTTTATCATAAAACTCGGCTAAAGCTCTAAGATTCTTGGCTTCATTAGTAACTTCATCACGTCCAAGATGCGAAATTACATCATAGCCAACTCCCATCTTATTATCTTTTATACCGCGTTCTTTTAACTCAGCAGATAGTTCGGCAGCTGATTTATCAGTGATTTCAGCATTTCCTAATTGAGCACTTCTTAGTCTATTACCAAATCCTTCAACTAAGCTAGCAACTCCACCTACAGCTCTACCTACTGTATTTTGTGCTACCCACTTACCAAATCCACCTGCTTTTCTTACACCACCAAAAGTGAAGTCTAAGATCTTCTCCATAGTAGATCCACCGGAGCCTCTTAGTACTCCTTCAATAGTGTCTAGTACGGATTTAGATCCCTTCTTAAGAATATTCTTCACTTCATCGGCTACTGGTTTGAGACCTCTCCCTAATGGTTTAGTAACGTCATCTCTAAACCACTTACCGAAATCCTTCTTCATCTTATCCATATTTTTCTTGAGAGGATTAGTAATATGACGTCTAATAGCACCAGCGAGGCCACCATGACGAACACCATTCTTATCCTTAGCACCAAGAAGGGTCTTCTTGAAGAGTTCAGTAGTAGATAGTAATCCTAGACCTGCTCCAAATACAGCATTTCCTAACAGACCGAATGGGCCTAAGAAGAATGTGGATAATACGCCAGCAGCGATATTCGGGAAGGCTTTCTTGATAGCTTGCTTTCTATCCTTGTTCAGCAATCCACCCTTATCACCAAAGATGAATTTATTAGCTGATTCATTATTCTTGATATAGGAGCCAGCTATACCCATCATTAACCCACCAAGTGGACCAAATCCAGTTACAGCTCCTAGTAATGTACCAGCTATACCATATTTCTTAGCGTCAGGAACATACTTCTCTAGAGACTTAACAAACTTGGCAGAGATTAGACCATTCTCTTTTCTCTCACCAGTCTTATTACCATTAGCATCTACAATCTCTTCACCAAACATATAATCCATAAAGGATTTATTGTTAGATAAGAGAGACACTGCAGCACCAGCAGCTGCACCAAATAAAGGACCTCCCAATGGGAATACAGTCCCTAAGAGAGCACCAGCCATACCACCCTTCATCAGCTCAGGAGTATTATGAATAATATACTTCTTAGTCTCCTCTAAAGCTTTAGCAGGGTCGGTACCTGTAGCTTGAAGAGCAAACTGCTGCATACCATTAGCAATACCAGTCTGACGTGAGTAGTCTTGGTTAAGCATCTCTTCATTAGAATCAAGTTTACCTTCATATCCTCCAGCTCTTATTGCTTTTTCAGCAAATCTCTGAAGATTTGGATTGTTTCTTATAGCAGGAGAATGCCATACGTATTGAAGAGCATTATTAAGCATCTCCTTATCATCAGGAGTGAGGTCTAGCTTATTTATAAACCCTCCAGCTTTGCCTCCAGCATAATCTGCTACAAGATCGATAGCTAGATTAGGATCTAATCCATATTTCTGCAATAGACTTTGAACAGGACTAATAGCACCAGCCAATTCATCTGGGGAGATCTTCTTGAATAAATACGATACAAGATTCTCTTTACCTTCTGCAAATCCAGGGAGGTTCTTACTATATCCATCTCCATTAGATCCACTTATTCTACTAGTGATTCTATTCCGTATTCTATTCTCATTCTGATAATCAGCCATAGGATTAGCACTCATTCGGCTAGGATTCCAAGGATTCTGATCAGATGGAATAACTACAGAATCATCATCAATAGTGGTAACACCACTCTTAGTGACATTAGTGGTTCCACTACCATCAGAATTGAAGACAGCTTCTCCCTTAGATACTATTGCCGGAAATTGGCCAAATGCTCTACCAGGGATATTGGATTCTCCTTCAGTTTCAGGAGCTTCTTCCTTATTCTGCTGATTGAATTTACCTTCTTTGATATCAGTATAGGTACCCTTTATTGAGTTCTTTACATCATCAAGTATAGACTTAGCTGAATTTTTTGCATTGTTTCCAAAGAAGGATAGCTTATCTTTAGCCTTAGCAGTGAAGTCATCAATATCTAAGTTAAAGTTGTCTTTAACAAAGCCTTTAGCTTGTCCCCACCACTTACCTTTATTATCATTAATCTTATTAGCAACGTCTGATATAGCATCGCTCAGAGTGATACCAGCTTTATCCATTTCGTGTATCATCTTACCAAAGAAGCCTTTGATTGGTTTGCCATCGGAACCAATTTCATCGGTATCTTTGCCAAAGAGCAGTTCATACATCATTTGGTCTGCACTAGTGAGAACTGATGTGAACATTGCTCTAGGAGATGCTAATAACTTATTTATATTAGCTGAGATTACTCCCATCTTATCTCCTAATGTACCTGCAGCTGCTAATTGTTTGAAGAATGGATCTTTAGCATTGACTCCTTTAATCTTATTGAGCTTTTTATTAATCTCATCAACGCTAACGTCAGAACCTAGAATAGAATCAGTAATACTAGTATCGTATTCCATCTGGTAGTCTCTAGGACCTTTTTGGGCTTTTTCCCAATTTCTATTCATTTCGGTTCTAAAAGTATTGAACTCATCAGATCCTTGTTTGTGTAGTACGTTATCAATATTACCGACATTCATGCTAGTACGAGCATTATTTTTAATGCCATATTCTCTAGCATTTAATACGTCATAGGTAGCATTACGTACTATTGCCCCTTCTCTGGTAAGAGTGTATTTATCTAAAGCACCGACGCTATCTAATAGATGAAGCATCCTAGAATATTCGTCGTCTCCATTACCTCCGCCGTCACCATCTCCGCCATCATCGTCCCCTCCTGATGAGGATCCTCCACCCCCACCATTTGGTCTATTATTTCTCTTCCCTTTCTTACGTTTACCTTTACCAGGTTTGCCAAGACTTCTAGTATCTCTGATTTGGCATAGTACATCATATATCCTAGATTGCCAATCTAACAAACTCATTTCATTTCTATTACGAGAATTAACGATATTATCAGTTTGCCTAATTCCACCAATAACTCTGGTATTATTAGTTTCACTAGTTTTGGTAGTAGATGTACCACCAATATTCTTCATAGCCTCTCTAATAAGTATGGCCCTATCACTATCGCCTTGAGCTTCTGCAATTTTGGCTTGGGTTGCCATACTATCATACAACCCCAACTCTCTACCATTAAGGTCGCTATTAGTTGCAATCCAATTTTCTACATCTGTAAGATTACCACTAGTACGTCTCTCATACTCAGCGTGTTTAGAATTGATAACGTTGCTATTAGTACCTAAAACAATACTACGAACTTTTTGATCAGTTTCAGCTCTTTTCACTAAGTCAAAGATCAGCTTCAATACATTCTCATTATTTCCATAAACATTGTTTGGATTATTAAGAATATCTTTGTATTGTGCATTATCTCCGACACCTACCCCTAATCCACCTTGTTTCTGAACTCCTAATGCGAAGTCTTTAATAAGAGCATTTAACTCTTCTACATTCTTCTTAGAATTAGGATCTTTCAAGTCTATATTAAGAGTAGAATAGAGAGATTGTTTTAAATAGTTCTGAAGCTCTGCTGTATTTGCATCTGCTAATTCTTGTTCATGTTGACGATATTTTTGACTCATCATACTAGCAGTAGTCCACTTACCAGTATCGGTAGAGAAATGTCTAGCTTCATTACCATTAAGAGCTGATTCGATATTTGCTAAGTAACTTGGAATAACTTTAGTCAGAAAATGGTGATCTTCAGCATCCCACTGTCTAGGCCCCTTTAGAGCGTTACTCATGTCAACAGTTCTTACATCAACACTTTTAGTCTGGATACCAAAGATTTTACCAATCTCTCCTAACAGACCTGACTCAGAACTGTTACCCCAATTAGCTAACTTAGCCAAACCAGTCTGCAGCATCCCTGTAATATTCTTATCGAATCCCTTCATTGCACCTCTAAGAGCAGGTCCAAGGAATCCCTTAAACAGTTCTTTGGTTGCAAAATGAACTGGATTAGCAACGATTCCGGCAATCATAGCAGGGATACCTGCTAGCATCATACCAGCTAATCCAAAAATGCTATCATCAAAATTAGATTTGATTACATTCAGATATTCTTTTAAATCAAAGGCTCCACCATTACCGAATGGATTCTTCGGTCTACCTTCAGTATCTGCACCAGTCTCATTCTTAAATTGAGCTCTCTTCATTTCAATGAACTCTTTTAAGATAGCATTGTTCTCTGTAGCTAGCCTATGCATCTCAGTATAATACTGCTGACTATTCTTTGCGTGCTGTAAGATGACTTCTTGATTAAACTGCATTATATTGTTAAACCCTTCGGTCATCTTTCCAAAACCTTGAACCATAGTATGGGTTTGACGTTCCATCATCCGATTCTGTATATTGGAAATAGTACGCTGAGTAGCCATTTGAGCTTCGGCTATTCTAGTCTGAGCATCTACAGAAGCATGAGTTGCTCTTCTCTGTTCTCTAGCCATAGTAGTAGCTACTACAGCATCTCCTGTAGTTATAGTAGTCTCAGGCTTGACCGGCATATCCTCCATCTCTTCTGGAGTTAATTCATCATCCCCATTAAGAAGATCCATCAAATCTTCCATGCCCTCTTCTGCTAAGAGAGCTTTCATCATATCCTGAGCGCCTTGTTCTTCTGCTTTTGAAGCTCTGTCAGGATGATAGAAATTACCAGATCTAAGATCAGCCTTTAGATTCTTCATCAGCTGATTAGCAGGTTTGAAGAGATAAGTATCTTGCATATTTTTCAGCTTCTGCATCTGGGTCTTAGATTGAGTAATATCCTTAAATAAATCTTTGGCTGTCTGTGCATTATTTTCTATAAGAGAACTAGTAATGGGCATAGTCTCTTTAATAGCATCAAAGGCACCGAATGCCATAGACTTACCAACTCTTTTAGTATACTCTAAAATGGATGGCATTTTAGCCATATCTAATCACCCTCCTTTCGTCTCAATTATAGCTATGTCGAGGCAGTAAAATCTCCCTAGGACCTTAAATCCTAGGGAGAAAAGGAGTGTATATTTAATGAATTACAAACCAGCAAAAAACAATACCAGTACCAACGCCTCCACAGAAATAAATAAGTCTATGATATTCTACAGCAAAATCTAAATCCTTTTTGCTATAAATAGGCTTATCAGGATCTGCATCTAAGATCTCATCTAACTCATCATCAATCTGATTGTTGCTCTCTTTCGTTTTCTTCTCGTTCTCCATCTCTTGAGCCCCTAGAGATTCTGACTTCTTCGATTCTCCAGGGGCATTCAGATTTGGGTTATCGGCCTCTAGTTCTAAGGTTATATGAGTATCATTGGTACCTTCACCGATCTCCTTAATAGCGTTAGATAGATTCTGTAATCGTACAGCAGTCCAACCAGAATGGTCTAAAATATATTTGATTCTCTGATAATAAGCATCAGTTTCCTCGTGTATGTTTTGGGCCTGACATACTGCATTGGTGATAGCCTCATTAGCTTGGTTGATCTGCATTATAGCTTGAGCTATTCGTGCTTCTATTACTGGTACGTTTAATCTCTTTAACTTCTTATCAAAGTCCATGACTTTCTTAATCAGCATAAGAGATATTACTGACAGAAATATCACCATTATCCATACAGAATCAATGGTTATTTCCATAATAAATCACCTCACAGATTAGGATCGCCAACATTGTTACCATGATCATCTGGTTTCCAGGAACTGGGGATGTGCTCTACAGGAACGTTTGGATGTTTTATTTTCTTATTGAAATTATACACCTGTTTTGCTAATAGCATAACTATTCCGAATAGAACCATTATTACAGCCCAAAGAGGATCAATAATTATTTCCATAATAAATCACCTCACAGATTAGGACCGCCAACATTGTTTACCCTAATCATCTGCTCTCCAGGAGCTGGAGTATACTTAGCTGGTTGGACTTTAGGAGTCTTGTCAAGAACCAATGTCTTCTTAGCCTTAGGAGTGTTCTTACCAGCTATGATAACTTCTGAGCTAGAGTTCATACCTCTCTCTTCCAAGAACTTACGTTTAGCTGCATCCCCTACGAAAGCAGTATCTGGGAGGGTTATATTTACATGGTCAGATCTGCATCCCAAATTGGTAGCAGATTCTGGTTGATACGGTTCGTCTAGAACCGTGACTTCGAATGTCTTGTAGTTATATACTACATTCTCGATCATAAGAGTATAAGCAGCACGATTAAGAAGAATATCGTCGTGGTGATCATTTATATTGATATAACGATGTACTCCTTTGTGAGTGATATTAAATTGAGCTTCAGTATCGCCTTTAGAGATAGAGCAATTAGCTCTAGTCCGTAATTTCTCCATCTCAATATTCTTCTCAATCTCACCTGAGCTGAGGGATACAGCTTGAGTAGGTTTAGCAACCTTCTTCTCAACTACTTTAGCCGATTCTGTCTTTTCATTAAGAAACCTAGGCTCTATCCTTGATTTAGGATCAAATTTAGGAAGTTCCGCTACTTCAGGCTTGGTCGATTCAAAGTACTCCTCTCTAGTTATCGGTTTAACAGTCTCATTATTTTCAGCAGACTTGGTACTCTCTAGAATCTCCTCTTTAGTCATCTTTCTAATATAATCATCAGGATCGTATTTGATTGCGACTAGTTTTGGTTCTTCTTGAACTTGATCGAACTTATATTCAGGATTGTGTCTTTCCGTAGAGATAATAGGAGGAAGTTTCGATTTCTCTTTTACTTCCTCGACTTTTTCCTTCTCCGGTTTAACCACCAGTTTACTAGTCTCGTTGGAATTATCTTGTCTAGAATCGACGCAGTTATTATGTGTCGTAGCTCGATCCCTTCCATCTTCAACCAATATATCATGATTGTTGTCATTTGTCTTGGAGACACTATTCTGTACTCTTCCGTAAGGGCTCCCATTTTTGATAGTTGCGCTTTGGCTATTAGTGGCTTCATGCCAAAATCTGCTTTGCTTTTCAACTAGATCCCTCGCTTTCCACTTGTTTGAGATCAATCTCTCAATATATTTTCTCTTACTCATCGAGAGGGAAATAAAGGTTACTCTGAATTGGTAACTAAGTGTACCATCTTTACGGTTGATAAATATCTTCCAACCAAAAGCCAGAGAATCATCTGTGAGGAATCCTACTTCTTTAGCAGATATAGAGAAGGAGAGAGTATTTGGATATAACTCATTATGCGGAGAAGGAATATTCTCATTGATAACTTTAGTCATGTGAGTAACTACATTATCATATGCTGGTACTATACCTCCATATACCTCTAATTCAGGAATTATCTTGATTAATTCCTCATATCCTCTAGGAAAGTTATCGAACTCCTTTATATAAGTAAAGGTAGGATTTTTATCTCTTTTATTACCCATTACAGATCTGTCTCCTTTCAGCCTGTTTATTTTAAATTTTCGTTCTGTTGAATTAGCTTTCCAGCATCTTCAAGATTATCTACTTTGATAGGTTCTGGGTTGACAACAACCTCTTCATCTACATTGTCTATATCTACTTCAAACATCAACGGGTCTGTATCTTTTTTCGGAATATCACCGCGCCGGGCATCTGCTGCATAATTGATGAACTTCTCTCTGTCCTCATCATTATGTATAACCAGGTCCATAGTCTCATTAGCTGCTAAACGAATCTCTTTTTGAGCTGATGAATGACAACGGAGCTGTAAGAACTTAGCCCAGTTAGTATAGGTCATAGTCATAAGCAGTTGAGTAGTTACATTGCTAGGCAACCATGCTCTAGCATCTTCTTTGGTTATCTTATTACTGATTAGATATTTATACATAATGAAGGGATCATTCTCTTTAATCTTCTCACGTACGTATCCAAAGTAAGGATGATCTTTATAACGTTCACTATAGTTCATGATTATAGGATCTACAAAGTCTACCTTCTTATTATAATCATGAGTTACATAGCGTTGACTCTCTTGAGAAATACCATTACGATGACGAACCAACTGATGAGAACATGTACGGCTGATATCATGGAAGCGGAAAGTAAGAGTAGCTACCTTGTAGGTATCATTTAAACCAAATCCATATTCATATAGAATATCTCTAATCTTCTTAAGAGGAGATTGATAAACGAGATCAACTCGTTCTCCTTCTATCTCTTCTGGATCAGTATATTCACATTCAGCAGTATAGTTATCAGTACTATCCTTGGATTCTCTAGGATTCTTAACCTGAGTAATTTCATCCTTAGTGAGTTTGATATCCCCATCACCAAGATAAGTACACTTATCTTCTGCTAAGTAACAGTGTTCAATAGCACTAATGAGGAAGCACTTCTCATAAGTATGATACATTGCCTCTTCAATCCAAGGGAGGAATCGATTATCATATTTTACTTCTCTTAAGAGATGCAGCCAAGCTCGTGCACTACCACCAATAAGGAGTGCTGTTGCATCCACACTCTCTCTAACAGATACATTGCAGTATTTAGCCTGAGCAAGGATATCAGCGAAGTCTGCAGGATACAGAGAGATATTATGATTAGGAATAGAGAGGATAACAATAGCATTGGTGTGTTCCATTACCGATTCGTGTCCTCTACGAGCTACCTTCTCAATATATTTCATTCTAGCTTCATTATCACCTTCTATTGGAAGTTTACCAATGCAAATTCTAGCCCCTCTATTGGCTAGATATACATTTGGGTTTACATGCACCACTCTTAGCATATCGTCATGATATGGAATAAAAGTATCTTCCACAGGCTTAATAGTAGTAGTATTAGAACTACCAAAAATTTTGTTCATTAGATCTTTTAAGATACCCATTGTCAACACTCCTTTGAGTATTATATAGAACCGTTTATATCTATTATCTTGTCAATTATAATAGAAAAAATAACAAGGGAGTCAAAAAAAATTTGGCCCACTAGGGGCCAAAATTATTATAAACTGTTTTTCATATATATGTAGTAGTATCAGTGTTTTACAATCTGATCAGCTACGAACTGGTACCCTTTGTATAACCCGTATAATCCTACAATTGTAAAGGTGGCTATAATACCTCCTCTGGTCTCAGCATCTCTAATTTGCTGATGCATAGCTTCCTTGAGTTCCTGAGCATTCTGGATTCCGTTATAAGTTTTCTGGCACATAAGTCATACCCCTTTCTTATTTGCTTTCTACGCTTTTCTTATTCTGGCTTTCAACGAATTCATCAACCATCTGGTCAACTTCTTTTGCTGCTTCAGCGTACAACTCATTTTTGGCTTCGTCCACTGCAGCACCAAATCGACCCATTGCCCAAATAGTAGCGACACCAGTAGCGATAATCAAACCAACTTTTACTATAATTTCTTTCCCAGAAGGTTCCGGAGCTACCTTGACAATTGGATTCTGAACTTTGTAATTGAACTTTAACATGATTAATTACCCCTTTCTAATTATGCATTATTTTCTTTTGCTGGGAGAACTTTTGCCATTAAAAAGCTTCCTAACGCAGTACCAACGGCGCAGGCCATACCTGCAATGAAATTGTCTTTAGCAATAATGAACTCGGCTTTGGATTTCTTTCCACCAGGAAGATTTGCTTTGAACTTTTCCCACTTGGTTTCTTTTTTCCAGAACATGGTATTTACCTCCTTTAAGGTACCATTATAAGAGGATCATACTTATTTGACTAACATATGTGCTAATCTTATCCTCTTTTCACCTTAATAATATACAACCATAAAAACGCACTTTTACAAAATTTAACGTAGGTAGACTCTACGTCTACCTACACTTATTTTTATGCTTCTCTATTTAGCCATTCTTCTATAGTATTCCAGTCTACTTTCCTATCTATATGATTCTTCTCATCAATATATAGGTCAGCATATACTTTTCGTCCATTATCTCCCCATCTAGCGATAGTAGATTTATGATCATAATTTACATAATCTGGATAGAACCCAATTCCTGCTAGTTCATTAACAGCTCTAGATAATGAGTCTCCTGATCTACAAGTCCATAGGATTACGGAGCCTCCTCTTTTTTGGAAGTTCTTTAGAATACGTATAGCATTCATATCAAAGGTATAAGTTGTTTTAGAAGGATCGTCCTCGTTATTACCAAAGCATATGGTATCATCGAAATCCACTGCAATAAGATTTAGTTTATACTTCTTTCTAGGCATAGTAGTTCCCTCCTCTTATTATACTCTTTGATATGATGTCAATAATTAATATCCATCTTTGGCATTGTATCCATATATTTCTTGCTTCTTAAAGTATAGGTCTAATGATAATCTAATATCATCATCCGTTGGTCCAAGAACATTCCCATATTCAAGTAGATTTTGGATTTTTTTCATTTTGTAATACACATATTGCTCTAACTCTTCTTTGGTCATTTTCTTTCTATTCATATCATATACTCCTTTATACACAAGATTCATGGTATGATGCCAACAATCTATTTGGTTGGAGCAAACAATGATCTTCAGAAAAGAAACTGTAGTTATATCTATTATGGAAGCTATATTCTCCATTAGAGATATAATGGAATCTATTAATGCCACAATATAGATCTAGTATAACTAGTTTCTTTACCGTATTATTATCTAAATAGAACTTTATCTTCTCATTAGTCGTACGTTTAACAGCCAGAGCGTAAGTATGACCTGTATAAGTACGTATACGCGTATTCTGTATTAGTCTTTTTCTATTATTCATATCTATTCCTCATAATAAAAAAAATAAAGAAGGTTATTCGCCCTCTTATTTAGAATTGATCTATTTTATTATTAACGTCAAGATATGTCGATTATACTATATCGAAATTTTTTGTTCATCTTTACCCATATAAATTCTAATTTATCTATTTCATCATTATATATTAATTTTTGTTTAGCATTAATCAAGTATTCACCATCACCTGTACTTTCATATGGAGTCCAATATTTACTTTCTCTTAGTATTAGATCCAATATACCCTTTCTTTCATCTCTCAATGGTCTTCTATATACAACTACATGTTTATATGGGACTATCATAGCCTTAATTATATTACGTCCTCTATTATTCATATCTATTCTCCTAAATAAAAATAAAGAGGGTAATTAACCCTCTTTATCTTATAATCTTATTCTTGGTCCATTACTAGTATCAATGAGACCAATAACATCATCTAATGGATAATTTATGTCTTTAAAACTACTATATAGAAATGCTGCAAACATAGAATAGAGTTCAAGTACTCGTCTAGTTTCTTGAATAGTTATATCTGAATTATACACATAGTGTTTAAAAAGACTATCATAATAGAATGGAGCTACATATCTATCAGATAGCGAAGCAGTATAAGATATACTCATTATGTTTCGATTATCCATTTTCTTATCTCTATTGATATATACATTACCCATATATGTATCTAACATAGCCTTATATCTTGTTCTTTGTCTATTATTCATATTAATCCCTCTTATCAAGCAGTTATTGCTCAATCATATGCCCCATAGAATGAGTTCTCTCGGATTAATCTCATATGACGTTCAAATGGAGTTTCTCCTTTTGAGAATGGTCTATCATCATATTCATTGGTAACCTTATCCAAGTTCTCTTTCATCCTAAAGGACATTTTTTCCATTTCTATACGGTGTTGTTTTTCTCTATTCCAAAGATTCATTATTTGAATATAGCTTCCTCTAGCAGCATTATAATAAAATGGAACAGGAGTTAAACTATCATTTCTAACCGCTAATCTAATACATTGATTGATTTGATCTTTCTCCATAGGAACCAGTACTCCAGTTATCAGATCTGTAGTCCATACCTTACCTTCTACATATGTAGATAACATAGCCTTTCTTAGATTTCTTTGTCTATTATTCATATTAACTCCTCTTATCAAGCAGTTCTTGCTCAGTAACACCATCTACTCCATACAGTGAGTTCTCTCTGATTAATCTAAGTCTTCGTTGCAATGGGGTTTCTCCTGTTGCTGGTGTTCCGGCCGTTTTATGGGCATACCAAGATATTTGTTCTAACGTAATTCTATTGCTTTTATTACATGCATCCATTTCGAATATATATTGTTTTCTTCCACTATTGTAATAAAATGGTGCACTTTCGTAATTCGTGAGACATAGGTTTATGTGATAAAGAATATAACATCTCTTCATAGGAACCAGGTTAGTAAATAGGGATTCTTTTCTAAGTACTTTCCCTTCTACATATGTAGATAGCATAGCCTTTCTTAGAGTTCTTTTTCTATTATTCATATTATCACCTACTCAATATTGCTTTATAGTTATTTAGTAAGAATACCTCTAAATAATCACATGACGTATTTACCATACGAGTATCTACTGTTTGGTTGCAATACTTTTTAATTAGCTTGTTATATTCTATATAGATATTTCTATTAGTATAGATACTATCAAACACATTTTCAAAAGATATAATATCTTGATGTAAGAAGTAATCATAATGAGCCGCTTCCTGAGATTCATATAATAAGTGTCTTTTTATGCTCTTCTTAATCTGTTCTTCCTTATACTGAGCTATTTCTTTATACTGTACCATAAATGGTACTAGATTGATTATTATCTCTCCATGTCTACCGTATATACTTCTAGCTTCTTCAGACATGTATAGTTTGGTCATACTATATTGAGTATCTGGCATGACTCCATGACAATCATATACACATGTGATTATCCAATTCTCATTGTTTAATTTCAACTCCTTAATACAATCACTCACCCATGTCTTAATAATATTTTTGATTTGATAGTCGGTCATAACTATCTACCTCCTTCTTCATCTATATAATATATTATTCAAATGATAATTGGGGTAGTCTATTTGACTACCCCCTATATATTCTTTTTAGAACGTTATTAGTCTTGGATCATACTTAGGAAGTCTCATATTAATATATTCAACTCTTCTCCCTTGATGACGTTGATACTTATCCATCTCTATTGCTTTTATCATCTCATCTCGTATTTTGTCTTGAGGGAGATATTCACAATAGGCTCCACTACTACTAATCCCTACGCATGATACATTATGAGCAATACACCAATCAATTACTTTACTAATAGGCTCATTCATATAATAAGTTGGATTGTTTAGATATATGAATACTCTATTAAGAGGATATCCATTCTTTCTCTCACTCATATGATATATAAATCTATTTAGTGATTGATAAGTAATAGCCATATTACGATAATCATATCTTATAGGGACCTGGAATAGATTATTATCTTTGATCTTATAATTCTTAGCTAGATTATAGATATCAAAGTCACTTCTATATTGACCACCATATACAATATCTAAATCTATTTTTCTATAATATCTATCCAATAGAGTTACTAAGCTACTCTTTAATACGAATGGTTCATACATCCATATCGGTGATACTAGTATAGCAACTCTAGCCTTTGGTAATGGATGTGGATTAGGAACTGTTTTCTCTTCCTCTTTCTCTCCTTGTACGTTTATGGTACTATCCACAAATACACTCTTAGGAGTTCCTACTATAATACTAGCTCGTAGTATCTCACTCCAAAACCATTGTAATGGATTCTCTTTAACTTTAATAGTAGCATCAAAATCATGATTAGTACTAGTAGCTACATTTACACAAGCATTGAACTCTCTTCTAGTATATACACTCTCCATATTAGTAGTACAATCAATATCCGCATGGATTGTAGGTAATAGTACACAACTACCATTTAGTACATCAAAATCTACATTATCCTTCTCTATTGTGATAGTACCTTCCATTTTAATCTCACCAAAGTAGTTATGGTCATCAACCATAATTGTACATGGTATATTTACCTTAGAAGATGGCGGTACCTCTATTCTAGCCGTTAAACATTGGCATAGACATCTTCTCTTTACTAATAATCTACACGGTACATCCTTTGCTCTATATTGATTATATATCTTACACTTACCTTCTAGCAAAGTAATCTCTTCATCATCCTTCTCATAAGTGAGATTACCCATTATATTTTCATAAGCTTCTTCCTTATTTATATTAAGCTTACCAAATATATCATACTTTCCTTCTTCTTTTTCATATAATAGATTACCATCTAAATAGTGTTCTAGTATTCCCGGTCCTTCATAAGTCAATTTACCTTTTATTGATTTAGATACATCTATACCATCTATGGATACATGTCCATCAATATCTACTTGTCTTATTCCCTGTTCATAAGATATCTTTCCTCGAATAGCTTTATCTAATCTTTCTTCATCAATCCATAAACTACCATTGATATCTTTCTCTAAACATGGAATATAGTATATATGGCCACTAATAAGATCATTATTAGATTCACTTTTAACGTATTCTACTTTACCTTTTAGAATATCATTCTTATAGAAACTATATTCTATATTTGTTCTACCATCTACTTCTATTCTACAATCATCATCTATCCATATCTTATCTATCTCTATTGTGCATGGAAATCCATAATCTACTATCCCTGTTTTCTTTAACTCTACTTTACCATCTATATCCTCTTTTACCTCTATGGGATCTATTGTCATACTACCCCATATATAACTAATTATTTTAATACCATAATTAGTTTTTACACTAATGCTTGATGGTATTGAATAACTATATCTTCTAGTGATTTCTTCTTCACCATTCATAGAATACTCACTCCTTTATGTTATATTAATAATATGTGAAAGAATGGTAATTTTGGTTATTATAGTCGTTTACTGGAAGATTCTGGAACGTAGTGACAGAATATCAAAAACGACTATATGCTTCGAAGAAGCATAATACCGAACGAAGTGAGGTGTCTGAGCGAAGCGAAGTGACCGAGTGAAACGAGGTCTATAGATAGGTCATAATTTATCTTTAATGACCTATCACACTAAATACCCGATTTAGAGGGTAAAAAAGTGATAGCTGTATAGTAACGATGTCGATTGATATGAACGATAACCTGACTTGACCTGAGTTACTATATAACTTTATTTTCTTTATTATTATATTACCTGACTAACCTAACTTGAACTATCTTACTTACTAAGTGACTACCGAATGGATTTCTACTAGGCTATGAGGATTCCGTAGCGGAATGATCTGACTATACTCAGTCTATTTTTCTATTACTAAGCTTTTACAGATTATTATACATTACTATTGGTAGACTGAGAGACAGATCCTGACATGATGAAACTCATAGCAGGAATGAGGTAGGAACTAAACAGTGAAATATCAATCTTTTTTACTATACTATATAATTGACAGTTTCAAGTTTGTTCAAAAAATAAAAATGGGCCCGAGAGCCCATTTTTATTCCTCACCATCCCTCCCAGCCTAAAGTTTTCATGTCTATACTAGACAATCCATATTTATGTTTGTATTCTACCTCGCATCTTCTAGAACAGAAATGTACCTTTCTATCATTCCGTTCAACTACTTTATCACTATCTATGTATTTCCCATTAAGCTTTCTTCTCTTAGCATGAAGAATATGAAGCTTCCCACAGTTAGAACACCATCCAGTAGTAGTAGAATATGGACTCAACTCCACATGAGCATGGATACCATCAGGTCCGAATATAATCATATATGGACACAATCTGGCCAACTGAATCAGTAACCCTATTTCTGGATTTATATTAACCTGATTCTCTGCCCATATTTTGTAATCCTTTTCAGATAGAACAACTAATCTCTCGTACCCGTCTGGTCCAACAAATAAAGGTATCTCGTTTGCCAATGGATCTCTATTGAACGCTCTTCTAAACGCTCTAATAACATCGTCATTTTTATAACTGTACTCATCATCCATTTTTACAGAGAGGTAGGAGTCTCTAGGACAATCGTTTAATATCCTATAGTTTTCATCTTGAACCATAGGTTCTGCTATACATCCTATAGCTCTAGTATAAGGGTCTAATATATATTGACCATCAAAATTTATGCACTCTCTCATTACGTCAAGAGAGTACTTCTCTTTAAGATATCTTACTGGAACTCTGGTTACTATTTGCATCATTATTATCTTCTCCTTATTCTACGTTCAAACTCTTCTTTGCATATATGATTACAGAAATGAAGATTTCCTAATCTATATACGTAATATAATCCTGATCCTACAATTATGGGAGTATTACATATAGGACAGTTTACTGTTTTCTTCTCATCTATGGTTATTACATGAGCATGGATATTATCATCATTGAATACAATATCGAATGGAGTTGTCCTATAAAACTCCGTAATATCAATGGTATAATCGAATAGTACATACAACTTGTTTATTTGATATACGTCGTGTACTGATAATATAGCTAGTCTATTCTCGACTCCATTCACAATCAATATAGGAACTTCCCCGTTTTCTACAATGGGAGGATATCCAACTAATCTAGTATATTTAGAAACAAGAGCGTTTAGGCTTACTAGTTTCATATCGTTTGATAAATCTGTACTAGGATTAGTGATAATAATAGGATCTCCCCGATTTTCTACAATCATTAATCTTCATCTCCTGATTAAAAAAGTTTATTGATTTGATATAGCTTTAAGATGATGGACTACTCCTAAATGGAGTAGTCCTATTCACCCTATTCATTATTATAGTATATATTCATTTTTGATATTGTCTAAGACAGTCCTATAATTATTATAGGGTATAAGGAGGAATTAGAATGAAATCTATCAATCTTATATGGGTACCAAATATAAAGGAGATCACTAGTGATAATATTCCTATATATAGAGGTAATGGAGATCACATAGTAAAGATTATAGAGAAGATAAAAGAGAATTGTCAAAAAGATGAATTAGATATACCTCTCTATATGGATGAGTATTCTAAAGAGAATAATCGTGTATCTCTTCTTCTTACAATATCAGATTATCTGAATGAAGAAGATAATGATGCTGAGGTGACTCAATACTTTGTTCTTCCTTATGGTCAGATTACCAAGATAAAAGACTTTGATAAGTTATCTAAATCTGTACAAACACTATGTGATAACTATTTGGAATCACTTACTAAGGATATTGATTCTACTAAGTCGATACTTTCTAAGGATGAGGCTAAGCTTAGTACATTAGACCCCAATCCTGATATTGATCTAGATAAGAAGCTTTGCTTACTTACAGAGATTGGATTCTGCTATGCTGCTATACAATCATATATGAATGATCATGAAGAAGAGATCCAGGATAGTTTTAATGATGCTATTAAAGAGTCTAGAGAAGAGGCTATTGAGGAAGAAGAAATTAAAACTGAGCTAGATATGATCAACTCTTCTATTAAGAGTATTCTAAAGGATAAAAAGGAATTTGAAAATGAAGAGTTTGTTCGTTGTATTTATAATCAACACGAAATCTCTCAGATTGATATGATAGAAGAACTCTCTTCTCATTACGTTCCTGAATATATGCCTAAGATTAAGAATATCAATGATACTCTAAATGATGAATATGAGATAGAAACTACTCATCTTATTATCACCAGAGATATTGGTGGTGGATTACGGTTAAAACGAAAGTGATAATCACTATTAGCTATTAACCAATATAGCGGATAAAGTGGACTGTTCAGATTTATATCTATAAAAAATACAATGGACTAAAGGACTGAAATTCTATATCAAAGGACAAATGTAACTATCAAAAAGTAGTTCAATGAAAAAGTGGAATGAAACTGCCAAGGAGTATACCAATACATTTTGTCTAATGCAGAATAATTAAACGAATCCAATTTAGTGAGTGAATGCATTATTATAGGTTTTATCCAATTATGCATATTAATGAAAATGATGCTTTAGAAACCAATTACAAGATGAAATGAACTACCACCATATATGATCAATGCGAGAACAGAGTGAGCTTAAGCCTATTAAACCAATAGTGCGTTGAAAAACGGATTATATTTTGTAATATCAATAATTCGATATAATGGACTGATATTCTATACTATCAATGAGTCGATAAAATGAATTATAATGAATAATTATCAATAGGAGCAAAAATGTAATAAAAAAGTATATGGTCAATAATATAGTTTATTGGACTAATGCTGCAAAACCAATAAGCATGAAAATGATTATTTATTTTTTACCACATAGCAATATCCCAATTAGTGAGAAAAGTGAACTAATGTAATTGAACAAAATTGAAGGAGAGAAATGTAATAAAATCCTACAAACCAATATAACCATGCAATGAAATGCAAATTAGTATAACCAATGATGAAAGTGATTGAATGGAATATAATAGAATTCAATAAAAAGGATAACTGGATTAGTATATTTATTTACAATACATGACCAAACTGAACTGAATATAATGAAATCAATAGACACACTCAATGAAATAGAATTATGTAAGACCAATATATAAAATAACTGAATATTAGGAGGTAATCGATTTGTTTGACAAATCTTCAAAATACTGGTTCTGGAAATTTCGTAAACGTATTAGAGATAGAGAAAAAGTAGATCCTAACTTTAAATCTCCGTTAATTAAAGAACCAGATGGGCCTAAAGCCATATGTCCGAAATGTGGACGTATTTTCGCTACTAGAGAGATACATGGTCAAAGAACTAAATTCTGCTCCAAAGAATGCTATTACCAATACCTACGTGACCTCTCTTCTAATAATCCATTAGAGAGACAAGCTAATGGTAGGAATAAACTACATCCAGACAGAATACGTATGCAGAAGTTATTAGGAAGACTCTTAAATCAAGATGAGATGGTATATCGCATTGGAGATATGCCGAATGATATACGAGTCATGACTAGACAAGATATCGGTAAGCTAACTAATAATAAGAACAATCGGTTTAAACTTGTAGAAGATGGAAACTATATGGCTCATGTAGTAGATAATGAAGCTAGTAAGATGAAACGAATCTGTCCTTGTTGTGGATGTGAGTTTACTAAGAAAAGTCCTACCCAAGTTTTCTGTTCTAAAAGTTGTGCTTCTCATGTTAAGGTACATAAGAAGAAGGAAGATGTAGTTCAGCTCAAGCAAGTAGCTTACTATGTTGATAGAGATAAACGATAGGATAGTTATATACTATAGAGTTGAGAAACAAGGAAGTTTCTTAAGACCTCTCGACGTAGTCATATCCCTTGCTAAACCCTTGACTACGCAGCATAACTATAAAAAAGATAGGGCTTCTTCCTCCCTATCTTTTTTATTTTTTATCATATAAATAACTAGATGATAACAAGTAATAGTCCCACTTCACTATTATTTGTTCAATCATTGGTCTATTTCATTTATATTGGGTAGGCTATTATCTAGCCTACCCCTCTCTTTTTGACATCTTAGTACTAAATAAATATAGTATAAAAGGAGGAATAGAAATGAGCTGGAAAGTTAACTTAAAAGAAGTATACCAGATGGCTAGAGATGCCTACTGGCCACTCTGGAATCTCGCCAAACAATATGGTAGGGACGTTAAGATTTATCTGCATTGGTCGAGTGGTCACTATACTACTGTATTTGATGATTATCACATTAATATCACTGGTGATGGTACATTGTACTGTACTGGTGATTTTGATGAAATTAAAAATGGGACATGGAGGCGTAATAGCGGTGCTATAAATATCTCTTTGTGCTGTGCTTATCGTGGTACTAGCAATGATCTAGGACCAGAACCACCTACTACCATTCAGATCGATCAAATGGCTAGAGTAGTCGCTGTTCTCTGTGATGCTTTGGATCTTACTATCGATATGAAACGAGTAATGACTCATGGTGAGGCTGCTGATAATATGGACGATTATACAGGAGCGTATCCGGACTCTGAAGTTTACGGACCTGTCTACGGTGGTTGTGAACGATGGGACTTGCAGTATCTTGGTACAAATGAGTCTCCTAAATTCTTGAAGAATTATGATGATCCTCGTACTGGTGGTAATGTATTACGAGGGAAAGCAAATTGGTTCCGTAACTATTGGAAGGAGCACCCGGAAGAAAGACCATACTAATAGTCATTAACTACTAGACAATGAGGTAGGTGCAGAGCCTACCTCATTGATTTAAATAGGAGATGATTTGTATGCTAAGTATCTTTATGGACAACTTTGCTCTTTTACTATTAGATCTGTTTAATATAAATCTAATAATAGGTTTAATAGGGCTAGTTATATCTCTTTTAGCAAATCTAGTAACTAAAGGAAAAAATAGTTTACTTAGATATTCTTTTGAATTTTTTATAGCATATATAATTGCATTTGGTATAATGAGGATATTTCTAAATGCGATAGTATATGCATATAATTTAATATAGGATGTGAATACGTGGTGAGGATTTTTCTTTATACATTGATGGTATTGATATCACTTTGTTTAGGTTTTATTACTGAGTTATGTCTTAGTGATGCTGTTATGGGTCCAATTGCATTACGATATATCAATATAATGATTAATGGAATAGTAGTGCTATGCTTACTTGGCATGATGCTTCTAATGTCTTATAATATCTATTATAAAGATAGATTAGATTATATGATTCTAACCATAATAGTATTCTTTTCATATATAGGATTTGGGTTCTATATCAATAGATGAAAAAGAGGTAGACCATCATGGTCTACCTCCTCTATATTATTTTTTATCTTCGTCTTCTATACCATCCATGAGGATATCTTGTATGGGACGCCACTTTATCCCTAGCTCAGTCTGACAGGACCTGGCCAATTCGATCAGCCCCTTATTAATCAGACCATTAGTCATACAACTAGACACCATACGACCAAAGACACCTGTAGAAGTAAGGAATGCACTGACGTACTCATTTGGGCGATACTCAGAGGTGGCTTCTTCCCCTTTAGGGATAAGTGTAGATACTACACCTTTCAGACCAGATAGGTATACTATCTTATCTCCTGATGCTAGCTTATCCACAGTCTTCAAATAAAATTCTATGCGACAGCCGTCGAGATTTTTGAGCTTGCCCTCTTGAGGAAGTTTATAAGATGGTTCGAGTTCATACTCTTTATCTATCTTATAATCTCTCATTACCTTTTTGAGTTTATTAACCTTAGACTCATATTTCTTACAGATATGCTGTAAGGTATCACTCAATTTATTCATCTCTACTGTACGGTATACTTTGATATCTTGTACAATACCACTTACTTTAGCATGAACTTTCTTACGTCCAATATCAGATAATATTTCATTACCTTTAGTAAGACTCTTAAGAATAGCTGCTGCATCTTCTTCTTCAGCAGTATCAGAGAAGATAATGAGAGGTTCACCCTCTTGTACTTCTTGTCCTACTTCTACCATATGGAAAACGTTAGCATAAGATGCTAATGATACATCTTTTTGTACTACCAACTCAAAAGCCAATGCTTCAGAAATAGTATGATCCACTACACAAGAGTCTTCGAAGCCCATTGCTGTATTAAGTATACCTACTTTAGCAAGAGTACCGATATTATAACTAATATCGTTAGGATCTTTTCCATTATTTCCTACTGATGGTGAATAGGATGATTTGTTGTAGGCGACGATATCGTTGTATTTGATCTTACTACCTTTTTTAATGCCAACATTAGGATCAAGCTTAGTAGTAATATAGAAGCCGCCGTCACTATTCTTTTGAATAGTCTCACGAAGATCAATATAATCACACTCCTTAGTATCATCATCTTGTAATACTATGTATTGATCCGTGACTTCTTTAACAGTTCCTCTCTTTCCTTTAAACTTATAAGAGAATTTATTAGAGGTAAGATATGGCAAAGCCTGATCAGCACCAGTAGTAATAAGATTCGGCATACTCTTTTTGATCATCATTTGATGTTGTACTGTCTGAGTGAAACCCATTGCTGTACGCATTGGGTCATCTCGATTTACTGCAAGAGGGGTCATAGCCTCCATGATAGAGAATGTAGATAGATTATCTAGATCCTTATTCTTAGAAGGAGTAATGAATCCACGCTTATTACGTACACCAGCATCTATTGTAGTCTGACGATTGATACCTACAGTACCAGCGAAACCTGTCGATAGAGATAATACACCAAGCATAGACTCATCATATGTTCTCTTTTCCATACTGAAGGCTCGTTCAGAGTTCATACCAGATAAACCCTTGAATGTTACCTTAGCTGCAGATTCTGCTTCTAGTAATGGAGATAGAGTAGATAGGTCTGAAGAAGTCTGGTCATGAGTCAGGATACTATCTATAACTGCTGACTTCTTGCAAGTGAAGGATACACTACCCTTGTTACGTTTAACACCATTGCGATAAGCACCATACTCTTTAGCCAATACACTATATAGATGGGCAACAATAACTTCATTTACACGAAGTCTATTACCAGTGATATCTGAATGACGGTTAAACTTAGTGTCTGTTAGCAAGCTACTAGCATATAGCAGAGCATCAATATACTCATGAGGAATATGCAGTATCTTACAGATCTCTACAGTAATAGGATCCATCATTAGATCTGCAAAGTTATCCAGACCATCAGCTTTTATCCTACCACCATAGTCATCTAATACTCCTAACCACATATCTTTGCTATTGATCTCACCAATACTATATTCAGTGGTATCAAATTGCATCATGCCATTCATGAGCATATTATCAGCATCAGATCTAGGATAATAGATCATATAACCATCATTAAACTTAATATAGTTTTGACCCTTTGCTGGTCTCTTTTCAGAGAATTCGTATTTGATACCAACCTTACTCAGTACTTTCTGTAATCCAATAGTATATGCAGCTACTACAATAACAGGAATCGTCATATTTAGTATGGACGCTTCTGAGAACATTAGCCTATTAGCTACAGCTGAAGCAGCATATAATTCCTTGAACCTATCTGACTTCTCTCCAAGAAGTTCTTTGATATATTCATCTGCTGGCATATCAGCAGGGATAGGAATCCTCTTACCATCCTTTACATAGATAGCTAGATATTTCTTAGCAAGATCTTCTTCCTTGAGTTTCTGATCTTCTTTAGGAAGACCAGTTCTATCAATAGGAATCTTAGATAGATTATCCATATTGAAAGAAATATAGCTATGATCCTTAAAGGAAATGGTACTAAATAGAGATGCCAAATCAATGAAGGATACTGGCAAGACGTAGTTGTTAGATACCTTACTATTGTCACCAGGGATTACTTTGAAATCATTACCATCCCACTTAGATAATACCTTCATTATCTTATTAACTACTGGAGTGGATTTACCAAACCCAGAAGGAGATTTCCGTCTAATGAAGATTTTATTGTAGTTAGATACTATCTGTACAGTATCTCTATCAGTCTTTTCTATAGGAAGAAGCATCAACTGACCAATGAGTACTTTCTCATTACCACGGAGTTTCATAAAGCGACTACCAATCATACGAGGGATATCTACTTTAACAGTAGATCTCTTACCATTCTCTGCATCCTCATATTGTACAGTCCATGTATCTACATAATCTTCACTAGTAGATGTATTCTCTACGTCAATGGAGATAATATTCATAGGATGTGTAGTAGTGGTAAAGTGCTTAAACATAGCCACGATATCAGCTTGCATATCCTCTTTCGTATATATCTCATTAAAGTTAGGGAACTTAACGTGTTTCCAATGATCATCAATAGAATCTATTGGTAATGCAGTTTCAGGGATATCATCATTGGATTCAAACTGCTTAATTATATCAGGTACTTTCTTTCCTCTAATCTGCTTTTTAAGTAGCTCTTTTTGCATGGCATCATATCTATCTGCTCTAGCCTTATCCATTTTGATACCATCTTCTGCTTGAAGAGAAAGCAATAGTTCTTTAAACTTCTCCTCTTCTTCAGCATCATTACTAGTATCTAATTCCTTTTCTGCGTCGTCCATAGTAGTAGCCTTATCTGCTATAGCATCAAGCTTATCTACTAACTCATCTCTCTTCAACTCTATATCAGTCTTGGAGTCATCATCTTCACTATCAATATCTTTCTTAACCAAATTAGTTATATTGATACCTCCATTTGCTAATTTAAGAGCAAGATGATTCATTATAACTAGTTTACTGTCCTTATCTATGAATTCTGCTTTAGAGAAATCATTTCTAGCCATTTTAGTAATAAGGTTAATGAATTTTGGTACATCGGTATTGTAGTTGAAGTTTTCACCAAGTCTAAAAGTGAAGAAACCACCATTAGAGATAATACAGATAAGACTCTTCTTCCAATCAGTGAATCTATCTATTCTCATTTTAAGAGATCTGTATAAGAGACTGATAGGATTAGTATTCTCTTCATGATTGAGTATATTAGTAGACCCCTTAGCCCAATCATCGAAAGGAATAATAATAGTTCTCTTAGTATAATCATCGAATCTATTATCACTTAGGAATCTAGATATGAATGCACCAAAGAGATCTAATGCTCTATCACCTTTATACATTCCTTTATTCTGGAAGAATAATTCAGTATAGTAACTCAGGTCATAGAATAAGTTTCTATTCTTATATAGAGATGGATTAACAAACGTATATTTCAGTTGAGGGACTTGTTCCTTAACCTTCTCATATAGTTTCATTACTTCTTGCTGATTCTTCAATCTACCAGAGTATAGCATCTTTTTAAAGACGGAGGTTAGGTTATATTGACCATATTTAGTTTTAAGATTCTCTTCTTGTAACACATCTTCATTTAGTACTTCATCTACAAAGTCATTGAAGAATACTCTATTATGGGTTTCATTTGTAGAGTAATTCATACTAGCCTTGAAAAGTGATACATCATTATCTCCTAAAGAAAGAGACTCTTGAAGAGTAGAGAGAGCATCATAGTTCTCTCCATTAATAATTAATTGATTATCTTCATTAAGTTTTTTATTTATAATTATATCTACGTTCTTTTCCAAGAAATAAGACTGGAAGTTATAAGAGTTATTACCAGCATTCTTCGAATTCATCACTGAAATAGAAGATTGCATATTAGGAGTCATCAAATAAACCAAACTACCATTCATTCTATTAGTGGGGTCTATAGGAAATCTATATTGACCCTTGTACATTGTGAGAGTTTTAGTCTCATCAAGATATACAGCCATAAGATATACCTCCTCAAATGATTACGATATTATGACAATGTCACCCATACCATTATTAACTTGAGGCATATATTATAATAGTGAGGAGGTGAAATGGATGAAATCTAATGCTTGTTCGCACTGCATATGCTCAATCTGCGAGGATAAGGGATGCGTTGAATGTGCATTATGTAAAGGGCGATACAAGACAGACAGCTGCTCGGAAGCGTTTATAACTCCGAGAAAAAGGAAGAAGACAAATGATCGAAAGACTACCAATCGAAGACAGTAATCGTGGGTAGAGAATTGTCAATCTCTACCAAAGGAAGGAGAAATTAGTAATGAGTAACAAAGGACATGTGTCAATCGGTGACGAACTTTTATTCGAATTCAAATTGCCAGCAAATTGGACTAAGGAAGCACTATACAATAGACTCAGAGATGAGATAGGAGCTGCAGATGGAGGAGCAGCTGCGTTGTCTAAGAATAGAATCAGATTCTATATGAAGATAAAGGGTTATGTAGATCCAAACATTGTTCCTGAAGAACTGGCTTGCTTAGCTTGCCCTAAGAGATCTAGTTATCGTCGTTATGATGATTATAATGGACTTAGAGGTGTTAAACAACCAGTATTGGTATTGGATTCTGATTACGTTGATTTCCGTGATTATAATATAATGTGCTCTTACTATACTGACTTAGGAGATGGAACTGAGTTTGATAACAATATCGAAGTCTGGGCAGATAGATCTAGCATCTGGAGATGGATTGGAAGAAAAACTGGGTTCTGCGCTTAAAAATTAAATACCCCCCAACACCAAAATAACCAATTAAGAGAGGAGAATAGTAATGGAGAAAACAGAATTTCTTAAACTAATCTCTAACCTATCTAGGGATCAAATTCAGCAAGTAATCAAAGAAAAAGAAAAATGCAGAAAGATGATTTACCCAGCAGTGTATATCTGTAGGGATAAGAAAAAGGAGGATAAGAAATGAGTTTATTGTATGATTACTTCTTACCTGTATTATACAATATCTTATTCATTTATATTCTCTTAAATGGATTAAGCGATAAGAAGTGGATAGACGTTCCTATACGTCTATTCGTTATTTGTCCGTTAGTTTGGTCCATCTTACACTTTGGGATTATCGTCGTTATAGTCACAGTAATATTATCAATACTAATCATATATTCGAAGTTCTTTGGTGAGAATACAGGGGGTAATTAAAATGCCGATGACAGTAGAACAAGTAATAGCTCAAATTCAGCAATCTAGACGGATGGCTGATGAAGCTGGTAAGAGAACGTATGACACTAAAAGCCAAAAGAATGAGCTAGCAGTAATGACTGCTATGCTTAATGACTGTTCATATCAGGTAGGAGTATATAACAACTCAGGATATCAGGGGTTGTATTGTCCTGCTCAGTCATTCCGCAGACTAGTATCTAACTCAATGGCAGCAATGACTGGTATGAGCAGAATGGAAACTGATGGCTTAGTATCTAAGTATGAATTTGGTCCAAATGATTCTAAGGAGATGATTAACTTCTCTAAAGAATTCATTCATACTTATCTTAAGACTGGTAGAAAGCTACCATTAGGTGGACGAGAGGCTAGTAATATTAGCCTAATGCTAAAACAAGTTCCTGGAGGTACAGTCTCTTATCCAGTAAAGGTAGGAGAAGATTCTCAAGGTCATGCTATCTGTGAGTCCAAGACTGCCTATGTGGGAGCATATGAAACGGTCAAGGTATACGGTCCTTGTCCAGCATGGAAAAAAGAAGAGGTTAAAAACGGTAATAAATGAGGAAGTAATATAATGGATGTCGTAATATTCCCAAATGCAAGAAATGTAGGGGTAATGCCTCCTACCAATATCCTCACTAGTAATCTTATTCAGATGACTACTAAGGATATGGACAACATACTCAAGTTCCATAAAAAACAAAAGATAACCAATATCATTTTCAGATATGGGGATCCTATGGATATTGGAATAGAGTTCTTCATGCATCTATTAGATAAGCTAGATTCTGATCCTAAGTATGAGAAGACTAGAGTGACTATTGAGAGTCCTCTTATCTCATTCTTAAAAAGGTATGGGGCATGGAAGAATGTAATAGACCACGATCGTGTTCTAGTAAAAGCTACATTCAATTATGGAGAAAAGGAGAGTAGTGGTAGATTCTTCTCTGATTCGAATCTAATGGATGCCTATTCTAGATTTTGGTACAGCTTTCATTATCGTCCTGTGTTAATCTACTATAAGAGTTTTGATAATACTAGATATGCATCTCATATGGAAAGGTTAGCTCTGATGCTAAAAACTACATTAGAGGTTAGAGACACTACAACTTCAAAAGATGATTGGTGCAAAAATGAGGCCTTCTACTTGAATGATTCATATCGGTATACGACATCTTGTGTATGGTTTGATCAAAATCCATCTAAGTATGAATCAAACTCTGATACAGAGATCCATAACATCGAAAAGAAGAGGGATGAAGTTGCAACTAAACTCAAAGAGAGATCAGAGAAAGCAGAACGGCAAGCAGAAGCTCGTAGAAAAGAAGAAGAACGAGAGAATGCTATACTTAAGTCTATAAAAGTCTCTAAAGAAATCCAAGAGCTCAATAAACCAAAAGCAGTCACTAAAAAGAAGCGTACTACTACTAAACCCAATTCAGGATTTACTAAGGAACAAAAGGAACAGCTTCATATTATTAGAGACAAGACTGTTAGTAAGCTGAATAGCGAGGTTTCTACTAAGAAACATGTAAAGCATCATATTGATCTCTACGAAGCAATAGAGAAGTTCAGGGCTACTAATAACTTAGGTTAAGAAGGTATTGTAATGGGAAAGTATCATAATGTGATTCACAATATTCAAGAATTGGTTGATAATATTAGTTCTGATTCTGGTATAAATAAGATATTATCACGAGGAGTAGAAGAATACATATCATCCATTCTTGATGAGATACTAGATTCCAACCCAGATATATTTGGTGAGACAAATCACATGTCTTACTTCTATGAGAATCATTTGGGGTACGAGGTTATATTTGAAAATATTGGCAAGGTTCAAATATATACCTTTAGATGTGGGAAGATCGATATCAATTTAGAAAAAGAATTGGTACGATCTTTGTGGGAAGTCTATACTTGTAGTGCTGATGCTGAAGATAAATCCATCAGCCAAAATGATGCTAACCATTTCGCTAACATTATGAAGTCATACTTCGATGTATCTGAAGTTCCTGTATTGACTAATTAAAAAGCGAAATGAGCATATATTATATTATTGAGATGGATTGGTCACCATCTCGCGACTATAATTGTATAAGCTACATAGTAGCTGAAAGGGGTATTAGAAATGAAATTAATTAACCATGTTGAGCCAATCATGCAGCTCTTGAACTCTCCTCATGTAGGTCAGTTCTTAGAGTTCGAAGAAGGAGGTAATATCTCTAAGAGTGATATTGAACACTTCGTATTGGTTCATCTCTCCCATCCTGGAGAACTTGATAATCTCCTTGATGTGAAAAAGAAGGCTAAGAAGAAGGCAGTTGTCGAAGAGGAAGAAGATGTGTCTGAAGAAGATGTGGTAAACATGTCTGAAGCGGAGACTCTTCAGTTGATTCGTCGTATCCGTAAAATCAACTGCCCGTCAATCAATGTGCTTAAAGACAATGGTTGGTTCCTTTGTCCGATCTATGCTGGTGTAACTGAACTGCGTCCTTTGATTTGCAAGAAGCTCCCTGCAAAGAAAGGATACAAACTGATTATCTTAGATGCATCTATTGGTAATATTGAGGGTCTCTTCACTAAAGACAATCTTAAGGAATGGGAACTCAATTCCATGCGTAAGCTGGATATGCACTTTGATAATAGTGGTCTTGGCTTCAAGTCCATGAGTGTGTTCATTCATAAGAAGGATGATATCTTCACCAAACGTATGCGTAATGCAGTAAATCGTTTAGAAACCACTCAGCGTACTCGTATTAAGTTGGGTAATATACTGGTAGATGAGGTTATCAGTATCGTTGGTCAGGAAGCTTATATTAACAATAAGCAGAATCTGGCTAAGAGCAACAAGTCCAAGTCTTCTGTTACTGAATACGATACCAATGACGTAAAGATCATCAAATATATTGAGAAGGCATATAAGCGTATCAATAAGACAGCTGAGAAGATGGACGTGAAGACTCCTATTCGTCGTCATAAATCTTTTGACGCTGTTATAGAACAGATTATAGCCGAAGAGAAACTTGAGCATCAGGATCGTGCAAACGCTTGGCTCAAGTCTATCAATGATGGAGTTGCTAATTTAGAGGCTTGGAAGAATGCTTCCAATGGTAATACTGGTATGCCTACCTTAGAGTATGCTATGAGCGTTGTCCGCAATGAGATTGATGAATCTCAGAAAGGTGATGAACCGATCGATATCCAGAAGCTTGCTCAGGAATGGATCGATAATGTCAAAGTTGGTATTAATAAGCTCAAGGACTGGAAGGAATCCTATAAGCAGAATCTCATTGATGAAGGAGAAGATGAGGAAACTATCAGTGTGCCGGATATGCCGACAATGGAAGATGCTCTAGCTGAAACTAAGCAGCTTGGCGTTCATGACTACATTGAATCGTTCCTCACCTATGTAAACGTACAGAACTACATGCAGTATGTGAAATCTGAAAAGGATGCTGAACTGGTAGTAAATGAATTGGTTCATGAATCCTATCTCTGGGAATATATTGAAGGTATTAAGGGCTGTGGTGAGATCACTGCAGCATATATCCTTTCTGATATTGATTTCCGCAGCACTGTTCATGCATCTTCAGTAGTTAGATATCTCGGTCTTGATAATATCACTACTGTTCCTGATCGTGAAGGCAAACCTGTTAGTGAAGAGCAGTTGCCGTTGATTATTCGTTTCCTGTTCCATAACTATAATCTCATCCGTACTAGAGAAGATAATTCTGATCAGGATGATATCGGTGTTCTGCCTCCGATTAGTGAAGATACATTCTATCGTTATGCTTCTGAAATGGTCGAGGATTGGAGCGAGTATAAGGCTATCGAAAAGGTTATTAAGACTAAGGGAGTCAATAAGATGGATCCCCATAAGATCTTAGAACTGGATACCAACTTTGCTGAACTCGTACAGAAAGTATGGGAGCATTGTGATATTATTGAATATCGCAATCAGCGTGGTGAGATGATTCCTACCATTAAGAAGCATGCTCGTTCCAAGAAAGATAGTGTTGTTACTACGTTCTTGGATAAGAACGGTAATATCTCCACTAAGAAGAGCCTTGGCTATAATACCAAACTCAAGGCTAGAATCATTGAGATCATGTTTGGTTCTATGATGAAGGCTAAGAATGAGTTCTATTATGGTGAACTCTATCTCGGATTCAGAGAACGTAAAGTTAATGAATATCTTGCTCAAGGCAAAGATCCTGAGATTCATAAGAATCATATCCATATGCAGGCTCGTCGTTATGCAGTGCAGATATTCATTGAGAATCTGTGGATGTGGGTTCGTCAGAAGAAGGGCTGGCCAACGAATGGTGGTACCTATTATGAGGCTAAACTCAAAGGTACTCATGGTCATGGCTTAGCTATGAATAGCCCACTTAATTAAGTTAGCTGTTGTTTAACATAAATTAGTGAGGAGAGTCGTAATGACTCTCCTCATATTTTTTTTTGATTTACTTTTAAATTAAACATACCTAGGTGAAGTAAACGAATAATTTATGGACGTTCTTAATCAAAGGAGCATTTATCTTCAAACACGGACCCCATGAGGCAGGAAACTGCACAGTGTTTTACCTAGGTATGTACTATATTGTTATATTTGTAAAAAATTAAGGGGAGTGCCCATAAGAGCACTCCCCTATTATTATGAGTTTTTACCAGATTTAATACATTCGTATTTCCATCTAGTATCAATATCGACCACATCACCAATCTGATACTTATGACCAGTCTTCATAAATCCAGATCTACGAAGTGCTGAATCATGAGCATCTTGATTAATATTATGAGAATCGATACTTCCTCTTAGACGATTAGTATAATCTACAACAAGGTCTTCAGCAGCACCTATAACAGTATTAGCTATACTATGCCCTATTTCGCTAGGAGCTACATTAGCAGTCTTACCTTTGGTTATGCAGTGTAACTTCCAACGATTAGTCGGACTATTCGGGAAGTATACCTCATCACCAACGTTGTATGTACGGTTAGTTCCATGAGTTCCACCATATACTTTGAAATGAGAAGCATCCGCAGAATTATGGTCGGAAATGGATTGAGCAACTTCTGTAGCAAGAAGTGCCAATTCAGAATCCGAAGGAGTCATAGTCTTGAACTGATTCATACGATTGGTAAGTTTTTGTACATCCAAGTCTGAATCAATAGTTCTACCAGCAGTAAATGCTGCAGGTCTAGTAGTAGAAGTGGTACCGCTAGTTGTAGCAACTAACACCATACCATTAGGAGCTCCAGGCACATAGACTTCTTGACCTTTGGTGAAGGCCATATTAGTCTTGTGCAAGAAACGTCCCATAGAAGAAGTAGCATGGTTATCATTGCTAGATGCATGGATAATCAAATCTTTCTGGATATCAATTAATCCACCAAGTCTAGCTTTAGCCTCGAGATTGAGTCTACGACTACCAGTTCTACCACCAGTATTATTGCACTTAGCTTTATATACATGGTTGTAGATAGCTACGTCTCCATTCTTATAGTTAGTATTCGGTAAAAGAAGTTCATCTCTACCAAACTCATGACCATGAGTACTTTCAGTCTGATCATGATTTACTAACTTATTCTCGAGGTTAGTGATATATACATGTATATCTCTTTCATTAGCTCTAGTAACGGCTATAGAAGTTCTATTAGCCTCATCAATAGATTCTGGAGCTATATTAGCGGTAGTACCTGCTTTGATACATTCTAACTTATAGTCTCTATTCATATTAGGTGCTATTACTACATCACCTACTTTGTATGATTGAGAAGTCATATGTACCATACTATTAGCATTACTATAATAAT